GCGTGAACTAGTTAAAGAAGCTATGGGCGAAGATATGCTATCATTAGAAGACGATCTTGATTCTGATTTAGGAGATTCCGATTTAGGGGATTCTGATTTAGGGGATTCTGATTTAGGGGATTCTGAAGATTTTGAAGCAGAGCTTGATAAACTAATGTCAGAGGTTAGGGAGTTAAGTGGTGATGTTGATTCATTAGAAGCGGATGTTGATGGAATTAAAGAAATGGAAGAAAAAGAGCCGTGGCATGGAGATCTTCAGGTTGAAGAAGAAGCAAATGATATGTCTCTAGACCAAGAGCTTGCGGCTATGTTAGCTGATGATGGAGACGAAGAAGATAAAGAAGAAGACGAAGAAGATGAGTCAGATGCCAACGATAGTTTAGTTTCTTCTGCTTCAAAGCGTCGTGCTTGGAGAGAAAAAGTAGCGGCAGAATATCAGCTTAAACTAAATCCTCAAACTACTGCTGATACCGATATGCCTCTTGCTCAAAGTGCAAACTTGGGTCAATTATCAACAAGCCCATCTGATGATGGAGCTAAAGTTGAGGGATTGGTGGAGATGCACGAGAAGTTCTTGAGAGAGATTAATAGTCTACCTCAGGTTCGCGAAGCTGTTGAGAAGATTACTTCTTTGATTAAATCTGGAAAACTAAATATTGCTGATCTAGATAATTCTGAAAAACTCAAGGCACTTGCTGTTGATCCAGCTGCTGCGAAATATTACAAAGATTATTTTGGTCAAGCGGATCCGAAAAGCAGTGAGTTTGCCAATGAGCTAGTAAAAGAATTTGGTAAAAAGAAAGTAGAGGCTAGCCTTGATGAGCAGAGACTAAAAATGCGTCGTGCTTATGATGTAGCCATTGATATGCAGGAAAAGGGAATGATTCCTGACACTGTATCTTCTTTACATCAACAAGTTGATGAGCTTATAAATTTTAATGATAGCCAATTTGAAAGTTTCAAAAAAGCTGTTCAACTTGCTGGAAGGCCAACCAAAGTAGCTACAGCATCTCTAAAGGTTCCAGCAATGGAAGTAGGAATCAATGAGGATGGAGTGGCAAATAACACAACTACAGCTCCTGTTAATCTAGCGGGACAACTTAAAAGCCTATGGTAATATTTTGGGGCCCTGGAAAAATGCTATAGGGCCCCAAATTTATATCGGAGACCATAATGAAACTTACAAAAAAAGAAATTAGAAGAGAAATATTAGATTTATCTTATCTTGGCCTTACAACAAATGATATAAGAGGCTATTTTGAGTTTTATAATTTTGAGATAGAAGAAGAGGAAGAAACTAAGTCTAAAACAAATAGACGATTAATTAATTCAAATAGAAAAAAATAATTCTGTGGAGGATTCACAATGACAAGTCTAAAACCACAATATGTGGATGAAATCGTAGCTTCTATGGCAGAAATGCTAGGGGACAAGGATTTTATGTCACTTCATAAAAAAGCAGCTTTGGAGAAAGTTGCCAAAAGTACTCAAGAATATCTATCAGCATATCAGGCAGCACAATCGCTAAATGAGGTTGAAACAATTCATAATGAGGTTCAGGCAACTAGAGGGTCTAGATCTCAGCAAGAGGAAGAGGCTCTTCATAATGCTTATCAGAGTGCGAAATCTCGTTTCTCTCCTGGTGAGAAACCAGTTCCTATTATGAGTGATGATGGTCAAGCGGCTGATGACGGAAAAGAGAATGTAGCAGCTGACTTTGCTCTTAAAAATCTTTCTGAAGTAGCTGACGCACTTGATAGCAACGGTTTTGAACATCTTGCTAATTTTATTGATGAGGCAATGACAAAAATAGCTTCAAAAAAAAAATAACAAAGTCTAAAGATGGCAAGCCTGGAAAATATAAAAACACAGGCGGTGCTCACCCACCACCCAAAAAGTGGTGGGACAAGATGTCTAAAGAGATTAAAAAAAATAATAAAGATTACTCTAAAGAGAGAATAAGAGAGACCGTGGGTGATATTTGGTATAATAAACTTAGTAATTCTAAGCGTTCTGAAATATATAAACGTCACGGAAAAAGCAAAAGCCCTAACAGGTAAGGGAGCATAACAGTGGTTCTTAAATATAGCGAAAAAAATAACAATACTCTTGCTAATGCTATGGCAAGGGCTTTAAATGAAGATTTTGAAAAATTGGCAAAAACCAAATGTAAATGCGGCTGTTTTAACTGCTCTTGCGGCAAAGCCAAAAATAATGGAAAATGTCCTTGTAATTGTAAATCTTGTAAAAAAACAAAAGTGGCAGAGTTGGAAGATATATCTTATACTATTTTAAGATCAGCTGACTTATTAGACAAGGTTGGACACTATGATGCTGCTTTAAGTTTATCATATGCTTTAAAGAAATTGGCAGAGAATGGATGTAATTGCCCTGACTGTCCTGATGAAATTGAGGATATAGACTCAAAAGAAGATTTAGTATATGTAATAAGCAAGGCTTTATTTGATATTTCAGATACTTTAGATAAGCTTGGACACTTTGATGTTTCAGATAATGTTGATACTGCTCTTAAATCACTATCCGGAAAGAAATGTGATTGCGGGGGATCTTGTTGTAACGGCAACTCTTAATAGGGGAGTTTATGTCTAATATTAGCAAGTATATGGAAAATATAAAACTAGATGTTATTAAACTATATACTAAAGATAATTTAAGTTATAATGCTATAGCTAAAAAATTTAATGTAAGCCAACCCAGTATTAAAAAATATTTAATTAATTGGGGAGTTAAACAAAAACCAGTCTATGAACAAATGAGTTATGTATTACACGATAGACAAAAAGATGATAGGTGTTTTCCAAAAAATATTCTTAATTTATTAGAAGGTGGTTTGCTTGGTGATGGTGGAGTTTATAATACCAAACTTCAATCTTATTATCAGCACGGATGTATTAACAAAGATTATATAGATTTTTTAAAAACATATTTTAATAACAATGAAATTATAGCAAACATTTGCTCTATTGCCCCAAAAGGCAAAAGTGTTAAAAGATTTTATTGTCTAACAACCAGAAGTAGTTTATTTTTAAGGAATATTAGGAATAAGTGGTATAAAGGCAGTATTAAGATAGTTCCAGAAGATTTTGAATTATGTCCTTTATCATTAAAGCATTGGTGGATAGGTGATGGATATTTAAACCCTGATTGGGGATGGGCTACTATTGCTACGCAAAGTTTTACAGAAAAAGAGAATATGTTTTTAAAAAATAAATTAAATAATATTACTGAACATTATATAACCTTACGTCCAAGTGGTAAAGCAGCTCCAGGTAAATTTCATCTATATTTATCAAGAAAAGCAATAAATGATCTAATTAATTATATGGGAAGTTGTCCTGTAAAATCGTTTAAATACAAATGGAAGGTTAAAAATGGTATTTGAAATAATACAATCAGGAAATGCTTTACCATTTTTCTATAAACTGGATCCAACTGCTACATTTGAATCAGGGCAAATTGGTCAGCTTAAGCTTATAGGAAATGATATAGTTGTAGGATTATCTGACGGAACAGCTCCTTTGGGTATTATTGATGATGTAAGAACTACAGCTTTTTCGCAACCTGTTGCCGATGAAGTTGTAATTATTCAGGGAATAGATATTACTACAGACGGCTATAATACTTACAACGGAAGAGATTCCATAGGTCCACTAGATAATTCCCCAGTTATTGGGTCAAGCTTTACTTCAGATTATCCAGATGTATCTTTAATCACAACCAATGGAAATTTAATTTTACCAGCCGGGGCAGAGCTTAATTATGATGCCGATGGAGATGGAATAAAAGAATCTGTAAGAATGACAGTTAGTTATGTTTATCATGTGGCTGATTTACCTGGTGGAGATACTACATTAGGAAGTGGAAAAGTCACTATTTGGTTTCAAAGAGGAATTTTTGCTACGGATCAGTATGATACTACTGCCAAATATCCTTTAAACGCAGTATTATTTGTTAATTCTGAAGGAAAGCTTACCACAAGTCAAACCACTCCTGAACATCCAGGAGTTGCGATGGTTACAGGTCCTCCGGGAGCTACGATAAACACTTTAGAGTTCCTATGGCTATAAATAATTATTCTTTAAATGCTAAAAGTCCAAAATGGACTAAAGAAGAAATTGAAAAATTAAAATCTGTTTATAGAGATTACACTTATAAAGATCTAAGTATTATTTTTGATAGAAGTGTAGAGGCAATTTCACAAAAACTTAGTAGTCTTGGTTATAGTAAATATAATAAATGGACTGAAGAGGAAATAAACTTACTTAAAAAAAAATATAATACAAGTTCTACTGAACAGCTTATAATATTGTTTCCTGCTCATACTTTAGGAAGTATTAATAAAAAGGCAGAAAAATATAATTTAAAACGTCAAAATATAAAAAGACCAAAATGGACAGATGATGAAATTGGCACCATCCAAATAATGTATGAAAAAGGGTTTTCAGTTTCAGAAATTTCAAAAAAAATTAATAGAAGTGAAATAGTAGTAAATATTGAAATTGGTTCTTATAAAGCAAAACTTAAGAAATGGACAGCACAAGAAGAAAAAATATTATTAGATAATTATAAAACTTTATCTTATAAAGAAATTTCAAATCTTCTATCTAACAAAAGTTTAAGTCAAGTTAAAAAGTATGGTAAAAAGCTTAATCTTAACAAAATTGATCCAAGAGGTGTTTGGACGGCTGAGGAAGAAAAACTTTTAATTGAAAAATATTCTATTTCAACTATAGAAGAGCTTATGAATATTTTTAAAAACAAAGCTAAGTCTCAAATATCTAAAAAAGCAAAGCATTTGAGATTAAGAAAAACTAAGAAGACATTATCTAGATGTTTTAGAACAAAAATAGATAATTATAATGATATAGTTAAAATTTACACTTCTTCGCGGCAACGTTGGCGTAAAATAGTTTTAAAAAGAGATAATTATACTTGTGTTGATTGTAATTTAAAAGACATTACTGGTTTAATATTACAAATTCATCATATTATTCCTGTAAGAAGTTGTAGTAGTAAAGAACAGATTATAGATATTAAAAATGGTATTACTCTGTGTATAGATTGTCATAATAAAGTGACAGGTAGAGAGTATAAATTTATAGAAAAGTATCAAAACTTAGTTGAGTTATAAGCCTAGGAGGAATAAATGTCTTTTTCAAAAGAAGATAAAGCTGCTTGGAACAACAGCGAAATAATGCAGGAGTTTGAAAAAATTGCTGCGGAAATGGAAATTTTTAATGGACCTCCTGAGGAGGCATATCTTCCAATCAAAAATGCTGATGACGATTGGGAAGATGAAATTAATGATGATGTTGAAAACAAAAATATTGAAGCGGAAAATAAGAAAGAGGATTTTTTAAAAATAGCAGAATTTGAAAAAAACTTGCTAGAAAAAAAGAAAACAGTAGATGATAAATTAATCAATGATTTGCGAACCTTGTCCGAAAAATTAATTTCAAAAAGAAAAATTGAGGCAGCATATAAAGTGGAGAGGGCCATTTTAGATATTGAGGCACATCTTCAGACGGAGGAAAATAATGACATTTAATTATAGTGGAACAAGTGTTATGGAAGAATTGGAGAAAATTGCTATAGAAAAAAAATGGCTAACTGTAGAGGCAGGTCCAGACGCAGGTTTAATTAAATCAATTCAGCAGCAAATGAATGAGTTGGTTGGAAGATTACATAAACCAATGCCTCCTCAATATAATGTATTTCCTCTTGATGTTGATGGTGTTTTTGGACCAAAATCGACAAAAGGTATTAGAGGAATTATGCTTGTTGCCCAAGATGCTGTTAAAAACACTCCTAATAGACATATGCCTCAACACAGAGAGTTAATTACTGGTATAAGTGAAATGAGCAGGGGGACTCCAGACGCTCTTTTAACTGGTCTTAAATATTTAAATAAATATTTTTATGAGAATTGGGGAGAGAAAATTAAACAAAAGGAGCCTCAAATTAAACTTCCTGAATGGGCAAAAAATAAGCCAGCACCAGTGGGAGATGGAACTGATGAGCCAGACTGGGAGGCACCTGCCGATGATGAAAAAAAATCTTGTTTACATAGCGAAGAGTGTCCACCAGGTCAGCGTTGTTATCAAGGATATTGCGAAGAATATATGGAAGAAAGCCCAATTAAAGGGGCGTCAAATAAAACTAACTTGGAGAAAATTGCTATGAATCCTCGCGAATGGTTTAACAGCTTAGACTACAACACTCAGAGCAGAGTGAGAAGAAAAGTATATGAATTAATGAAAGGAAGAGGTTTTGATCAGGAAGGGGCTCTTGGAATGGTAATGAGACAAATGAATCCTCCTGAACCAAAACAAAAGCCTCCTCTTAAACAAGAGTGGCCTGATACGCCTGATTTTAATCCAGATGATTTTTTACGAGAAGTGGAAAGGGGTGTTCAGGAACAATATCCTTCTTTTAAAATGACCTCTTCTGTTATAAACAGTTTGGTTTCTCTTGCCAATGATTTAGATGATATGGGAGCAAAAGAGGCTTCTTTTTCTGTTGATAATCAAATTAAGATATATAAAGAAGCTCTTGATAAGCTTTATGATGTAACTGGAGAAACTGGAGAGCAACTTATTGAAAAAGCACATCCCGGCGGAGGTCCAACAATTGCTCCTTCAAAAGAAGAGGGTGGCAAAGTTGAGACAGTTGTTGAGGAGCAGAAAAAATCAATTGACAAGGCGACCAAAAAGCCAACTGGAAAATATGCTCAAACAGTGTCAAAACTAATTGCTTTGGCAAATAAGCTTGAAGATGAAGGGAATGTTAAAGCCGCATTACAAGTGGATGAGTCAATACGGGAAATGAGGGCCTTGCTCCCTTTTTCAAATAGGAGTTCAGTAATTGAGGCAGCTGGCTCCGAGGACAAAAAAGCCTCGGTTGTTAAGAAAGGTTTTAGTCTTACGGAGACATTGGAAACAGATATAAATGATTATGCTATAGTTCTTGGAATAATGTATAAACTGAATCAAGAGCAAAGACCATTGTATTCAGGAGCTTATAAAAACCTTAAAAACCTTTTGTTGAAATATTTATCTAAAGCTAAATATTATGAAAATTATTCAAAACAAAGTAATGCCAAAAACTATCACCAATTAATTATATACTATAATAATTTAGAACGGTTTACTAAAAAAATTGTTGATAATTCTGGGACTATGTCAGATATGGGAATGTTTTCTATAAGATTAGCATCTCATTTAAGAAGTATTCAAGAAGGGTTAGTTTATCTTGGGAAAGCTATGGATTCATTTGATTATACTACTTCACCAAAAAAAGCTCTTGAGCCTCTTTCTGGAAATTCAAGACAAAGGGCAATAAAATCTTATTTAAAAGATCTTAAAACACTAGAAAATTTAATACAAACTCAAGATCCAGTAAAAGTTGGTAAAATTTTAAATGGCGGTCTCAAGGCTATAGACCAGCTAGAGAAATGGATTGAAAAAAGAAGATATAATCTTACAGTTACTGATGGAAACGATAGTTATATTGGTGATAAACTTGAATTGCCTCATATTACACAGTTAAGAAATTATATTTCTAAGTTACAGAAGGGTTTAGGAAAAACTTCTGGAATAAAGTTTTATAAATTTGTCAAAACTGCTCTTGATGGCGCACCACCAGTTGGCATTGGAGGCGGATCTGCCACTCCACGAAGAAGAACAAGAAGTGTTGTTAATAGGAAGCCAAAAGACCAACAAGTGGTTAAATTACAGAGGGCTCTTAAAAAAGCAAATTTTGATACTGGCAAAATAGATGGATATTGGGGAAAAAACACTGCTGCGGCTTTTAACGCAATGCTGGCAAAACTTGGGCAATCAAGGGGCAGAGCTTTCAAACAGTTTAGTGGTGATAAAAAACCCAATCCAAAGGTTTTAAGATTTGGAATATATGCTGCCAATTTATATCAAAGAAAAGATATTCCAAAAGGAAGATTTTTTGTTCTTACTGATACTGGAGAAATAGATTTGCCATTATCTGCATTAAATAGTCCTTCTAGTTTTATTGGGGCTCTGGAACTAAATTCCGTTATAAGGAAAGATCTTTCGGCAGAGGAAAAGGTTAAAGCAGCCGAAAAAGTTTTAATATTTACTGCTAAGAAATTAAATCCTCCAGATAAAGCTCCATATGTTTTGGGCAGAGTTGAAGACTTAATGGATCTAAGTTATATTGATAAAGCTAAAAATAATTTAAGGCTTTTGAATAAAGCATATGTTATGTTAAAACCGTTTGTCTTAAAAGTAAAAAACAAAGAAAAGGTTGATGAAAAATCTTTAAAACAGAATAAGTTAAAACCTTCTGTTAAAAGCCCTTCTGCTAAAAGAAGTGTTAAACAAAAATTAGAAAAAGCTATGTTAAAAATTATGCCTGAGCCTGGGCAACTAACAAGCCTTGAATCTTTTGAACGACTTGCTCAAGTAAATAATATGACTGCTAGAGAATATTATCCACTATTAAAAAGCAGAATTGTTGGTGTTATGAGATTTATGAAAAACAATAAATCACAGCTTGTTGCTGAGCTTGGTTCTGATGGATTTTTAGATAAGTGGTGGAAATTAGAAAGAGTAAGCCGTGATCTTGATAGGTTAAAAGCTGCTATCAGATAAAGGTGGGAGAATTTAATGATGACACTTTCTCTACGAGAGGAACGACAACTGTTGCCACTGTTGGTTAAAGAAGCCGCCATACCTGAATTTCTTGGCGGCTTTTTAAAAACAATAAAAGATAAGACATCATTTCTGTCAAAACCTTTTGAGAGTTTTTTGGGAACAGTTGGAATTATTGTTGTTGGCAGAATAAGCAAAATTCTGGGATTTCTGGCTTTAATTGGCGAATATTACGGCTTTGGATTAAGTTCTATTGGAAAAATGATAGATACTTCTTTAGGATTTAATACCGGGAAACCAAAAATATCTTTATCTGATATAAAAAAAACAGCAAAAGGTGTTATTGACACCATTGCTAAAAAAATTGGTTTAAAAGAGGCGGAATTTAAAAACGAATATCTTTTATCAAAGCGGGCAGGGCTTGGAACATTTTTGGGACAAATTTTTAGAGCAAAGAGATTAAGTTTTGTTAGTATTTTATATGGTTTTATAAGAACATTTGTTAAAGGTTTAATTGCTGCTGGGCTTATTGGTGGTTTAGCTTCTATGACTGGTCAAAGACCAGCGCCTCCAGTGGGCGGGAAGTCAAAAAGTCTTACAGGGAAATTACAATACTATAAAAATGTTTCTAACAATGTTGAAGATACTTTAATAAAATTCCTAAACGCAGAAATAGCAAACTTTTCAAGAGCCTTCGAAGCACAAAAGGGGAGACCATTAAAAGGCTCTTCTGAATTACAAAAAGTATTATATAATATAGAAATATTAAATTATGGGAAAAATATTTCTGATTTAAATTTAAGAGATGCTTTTATTGGTCCAGATGTTAAAACTTTGGCAAAAAAGATTTTACCAAAAGTTAATTATCAGCCTTTAGCTTCTTCTTCTTCTACAAAAAAAACAAAAGAACTTTTAAAACTTTTAAACGAGGTGAAAAAAAAATGACCGGACAATGGCACGGTAGTGATGTTATGGCTGGCTTTGCCAAAATAGCTGCCGAATCTGGGCTCATTACCTCAGATTTTAATCCGGATAATAAAGATTTCCTTGGAAATCCAAGTGAAAAAACTCCGGTGAAAGATAAAACAAGGTATGAGCCAACAGAAGATTATAATAATAGATATAATAAAGAGGGTGAAAAGCTTATAGATAAAGCACATCCTAAAAATGTGGAAGTGGCCGACGCGATGGGCAAAGGTGGTCTCGTTGAAAACGAGAACCAGAGGCAAGAAAAAGATATTGAAGTGGCAACAAGAATGCCAAGTGGAGCATTATTTGGAATTCACGCAGATTTAATTAATGATTTGGTAAAACTTGCTAACAAGCTAGATGATGTTGGAAATTATAAAGCAGCAAGTTTAGTTGATAAAACCATTAGGGAGGTTCGCGGTCTCCCTTTTGATAAAGGCCACTCCATACAGAAAGAAGCAGCTCTATTTGGTCTTGTAGCACTAGTTGCTGGTTTAGCACTTCCTTGGATTGCGACAAAACTAAAATTTAGATCTCCTTATGCTAGAAAATCAGGATTAACAGGAAAGCTTGGTTGGATAAGTGCTGGTGTAGGACTACTTAACCTATTTGGATCTAAACTTACAAGTATCAAAGAAAATCTAAATACTGATTTACAAGATTTATATGATGTTTTGGAAAAACTAGATACACCCTCTTCAAAAAAAGCTATAATGATATTAAAGCCACATTTAAATAAGTTTTCAAAAATTAATTTAAGCACAAAAGAGGGTGCGGCCCAGTTTTTAAATAACTTTCATAAACTAAGTCAGGCTTATCCACAGGTAGAGGCATTAATTAATAATATTATTATTGAATATCAAAGTAATTGGTTTGATAAGTTAAAAGGATATGTTGGAATGGATGTATTATCCAGATTTAAGGAAAAATATTCAGATTTTAAGACAACATATAAAGAGACACAAGCTTTGGTTAATAAAACTTTAAAGGTCGGTGGAAAATTAAACCGCAAAGCTATCTCTCTAGGGGGAGCAGCTTCTGGGACCAAACCTTTTTCTCCTAAAGTTATAAGTGATAAACCAATTTACAGACTACAGAGATTATTATTTGAAAGTGGATTTAGAGGAAAGAAATGGGAAGGAAAAATTAGTGGAGAATTGGATCAGGCTACTGTAACTGCTGCCAAAGAACTGGAAAGTCTTTTAAACGCAGCAATGTCGAAAATGCTTAAAAAGAATAATAAAGACCCAGATTTTTTCAACAACTCTATTATAAAAGATGGAAAGTTAGTAGGCAATGTTAATTCTTTATATAAAGTTATTCAAATTGCTGAAAATATATCATAAACTACTAATATTTTATTATAATTTACGAAATCTCGAATAATAACGGGATATAACGATCAAAGATACAATATAAATATATTTCTTTGGAGGAAATAAAAATGGCATTATACATCTACCAATCGGGCAATGAGCCCCTAGGTCAATTTGACGTTCTTGACTCATACCAGAGCAGCATTCTTGGTGGTGAGATTGGAACAGTATATGAGGCATCCAGAACTGTAACTGCTTCAGAAAAAGCCGCATACGACGTTCTTGACGGCTACACTAACACTACTGACGTAACTCGTGCTGGTGTTGCTAATAGAGTTAATACTAATGGACAGCGTCCACTATGGCTTCTTGATGAAGGAACTACAGGATATGGAACTCTTTTTGGTCAGGTAATTGGAACTCCTACAGGTCTTAGCACCTCTGGAACCAACCTTGGCCCACACACTTCTGCCGCAAGTGGTAAAGTCACCTGCTGGAATAAACCAGGTCTTTATGCAGTATCACTAGATGCTGTAAATACTGCTTCTGACGGAATTGTTCTTTCAAACGTTTCTATGGATCCAGGTTTAGCATTACAACCGCTTAACAACGGTAAGCTAACCCCAACTGGTTCTTCAGGTGCTGTAAACGTAACTGTTGGACACTTCGTAGAGTTTGAAACTTCACCATTCTTGGTGACAACTCCACCTTCACTAGTTGGAGCCGCTGAAGCAGCAGAGAGAGCTGTATTTAACTTTTTAGCACTGTAATTTAAGAGAATAAGAGGATAATATGGGGAGTTTAATAAACTCCCCAAATCCTAAAAAAATTTTTTCACATAGGAGGACAAAGATACTATGTCTTTATTTAGTACACATGGAAAGGGAGGCGAGCTTAATGTTGGTTCAACTCGCGATGCCCTTCAACAAATTGTAAAATATGCAACTATTTTAGAAGATTTGCAGCCAGCAAATACTGCTTTGGCTCAGAGACCCTCATTTTCTGATCAACAGAGAGATGAGCTAGTAAAAAGAGCACTTTTAACCACAGAGGGCAAAATTGCTTTAGGTCAGGCAATGGCTAACCCCATTAGAAAGAACCTTGATTATCAAGGGGTAGGAAGAAGAGTTCTTGTTGTAGACCCGTTACCACAGGGAGCACTCCCAGTTTACGAGCGTGACATTGATGTTGCTGCTACTGTTGTTTCAAGCAATGGTTCAGCACCTGAGAGTCGCGTATTCGGTGACAGGGTAACTATTCCTGAGTTTGAAGTTGTTTCAAACCCGACAGTAAGAATTGCTGAAGTTCGCAGACGTAGATTCAACGTCATTGACCGTGCCCAGCAGAAAGCTCGCCAAGAAATCCAGGCTCAAGAGGATGCCAACATCTTCTCAGCTCTTGATTTCGCAGCTGACTCAACTCTTGGTGGTGAAAACACTGCTCAGGACATTGCGGACGCTGGTCTTCTAAAGCGCGACCTTTCTGAAATTAAGGTTCAGGTTGATCGTTGGGACCTTGTAACCACAAAATTCCTTATGAATATCGTTGAATACAATGATATCCTAAACTGGGCAACTGGTGGCGGACAAGGAACTGGTGGTGGCGAGGTTGATCCTGTCACTATGCGTGAAATCCTACAGACTGGTCTTTATGCCCATCTTTGGGGTGCTGACATCATCGTTTCAAAGGTTGTTCCTCAGGGAACTGTCTTCGGTGTTGCCGATCCTGAGTTTATTGGTGTAATGCCTGTAAGACAGGATATTGAAGTACTTCCTGCAGACGAGCCTAAACAGTTAAAACTTGGCTGGGTAGTAAACGAAATTATTGGTGTTGGCATTGTCAACTCCCGTGGTTGTGCTGTTGGTCGTAAATCAGTAGCTGTTGGCTAAACTTAAAACTTAATAACTAATTAAAGGATAAAGGGGCTTTGTTCCCCTTTATCTTTTTTTTTGTCGATAAGAGCGACCCACACCAAATATAACTCGTTAGGAGGTTGGGTGATGGGGAAAAGATTATTTACGAAAAGGGAATTATTAAGAAAATTGGTGGAATTTTCTAAAAAGGTAAATAAGAGTAGAATTTCAAAAACCGATTTAGACAAAGATAAAGCATTTCCATCTTCGGCAACATATAAGAGATATTTTGGTAGTTGGAGCAATGCTTTAAAGTTAGCTAAATTAAAATCTGGAATAATTACTGGAAGACCACAGGATAAGGAGATAATAATTCCAGACAAAGCGTTAGATATAATAAATGGAGAATTATTAGGTGATGGCTCAATGCCTTTAGGCGGGGAATATAAAAGCAATGCTTATTTTGAGCATTCAACAGCGAATATAGATTATGGAAAATATTTATATAATAAGCTTAAAAATTATGTTCCATTATTAAATTCCTCATATTGCCCTAAAAGAAATAAGAGATGTAATATTCAATTTAGAACAAGAAGTAGGGTTAATATTGCTTGGACTAAAATTAGAAACAAATGGTATATTAATGGAAAAAAAATAATACCAAATGATTTAATTCTCACAAAAGAGGTTTGTCTTCATTGGTATTTAGGTGACGGATACAGTGAGGATAAGACTTGTAAATTTTCTACTTGTGGATTTACTAAAAAAGAGAACGAAAAATTATGCGAACTATTGTTAAACATTGGCTTTAAATCAAACATTAATAAAAGAAGCGGTGGTTATTATATTATAAGAATGAGAAGAAGCAGTTCATTTAAATTTTTAGATTGGTTAGGTCCTTGTCCAGCGAAAGGATATGAGCATAGATGGAATATTGGAGAAAAATCCAAGTTATTAACTAAAAAAGATTTAGAAACAGCATTTAAGAAATTTAATAAATCGGTTACAAGAAAAGAGTTTGATGCTGATAAAGATGTTCCTTCGTCTATAACAGCTATTAGATTATTTGGAAGTTGGAATAAGGCAAAGGAATTTTATTATGAAAATAAGTGATAAGGAATTGATGTTAGACCTAATGAGGGTTAAAAACATTGTTAATAAAATTCCAAGTCAAGCAGATTATATAAAATATGGAAAATATTCCAAAAACACTTATATTTCACGAAAACCCTGGTCTAAATGGAACGAGAGTTTGTTTTTATTTTCTAACACCAACAATCTTAATGAAGTTAAAAAGATATCAAATGATGATTTAATATCTAATTTAAAAAAGCTATATATTAAATTAGGTCGTGTTCCCAAAAAAGACGATTTAAGGATAAGTGAAGGTTCATTATATAGTATGAATGCTTATCGCAGGGCATTTGGAGATTTGGCGACAGCTCTAACTTCTGCTAATTTAAAACCAAATTAAATAAAAGGGATTCAAAAGGATGAAATAATAAAAGATATTAAAAATGTATATTCTTCTTTGGGCACAACACCAAGTTTTAGAATATAGGAAGCTTTCAAAAATAGGATATAGTTTTCCAACAATAAGAGAAAGGTTTGGATCTTGGACCAAAGCTTTAATTGCGTCAGGCATCCCAATAATAAACGCAGGAAAAGCTAATAAAGAGTTTATTCTTATTGAGCTAAATAAATGGTATAATAAAAATAATAATGATGTTAATTGCTTATCTTATTGGACTTTAAGGAAGGCAAAAGCTGCCCGAGAATTTATATTCAGCCCTAGAACAATTAAAAATAATTTTGATGGAATGTCTTGGGAAGATATAATGAAGAAAATAGATATTAATTATGAAACTCAAGACCCGTTTGTTAAAAAAATATTGTTATATTGGAAAAGATAATAATATATATGTTTCTTTGCTTGAATTAAAGACAGGTAATCATTTATTTTATCTAGTAAATAATAACAAGATAAAAGATTACGAATATGAAGCAAAAGTTTGTAAAGAAAAAAGCTGGACCTGTGATTTTTTAATATTTTGTAATTCTGGAAATAAGGTTTGGTTGGAAATTGACGGAATGAGAAAAAATAGAAAATATCCATATTTATTAGGAGAAAATAACAAAATTGAATATTATAAAATTAACAATTTTGATTATGCTATTTTATCTTATAATAACAGGGATTTAATAAAATCTATTAATTCACTTTTAGGAGTAATATGACTTTTATAGACAGATATAGTTGGAAATGCTTACTTGGTCCTCAATCAAAAGACATTAAAGAAAATAAATTACTATCAACTTGGAGGGTTAGAAATAAAACTCATATAGTTTTATTTGAGCCGTTAGAGGATACTAATATATTAGAGAACTATATTCCATTAAGTTTTTATTATATTGAATTAGAAGATTTAAATAAAATAAAAAAAGTATATAAGGTAAAATCTACGAAAGTAAATACTACCTGTATAGATTTAACAAAAATAGATGATTTGAAAAAAAGAAAATATAAAAGTTTGAGAAGAAAAATTAATTCTTGTAAAGAGTATAATTTAGAAATATTAGATGATTATAAATCCATAAATGATTTATATGAGATGATTAAGATATGGAATGCTGATAGTGGTGATAAATATTTTAGGAATTTCTCTGGTAAAAACAAATATTTTTATTCTTCTGGGTTTCACAAAGATTGTATTAATTCATTTTGTTATGATAAGGGTAAATTAGTAGCATTTGGGTCTTTATCTCCAAATAATAATGGAAATTCATCATTTATAATTGGAAAAGCATTAAATTACAAATATAACGGTTTATCTGAATTTTTAGATTTTTCATTATATAAGAAAGCTATAAGGCAAGGAGTTAAAGTAGTTAACCTCGGGGCAAGTTATTCCACTGGAATTAAAAACTATAAAAATAAGTGGTTTGGTTCATTTGAAAAGTTTTGTTATGAAGGAAAGATATTATGAGCGACTTTAATAAAAAATGTAGCTGTTGTGGAGATTTTTATAATACAAGGGGAAGTAAAGGCAAGTGAGAAAAAAAACAACGGCTGAGTTTATAAGCGATGCGATAAAAGTTCATAAAGGTAAATATGATTATAGTAAAACAAATTATATTTCATGTAAAAATAAAGTGGAAATAATTTGCTCTATTCACGGAGAGTTTTTTCAAACAGCGAGCGACCATCTATCAGGGCATGGTTGTAAAAAATGTAAATTCGATAAATTAAATAAATTAAGAAAGGTAAATTTAAAAGAATTTCTTGAAAGAGCAAGAAAATCTCATAACAATTTTTATGATTATTCTCTAATAGAGAAAATATATGATTGTAATAATGATAAGTTAAAAATTATATGTCCCATACACAGAATATTTTATCAAACGGCATCTTCACATATGTCAGGAATAGGATGTAAAGAATGCTATTATGATAATGTTAGAAAAAATCCTCCAAATCCTACTATTACTTTTGATGAATTTTTAGAAAGAGCAAAAAAGATATTTAGAAATAAATATAAGTATAAAAACTATGAAAATATTTCTTCAAAAATAACAATAATTTGTCCTATACATGGAGAATATGAGCAATTACCATATAGTCATTTAAAAAGTAAAGGATGTGTTAAATGTAGAGGAACTGTAAATAATCTTAAAGTATTTATTAGCAAGGCAAATAATATACATAATTTTAGATATGATTATAGCAAATCAGCTTATTCTGGAAATGAAGAGTTAATAACAATAATTTGCCCTATACATGGTGAATTTGAACAGATAGCGAGAACTCATTTAAGTGGCTCAGGATGTAGATTTTGTTATGGAAAACGTAAAAAAACTACTAAAAAATTTATAAAAGAAGTAATGGAAGTTCATGGGAACAAATATGATTACAGTAAAGTAGATTATCAAAATTGGAAAACAAAAGTTAAAATAATATGCCCTACTCACGGAGAATTTTTCCAAAGGGCTCGACTTCATCTAAAAGGAGCTAATTGTCCCAGATGTGCTAATTCTTTTAGAAAGACTACCAAAGAGTTTGTTAAAGAAGTAATGGAAGTTCATGGAAATACATATAATTATAGTAAAACAAAATATATAAATTCTTATACTAAAATAATAATTATATGTTCTACTCACGGAGAATTTAAACAGAACCCAAGAGTTCATTTAAGGGGATCAGGTTGTAGAATTTGTAATTTATTTAAGGTTTCTAAAATATCTCAAGATTGGCTTGATAATTTCAAAGGAATAGAAAAAGAGGTTCCTATTACCGTTGGTAAAAATAGATTTATAGTTGATGGATTTAATAAAAATACAAATACTATATATGAGTTTGATGGAGACTTTTGGCATGGAAATCCAGATGTTTTTAACCTTAATGATAAAAATAAAACTGCCAAAATGACTTTTAAAAAGCTTAATGAAAAGACATTAAGAAAAAGAAATGTCTTAATTAATGCTGGTTATAATCTTTTATATATATGGGAAAATGATTGGAATAAAATTAAAGGAAGTAAAATGGAAAAATATAATAACGCAATTGAAGTGGATGGAAATAAATTAACAAAAAAATATATAGAGAGTTTAGATGACAAACAAAGAGAAAAATTAATAGCCCCTATTTTTCATTATTTTAGAATTAATGGCTTTCAATATCCCGATGATGAGAATAAAATAAAAAAAGATTATAAAAGGCTTAAAGAAAAAGAATTTGATAAAAATATTACTGAATTATATAATAACGCAAGTTTAGCTACTTATATTTGTAAATATTTTTGTAAAAGTTTTTATAAAACTACAAGTAGAGGAAAACCACATATGATTGATGTTTTTAATGATGATAAATTATTAAGAAAAGTTATTAAAAATAGATTGGGTTTAAATTGGTATAAACAAAAAGGAGAAGATGATGTAGAGGCTTTTACGATTTCATTTAAGCAAATAATCCAAGGAATTCGTTCTAGTAGGCTAGTTCCTATGATTTCTATGTTTAAGCCTAGCATCGCAAAGTTCATATATCAAAAATATAGTAATTATGGAGATACTATTCTAGATTACTCTGCTGGTTTTGGCGGAAGAATGCTTGGTGCTTCTGTTTTAGATAGAAGATATATCGGAATAGATCCACTAACTTCTTTTGAAATTAATGATATTATCAAATATCTTCAAATTGAAAACTGTTATTTAATAAAAGGCATTTCTGAAGAAATATATTTAAAGCATAATTCCATAGATCTATCTTTTTCAAGCCCTCCTTACTATGATCTTGAATATTATTCTAACGATAATACTCAGGCATATAATAAAGGTGAGAATTATTTTTATAATGTATATTGGAGAAAAACATTAGAAAACTCCTATAAAATGCTTAAAAAGGGAAAAATTTTCGCTGTAAATGTAAAAGACCAGCCAAAAATGGTTGAAATGGCTGGTGATTTTTTCACATATAAGGAAAAAATTGGCTTGAGAACCATAAGATCTCATCTGAACAAAAAAAATATAGATCCTACCAAATATGAATATATCTACATATTCGAAAAATAACCCACCCCGCCTAAATCTACCTACCAATCACTTATCCATTATCTTTTCTTTCCAAATATACTAATTAATAACAATTACTAATAGATAGTTATTTCGGAGGAAAAAGATGTCTAAAAAGATTAAAAACCTTATTATGTTGGCGGACTCTCTTGATAAAGAAGGGAAGTTTGCTGATGCTGATTATATTGATAATTTAATTCACTCCTTTGCGGCAAAAAGTCCGCCAAAAAAAATATAAACAAACTGGGGCAAAAAATAAAAGTGATTATGCTGACCCAAAAAATTATAAATATCCCATACATACGGAGAAGAATGTAAGGTCTGCTCTATCATATTTTAGTCAGTCCAAAAATTACAATAAATATTCTCCAAGTGAGAGAGGCTCTATTTGGTCAAAAATCAAACGAGCAGCTAAAAAGTATAATATTAAACTCGATCCAAAGAACGATCCTCCTTGGGGCAAAAAGTCTAAAACAGCAAAATTAAACCAAGAGATGGTAGATTTATTAGCTGGCTCTGGGCTTTGTATTAATGGACAAGACACATTTAATAAATATTTAGATTTCTTAAATACACTAGATGATAATGAATTATCTGTTTTTAAATTCAGACTACAGCCATTTTCTGGCTCTAGTAGTGGGGAATCATATGATACAAGCCTCAACTAATCAAAATCTATCAATATTTGGGTATTTTTAATAGCAGTATATTAATATAGGAGCCTTTTAAATGAGTAGATGGGATTATTTTAACGAAATTACAGTAACAGAAACGAGCTTTCCTAGTTCTGCTCAAGTTGATTTTAATTTTCACACGGTTGGATTTAATTTAATAAATCAAGGGTCTGAAATTATTGAATATTCTTTTGATGGGACCAATGTTCATGGTCAATTAGATGCTTCTGGAGATACAGTAGAGGCTGATTTTATCAGCAGAATAGTAAATAAAATATGGTTCCGCGTGTCTTCTGGGATTTCTCAAGTTAGAGTCGAAGGATGGGGGAGTTCAGGAGGATGATTAATGTCTAAATGGGACCATTATAGTGTAATCGAAGTAACAGACGCAAGTTTTCCTTCCATTCCGCAAGTTTCTTTTAAATTTAATTCAAAAGGATTTAAGCTTGTTAATATTGGCGAGACAGAAGTTGTTTATTCTTTCGATGGGACAAATGTTCATGGAAAATTAAATCCTAATGATAATTCAGTAATACGAGAATTTCCTGACAGAATCGTTAATAAAATTTGGTTTATAAGTTCTTCTTCTGGATATGTTAGAATTTCTGGCTGGGGGGCTGGTGGGGTAATATCTCAAGGAATTGGGTCTTCTTCTGGTGAAGACAGTAGCTCAAGCGATAATATTATAGAAGTACCTTTATTTGATGTAAATTATTCTTTGGAAAACGGAGTTGACTATTTAAATCCAGTATTAACTATCAACGGCATAACCGAGACGCCTGTATTTAGATACAAGGGTGGCGATGCTTCGGCCAGTGGTTTGCCCGCATGGGGCTATGGACCCGATTTGGATTTTGCTTCTGCTGGTGATGACCCTACCTATAACGACGGTTCCCCTTTGCTTGGCGCCAATGACGATAGCGTTAAGTTCAACAATGGTGATTTTTTCCGCTATGACGCTTCGACAACATTCGCGGATATAACCTCCGAAGATATTGTGATGGAAATGGTGGTCGTTAGGGGAGGCTTGGGCGGTATATTTTCAAAGCGTGATAGCTCCAATCATGGCTGGGTTATTCAGGACGAAACAAACGATATTCGCCTTCTATTAAGTGACCCCGACGGTGATAACGTTTCCATCATTACGAACGCGCTAGCGGCTGGCCAGTGGATACACCTAATGTTTTTTGTGGACCGTAGCAACGTTATTGGTGGAGCGGTTTATATTAATGGTACGAACGAGACACTTACTATTATTGGCTCTATCACAGACATAGGTACGCTCGTAACATCGGCGAATCTTGCCGTAGGCGCTTTGCGTTTCGACGGTGTGCTAAAATCTCTCGCCAATGTCGCCTACGTCGCCATGTGGAAACGCGACGCTTGGCTCGATACTCACCTACAAGCGGCGGTAGCAAAAGAACGCTTTGCGAAACTAACGGGTGTATGGCCCCAAAGGGCCACGGGTACAAAAGTTCCAACGGTAATGACCAGAACTACCACGGCCTATTCTGAAAAGATTGAAGCCGATGGAACAAGAAGGCTTTACTACGTAGGAATGAATTGGCCGCGCGTGGTTTCAAGGCCCGATGCTAACGGAGATATAGTAACGGGATACTTGGCGGAGCCTGCAACGACTAACCTTATTGGCTACAGCGAATATTTTAATAATTGGTCAAAGGGTAACTGTACCATAAGCAGCGATGCTCTAGTAGGGCCTACGGGACAAAGTACAGCGGATGAACTACACGAATCAGGTTCGTTTACAAGTAGCAATGCAGCGGTGGGCAGAACAGCAAGTTTAACGGATGGAACGACATACACATTTTCTTGCTGGGTTAAAGCAGCTGGTAGAAGTTGGGTGCGCCTTGCAGCAATATCGGCTCCAACGGCTACGGCATACTTTGACGTAACAAACGGGATTGTTGGCACAACAAGCGGCACCACCGCTGCAGGAATGGAGTCTTGGGGGGACGGCTGGTATCGATGCTGGATTACATATGCCGCTACAGGTACGGCAGGAAGAGTACATAATATCGTTCCAGCCGAGGACGACAACGATCCTGTGTACGATAGTCTTGATGACCACTCGCTTTCACTTTACGGCGCCCAAGTGGTAGCAGGTGCTGTCCCTTCTAGCTACATCATTACAGTCTCGTCGGCAGTCGCCACGCGTACCGCCGATAACCTTTACTACAAGGGCGATGACGGGAACATTAATGCGGATGGGAAGGGTTCTGTATACGTCGAAGCTTTGCCCCCTGTGTCTACGGCTGGAACACATTTGGTAAATCTCAACGATGGAGGTAGCGCTAGCGACCGTATCTTTACGATTATCGATAGTTCTGGTTTCTTTGCCGCCGATAGTCGCGCAAGTGGGGGCAACGATGGCGTAGTAGACTCGACAATCAACGCGCTTGACGGTGTATCTCACTCGGTAATGGTGAAGTGGAAAGCGAATTCACTGCAATTGTTTGTTGATGGAACATCGGAGGGCACTGTCGACACGTCGGTGGATATCCCCGATGACCTTGATCGCATAGCAATTGGTGAGGCAGAAGCAGGTGCTGTACGGCTTGACGGCATAGTCCAACGCGTGAAAATCAACAAGGATGATTCATAATGAGTACAAAATGGAACTACTTTGAAAAAATAACAGTTTCAGAAACTTCTTTTCCAACAAATCCTCAAACTACTTTTGAGTTTCACGGACAAGGAGTTGTATTTTATAATGAAGGTGGCGTTGATGTAGAGTATTCACTTGATGGAGTTAATATTCACGGCATTGTGCCCGCTACAACTAAACTACAATTTAACTACAGAAATGTAAATAAGATATGGTTTCAAACCGCTTCTGGCTCTCCTGTCATAAGAGTTGAAGGATGGGCGGATACGGAAGCAACTCAAAAGGGTGATTTTTTCAATGATGTAGAAATCAATTCAAATATCTTCCCAGAGTCCCCTCAAGTTGTTTTTGGATTTATAACCCGAGGGTTTAAGCTAAAAAACACAGGGGCTTCAATTATTGAATATTCTTTTGATGGAAGTAATCTAGGCGGAACATTGAATCCTGCTGATAATACCATTGAAAGATTTTTTGAAGATAGAATGGCAACAAAAATTTGGTTTAGAAGCCCTGTTAGTTCAGGAACCGTAGAGACAGAGGGCTGGGGCAATTCAAGAATTCAATAATAAAAATTGCTAAAATACTTATGGAGTAAATAAAAATGTTTAAAAGGGTAGGGGATTTGAAAATAGACATAGATGAAAAAACTATGGAAGAGGTTCAGGAAAAAACTCTTGAATTAATGGAATTAATAAAAGAACAATCAAAAACTGTAGATGGTGGTTCTATTGTTAAGGCTTCTGATGGTACAACTTACAAAGTAGGTGGGCATTATTTTCCCGAAGAGGAAGTTGATCAGGATAAAGATTCTGATGAGTTAGGAAGCAACAATCGCCCTAAAATATTTGGTAGTATAAAAAGTAAAAATCAAAATACCAACGGTTATGTTATAACTACTTGGACAAGGAGTGTTGATGAAAGATGAGAAAGAAATTAGAAAGTTAATGTTAGAACGGGCAGCAAGAATGGGTTGTAAAGAAGATTTACAGCAAACGTTTGATAAATGGGATAGGGCTATTTTACTTGCCCCAGAAAGTGAAAAAGTCGAAATGTCTCGTGCTGCCATACTAGAAGTACAGGCGTTATTGGATATTCATCCAGAAACAGGTGATGGTTTAACCATAAATGGAGAAGTTATTACTGAGGCCGCAAAAGAAGGGGAAAGATGGAAATCCTGGGGAAGTAAATAAGGAGAGTTGTATGAGTAAAATACTTAATAGCAATGATAATGATTTTCTTTGCTCTGTTGGCGAAGCCATACAGGTATATGAAGGTAAAGTTAAAATTGGTTTTATGAAGTTTTTAATAGACCCTAATTATGACTATTTAGTCAGTGATTGGAAAATAGTTAAGGGTAAAATTAAGCAAGAAGGTAATTTAGTTAAGGTTGAAGGGACAGGAAAGGTTGTTATTCTAAATTGTCAAATAACAAATTAAAGTGAAAAAGAAATATTTGAGCGAATATGATAAAATAAATTGTTGGGATTATGATAAAAACAAAAATTTAGATCCTAGTAAATTAACTTACGGGAGCCATAAGTTAGCGTGGTGGAAATGTAATAAATGTGACCAATCTTATAAAAAATCTATTAAAGAACAATTAAAACACAAATTATGTCCGTTTTGTTCTAATAAAAAAGTATATGAAGGCAATTGCCTTTTAAATTTATATCCAGAAATATCAAAAGAGTGGGATTATAATAAAAATGATTTAAAACCAAATAATGTAGTTTCTGGAAGTAATAGAAAAGTATGGTGGAAGTGTAGTAAATGTAATCAAGAGTGGGAAGCACCTATTTTTAAAAGAACTCTTTATAATTATGGATGCCCATACTGTTCAAATAGAAAAGTCTCTAAAAAAAATTGCTTATCTAGCACTAACCCAGAATTATTAAAAGAGTGGTGGTATGAAAAAAATATTATTAAGCCACATAATATAACAGCAGGCAGTGGAAAAAAAGTTTGGTGGAAGTGCTTAAATTGTAAAGAAAAATATAAAATAATTATACATAGAAAAGTAAGCGGAAGAGGTTGCCCATATTGCATAAATATAAAAATTTCTAAAAAAAATTGTTTATCAGCAACACATCCCGAAATAGCAAGTGAATGGAATTATGATAAAAACCGTTTAACACCAGATGATGTAGTTTCAGGAAGCAACAAAAAAGTATGGTGGAAATGTAATAAGTGTAATCAAGAATGGAGCACTAAAATTCAACATAGGACATTATCTAACAGCAACTGTCCTTTTTGTAGCAACCAGAAAGTATATAATGGAAACTGTTTAGAGACTTTATATCCTGATGTAGCAAAAGAATGGAATTATAATAAAAATGATTTAACACCAAAAGATGTAGTTTATGGTAGCAATAAGAAAGTATGGTGGATATGTAAAAATAGCCACGAATGGAAAACTGATGTCTATAGTAGAACTATTAGCAAAACATTATGTAAAAAATGTAGTAATAATGTTTCAAAGACATCTCAAAAATGGTTAAATAAAATGGAAGAAATATATGGAAAAATTGAAAGAGAATTTCCTATAAAAACAAAAAAAAGAGTTTATAATGTTGATGGGTTTTCAAAAAAGCATAATATAATATTTTCTTACCACGGAAATTATTGGCACGGAAACCCAGAAATATATGATTTAAATGAGTATAATAATGTAGCTAAAAAGACTTTTAGAGAGTTATATTTAGATACTTTAATTAGAGCACAATATTTAAAAGCTGAAGGGTATTGTGTTATTGAAAAATGGGGTAAATAAAGTTGCCTACTAAAAAGGAGAAAGAGAAATATGGAAAAGAAAAATGGTAAGGTCTGCTGGTTTAATGGTAATTATGGTTTTATAACGCCAGATGATGGAAGTCAAGATTTATTTTGTCATTGGTCTAACATTGTTGATGAACCAGGGAAGTTTAAAACTTTGACTGCTGGTCAAAAAGTTTCTTATGTTCTAGGAACAAATGATAAAGGCCCTCAGGCAGAAAATATTGAAGTTTTTGGTGAATCAGAACTGGAATAAATGAAAAAACATTCATTTTTATTAAGAAATGTAACTAAAAGAGATATAAACCTAGGAGACTTAAGATTTAAAATCCCAGCGATGGGAGTTAAAAATCTTCTTTCTCCTAAATCTCACATAACTGTTGAAGATCTGGCGAATTCAATTTCTTCAGGCTCTTTATCAAAATATTTGGGAAAAAGTTTAATTCATATTAAAAATTTATCTCGCGTTTCTCCAAAATATAAAACAGAGTCAAAGGTCACCACAAAGGGTCTTAAAAGGTTAAAAACATCTGTAAAAGAAAAAGCTGAAGACTTATCAAAAGAGCTTGAAGAAATGACTTTAATGGATGATGAAGAATATTTGAGAGAACTTTCTATGGTAGATGATATTAGTAAAGGTTCAGCTCCTTTGGTGAGGAAACAAAATGAAAAAAAGACCAAAGATTAAATGTGAAATCTGCGGAAATGATAATAAAAGAATACTTCATAGGCATCATATAATACCGCGTCACGATCCACGTTCTACAAATTCTGATAATAATTTAGCAATTTTGTGCCCAAATTGTCACTCTTCTGTTCATACAGGAGAGCTAATAATTATCGGAGTTTATAAAACGACCTCTGGCACAGAAGTTTTATGGTTTAAAGAAGGGGATGAGCCACCTCTTCCAAAAAAAAATTGGAGAGTTAAAGAAAATCCATTGGTAATAACTTTAAAAAAAAAGGGAGTGAATTAGAATGAATAATATATCTATAGCATTTTATTATAGTCCTCATCTTAGGGATTTTTGGGATCAATTAATTAGATCTTTCTCTATAAATAATGCTTATGAAATAGGCGCACCTCTTAATGTTGAAATGGGTGGATGGAGTAGAATAGATGATATTAAAGACTTGCCAACTGAAAATAGAATATTTTTTTCCCCTAAAACATCTAAGTATTTTCCTGGAACGATAGAATTGTCAAATTTTGTTCATTTAGAGTCTGGTTTATATATTTTTGGATCAGATGACCATCATAATAAGCCTATTGTTTGCGACAACGTTGTTTATATTGATATGCCAAAAGAAAACAAGCCAATGTGGTCTGCCCAGACAGCTGCGATAGTTCTTTATGATCAGTGGAGACGGAATGGCGATAGTAGATAATAGAACCCTTATAACTGCAAATGATACTGCTACAAATATTGATAATTTAACAGGCGGTGCCGCTGGAAGCCAAAATACAGAAACTTTCATTGAAGGCTCAGCCTCTGTATCTGATAAAATATCTAACACTGTAGATGGACTTTTATACGATTTCGGGTCCGCTCAGGATTTTAGTAGTCAGCATTTTTATATTTGGTGGAACGTAGCTACTGCCGGTAAATTAGATACTCTTGCAAATGGCGGAGTTAGAATTAGGTTCTGTGGAGCAACTGTTACTGATTGGTTTGAAAAATATATAGAAGGGAGCGATACTTACTCGGGCGGATTTAGAATGACAGTTATTGATATTGAAACTGCTCGTTCTGATGCCGTAGGAGGAACATTGGGAGGAATAAATGGAACTACCCCTGCAACTACAGCCATTAGATATGTAGGAGTTGTTTTTGATGTGGCTGCAATGATTAGTGGTAATGTTGATAATTGTTTTATTGATGCAATGTGGAGACTTCCAGCAAGTACTCCAGGAATGTTAGTTGAGGGGCAAAATACAGGCTCTGTTGACTGGACCTGGTCTGACATTGTTGATGCGGCAGATGAAGGAGATCCTAATAAAGCCTGGGGGACAGCATTTAATCGTGACGGCGTTATTTTTATTAACACTCCAATTCGTTTTGGGGATACAGATGGCGTAACTCATGGTTTTTCTGATACAGATGCCATCGTAGGGTGGGAAAATCAGCTAGTTGATGCAAATTTTTATGGGTTAGAGGTTATTGGTGGAACAGGCACTCAAAGTTTCCAATTAGGCACAAAAACAGGAACTGGTGACGACGCCGTAGGAACGCAGGGCGGGGTTATTTTATCATCTTCTTCTGGACCAAGATGGTATTTTGATGCAGATGATTCTAATATTGATTCATGTAATATATATGGAACTTCATTTTTTCATGGAGATGATTTTCAACTAGATAATTCTAACAATGAAATAATTAGTTGTGTTTTTTCAGATTGTTCCTCAGCAAGAGTTGATAATTCATTAATATTAAAATGTCGTATATTAGATTCAAATACTGCTGACGGAGTTGCTTTTATGACGACTGACGATCTCACAGATATTCGCAGATGTGAATTTATTTTCAGTGATGGGCATGCTATTGAATTAACAACTCCTAGGGTAGCTACTCAAACATCAAAAGGAAACTCTTTTACTGGCTTTGGTTCAACAGGAACCAATGATGCTGCTATATATAATAATACTGCTGGAGCAGTAACTATTCAGGTTACTGATGGAGGGGATACTCCAACTTATAGAAACGGAACAAGTGCTTCTACAACAGTTGAAAATGCAGTTGATATTACAATAACAGTTGTTAAGGAGCCTTTAACTGTAGATAGACCCATTCTGTCAGATGCTGATAGAATATTACCAACACTTTCTATATCAGAACAAGGAGATATTCCTGTAATTTCAGCCACTTCTAGTGAGCAAAAGCCAACCATTAGCTCAACAAATCCAACCGGGAAACCAAAAATTTCCAAAACGTCCAACCTTAAACCAAAAATATCAAAAATTGAATAAAATTCAATAATTATATTATTTTATATCAATAACTACTAAATTTTCACTATTAATAAAGAGGCACTAGTTTATGATTAAGGACTATAAAGACATAATTGACTTAGCTGAAAACTTAGACAGTGAAGTTAAATATTCTCCTAGATATGGAGGGAGATTGTCTTTAACAATGAAGGGAAAGCACATTCCCACTTCTATAACGGAGTTTGAATTCAACTTTATAAGAAACATAGTAAAAACTTATAAACTAAAATGTGGGTATGAATGTGCTACCGCATTTGGCATTTCGATGTTAGCCCCTGCTCTTGAAATGAAAGAATATAATGGAAAAATAATAATAATTGATTGTTATTTGGAAGAAAAAGACGGTGAATTTTTTCCACAATAAAGATGTAAATACTGATTCTTGGGGATATAAGTCAGCAAAGTTTTTACGAGATGCTGTTGGTCTTGATAACACTTGTTTTTTTAAAATTGGTTGGAGCCCAGATGATGTTTTAGAAAAATTATTGGAAAATTTAGATTTTCCAAATGAAAAACTAGATTATGTTTTTATAGACGCAGAGCATAAAACGGAGTGCGCAATAAAAGATATTAACGCTATCAAGTCGTATCTAGCGGAAAAGTTTATAATATTTTTACACGATGTCCATTGCCTTGGTGGCATTAACGAGTACTTAATGAAAGAATTCGGAATGAAATATACGAAAGCCGAGGGGTGTGAATACCCTAGTGGGAAAGGATATAATTTAGCATATATTATAAATTTATTCTAGGAGATTAAATGTCAACACTTAAACTAACAATTACTGTATCAGATATAAGTGATGTAATTTCTTTATATGATAAGATACAAATTCAAAGGTCTGAATCGGGCCCACCATATTCAGATGCTGTTGATATAACATCTTCTGCTTCTACTTCCGCAACTCTTTCCAGTGAGTTAAATGGCCCATATAATATAAACGGGCAAACTTTATCTTTTAAAATAAATGGAGGCAACACTCAAACTTTAACCTTTACTTCATCAAACCCTGTTTCATCTACAGCGGCTGCTTCTGAATTTACGACATTTGCCTCTGGAGCCACAGCTTCTGGAGCACTTGGAAACTTTATTATGACAACTGCTTTGACTGGAACTGGTTCTTCTATAGAAGTAATAGGAGGAACTGCTTTAACTGAATTAGGATTTGATGCCGGAGATAAAGATACGGGTGAAAACTCTGAAATAACTTTAGTTGCGAACACTTCAACTTATGAGTTCACTGACAGCAGTGGAAGTGAAAATTACTATTATAGAACAAGATACTACAACTCTTCAACAGATGCTGTTAGCTGTTATTCTGATTGGATTCAAGGTGCTGACATAAGTGCTGATTTAGAAATTGGTGACGCTCCAATATACGCCTGGACTCAAGATGAAATATGTGGAATTAATATATTGCTGAAACAGTTAAAAGCCAGACTAAAAAGTGATGGATTGGCAGAAACTATTGATGAGTATGGAAACATAGAATTATCAAATTGTCCAATATTTACAGATGATGAATTAGTATGTTTCTTACAAAACAGTTTAAGTGAGTTTAATCAAACGCCACATTTTACTAGTTTTACGTTTGCGGACCAGGTTATTTATGACAGATATGCTCATATTATTGTAGAAGGTGCTTTTATATTAGCAACAGGGGCACAAATGTTAATTGAAGCGGGAAGAGAGTTTACAATTACAGATAATGGAATTACTATGAATCCGCCACCATTATCTAATGTTCTAAATAATCAACTTGGACATTTTGTTACAAGGCACACACAAGCTTTAGAAAAGATTAAATGGAGTATTAAACCAAAACCAACGGGATTTGGAAGCTTCAGGGTACTTGCTTCAAATCCAAATTATCTTCGTCTACGGCACCTAAGGCAAAGGAGAATTATATAGTGAAAGAAGAGTGTCCAGTTTGCGGTAGAAAAAGTAAAACAAAAACAGGTGTAAGTAGTCATTTATTCAAATGTAAAGATGAAAAACATATAAATTATATAGAAAATATGAATAAAACTATAATAAATAATTTTTCTATAATGAAATCTCCATATGAATTAGATGTATATTGTTCTCCATATTATATTAGGAAGATATGGGATACAATTCCAGAAAATAAAGATAGAAAAAAATTAGCTAACTCTACATCTTTAAAAAAGCAGTGGAAAAAAGGAACAAGGACTGTTCCAAAGGGATTAACTAATAAAAATTATAAATATAGTTTAAATCACAAACATACTATTAGTGAAACAGCCAAAAATACTATAATAGAATTATTTAATTCCAATCTTACATCAAAAGAAATTTCTATTAAAGCCAGTTGTGATGTTAAAACTGTTATTCCTGTTTTTAGAAGATATTTTAGTGACGAAGAGGTAGATGAACGAATTAAGAGAATTTTAAAATTAGCAAGCATTAAATCTGGAGTGTCAAATAGTTTAAAGGTAAAGTTCCCTGAAAAATACAAAAATATTGTAAAAGAATTTAATGATACTAATGGGTTAAAAACAATAGCAGAAAAATATAAAACGGGAACAGGGGCAGTTAAGAAGATATGGATAGAAAAATTTGGAAAAAAGGCATATGAAGGCCGTCTTGCTATGATGTTAAAATTACAAAAAGAGAGGGCAGGGAAATCTCTTAAAAAGGCAAAATTCTTAGGTTCTAAAAATGAAAGACTATGTTATAGTCTTTTAAAAGAGAGTATAGAGTATAATGTAAAACATCACGATTATAGTGTAGTTCCCAGATTAGAAATAGATATAACAATTCCTGATCTTAAAATCGCCATTTGTTGGGATGGAATAGGGCATAGGAAACCGGTTTTTGGGAAAAAGCCTTATAATAAAGTAGTTAAAAATGATAAAATAAGAAAATTAATACTTGATAGAAAAAAATGGACACATATTTCTGTTGTTGATAATGGAAGTCATAACAAGGAATTTGTTAAAGAAAAAGTCAAAGATATTATAAAAATTATAAATGATGGAAATCAACAGTATATTGAAATATAGCATCAGTTATAGAACTCTGGGTGCTGTGTATAATATTTTCCTTTGCTGCTGTTATTAGTTACTTAACAGGACGGAGGAAATTTTCAAGAAAGGAGATAGAATGGTTTTAAAGAAAAATATAGCATATATAGGAATTAAAGAACCTGCGACAGTCGAAGAAGTTAATGTTGAAATTTGCGGGCTTAAAACAGTAATAATGACCGCACAGGAAATGATTGCCAGGCTTGAGCAGGCAGTTGCTCTGATGGAAATGGACAAAAAGAAAAAACAAGCTGAAGAGCAGGAGCCAGAAAATGAATTACAAAGCGAAGGCAAATTAGAGGAGATGCGTTCAGAAACTAAAGATGGTTCCTAAAAAAGAGAAAGAGTTTATAGAATTGTTTTATAGTAATATGTCTTTAAAAGATATGGAAAACACATATGGAGTTGACCAAAGGAAAATTAGAGGAATTTGGAGACAAAAATTCGGAAACGAGATGGTTAAAAATCGTGGCAAAAGTATAACTTCTAATAAAGTTAAGAATAGTAAAGAATTAAATAATGATATTATAAATAATATATACTTCCTTTCCGAAAAGCATAGTACAAAAGAGGTTGCTAAAAAACTTAATATATCCAAAAGTGTTGTTAATAAATATTTATCTAAAAATAAAAAAGTATTATATAAAATTAAAGAGAGAAATATAGAGAACTCTCGTGTTAGAATGAAAGAGCTGAGGAAAAACAGTGTTAAACAACCTAAAACGCTAAGTGAAGGGAAAATTGAATCCATAATTAAAGAGTTTAGTTCAAATTTACTGCTTATTGATATATCAAGAAAAAAATAATGTTTGTGTGAGCACAGTTTGTAATATATTTATTAATAAATATGGAAAAGATGCTCATATGGCGAGGGTAAAAAGATTAAAAGATATAAGAATTAAAAGAATTTTTAAGGCATTGGAGAAGGCAGGAAAGCTTGGTTCTAAACCAGAAAGAGAGTTTTATAAAAAAATAAATAGTAAACTTAATATTAATGTAAAACATCACGATTATGATTTAATACCTCCTTTTGAAATAGATATTACAATTCCAAAATATAAAATTGCTATATTTTGGGATGGAATAGGACACTATAAACCTATTTTTGGTGAAAATATATTTAAGCAAGTTGTATATAGAGATAAATTTAAAAGAAAAAAAACTTAAAACATTGGGGTGGGGATACTTTTAAGTAAAAGATTTAAATAATAAAGTTAAAGAAGCATTTTTAAACAAACAATTTAATAATTTACTTAAAAAATTTCCTATATTAAAAAATGAACTATCAGGTTAAAGCAAAGCAAAGGCGATTAATTCAAAAACTAAAGATGGCTCTAAAAAAAGAAAAAGAGTTTATAGAAAAATGCGAAAAATATGATCGTAGACCAAATTTTATAGATGATGTTAAAGTTTCGTTTCAGCCTTTGGACGTATCAGCGAAAACAATTAATGGAGAGATAATTTTAAATGAGAGCCTTTTAGAAAAAGACTGGGTAGAGCAAATGAGGTATTTGTTACACGAATCTACCCACGTTTTACAACAAGAAGCGGGACAAGTTAATGGAAAGGTTGATAAAGATAATTATCTTGATGACGAAAATGAACAAGAAGCTTTTCAAGCACAAATTTCTTTTCAAAATAAACATGAAGGACCTGAAGAGGTTCAAGAATATATAGAAAACTTATTAGATCATCACGACATAAAAGGAAAGGAGAGAAAAGAGAAAGAAAAAATGCTAACTGAAGAAGTTAAGTAAAATGGAGTAAAATGGCACAATTTACCAATTTTTTTCCTACATTTGGGCAAACAGATATTCCTAAAACAACAACAGTTAGTTATACCATATTAACTGATGGCTACGATGGTGCTCAAATTGGAACACTTTCTACTATAATAGATGGCTATCAGGTAATAGAAAATGGAGCATTTGTTAATGGATATTCTGGGAATATATTTTCTAGTACTGGAAAATATGTTGTTGGAGTTTATCCAAAATCTCCTGATTTTCTAGGCGGAGCAAAGGCAATAAGTGTTGAACTAGAAGTTCTTGACTCGTATGGAAGTCTTGATGCCTATAGCTATACCTTTTATACAGCTGGATATGGAGTTGCTGAAGAGGTGGTGGAGAGCCCTCCTTTAACAAACAGAGCTTGCCAGTATAAACCATTTTTTCCTTCTACAGATTTAGGATTGGTTGCCGCTTTAGATTCCGGAATAGGAACAGAGGTGGAACTAACCTGGAAACAAGCACATCCTTATGATGAAGATAATGTAGTTTACTATAATATAAGATTCAATACAGATAGATCGTTGGTTTTAAATAGTGATCCAATATTTATTGTTTCTGATGTGGAAGCAACTATTGCTGGTTTATGTCCTGGAGATACGAATTATTTTAACTTAAAAGCAGTAGAGTTTGATCCTACATTACTTACAACTGATGGTATGACTCAGGGCGGAACAAATATGTTCTTTTACCCTGAAAGTGTGGTCGATTTAGAAGTTGCCATTGATGATTTATTGATTCCAGGATCTACGGATGGATTTCCTGATTATGGAATTCTGGATATTGGAACAGAGCTTATTAGATATGTTTCTAAATCTGTAATTCCAGAAGGATTTGTTATATCCTCAAATGGAAGGGGCTATGGAGATACATTAGCTGAAGAACACTCAGAAAATGATCAAATTAAGTTATATTTTGGAATAGAGGACGGCAATACAATTGTGGTACAAGCCACTCCAACTTTTACAAAGCCAAACGATCAAGTAACTTGGGTTAAAATTGATGGTTATGGAAATGATGGATATAGAGATGGTTATGATGGATATGATAAAGTTTATTCTGGTGGACCCAATGCCTATAGATTATTTGATGGATATGATGGATATTATAGGTATAGACAAGAAGAGTTTGATAATATAACAACAGATGGGACCAATAATGATTCTTTAGGAGATTTTAAAAGATTTGATTATTGTGGCACTTATAGAAGATTATCTCCGGCAAGTTTTATGCAGGGTCAGTGTTCTGGGTCATATTGGGGCGGAGTTCAGTTGAAAAATGGTAATAGGGTAAGAGTTCCTGATTTAACCACTCATATATTACAGAGAGAGGAGCTTCTTCTTGAGACTACAGGAGAGCCTTTTATTTTATTAAGAAGAATGTGGACAGGAATAAGATGTGCTTGTATGATGAGTAGAAGAGAGCATTCAGACGCAAGGTGCTCGATCTGCTATGGCACAGGTTTTGTTCAAGGGTATACGCAATTCTTTAACCCAAGAAGACCAGATAGAAGAATTCTTGTAAGCATAGATCCTGCGACAGATGATGTACAAATAGTGGATAGAGGTGGTTTGGAGCCAGTATACGAGCCAGATGGCTGGACACTACCATTTCCATCGATAAAAGACAGAGATGTTGTAATTAGGTTTAATGAGAATGGAACTGTTGAATATAGATATGAAGTTCTTAATGTAACTAGAGTTAGAAATGTTTTTAGTACCTCTGGTGCTCAAAAGATAAAATTTAAAAGATTTCCTGTTACAGATATAATATATCAATTCCCTATAGTTGGAGACACTTCTCCAGCACCAGAGGGTTTAACTACCTCTACTAATATTGCTCCAGGTTTACCTGCTCATAGTCACGATATTATTATACCTAATGGAGCAGATATAAATACTATAAGAATAGCAACATTGCTTTCTGAAGGGCACAACCATACAATTATCAATGGAGTTGTTATGCCTGTTCTAGGGCACACTCATACGATATAAAGGAAGAAAATGAAAAGAACAAGTAAAGAAATAGAAAACAAAGTAGTTGAGATGTACAAAAGTGGTTTATCTTATAGAAAAATTTCAGAAATAACTGATATTAAATTACACGTAATAAGAAAAATAGTAAAACAAAGTGATACTATTGTATCTACACCAGGATTTAAAAAAAAATATAATTATGATGAAATCATAAATATTTATAAAAATGGAAAGACAATTAAAGAAGTATCGATTGCTACTGGGGCGTCATTCTCGTGTGTAACAAATATACTAAAATCTAAAAATGTGCCGTTACGCAGGAAAGTTAATTTTAATAAAGATGATATTGTAAATTTATATTTATCTGGGCATAGTATAAAATTTATTTCTCAAAAATTAAAATTACCTAAAACTAATATAGCACGTAGAGTAAAAAGATATGGAATAAGTAGGTCAATTTCACAGGCGAAAAGAAATGAGCAAATTAATCATAAATGTTTCAAAGAATACAATATTAACTCTGCTTACTGGGCTGGATTTTTAGCGGCAGATGGTAGCATTAGAAAGAAAGGGGGAGTTAGACTAGCACTTCAAAAACGCGATATTGGACATCTTAAAAAATTTGGTGAATTTATTAATTATAATAAAATTAAATTATACAGTAATACCCCCGAGATTGTTTTTGGCTCAAAAGAAATAGAAAAAGATTTAGAGTTTAACTTTAACATAATAAATAATAAAGTTTATATTTTAAATCCCCCTTCACAAATTAATAAAAATTTTATTTCTCATTTCATAAGGGGCTATTTGGACGGAGATGGGTGTATTCACAAGACAAAGTGTAAAATAAGTTTCGCTGGAACATATATGATGCTTTGTTGGATAAAAGAAAATATTAAACTATTTGTGGAAGAAGCTAAAAACCCAAGTGTTTTGCCTCAAAAGCAATCTAAATATACTTATACATTGACTTTTAATGGTAAGATTCAATCTAGAAAAATAGTTAAGTGGTTATATGAAGGTTCTACAGAAAACACAAGGTTAGATAGAAAATACGAGATAGCAAAAAATTATATGTGATTTAATGAATATATTTCAAATGATAGGGTTAGAGAGAACTGGGACAAATTATTTACAATGGCTAATTGTAAATAATTTTAAAGACTGTATTATAATAGCGATAGGGAAGCATTCAGCACGCATGCCAACTCATTTAAGCCTTGGTGAAAAAGAGTTTATTGATTTTTTTCAATATAGAATATAAAAGTTATGCTTCATATTTACATTGTAGTAAAAATATTAAAGACCCTGGTATATTAAAGAACGGAATTATTAAAATTCCAAGTAAATTTATTATATCAAGTTTAAAAGAAAATAGAAATAATATTAATTATATTATAAATGTTAGAGAGCCCATTGCTTGTGCATTGGGAATGAATAATGCTTAGAAATATAGAAAAATAATAGATAATATAAAATCTTGGAATAAATTCTATTCAAAATGGCATATAATGATGAAAGACGCGGATAATTCGATATTTATAAAAAATGAAGATTGTATGCGTGATTATAAAAAAGAACTTATGAAAATAAAAGAAAAGTTCAATCTTGAAGTAATTAATAATGATTTTATTACGACTGATAAGGTTATAAACTTCTCTATGAGAGAAACTTCTTACGAGAGTTGTAAAAAGGCGGCAGAGGGAAATAATTCAATTTATTCATTTAAGCCTCACACCAATGGTTTTGATAATAATTATTTTTTAGATAAAAAATATTTAGCTAGGCTAAAAGAAAAAGAAATTAAAGAATTAGAAAATCTTATTAATAAAGAAGTTAAGAATATTTTTAAATACTAATTTTAAGAGGTTTATATATGGCAACAAATTATCCAAACGCAATAGACGGATATTCTGAAATAAGAGAGGTTGTAGATAGGCGAGACGAGATTCTGGCATCGGACCATAATGATCTTCGCAGTGCTATTATATCTATTGAGCAAACTCTTGGACAAAATCCACAAGGACCGTTTGGAACCGTTGTGGAAAGACTCAATGACGCATATTCTAATATTGAAGCACATATCGCTGGTGATCCGCCAAGACACATTGACACAGTTATTGATAGTGTTGCTAGAACTGGTGCTCCTTATTCATTATCAATTGGGACTGTTGGTTCTCAATTAACTTCTTTACTAAGTAGTTTAAACTCTTCAACACTTTATTCTGGCAGTGGTGCGAATACACTTGCTGACGGATATGCTTTACCAGCATCATATACGACAAGTGCTATAACTGAAATTATAAGAAGACTTGGGGCTACAGCCGGCTCTGCCGCTATTGGAGCGGATGCTGTTGTCGGATCTCCTTTTTCTTTAAGTTCTGGTTCTGTAGCTTCTCAAACATCTTCTTTATTAACAAATCTTAATAATACTTCTCTATATACTGGTGGAAGCAGCCCTTATTCTTTCGCAGATTCTTATGTTCTTGATGAATCATATTTGTCTAGTGGAGTAACCGAAATTGTAAGAAGATTGGGCTCAACTGTAGGGGCAGGTGCAATAGGAGTTGATATTGGTCCTATGTCAGTAATAAATGTTGCGTCTCCTAGCAATGATATTCAAGACCTATTGAATAATATTGATGCTTATGTAGATACACTTGGAAATGAAGTGACAACCGCCAGAACGAGTCCATATTATGGAGCTTTTGATAAATTAGATGATAGGATAGATGTTACTGATGGTTATTTAAACACTTTTGTATCTGTTGGAAATACTGGAAAAATGTATACCAGTTTAACAGATGCTATAACTGATTTAAATAACGCCAATGGGGGAACCATAATAGTTGAACCAAATTATTCTTTTACAGTGACTACTACTGCCGCAACCCACCCGCCGGCTATTGTAAAGCCAATTAAAATAATAGCTCTTGGTTCTGCTATAATAACTAATTCAAAGGGAAGCGGAGCAGACGGATTATTTAAATTTCAATCAGGAAGTGGTGGTTCGGGATTGTTTGGATTGAGTATAGTTGAAGGTGGAACACCTTCGCCAACTGCTATTACTATTGATGTTAAAAATATTACAATTGAGGATTGTGATATAACTGGTCAAGTTTCGGTTGCCAATGGCGGAGGAATTACTAGAGCATATTTTAGAAATAGTGATTTTTTGGGAAGTGGTACGCCAAGCGGCAATGCTGCTATTGATTGCTATGGAACTGTCACAGATTTAAAAGTAGAAAATTGTTTTATATCTCCAGGTTCAGAATCAATAGCATTTAGGCACCACAATGGAAGATCAGTTCAACTATCTAATTGTTATTTCTCTGCTGGACCTGCTACAGCAATTGATGCTACTGGCGGGGGCTTAACTGTTGAAAGAAGTTCTATTGTTTTAACAGCGTTGAATTCTACTAATAAGGGAATAGTTTTTGATAGCCCAAGAGGCAGTTATACAAGAAATATTATTAAAGATGTAGAAATATATGCTGTGTCAAGTATCACAAATTCAGTTTTAAAGTTATCTGGAGAGGCTTTGGCTCAAAATATTAAAGTTAATTTAGGTGACGCAATAGGAAATTATTCTGGATCGTCTGATCAAAATCCAATACAGATTTTAGATAGTGCTATTTTGGATGGGCTAGATTTAGTTGGAGTTAATTTACCAAATTCCACGGATGATGGGTTTGAAATTGGTGCTAATGAGCCTATAATTATGTTAGATGGATCTGATGGATATAATCAACCAGCTCAACCAGCTACACTTAGAAATTCTATAATTTCAGATATGGATGATGGGTTATCTTATGGCACTAGTGCAGTAACTATAATAGGCAGTGTTGGAACTGGAGGGGCCGGAGAGGCGGCCACTCATTTAAAAAATCCAATATTAATCGAAAATGTAACAGTAATAGGTACTGGTAGAAATGATAATACTAACTATCTAAAGGTCTCTTATGTTGCTAACTTGCCCGATCATGCTGTTATTAGAAACTGTTTATTTGAGGGAGGCCTTTGGGCATATGGAATAAATGCCGTTGATGCCGACCATTTAGTAATATCAGGAAACAGATTTAATTTTAATACTAGTGATGAAGATAGAATTATATCTGCTATTATTTTAACAGGAAATGATGCCAACTCACCAGAGGGATGCTCTATAGAGAATAATGAAATCGATGTATACAGGACAGGTGCAAGTGGACAATATATTTTTTGGTTAAATCAAACTTCTGGAACCTCTGGAGATGAAGCAAGATATAACAGAATATGTAATAATAAAGTGAGAGTATTTAATAAAACATTTACAACAATGTCTATGATGGTTATAAATAATATAAGGGACTCAATTATTCAAGGAAATATGTTATATAAAGGAAATGCCTCAAACGTAGGTTTTAGTTTTCCAGGGACAGAGGTAAATATAGTGCCTGCGGCAGCAAGCATAACTGATCAAAATGTGGTAAGTTAAAAATGAGAATATTAAAATATTTATTACTGCTTTTGTTAAAAAGTTACAAAAGGAAAAAAAATGATTGAAAATGAAGAAAAAATTAAAAGATCTAGAAAATGGGTTTTAGCTTTAATGGTGATAATTATCGCAACAGTGGCTGCTTTTGTTCCGCCCCTATTAAGTACTTGGGTTTTTAAAGATACTAGTCGTGTAGTAATATTGACAGGAACAGAATGGGTTTCAGTTATTACTTTAGTCACTGGAGCTTACATAGGCGGTAATGTGTGGCAACGCAAGGTTGAAATAGAGAACGGAAAAACTAAAGAAAATGCGGAAGCATAGTGGAGGAATAAATGGGAGATAGCACATATCCAAGTCAAATAGACAACGACCAAAATCTACCGAGGGTAGATGACAATATAAGTGAAATTGGTGGAGAGGCTATTAACTCTGTCAGGAGTGCTGTATTTGCTATCGAAGAAGCTTTGGGTATAGAGCCGCAAGGGACTGCGACAGACTTAGCAACAAGGCTCGATGCTTCTTTAAATTCAGATGGAACATTAAAAGCTTCAGCCCTTTCTACTGTCGGATTAGTAACTCTTCCTATTACAAATAGTCAGGTCGCAACGAACGCAGGCATAGTTGAATCAAAGCTTGATTTAAACTATAATACCACATATTTGAAAACAAGGATAGAAGAAGTAAATACGTTTGCTCTTTCTATTAATGAAGCGTTACTTAGTGATATTGCTAATCTTAATCAGCACGTTGGTCATCCTGGGGTTTTTGGCAGGCATCAAACCTCAGACATTGATGGGTATATTTCCCCTTATGCTTCATTGAATCTTCAAGGAATTGTTAATGACCTATACACAAGAATTACTAATCATATTGGTGATTTAATAGATGCTCACGACGCTAGTGCTATATCTGTTGTTCAGGCAAATCTACAATCAATATCTGCCGATGATGTTCAAGAGGCAATAGAAGCCCTAGATTTAGCTCAACTTGTAGAGGTGATTAAACATAGGGACCAAAACCATAGCAATGGAATTAATAATGACTCAAATGTAAATCTTATTGGTGAAAATCATTCTACTACTTCAGTATCATCTGCGGCACTAAATTCGTTTAATAGTGGAACAAGAACTATTCAATTTTCTTCTGTCCCTGCTGGAATAAGCTCTGTTAAAAGATATGATAGAATTGATGTGACTGTTGGTGGAAATACTTATAGAAGAAATATTAAATCAGTAAATACCGCAACTGCCGCCATAGAGGTGTTTAGAGAACTTCCTGTCGGTGGCGCTGGAACTGCTGTAATTTATCAAAGTTCTGAGGAAACATCAGCAGACTCGCAACTTAAATTAGCATTAAGGCAGCCAAATGTTTCATCAACAGGCGGCTCTGTTATTCAGTTAATTCACCCATCTTCACCATATATATTGAGCAGTGGATGTGATCCAAGGTTATTGAGTTCAGCAGCCAGTGATATTAAAATTAGATGGGCTACGGGCGAAACTGCTGATATTGATGTAAATACAGCAATTCAAACTTATCCAGTAGCAAGTTCTTTGCAAAGCACCTGGACTGTTGAAAACCTAGTGATTGCCCTCAATGAAACATTTAGATCTGAAACACTAGGATATCACTATCCTCTAATCGCATTTGTTCATAATGGAGAGATTGGAATAGCTTTTGATGAAGCTGATGGATACATTGAAGCTGTCGCCCCAACTTCAAATAGTGCTTGGTCGGCACTAGGATTTAGCGGCACCGAAAAAGTTGACGCATTAGAAAATAGAAACTTTTATATTGATGGATATGAATTTTCTGGAATAAGAAAAATAATAGATGCTAATGGAGAAACCACTGGTTCTAGCAATGTAAGCAGCATTGATGTTGATTTGGTTTCAGCGGGAATTGTTGCTAGTGGATTAGTGAGAGTATCAAACAGTGTTGCTGATGATGGGACATATGTTTATGATGCTATTACTACGTCTACATTAACTATAAACGAACACCCTATTTTTACTTCGGATTCTAGCGTTGATATTAAAATTTATTCCGATTATTTTAGTGTTCCCACAACTCCTGTAAATAGAACTCTGTTTGAGCTTTTTATTGACGGGTATGAATTAGGTGAGGCTGAGTTAAGAGGAATTCCCAGAGCAGAATATATTAATGCTGGAGGAACTCCAGACAATCCAGAAATATTTTTTGATATAATCTCTGTTTCAAGAAACTTCTCTGCTTCCGAAAAAAGAATTAGATTTGAGGATAATTCTGGTGTAAAAACAGCCCAGCTTGGTTCAAGAGGCTCCGGATTATTATTGTCAACTTCTGGAGAAACTGTTACTTTACCGACAACAACTGCTGAAGGATATAAATTTAAACTTTATGATCTTAATGGTATTGATTACGTGGAATTAATGGTAGCATACAGTAGCTATGCGACCGTCACTAACGACAATGCCATTGATGTCGAGATATATGATAGAATTAGCGAAGATAAGTTTTTACTTTTGGGAACTGTACTTCACGACAAAACTTCTTTTAAACATCTATTTGATAGAAGACTTTTAGGTAGTGTCGGCAGAAAAGATGTAAGGACTGATTATACAAGAGATTATGTTTCCTATCCTCGTTCTTTAATGAGAGGGAATGGAGTTATATATGGATGTGTAGTAGAAAATCCGACAGGAGATTTATATATTTCTGGCGGGCAAGTAGTTGTTGATGGTCAGATATTTAATATAGAGAGAACTGTATTCTTTGTTCCAGAAGACGCATTGGTTTCAACATATAATGTTTTTATTGACTCTGACGGAACCCCTAGATTGTTAAAGGATGACCAACACGTTAGTGGTCAACTAACAACCCCCTCTGTTGCTGAAATTATAGCAAGCAATGATAAGACAATTATTGCTCAAGTTGAAGTTAATGCCGGAAATTCTGTAACAGCTATTAATGATTTTAGAAGATTTGTTAATAATCTTGATAATAAAGTTGATTTATTTGTTGAAGAAAACAGCATAACTCACGGTTCTTTTGCTTCTATAGACGCAGCTTTAAATTATGCTGATATAGCAGTCGGTGATAATCAACCATTGTCTAGGGTGTTGAGAATTAAAGGAGATATAAGTATTACATCTAATGTTATTTTATCTAGTAATTTAACTATTGAAGGAGATTGTGGAGGCTCACAAACTACTCAAACAGGATCAAGGCTTTCCTTTAATGGCTCAGGATATTTAACTCTTGGAAATAATAATACTTTAAGAAATTTAAATCTATATTCTGAAACCACTAATTTCAGTGGCTTAGTTAGAGCAACAGGTAAAGATGATATTTTAATAGAAAATTGTAGTTTTCAATACTCAACTTATGATCCCTCAAATACTGGTATATCTTTATTAACATCTGGAACAAATATTAATGTTAATAAATGCTCCTTTGCAAATACTGGTTCTTCTATATCTTGCGTTGGTGCTAATCAAGTAATATTTAAAAATAATGTATTTGATGATATAGCATTAGCGGTATTATCAGTCGATTCATATGATATGATTATATCAAATAATGTTGTTGATACAAGCAATGTTTACTCAGTGTCTCCGTATCTAATAAAGCTCCAAAACTGTGGAAGAATTAATATAAGTGATAATATTTTATCAACAGATGCTACGTCAGCAGAAACGGGAGCAATGATACGTCTTCAAACAACGAGTAACCGAGTTAATATTGAAAACAATATTTTAATGAATACAGATGTTAATTCACAAGGGTTTTCAAAAGGAATTTGGATGGAGGGGTCTGTTATAGGAGACCACTTTTTTAATATTGTTTCAAATAATCAACTACACTTCTTTTTTGGAACAGCTCCATCTATAGCAATTGATATAGATGCAGGAGATAACATATCGGTGTTAAATAATAAAGTATTTAATGCTGCAAGGGCACTTGATATGTTTGACTGTCAATTCTCTACTGTCTCAGGGAATACCCTAAATACTTGGTTTTCTTCAGAAACAACTGTTAAAATTGATGCCACTACCCCTCTGTTATCTGGAGCATTTAATAATTTAATTAATAATCAAATTGCTTCGTCTAATGTAGCTCCGAATGCCGAGTTGGTCGAGATAACAGATATTGGGTTTGGAAACACTATATCTGGAAATCTATTTTGTCACTTATTTGCAGTTATTTCTTCAGCAGCTCTATTATCATGTGCTGCCGATGTGACTCAAATTACTAATAATATTTTTAATGGAGGGATATATAGTACAGCTTCTCCTTTGGTGTATTCAGGTAGTAACGGAATGGTAGCTTATAATAATTTGAATCAAATTACTGCAGTTCCAGCAGCAGGGCACACAGATGTTGATGGCTACAGCGCTGATACTATGAATTTAGGAACGGAATATAATACATTTATACCGTTAAATCGAGCTAAAAGAAACCATGCCGCATCAGACTGGGAATTTACAGTTGGAGTTGTAACAAATAAAGTATTTCTTATTGCAACTACTTCCAGCGGAACTCCCAATAATCATTTGTTAATAGAATTTACTCAAGCCGATCTTATGCCATCTAAAACAAATAACTCAATCGAATTAGTTAAAGTTGAAGTTAGATGTGCGGCAACATTATCGGCAGGTTTAGATTTAGAATTAGTAAAATCAGAATTTAGCTTTGCCGGCAGCGGCGGGTCAACTATTGTTTCTGTAACTAATCCAGTTGGCGGCTACGGCTACGGCCCAGAAACAGTTACCTTGACTCCAGCAAGCAGAAAGTTTTTAGGTCCAGATGAATCATTCGCTGTTAGGGCAATCTCTCAAGTTGCATCAGTAAATAATATATATGGAGTTATGGTTTATTGGAAATTAAATTAAAAGGATAGATATGAATAAAGAAAAATCAGGAATAGATTTATTAAAAGAAATAAATGAAAAATTAGATTTGCTCAATAAAAGATTAGAAATAGTTGAGCAAAATAGCAAAATAATGCTTAACACAAGAGGAGCGGTTGAACAACCAAAAGAGTTTAAGCCCTCAATTGCCCCAACCCCGAAACCCATTGAAAAGAAGCCAAGAATTATTAATGATCACAGGGAGTTGAAAAGAGATGATAAAGGGACAGAGTTTAAAGGAGTGAAAGGAAAAACTAAGGTTATAGGCAAAATTAAAAAAGATAATAAGTTTGTTGCTGGGGTTATGATAAAAGTTTTTGATTCACAGAAAAATTTAGTTAAACAAACAAAAACAAATAGGGCTGGCGAATGGATGTCTTTTCTTCCCGAAGGCACATATAGTGCGATATATAGCTTAAAAGATATGATTAATGCAAAAGTTAATTTTAATGTAACTGCTGGGAATAGCATAGTTAGAGTTCCACAACCAAAGGAGATTTAAGTGATAGAATGTAATAGATGCCGTAGAAATAGAAAACACAAAGCAAAAGGAATGTGTCTTTCTTGTTATTCTGGATCTTTATATAAAAAAATAATTTGCTCAAATTGTAAAAATAAAAGAAGACAGTTTAGAAAAAGTTCTTCATTGTGCTCTAAATGTTTTAAACACTTATCTAAATTTAAATGTAAAAATTGTAATAGCAAAATACATTTTGAAAATGGATTTTGTAAATTTTGTTACATACCTCCAGAGAAAACTTGTAATAGTTGCTATAAAGTCGGTATTCTTAAATCTAATTTATGCTCTAAATGTTATAATAAAAAATATTATTCTAAAAATATTGGAAAATGCGAAATATGTAAAAAAGAAAAAAACATATTTAACCATAGTGGTAAATATATATGTTCAAAATGTAATCATAGGAATATAAGAACTATATCTATTTGTAAAATATGTTCAAAAGAGAAGGTTATATATAAAGACGACAAGTGTAAATATTGTTGCGTGAAGGTTGGGAAATGTAAAAAATGTAATATAATAAGAAAATTATTTTATGATAATAAAACAGTATGTAGATTATGTTATTATCCTCCTAAAAGAGAATGTTATTTTTGTAATAAATATGGAATAATATCAAAAATAAAAGATGGCAAATATATGTGTAATAAATGCTATAATTCTCAACCAGAAAGAATAGCTATTTTACAAAATAACAGAGCAAGTAGGGGAAATATTTCAGGAAGTGAGTGGTTATATATAATGAATTCTACAAATTGGAAATGTTTTTATTGTGAGCAAAAGTTGAACAAGAATAATAGAACTGTTGATCATATTATTCCTATAATAAAAGGCGGTTCTAATAGTATAGATAACTTAGTTCCTTCTTGTAATATATGTAATTCAAGCAAGAACGCCCAAAATGTATTTAAATGGCTTAAAATAAAAAATATTGAATTGACGGAAGAAAAATTAAAAACCCTTGGAGTTAAGTAATGAGTACATCGCACAGAGTATATAGTGATCTTTTTCAAGAAGCTAATTTTGTAAATCAGACGGCTGTATCTCAAGGGAAAAATTTACTTATAGATGTTATTAGAGAATCGTTTAAAAAAGATACATTTTATCGCTATACTCACGACGCCTTTGGTTTCCCTTTAACACCGGATTTAACAGCTCTTCCTCCAGATATTCAAGAGGAAAGAACAACAAGAATATATATAGGAGATGTATATCGTTATGATAAAAGATTTAATCCTTCAATAACAGTTAGACATTCTTCGGGAAAATATAAGCCAATATCTATTAATCAAAATCATACCACTAAATATAGATTGGATTTGGTAATTGATGGATATGGAAATAGATCATATATTAGGGTTCCGACACATAGGGTCATTACTGGAGCTTGGGAACAAACATTTGAAGTTAAAATAACTTCAGAAAGCACACAGGACCGCGAAGAATTGACGGATATTGTGACAGGGTATTTACAAGGTGTTGTTCGTCAAGAACTGTATGAGGCTGGACTTTTTGTTAGAGGAGTGAGTATGAGTTCTGAAACTGAAGAAGATTGGGCTAATGATAAGTTATATATACAGAGTAGTAGTCTGGAAACATATTCAGAATGGCGTAGGCACCTTCCAATAAATAGTGTAATTGAAACACTTAATTTTTGTTTTAACTATGGTATTTTAGGAAGTGGCAACTTTGCTTTAGACAGTATTATGGTTCATACTGAAGATAATACAATCAGTTATGAAGTTCCAGTCACTTAATTTTTAATCCATTCTCTCATAGCACAGCAGTTTTTACATAAAAGATCATAGTTTTTAAGAGTGTCTCTCATTTTTTTTAAAGACATCCCTTTAAGTTTACTTCTAGTATATTTTTTTCCGTTGTAGAATTCATATATTATATAAGGATATGATAAATTACAATCTTCACAACTACCACCTCTTTCTATAATAATTTCTTCCAAATTTTCATTAAATTTTATATCTTTTACTTTGTTTTGGCATTCAATACAATAGCTATATGGAGTTCCACTTTTTCTTATATAAAATTCTTTAATATTCTTTCTATTTAAGCACCTAGCACAAAAAGCCTCATCTTTTTTTAAATTTACAATATAGCTTCTAGAGTTTCCTCCCTTATATTCTGAACAAGAAAGGCAAAATTTTCTACTGGATAATTCCAGTACCTCTCCAGCTTTGTCTTTGATTTTATTAGGAAATTCTTTATTACAGTTTTTACATTTTATCATTTTGTCCTCAAATATATTTAGATTTATTGATAGTTACTTATTTATCTGTCAATCTAAAATGGTTGAAGTTTTATTATCTATCAATAAAACATTATATCAATGATGCTAAAAATTTTCAATAAAGTCTTGAAATCATATGTTTTAAGCTATTGTGGGCATCGTCAAATATATATATTTTGGAGGATTTCAAATGCCTAATATTCCTGGAGTACAAGGTCCATTAATACCATCTGTAGTGACGAGGGTAAGGGTAAGATCAAGGGCTCTATCAATTCCTGGGGGATTGAGAGTTTTATGTTTAGTTGGCGAAGGTCGTCGCGAGGAGGTTCTTGTAGATTCTGCTCAAGGGGGCGGTGCCGATGGATTTGTGCCAGATTTTTCTCAATTAGCCACTGATGGTTATGGAAGATTTTTCCGTCTGGCAAACACCAGCATAGTTTCAAACAGAACATCTCTTTTATTAAACGGATCAGAATTAAGACTTTTAGAAGAAGCTCTTGATGGAAACAGCTTCTCATCAAGTTATGACGCAAGAATTGATATTTCTACAGGTCAAATAGAGCTTCAAAGTGCTTCTATTGTTGATCAGGGCGGAATATTATATTCAGAAAGCTCAGGAAACACCGGTGATGGTTATTTATCAGCAATAAATCTTACAGATTCTAATGCTCCTGCGGAAACTTGGACAATTAGGTGTACTAGTGTTTTAAAAGACAGTTATGGTGCTCCTATAAGAGAGCAAGCTACATTTATAGCCTCAGGTTCAGTTAGCGGACAATTAGTAGACTCATATGGTCAGCCATTTACTTGGAAAAGTGATGGAGCCGCCGTAGATAATGGAATTTTGTCTTTTGCTATATATAATCCTTCTCCTAGTCAGCCTCACGATGTAGGCGACAGATACTCTATTCAGGTTTCTAGTAAGGTGTTACAGGAAAGAGATACTTTAGAAGCCAGATATATTGCTGAAGCAGATTTGCTTGATCCTCAAACATTTACAGAGCCAGAAAAACTTTATATTAAGCACGGACAGCCCGATTTGGAAAATACATTATCTTTTGCCGCGCAATTGGCTTTTGAAAATGGAGCAACAAGTGTTCTGGCTGTTCAGGCGAAACCAGCATTGCCAAGAAGAACTAGTGAAATTGTTCTTCCTGCTCAAAATTCACTAACAGGCGAAACTGGTGCTGATGGTGGTTCTGATCCAGATGATTTAATTTTTCCAATCACTGCTCCAGGAAAACCAGGAGCTGATTCAGAAGTTCATTTCTTTATTATAAATGCTGATGGGTCAGAGGACCAAATATTCCCTAATAAAGTTTCATTTTATGATCCTGATATTACGACCGCATTTTCCACTTATGAAGATACTGGCGTAAGTGCTGATTTACTAACTGAATTTATGGCTCCAGGCTCAAGTGGAACTCCATATAGCTATACTGTTGTAAGTGATGATAAAATTGAAGATACTGGAATTGATGGGTATATTTCACCAATTGGTGTTGGCTCAACAGCATTTTTTACAGCCTCTTCTGCCTCATTTACAAGTGAAGCAGTAACTGATGGAAAATATATTGATGTCGTAAATACTGGAACTGCTAATCTTGGCAGATGGGAAATTACAGAGGTTGTAAGTGCCACAACTGTAAGAATTTCAAGAGATTCTGGATTTTTTGCTACCGAAACAGATTTAAAATGGCAGCTATTACTTCCTGGAGAATCATCTTATAGAGTTTTATTTACAACTGATTTAGCTTTAGCTTCGGGCAAAGGTTTAAGAGTTAGTTATATAGATGAGAAAGATGAAGACTTTTTTGATGCTAACTGGGCAGTGGCTCTTGATACTTTAGAGACTCAAGATTTACAGATTCTTGGTCTATATCCTAGTCAAACATTTTCAGCAATTCAGCAGGCTGGTCGTGTCCACGTGGAGAGAATGTCTTCAACATTCTATAAGAGAGAGCGTGTGCTCTTCACAGGTGCTTTGGATGGTTTAACGACTGATAATGTGCTCGGCGTATCCAACGCGGCTGTAGAGAATATAGGAATTCTTGAGGGCATTCAGGGTGATTCTGCCGAAGAGATATTAGATGGAAATATCGAAGATTTGACAGATTACAGTGTTGTAAATAGCTTTGGAGACAGCTTTAGAGTTGCGTATTTCTATCCAGATCAAGCTATTAGGGTTGTTAATGGAACAGCAACCACAATTCCAGGGTATTGGATTTCAGCCGCTGCGGCAGGAAGAATGTCAGGAGAGCCTAATATTGCTCAGCCTCTAACAAATAAGGTATTATCTGGAATAACAATTCTAAACAGTCGTCAATATAAAGAAACCGTTCTTGCTTCTCTTGGAGATGATGGAATTATTGTATGTCAGCCAGTTACAGGCGGCGTGAGAGTTATTCACGGAATTACAACTTCTCAAAGTGGAAACCCAGAAGATGAAGAACTATCAATCGTGTTCATTCGTGATCATATCGCGAGAACTATGAGAGATACATTTAGAGAGTTTATCGGGCAACCAGAAGATCCTACACTAATTCCTTCTTTAACTGCCAAAGCAATTTCGCTACTTAATGCTTTTGTCTCTCAAAACTTGATTACTGCTTATAGAAACCTATCTGTATCCAGAGATGATGTAGAGCCAAGACAATACAATATCGTGGTTGAAGTCCAACCTAACTATCCAGTTAACTGGATATTCTGTGATGTGAGCGTAGGACTCTTTTAATAAGTATGGGAAATAATTAATGAAATTAGATGAAGAAATAACTGAAAGACACACTGCTAAGGAAAAAATTAATTATGGATTAATATTTGAGGAATATTTAAATGGAAAAACTGCTAATTTCTTAATTAATAAATATAATATTTCAAGAAAACAATTTTTTAAAAAATCAAAAGAATTTAATATAAAAAAACAAACCAAACTGCGTTCAGAATTATTTTTAGAGAATACTGCTGAGACTTATTATTGGGCAGGATTTATAGCTGCCGATGGCAATATAAGCAAATGTGGAAAAAGAATATCTATACAATTAAAACTAGATGATTTATCACATTTGCAGAAATTAAGTCTTTGGTCTGGGGCAAAAACTTTATATTTTAGAGAGACTATAAAAAATAACAAAATTATTAAATCCTGTTGTTTAAACTTAAATTCAAAATCAGCAGTTACGGCAATATTTAAGTTAAATATAATTCCTAATAAAACAAGAATATTACTTCCCCCTCCTAAAACCATATATAGTTGGCATTATATTAGAGGGTATTTTGATGGAGACGGTTCAATAAGTTGGCATAAGTCAAATAATAAAGCAAGAATTTATTTAGCATCAGGTTCTTTAAAGTTATTAAAATGGATAAAAAATAAAATATCTTTTATCGAAGGAGTTGGTAATCCAAAAATTACTTATAAACTTGATAAAAACTCAAATAATAAAACATATTGTCTAGAATATATGGGTTTTCAAACAATTAATATACTTAACAAGATATATGAAAATTCTAATAAAACAATAAGGCTTGATAGAAAATATAATAGATTTATTGATTATAAACAAAGAATGTTAAACCAGATTAGGAATAAAGAAGAAAAAGATAATAAAATTTTAATTCGTAATATGGAAATTGTTAATTTATATAATTCTTTAAATATAAAAATGAAGGATTTGGCGGACAGATTTAATTTATCGCGAGCATCTATAAGCAATATAATAGCAAAAAATGAAGCGTAAATCACCAGGTTGTAAAGGCTTTGATTTAAATTACGAAGCTATTTCCAAAGAGTATTTGAGCGGAGGTAGTTTAAAAGATTTGGCAGAAAAATATAATGTATCTAAATGGACGTTATTGGATAATTTTAAGAAACTTGGAGTTAGAAAAAATACTAAAAGATATTTAGATAAAACGAAGTTTGATACTTATACACCAGAAAGCTGTTATTGGGCAGGTTTTATAGGGGCAGACGGGTGGATAAATAACAATGGATATTTGGGTATTGAAATAAAACAAACAGATAAAAACCATTTAGAGAAAATTAAAAGATTTTTGAGTAGCAATGCTGATATAAATTTTAGAGAAAGGAATAAATTTAGTTCTGTTCAAAAATCAGCGTATATTCAGTTTAATTCAAGATATTTAATAAACAGTCTAGAATATAACTTTAATATAATCCCAAAAAAATCATTAATACTTCAACCTCCAAATATACCAGAAAATATGATAAGACATTATATTAGGGGCTATTTTGATGGTGATGGCTCTCTAGGGTGGCACAAACACAATAAAAATCCTAGAGTTACAATATGTTCAGGTTCAATTAAGTTTTTAAAAACGATATTTAATGAAATAAAACGTAATATTAACTCAACAGGAAATCCTAAAATTATAAAGCGAAGGCATTCTAACACTTGTACGGTAGAATTTATGGGTAAGCAGTGTTATGATATTCTTGATTGGTTATATGAGGATGCTGAATATTATTTAGATAGGAAATATAAAAGGTATTTAAAATATAAATCCAAAAGGTGATTAATGGCTTATCCTAGGACAGGAACTTTATTACAACGACCTCAGATAAACGCAACTCTTTCCACCCAACTGGTAATAAAGGTGGGAAGGATCACAGTTGGTGCCATTCAAAGGTTACAAATAACTCAAAGAAGAGAGCACCAGGTTTGGGAAGAAATAGGAACTGACGGGATAGTTGAAATTCATCCAAAGGGGGCGGCAAAAATTTCTTTATCAGTTGAAAGGGTTGTTTTTGATAATTTAAGATTAACAGAATCTTTCGGAAGGGGTTTTGTTAATATACAATCTCAGAGATTTCCATTTGATATTGAAGTAATTGATTTGTCGCTTTCTGATGAAATAGGAAATGACTCCATTCTTCACGTTTTTCATAATTGTTGGTTTAGTGAGTACTCTCCAACAATAAGTGCTGATAGTTTTGTTATTTCTGAAAGAGCAAATATTTTATGTGAAAGAGTAACCTCTTCTCAAAATAGTATCAGTATGGTTAATGGAGGCTTAAGAGGAATTTCTGTTGAATATGATACTATGGAGAGAGCAACAGATACAATAGGCAGACCTGGAAGATTTGATCCTACCGGTAATCTAACATAAGAAAATAATGATTGAATTAGACATTGAAGAAATAAAAGATCTATATACAAATAAAGGGAAATCAATTCAAAAAATAGCGGATATATTAAAGTGTAATTATGGAACTATTAGGAATAGAATGATTTTAAATAATATTAATATCAGATCACAAACATCAATTAACTTTAATGCTAAACACAAATATTTTGATTTTTTAAATGAAAAAAGTTGTTATTGGGCAGGATTTATAGCTGCTGACGGCAATGTTTATAAAAATATTTTAAGTATTCAGCTAAAAGAAGATGATAAAAATCATCTCAAAAAGTTTAAAAATAATCTTGATATAAAATCTAAGATACTATTTCACAATGGGACTTGTAGTATTAAAATAAGGTCTAATTTATTAATAAATAGCCTTAATAATAATTTTTCTATTACGCCTAATAAATCTTTAACTTTACAGCCTCCAGATAATATGCCAAAAAACATGATTAGACATTATATAAGAGGATATTTTGATGGAGACGGACATATAGGATATAATAATTTCCGTAAAGTATTTGTTTCAGAACTATATTCTGGTTCATATGATATATTAAAGTGGATTTTAGATAATATTAAAAATAACTTTAATACCAAGGCAACAGTTAGAAAAAGAAAGAATAAAAATCTTTATAGATTTGGCTTTTCAGGAAATTTGGCAAACAAGTTTTTAGATTACATTTATGAAGATACTAATATCTATTTAGATAGGAAATACAAAAAATATATTAACATAATGGAGGCTATATAATATGGCTCAGTATCCCACTACAGGCTCTAAATTAGAGTCAAACATACAAACTGGATTATCTACGCAGATAATTATCAAGGTTGGAACTGAAACTGTTGGAGCAATTCAGAGACTTCAAATTCAGCAGGAAAGGAGTTTAGAGAGGGTCAAGGAAGTTGGAACAGATGGTGTTTTGGAAATTGTTCCAAGACAACCAACAACTCATCAGGCACAAATAGAAAGAATTGTTTTTGATAGATTACATCTTCCAGAAGCTTTTGCCAGAGGTTTTATCAACATTAAATCTCAGCTTCTTACATTTGATATTTTGGTCATCGATAGGACCAATGGAGAAAATGAAGGTGCGGTTTCTCACAAACTTACTGGATGTTGGTTTGCTAGTTTAAGTGCTACATATCAAGCTGATAATTTTATTATTTCAGAAAGTGGAACCATTTGGATTGAAGATATAAGCTCAACTCTTGGCTCAAGTGAAGCAAATGCTGCTCAGGGCGGAAGTCGTGGGATTAATTTTCAGATTAATCAGAGAGAAAGATCTACTGACCGTGGTTCAGGAGGCTCAGGCGGAGCTGGAGGTTTTAGAGGCACAATGGATGTTGCTAATCTAATCAATGCGAGTTTCGAGAATTAATTTAGATTGTTTATTAAACGGGGAGAGAACTCTCCCCTTTTCCTTCCAATAGTTAAACTTATAACTATTAAATAAAACCTACCCAATACCTTGGGAAAGGCAGAGGTGTGATTATGACAGAGATTAAACATAGCACTTTTGGCTCCTCAAAGGGTCATTCCAAAGAAAAGCAAAATCCTCAACAGCAAATAAAAGAAGCTGATCTGGGCTCATTAATTGAACTTGGATGTATTAAAGAGGATGTTGTGATTGGAAACCTTAGTTTTAAAATGAGAAGCTTAAGTTCTACAGAAAGACTAATGGCCGCTGATTATATTGATGAATATGCGGACGTGGAGAAACTATTTAGTTTTAATAAAATGATTTTATCAATGGCAATTGACAGTGTAAATGGAACCCCTTTGGAAAACTTTTACGATGGTCCAGATAATTTAGATGTTTTAAGCAAAAGAATGGAGGTAATGGGGAAATTACAGTCTCCAGTTATAGCTGTTCTTTTAGAGGCATATGATAAAATTACTGACAGATGTGATGCTCAATTTAATGTTGAACAAGTAAAAAAATAGCAACTGGGTCGTGGCATCGGCTCAGATGGAAATTATGTAAAATCTTTCAGGTGCCAGTCGATGACAAGATATTTCAAAAAATCAACGACGCTCAGTGGGCTTGGTATCAAACCCAAATTATTGAAGATGAGACAGAAAGATTTGAGTTACAAAGAGATATAACTGAATATGGAGCAATGTTTGTAAACCCAGATGCCGTTCGTCAAGTAAGAGAAAATCGTGATAATGTTTACGAAACTTCAGAAGAAGATTTTGATGCTATGCTTAAAGAAACATTTGGTAGAGGAATTCCTAAGGTTGAAAATAAAGAAATGTCAATTAAAGATTTTAAGAAAAGCTTACAAGATGAAATTAAAAAAGATAAGAAAAAGAAAGTTAATCAAAGTGAAATAGAACAATATTTAAATATGGATTTAGATTTGGTTAATTTCATTCCATATAAATGAGGTTTAAATGGCTGATGATCCCAAGGTGATAAGTGAAAAAGATGTTGAAGGAGTAAAAAAATACGACGATGCTAATAAAAATCTTAATAAAACCTTGGATAAAACCAAGGAAAGCCTTGATGGTGTCAAAAAAAGTGCTGATGGCACCAAGCTAAGTAAAATAGAACTTGCCGAAAACGCCAAAAAATTAAAAGATGAGGCAGATAAACTTAATATTAGTCTTGATGGCATTAAAGATAGGTTAGCTAATGCTTCAGAAGGGGCTGAAAGTCTTGGAAGAAAAATTGCTTTAAAACTAACCAGCTCTATGTCCAAATATGCTGAAATTGCTGGTGTGGCTGGAAGCAAAACTATTCAAAGTTTGGTTATTCCCACAAATGAAGCGGGGGCGGCTGTTGATCATTTGTTTGGCAAATATGGAAAATTATTAGCTCCTCTTAAAAGAGTTGAAACTTATTTAAGATCTCTTTATCAAACCCAGGCATTGGCGAGACAGGCAGCAATTCTTCACGGTGACTCAATTGATAAGGCAAACGAGTTTGCTGGAAAGTATGCTCAAGGTCTAAGAAAATCAGCATTGGCAACAGGGCTAACTGCCAAAGAAATTTACGGAATGAATCAAACTATGAAAGATGTTCCTGGAGCATTAGCTCCAACAACCCGTGGGTTGGAAGATATATTGGGTGCTCAAGTTAGAATGATTCAGCCATCAGCGGCTCTTGCCACGACTATGAAAGCTTTTGGAATGTCAGCGGCAGAAGCTGGGACATTCGGCAGAGAAGCATTTTTATCATTTAACCAAACTGCTGAACAAACAATTAAGCAGATGGGTTTTATCGCTCAAGCGTCAAAAGAAACAAATGCCCCAATGTCTGTTGCCAGAGAGCAAATAGTTAGTGCCAGCAAAAGCCTTGCTATTTTTGGTCGTGGAAGTTCTGTTGCTGCCAATATGTGGACAACTTTTGCTCGAACATTAAGAGAAAGCAGAGTTCCTTTACAAAATATTGGTCAAATTGTTTCCAATTTAACTCAAGGATTGGCAAATATGTCAATTCAAAACAGAGCTTTTATTTCTATGATGAGTGGTTTAGGAAGAGGAGCAACTGCCCTTGGAGGAGGTCTTCAGCTTGAGCTAGCGATGAGGAGCCCAAGAGGTATGCAGAGAAATCTACAAGCTCTAACAAGGTCTCTTTCTAGATTTGGTGGTGGAAGAATTATAACTCTTCAGCAAGCGGCAAATGATCCAAGATTAGAAATGCAGTTTATGATTCAAAGACAAATGTTAAGAAAGCTAACAGGAGTTTCTGGCCGTGAGCAACAAAACAGAATTCTTGAAGTTCTAAGAAAAGTTCGTCAAGGCGGAATGTCTCAGCTTGAAGGAAGTAGGGCTTTAAAAGATGCTTTTCAGGCTGGCAGAACAATTCAACAAAAGAGCCTCACCGCTTTACAAAGAATTGAACAACTGTTAAGAGCAGCCATAGGTAAAAGATCAGACGCCATTGGCGCTGCTGCTGATAGAACGGTTGCTAAATCACTAGATAGGGTTAGTGGTGCCGCAGGGCAAGGTGTATTAAGTGCTAGAGATTTTAATAATGCCATTTCTCGAATTGGTGCCGCTATGAGAAATGTTCCAAGAAACATTAAATATACCAGTGATAGTTTAGGTCCAAGTCGTTTTTCATTAGGTTCGTTAGCTCAGATATTTAAAAGAGAGGCGGTAGTTCCTAGATTAAACTTAACGACTCCATCACAACAGCCTAGTATGGCAGCAACACCTTTGCTTAGAGCTATTCAGGGAAATCAAGCAAGAAGAACAAGTCAAAACGCAATGATGCCGATATTAAAGGCAATTGAAAATAATGTAAAGAATGATCAAACTTCAGTAAGAAGGGACGCAACTCTTCCAAACAATCCTCTTTCTGTTTTAACTCCACAGGCACAAAAAGAACAAAAAAATTTAGAGCTAGTGGTTAAAATTGTAAGCAACTTAAATGATCCTGATTTAAAATCTTCTATTGAAAATGTTGTTCAGAATCACTTAGTTAAAAAAATAAATTCCTTAGCACCTTTAGGAATAACCAATAATAAATAGGAGAATATAAATGGCTTTTGATAACAGGGCTCGGTTAGAGCCAAGAGATTTGCCTATTAATGATACTATAGATAATAGTAAAGCATCAGTTAGAATAGGAGATTATGAATCTCCATCAATTTTACAACTTAATCCAAATATTAAGGATGGTAAAAGAGATAGGCAGCTCATAATTTGGAGAGTTCCACAACTTGGGTTTGTTCCTATGTATATTAATCCACAACAAATGAGATTACAAGAGAAAAAAGTTATTCAAAAGCAAAGAACTAAGGGCGGATATGTAATTCAATATTGGGGAGAGGAGCTTCCTATAATAACCTTAGAGGGTTCAACTGGTGCTTCAGGAATTGAAGGTATTAATATTTTAAGAAAAGTGTATAGGGCTGAACAAAATGCTTTTCAACAAGTATCTCAGACATTAGCAGATAGATTACAATCATTTACTGTTGGAGGGACCCTGGCAAACTTAATTGGAGCAGGAGCGGAACAAAATACAGGAAATGCTATTGCTCAGGTAGGCGCAAGTTTATTTGGAGGTTCGGCAAATCCTCCTTTGCTTCCAACACTTGGTTCTTTAGCAGTTTCAGTTGAGCTTTTCCACCAGGGTTGGGTATTTAAAGGATATTTTAATGAATTTTCAATTACAGAGTCAGTTACACAGGGTGTTGGGGTATTTAATTATAGTATGACATTTACAGTATTAGATAGAAGGGGAACGAGAACTAATTTTATGCCCTGGCATAGATCTCCAGCAACTCTTGACTCAGAATCAGAAAATCCACTTGCTTATTTCAAATCTAATGCTGATTCTACGCCACCAAGTTTTGGCGGGGAGGAATAATGACAGTTTTTGTTTCCACACAAGCGGGTCTTGGCGATGGATTAAATAGTGTATTAAATGAGTTTGGAAAATCCGTGGGCATTCCGGGTTTTCCAGAACCAGGGGTTTCTTCAAACACTCCAGATATTCAAAGGTTAAAAGATTTTGCTGGAGGAATATTATCTAAATTAAGGGGCGAGACGCCAGTAGAAAAGTTTGATCCAAATTATGTCGGAACAGGAAGACAACTTGTTGTTGGTGGCAATATTCAGCAAGGAAAAACATCTCCTTTGGAAGAGGGAAATGTAAGACAAGTTTATTCTCAAACTCCCAATATAAGTATTATTGTAAAAAAACGACCTTTTTCTTCTCTTAAAAATTTATATGATCCTAAGCTAATGGATCCCGCAGAAAAGTGGCTTTTAAGAGCTACGAAGAGACTTATTTCAAGAAAATGCTCTATAATGGCAGATTATGAAAGACTAAATAAAATAGATGTGGCGTTTAGTAATAATAAAGATACGAGCCAGATTATATCAGCTTTGTTTGCTCAAGCAGCAGAGCTTGATGGTGATATTAATTCATTTACCTCTGCTACAATTTTAGAAAAATCAGTTCAGGATAGAAGACCAGTAGCCATAAGCACATATTTTACCAATCAATCACTTCCTGTTTTAGAGGAGTTAGGTCCGGGAACAGGAGTTTTTGAAATCACTACAATCTCCAACCTTAACACAAATCTAGATCTTGACGGTAATGGAAACGCTAGTTTTAATTTAGAAGATCCTTATCATATATTATTTGTAACCGAAGAGGATATTGAGTCAGCAATAAGAGACACTGCGTTGTCAAATTTTGTTGATTCTTTAAACCAAGCATCTGCTTCAAGTTTAGCAACTGCTCAAATGAGAGATTCTTTACTATCTGAATCAAGAAGATCAAAGAGCCAAAGTGCTATCAGTTTTACTGTTAATATCGGTGGTAAAAAGCCCGTAACTGCTGTAATAGATTCGCTTGGTTTTGAAATTTCTCCAGATAATCTTGAAGATGTTCCAGAAGCACAAGCTTTAGACTCTGATGATCAGTCATCTTTTGAAGCAATCTATAATCTTTTAGAAACATATAGTCAGGCAACTAATAAAACTATTTTATCAGGTTTTAATAATATAAATGGAAAAGATATTAAAGAACAGATAAAATATACTAGAAGTAAAATGAGATTATATTATTTAGGTAAGTATTTAATTCAACCAATGGACACTATCCATATGTATATTGATGGAGGAACGAGAAGAAATAACGAAGGGAATGATATAAATAACAACCTAAATAATGATCCAATTAGCATTGCTGGAAATATTTTAGGACTACAAGATGAAGCTCAAATTGATAATTCCTTATTAAGAGTTGAATGGGAAAATGAAGCAAAGGGGCTGATGAAGTTTGAGGATTTTAAAAAATTACGCTCTTTACAAACAAGTGGTGAAGGAGCAGGATTTCACGTTTTTGGAGGAATAGTGGGCAAAGTAACAGATAAGTATGATGCCGAGTCTGGAAAATATAGTATGTCAGTTAGTGTTCAATCAAATATGGAATGGCTTAGAATTTCTAGATATAATGCTCAACCTTCTTTAGATCAAACTCAAGGAATCGTTTATGATCCGCTAACTCCTTTTAAAATTAACACAGACCCTGCTACTGGATTACCCACAGGAAAGCCAGAGCTTCTCGATGCTAATTTAAGAAGGCTTGGAAGCAGTGCTTGTAAGTTATATTTCAATAATGGTCCGTCTCTAGGTTCAGAAGTTACAAGTGTTGAAGATATGAATCAAGATGTTAGACCCCTAGGGGGCAATCTTATTGCTTTATACCAGCACGCTCCTGGCTTAGTTTATCGTTGGAAAGAAGGAATTATGACGGCGGTATATGATATGCAGACAACTGATCCTTTAAATAGAACCCGTGTTGATAATAGACAACTAAGGAGAGATGTTGGTTTTTTTGCTAGTCATACTGCTTTTGATAATATGGATGCGGCAAATATAATTAGTGTAATGGTTACGGGTTTTCCTTACAACCCTTCTACATTTGTTCAGTCTGCTATTCAAACAGGAGCTTTCGTTCCAGACACAACATTAAACAGCAAAACTGATTTCTTTTCCACATTTTTGGAGATTCAGAGATCTGTAAATTATGTTCACGGTTCTTTTCAACCATTTCGGTCTTTTAATACTGACCCCGCTGATCTTGCCAATGCTATAAGATTTCAAAGACAGCTTACTGGAAAATCAAATAAGCTCACTCAATTGAGAAATCAAGAAGCAACTATATTGGACAGAATAAGAATTTTGGTTCAGGACGCCAAAGTTTCTGATGTAGCTAGAACACAGCTTACAAATTTAAATATCACAAGAGAGAAAATAACAAAAGCAGAAGAGGAATTTTCCAGTCTTGTTAAAACTAGTGGTAAAGAGCAGGAGCAAAATATTATTAGAGTTGCTGGTGATGATATTACCTTTGATTTAGAGTTTTTAGATTCTGACGACAGGGTTAGATTATTTGGCGATAGAATGATACACGCTGTTTTAAGAAGAAGAGAAGATGTAATTAACAACAGAGATAAAAACTATTTAATTATATCTGATGAATATGATAAAGATTTTGATATTCAGGCATTTGCTTTAAGATTAAGAGAACAAAGCCCAGATTTATTTAAAAGTGATTGGCAATCAGTTTATCAGCTTTGCCAGACTGTGGCAAATACGTTGAACTTCGAGTTTTTCGCAAACACCCAAGGTCATTTGGAATTTAGACCGCCTCAATATAATAGAACTCCTGTCTCTGTTTTAGAGGCAATGTTTAGATTATCAAGTACAGCTGGCATTAAAGTATATCCAGATTTTCTATCAAGTTTGTTTGAAGGAAGGGAGAGAAATCTAGTAAAAGATATAGAAATATTAGAGTGGCAAATAAGATTAAAAGCAGCTTTGCTTGGAGCATCTAGTGATTCTGATGTTCAAGACATTGTTTTTAAAAAATCGGGCTCTGAACTTTTATTTCTTTCACAAGAGCTTGATGCTATAAGAGCCGCTGCTAAGGATAGAGCACAGTTCTCTAAGCAAAGGTTAGGTTTGTTAGAGGTAATTAGAGGAGCGAACGCAAGTGCCCAGTTGCTTAACTTTACTAATGAAGGTTTATTTTCTGTCAAATCACAAATTAATTTACAAAGAAGATTAAATCCAAAAGTAGATGCTAGTAGTACAAATATAATTGGAAAAATAAGTGCTGAAGGAAACGAAGGGTTTTATAACACTACTAGGAAGAAATTAGTAAACCTTACAGGAAGACAACTTAGAAATTTCCCTGAATTTAATGATGCGAAAATTGGAGCTTCAAGGAATGGTCAAACTACTCCTGCTACTGATGTTGCTAGAATTATTTCTGACATCTCTGGTTTTATAAGTAGAAGGTCTAGATTATTAAGAACTCTAGAGAAAGTTCTTGAGCAAAGTATTGAAATAGGACAAATTTCAGAAGGTGGAAAGCTAAGTTTAGGTGGATTTAGAAGTCCAGATTTAAGTGATTTTACTTCTGGAGCATTTAGCAAACTAGTTCAAGATGATACTAAAAACACTTTGGGTCATTTATCAGGATCTAGATTTGTAATAAGAGATGACGTAGTAAAAGATTTTACATTTGAAGAAGCACCTCCTGCTATAACAACTGTTTCTGTTAGTGGCACCGATCCTATAGTTGGAGAACCCAATGGAGGAATTGCTGGCGGAATGCCTCTTTACCTAGCTTATGGGGTAGATTTTGATTCTTGGAGACAATATGGTTGGAGGGCGGAAAAGCCGTTTAATAAACCATTTTTCTGGAGTGCTGAATTACAATGTGCCTCATACGCTGTAATGTTACTTTCAAGACAAAGAGCAGATATTTTAAAAGGTAATATTACTGTTATGGGTAATGAGTTTTATCAACTTGGAGATGTTGTTTATGTTGTTGATAGGCAAATGTTATACTATGTTCACGGAATAAGTCATCAGATAGGGTATGACAACTCATTTAGCACATCTTTAACTTTAAGATACGGTCATCCTCCTGGAGAATATATTCCAACCCCACTTGATGTTATTGGAAAAGGATTAACAACCAAGGCTGGCTCACAGAGTGCCTATCGCATAAGAAGAGAAAGACCAAGAAATGATTTTGTTCTTGGGGTTGTGAAATTTGATGCAGAACTGGATAGTGATAATCCATTAGCAGGGTCGCACGGAGCAAGAAACTTTAATATACTTAAAAATGCCGCCATAGCAGCCAAAAAAGACATAGATCCTAATGATACTACGAATAGTCCTAGAATATATGTTGTAGGGTTTGGATCAGAAGATATGAGCAGTAAGGTCAACAATGTTAAAAGTTGGTTCTTAAATCCAGAGAGACCAGGTGCTTCAAGTGGAATAGGAATTCCGTCACCTTTTTCATTATTGTCTGGATCAGGAAATGATTTAGCAAAATATAAAATCTCATCAGCTTTATTAAACACACAGTTGGTAAGACAGTGTTTGCCTAAAAATGAATTAAATCCTGAAGAATTAGAGGCAATAAGGAAAGGGATTGTTGCTGATGAACAATCTTTCTTTTTTGATGAAATGTTAAATACAGTGGTTGAAATTAGATTAAGACTCCCTCCAGCAGGTGGTTGGACTAGGAGTAATCAATGAATTATGTTAGCAATCTCATTAGGTTGGCAGTTATAACAAATGTTGATCACGATGGTGGAATTGTAAGCACAAGATGGCTTGACCAAACAGCTTTACCTGGACCAGATGTTCCTGTTCCCCATCCCTTTGCTGGAAAGGGCGGGGAAGGAATTTTTATAGCTCCAAAGCCTGGAAACATTATAGCTTTAGATGTATCTGCTCACGAAAGATATATCCCTGTATCTATTCTTCCTTTAAGAGCCTATTATCAAGATTTAAACTCTATTTCTGAAATAGGTTTTGATGAAATAGAATTTCCTCAACTTGATAATGGAGAAATTGTTATTCAAGGTTCTACTGGAGGTCAATTTAGGTTTGATAATGATGGTGAGGTTTCTATTAAAAATGCTTTTTCTGAAGGAATATCTTTTGGTGGAGACGATGATAGCTCTCACAGATGTTCAATCTATATAGGAACTCCTGTAGATTATAAAGTAGACCAAACTGGCTTAAGTGCTTCTGGATTGGTAAGAAGAGATGTGCGAATAGAATCTTCGGAGAGAGACTTTGTTGATTTTCTTACTGAGATTAGTTCCGAACAAAGCCTCGAAGAAATTGGATGGGATCCAAGCAAAAAAGTAAGTTTTATAACAAGGTCCTCGTCTGCTGAGGTAAAGGGCAAGGCGCAAAATAGAAAGTTTAGAAATCCTGGTTTAATTGAAAAAAGAAATATTATACTTGAATATGGCAGAGATTGGGATTTTGGAACTTATCAGGAAGAACTTGATAGGCTTACAACTTCTCAAGTTACTCTAAACGAACTTGATGATAGAAGGGAAAGAAGAAGCAATTCGTTAAGTTTATCTTTGGCATTTCCTAATGAATTAATGGAAGTAATTAGTGGAACGGTAGTTGATATTTTTGGAAACCCAATTGATATTAATAGAGTTGCTATCGAAGCTCCAAGAGGCAAAGATAGGGAATTTCTTAATGATATTTTGGAAAAAATGCGTCATACAATGGCATATCATATGGAAATTAATGCTAGAAAGGGGTGGGATTATAGGGCGAGAAATACATTTGCTGACCGACCAGACCCTCCTATATTTACTGTTCCTGATATATTTAGCTCTGCGAACAATGCTAGAGACAGAAGTAAATTTTCTTTAGATATTGATAAAGAAGGGCAGCTTAAAATAAATGTTCCGGCATCGTCAGAAACTGGAAATATATCATTTTTAACCAGAAATGAAAACTCTAGTACTATTGAAGTTGATGATAATGGAAATCCTAAAAAGAATGTTAGAGATGATTTTAGAGGATTGCATAGAAATATAAAAAATCAAGATATATTTTTGGACCAAGTTGGTCCTGGTGGAATTAAAGTTTTAGGGACCTCTGTCAAAAATAGATTAAGTGGGAATAAATCAAGTTGGATAGATCCAGATCCAACAGACAGTTCCTCTTCTACGGGAGAAAGGAAAGAGTTGCCCGAGTTTATTGAAGCCGGAACTGCTTTTCACAACATAACTCAAACAGCTGCTCTTTTATTAAGAAGCAATTTAAATCAAACAGCAACTGGTGAGTTAAATGAGGACGATGCTGCTCCTTCTGAAGGGGCAGTTTTGAAAGAGATTAACTCTAGAACCCCAAGTAACGAAAATCCTTCTCCTAATGCGGGAGGAAGAAGTTTACAATTAAATTTGGATGGAAGTATAGAAACATCTATAGGTGCGAACACATCAGATAGAATTTCTTGGATGTTAGATACGGCAGGAGCGCTTATTGCTAGAATAGGAAGGGATAAATCTGGGCGAAGTGCTATAATTCAAACAGATGGCGAAATTGCTTTAGAGATTGGGGGATTTGATTATATAGGGGAGGATGGAACAGATGAAGTTGATACGAGATTTGTGGGAAGAGGTAAAGATAGGACTATTTCTTTACCTTCTGACCCTAATAGATTTAAAAGTGGAAAGTTTGTCATAAGGGTTAGAAGATCCAATGGTGAGCAAACTGGACCTGATGTAGATAAAGAAGATCATTTAATTATAATTGAACAAACAGGAATAACTATTCACTCTGCCGGAAGGATGAATTTCATAAGTGAAATGGACACTGTAATAAAAAGTGGCAGCAGGGTGGTAATAGATGCTCCAAAAGTTCAAATTTATGAGCAAAATCCAAGATACTTCTCAAGATCAGGCAGAAGAATATCGTAAGAATATCGAAAGAATATCGTAAGGAGATATAATGGCACAAGATACACTTCCGGTTCAAATACCATTTCCGGAGGAAGGCGAACAGCCAAAAACATATTCTGAACAATTATCGCAACTTAACTGTGTTTGTTCAGGAGGGGCAATAATTAGTCCAATAACACTTCCTAGTGCTACAGTTAATTTAGGAGATATTATTGCTGATCATTCTAGAGTATTATCTAATTTTGCCTCAGCCTACAGTGTAATTACAATAATTCTAAGAATGATTGCCTGTATTATAGATGTCTTATGTGCTATTCCCAACCCCTTTGCTATGATTTCGGCAATGATTAAGCTTTTTGGCACTTGTTTGCCGGAATTAATCCTTATATTTCCCCAATTTGCGATAATTGCCATTATTTTATGTTATATTAAAATAGTTATATCAATTATTGAATATATTCTTGAGGTCATACTTCCATTAATTATTGATATTATTGCTAATGTTCAAACTTTAATTGATGCTTTTGAGAGTGGAAATGGAGATGCTCAGGCGGCAGTGGCATTTAAAATAGTTGCTTTGATAAAAGAAATGTTTAATGTTGTTGGAATTACATCGGCACTGGCAGCTCTTTTTATTATGATTAAAGCGATTATAAATCTTGGCGTAGGAATTCCTTGTGGAGGCTCTGGCGGCTCTTGTTCAGGTTGTGGTGATGATCAGTGCCCATCAGTAATCCAAGAGGATGATTTATCTGGAATAGATGGATCATTAATAGTTTTATATGGAGAAGATATTTTTGATTATGAAATAAGATTTTTTTCGTCTTCCGCACAAAGCAGTTTTCTTCAAATAAGAGAATTTTTTCCAAAAGGTCTCAATTATAATGAAATGTCCGCTGAAGATATTCCTTATATCTTAACAGTAGATGGTCAAGACTATGCCATAACTTCTGTAGATAGTGGGGGAACGGCTCAGTTGTTTCAAATACCTAATGAAGAAAGATCTGATGGATATTTATCATCTTTTGTTTTCCCTCCAACAGCTTTGGCATCTGATCAGGTAAGGTTTGGAACAGATACGGAATTTTTTGATTCGTCTTTTTCAGGTAGATATTTAGATATTTCAGATAGAAATGAAAGCACTTCTGACGATAATAGTGGAACCTGGTATATATCTTCAGTTATAGATGCTTATAACGTGGTGTTAGATAGCGATCCAAATGCCATTGGTAGTAGTACATTTAGTGGATTTAGTTCATTAAATCCAGAGCGACACATTACTTGGAAATTAACTTCGTCAGCCCCATCACCAGGCGGAAGCAAAACTTTTTTAATGGATATTAACCATAACGAACTTATAAGGCACCAGTTAATAGGACTAGGCTGTCACCCTTCGGTAAAGGCAACAAGAGATGCCACAGAAAATAGGTTCCCCGACGCAGCTAATGTAGATTTTCCAGAATTTCCTGATTTAAATGCCGTTGTTTCAGATCTTAATAATTGTGTTACAGCAATAGCTCCAATAACTGTAGATAGCTCTTATGTTTTAGATAATTATCAATCTATAGCTTCTGGAGCGGCGGAGCTTGAAGATTGTATTCAAGGAGTTTTGGGGCCATTTCAGGCGAATATGTTAAGTTATGCTAATCAGATATATCCTAGGGTTCTTGATAGAGAAAATAGTTTATTTGTAGCTAAACCCACAACTCAAATTATTGGAAATAATATATTGATTAGTGTTACTCCTTTAGATATTTATGGAGGACTATTATCGGCAGGGTTGCCTCCGGGAACAATTGTTGTTTCCATAAGTGCCACAGCAGGTAGCCTTTCAGAAGTTACTGAAGAGCTAGATGATGATGGAAATGTTACAGGAGTTTTTACAGCAGTATTGAGTAGCACTAAGGTATTAAGTTCAACACTAACTGCTCAGGTTGGAGGCCAATCTTTAAGTGATTTTGATGGCTCAACCCTTGTTGATAAAACTATTGAAGTAGAATTTATTGAGAAGTTTAGAACAGGAGATATAGATGATGGTCCCGAACCTCTTGGCGTTGGAGAGCAATAATGGTTGAAAATTCAGCAGTAAATTCTGCTTTTAAATTTGATTTAATTACTTTCGCAAAGAATATAATAAAGGAAATTGAAGGGGCTCGCTCTTATCAAAAAGTTACGGACGAGAAAACTAGTCAAGGATTTACATTACCAACAGAGAGTAGAGTTAATGCTTTATTTAGACTAATAGGTTTGCCCTATTTTGTAGTTTTTGAAAACAAAGGGGAAGAGGAAAATAATCAAAATGAACCATTATCTTCAGGAAATAGAGTTTTAACTCCAGGATATGATAGTGAGTTTAGCGGCAAGCTTTCAGCATATAAGATTAAAAATTTAGATGCTATTGGAGATGTTAAAATTGATGAAACAGTTTCTAGAAGAGAGCTAGAATTATCAAAAATAGAAAACTCTATTGGTACAAATGAAACCAATGCCGCTATGTCAAGTTCTTTATTATTTTCTATGGGATTGGAACCTAATATTCCAGAAAAGGGGTTAGGTTCAGGGGAAATTGGTCCGACAAACAACAGAAGAACTGTTTATAAAAAACTTAAGCCGTTAGTGCCAAATTACAACACTAGTGGAATATTTCCTAAATCTAATTCTCTAGCAAGGCCGTTTTTGCCTGATTTGAGAAGACAAATTTTAGACAATCAGACTGTTTTGGCAAAGCCATTTATTGAGACGGTTATTAGAATTAGATTAGTGGGTCTGGAATCTTCAAAATCGTTTGATCAGACAATAAAGCAAATTGATTATCTTGATTCTGTTCAAAATGATTTAGGAGATGACTTATTTTTTGAACTATTTCCAGATGGAGTGGGTGTTCTAGCACAAACAAATGCTTTAGAAAGATTTATTTTAGATAAAATGCTGACTTCAATTAACCAGCTAGCAATAAAGTGGGTTGAATTAGAAAAGAATCAAGAACAGGTTCGTAAAAAAAGAGCATTTAAGATCGTAGTCAGAACAACTTCTGCGAAAACCAATCCTCTCGGTAGAAGGGCACAGGTTGAGACAAATTTAACTACACTGTCTAATTATAATGATGGAAAGAAGATTAAAAAGCTTAAAAAACAAATAGCTGTTGATGAGGCACTTTTAAGTCTTTTGCCCACAGATGATACTGTTACTGGTAATAAGAAAAATCCTAAATTATCATCAACAAAAAATGTGGTTTCCTCAGGATTAATAAATTCTTTTACTAATATACTTAATCAAGATTTAAGTAGATTTCAGAAAGAATTAAAAAAGTTACAAGCGGACATATCACGGTCAGCCAAAAATATTGAAAATTTAAGAGTTGAGCTTGATTTAATGACAGGAGAGTTTACTGGCGTATCAATCCCAGACATTGTTGCTATAATAATAGGTTTGTTTCTAATATCAAAAAAAGATTTGCTAAACCTGCTAGATCAAGAAACAAGAGATAATCTTTCAGCGGACCCAGTATTGAAAACAGCCATAGAGAGTTTGAATTTATCTAGCACTTCAGCGACCCCTTCTTCAGTTATAGAATCAGTTAAAAAATTGGAGACACAGGTGGATAGTGTATTTAGTGCTTTAAATGCTCAAATAGAGATAGTTAGGGATAGAATTAAGCCTTCCAAGCTAAATAAACAGCAAGGTAGAAAGAAAAAAGAAAATATTAACAGAAACTATGATTTAGAGGGAGAATAGATGTCTTTTGATCTTAAAATAGAAAATAACAATTTGACATTAAATCCTGACGGAACTTTACAAACTGTTAGGGATAATGAAAAATTGGCACAAGACGTTATTAAGATTATTTTAACCCCTGTTGGTTCAAACAGGTTTCATAAATGGTATGGTAGCACCGTTGGTGCCAGGACAATAGGAGAGATTCTTCCTGCTGCTTTAACACAAGCTGATAGTGAAAGAGCAATACAAAACAGTCTCAATAATTTAATTGCCTTGCAAAGGGCTCAATCAAGAGCCCAGTATGTTTCTCCAGGAGAAACAATTGATAGTATTAAAGATATATTTGCTTCAAGAAATAATTCAGACCCAAGGCAATATCAAATTGTTGTTTCAGTTATAACAAGACAATTAACGATAGTAGAGGAAACATTTACATTAAATGTATGAGGGATTTTAAATGGTTGATTTTAAAAGTTTTAATAATATAGTGCTTGATATGATACAATCTTTGCGTCTTACGCAACCAGCACTTGACACAAAACCAAATACGGTAGCAAGAGATTTATTTGTTGACACCCAGGCTCTTCAGCTTGCCAACATATATGAAGCTATGAGAGAAGTTGCGGCTTTACAATCTATCGCCAATCTAACTGGACAGGATTTGGTTAACTATGGTGCTAACTTTGGAGTAGAAAAAAGAAGTGGGACTAAATCTATCGGCACAGTTGTTTTTACATTTAGATCTCTTGATAGTGATATTACTATAGAAGAAGGAACCGTTGTTAGATCTAGGGGAGGAATTCCATTTTTAACTGTATCTTCGGCAAATGCTTTAGTTTCTCAAAGCAATGCCTTAAGAGCAACAGCTACAAGACTTAGAAATCAATTAGACACTGCTGGAATTACTGATGAATTTGCTTTAGAAGTTTCTGTAGAGTCACAGAGTTCAGGGTCCTCAGGGAATATTTCCCAATATTCAATTGTAAGTCATTCTGCGGCAGGGGTAAATTCTGTAACAAATGTTACATCATTTAGCGGAGGAACAGATTCTGAAACGGACGCTGCCTTTAGGTCCAGAATACTTTCAGTTTTTGCTGGCGCAAACACAGGAACGGCCTTAGGGTACAGGAGTATTGTTTTGGGCCTGGCAGATGCCATTGACGCCCTTGTAATTGAACCAGGAAGCACTTTAATGACCAGAGATGGAACAATAGTTGTCACTGATGACGATGGCAACACAGTTGTTTCTGAGCCCGGCACGGGCGGAAGGGTTGATATTTATGTTTTAGGAGAAAACCCTCAGTCTGGAACAGATAGTTTTGTATATAATGATCAAAGCGGAGAGACAGATCCTACTGATGATTCCAACAACTATATACTTGGACAAAGTTCATTAACTGCCGATGCCAGTTTAACTTTAAATTTAAGACGCGTGACCACCTTGTCTGGAACTTCTGACATTCCTCTTCAGCCAGTAACGTCAATTGTTTCTGTAAGTGGCAGCTCTTCTGGGCCTAACTTTATTGAAGAGTTTTTAGATACAGACGGAAATCTAAAAGGAAACTATAGGTTGGAAAAAGATTCCGGCTCTGCCTCTGGGAGCCCATTTGGTCTTGACAAGATGGTCTGGATTTCTGACAGAATAGATTTAGAAAGTGAATCAAGGACAAAAGGCAGTTTAAACTCAGTTGATGAGTTGGCATTTACGGATGTTTTAGAAATTTATGCTTCATCTCAGGATATTCAAGTAACAAATGAAAATTCAACAGTTTCTTCTTCAAGAAACTCCATAACAACTTTACACTCTCCAGTAAGAACTGTATCAAGAGTTTTTAACCTGACAACTGGAGAAAGATATACTATTACAGACCAAAATCCAGATGGAGATGGAAATATAAATGGCACTGGTAGAGTTCTAATAAGTGGCAGAACTTTACCAACAGTAAGTGATATTTTACAGGTTGATTATACCTGGGTTTATGATTTTGATTCAGGTATAGATTTTGATCATTTAAATCCACAGGATTCTTTAAATTCTTCACAGGATTCTATAGACTGGGGCTATTCAAATTATATCAGAGACGAGCCCTCAACTGCTGTTTTAGATGCTTATAGTAATTTACACGTTCAAACAAATTATTTTATAAGCAAGGTAATTTCCGTAAATACTTTCGTTTCTGAAACATCAGTTATTACTGGAACTACCACAGGTAAAACAATTGTAACAAATAACCCTGTATCTAATATACATAGTATAATTGACACATCTATATCTGGTTCGCCAGAAATATATAACACAAAAGAATCAGATGGAGTATTTTCAAATCTTTTAATATCACTTCCTTCCGATACAGTGGCACAGGTAGGAGATACAGTAACTATTACATATAACCTTAATGATATTTTTAACATAGATGGTTATGATTCTGGAACTTACGCAAATAAATTAATTACTTTAAATCCAAACACAGCAACATCAACTGGCACAAGTGTATTAGTTAATTATGTTACTGAGTTAGAAAATTTAATTCCACAAACAGATATTTCATCATTATCTATTTCATCAAACGGTCTTAACGGTTTTGTTGAAGTTGACGGTTATCAGCCAGTATTGAATAGATTTTCAGGGCCCAGTAACACTATAATAGATAATCAAAGGCGCTCTCCATCAAAACTTAGGGTTAATGTATCTAATATTCCAAACAATGGTGTTATTAGAGTGGTAGGAACTACTATAAATAAAATTGATTCAACATACATTTCTACTTCATCCTCTTCTATAAATTTTGCTTCTCTTATACGTGAAGCGGAGGGTTTAAGTGAAATAGCAACAGTTCCTAATACAATATACATAGCTAAAGTTGTTAAATTACAACAGGTAACTTTATCCGACAACGGAGAAATTCAGTCAGTTGATTTAGAATATGATTTAACAAATTATAAAATCGGCGACTCTTCCTGGGATATTGCTAATTCCTTAGAAGACATTAGTATTAATAACACCTCTATGGTGTTAAGTGGTGTTTCAGCAAACACTTCATCTCTAATTTTAACAGGAACTGTAGTTAGGGTCATATTTTACTACGCAAAACTCAATGATTATGAAGATTTGTTTTTCTCTAGAAATGGAATAATGACAACAAATAAAACATTTGGGCACATTGATTCTTTAAATAGATTTTCTGGGTTCCAAGATTCTGGCGGAACAATTTCTGGAAAAGTTTTGGTAGATTCTTTTAATCAGCCGGCAGAAAATTCATCTTATTTTGTAGATTATTCATATACTGCTCCAAAAGAAAATGAAAGAATTACGGTTAATTTTGAATATAATAAACTTATAGTTGATGCGACAGAGGCCATAGAGGATAATCGCCCAATAACAGCTGATGTTCTGGTGAAATCTGCGGTAGAAGTAGAATTAGATGTTGATGCCTATATAGTTGTTGAAGAAGAGTTCGCAGACAGAGAGGCTACAGTAAAACAAGATGTTGCTGATAATATTACCGCCACCCTTAACTCTTCAGCACTTGGAACAACATTAGATCAGTCAGATATTGTGGCTAATGTATATAATGTTGAAGGTTTAGATAGAATAAGAATAACAAGGTTTAATTTAGCAAATATTTCCGGAACAAAAACTAGTATAACGGCAGAGGATAATGAGTATCTGAGCCCAGGATCAGTCACTGTAGAGGTGGAGAGTAGGTAATGGCAAATAATATTAGAATCAATGGTGTAAATGTAAAAAGTTCTGTAAAAATAGAGGTTACTTTTACACACGGAATTGGTTCAATTTCAATTGAAAATATTTCAATAGAAGGCATAGGCGGCGATCCTAACGCCACCATTTTGTCTATAGAAATTAATAGTAACGCATTAACTATAAATACTAGACCAATATTGCCAAGAGGTTATTATAAATTAACATTAAGCTCAACTTCCTCTTCAATGATTGAAGGTGCTAGGGGCGAGTCATTTTTGGTTGATGGGGCGACAAATGTATATTATTTTACTGGTCCGGAAGATGACAATCCGATCAGAGATAATATACTAAGTGATGTTCCTGGGGTTTATGATACGGACCCAGGGGGATTGCTTTTTGATTCTATAGATGCTAGTGCTAGTGAGATACAAACTTCAAATAATAGAACTGGTGAAGTTCGCTCCGCTAATTATGTTTCTGTTACTGTTGAGGATGAATTAAAAACAAGAGGAGCAGGTCCTTTTGATAGATTCGCTAATGAAGGAGTTTATGAAATAATACGAGTTGGTTCAGTGGAAACTGGAACAACTGATTCCGCAGAAATTTCATTTTTAGAGTTTCCTTCAGATCCGGTAAGCTTACAGCAAGCTTCTATCACTGATGAAGAGGTTTCAAATGTTTCTAATGATTCCAATAGTTTTGTAGGTTTGTTAATTACATTGGCAAATAAACCAATAATAAAAGTTTCTTCTATAGTATTAACAAGGGGAAACACTGACTATGAATATAATATTTCTCAATATAAATATGGAATTCTTGAAAATAAATATGATTCAAATAACTCATATCCTGCCCTAGATATTGAAGAAAATCAAATTAGATTAAGCACTTCCGCAGTGGGTTCGTCTTTTCCATTGCCACAAGGGAGTGATGTTATAACTGTTAGCTATTTATATAAAAAGGTAGGTAGAGATGTTGGAGATGACTCAGTTTCTGTAACAACTCTAACTAATATTGTAAGAGAATCTGTTCCAGCCGTATCTACTTCCTTCTTTTTACAAAACGCACCAATAGTTGATGAAAGCAATTCAATTCCTACAACTGGAGGGGTGTTATTTTTAGACCCACTTGTTAATTTTGACCCAGATGAAAATCACCCTTCATTTGTAAATGAGATTCCTTTTAGCATATCTAGTTTCCCCAGTAGTGTTGGCGAATATACTGTAAATTATAAAACTGGACAAGTTATTGTGTTTGGCTCAAATGGCAGTGGCTTTGATGGAACAACAACAATTCCACCTGTAGCAACATATACCTATAGACAAACTTATCAGTCGGGCCTTGATTATACTTTTTCTGCCAGTCTAAATGAAGTTGCTTCTCTTCCGGGCAGAGATTTAAGAGGAGGCCCGGGAACAATATCTTTTGAATATGAAGATGCTTTTACCGAGGGAACAGATTTTAGCTTCCTGTCTCACGTAGAAGTAATAGATGAAAGAGTAGAAAATAGATTAATTGAAACAATCGGAGTAAAAACTGAAAACAACTTTGTAAACGAAGTTTTCAGAATTTATAATGAAACTACTGGAGAGATATATTTTCCTAGTAGGGTTAGTGGAAACGAAGTTTACTTCTCTGCTTCAAATCCTCCTAGATTGAATAATATAACTATGGAGGCGGCAGTTTTTACAACATCAATTCAATCTCAAATTATTGTTACAGACACCTTATCCGTTACTGGGAAATCATTTGTTGTTTTTAGAATTGAGTTAGAGAATACTAAGATAGCATCAGCAACTAGTGATTTTATAGGTGCTAGTTTTAATAGCTCATTAATTCTTTCAGATGCTGATACTTTTGTATCTGAAAGATATTATGATTCAGGTGATTCACTAGATGATAATTTAATTCGGCTACAGTCTGTCGGAGATTATATGGTTGATTACTCATCTGGCCTAGTATATGTAGCAGTCAATTCTGGATCGGGGACAGATATTGGCGATGCCACATATAAATATGGAGAAGTATCTACTAGAAATAACCATATAGTTAGAGTCAATGACCTATATAGAAGTGCTGGAGTTAATACAGACCATAGTAAAATATTTACCATTGGAGCGATTTCTGATTCATCTATAGGAATATCTAATTTAAACGAAATTGGAGAAAGAACTTATGATGGCTCTGTTTTAATTGTAGATAATAATGGAACAAATGATACTATCACCGTAGATAATGATATATTTAAACTTCGTTCAATATTCCAAGTAACAGATTTACAAACAGAGTTAATACCTATAAACTTTGCTACTAGGGCAGTAGTATCTTCTTCAAACCCAAATGTAATTACATTAAGTTCCTTAGGAGTTCCTGTAGAGGATACTTATTTAACAGTTGCCTTGTCTGGTACTAGAAAATATATCACCTGCGATAGAATACAGAGCCTGTTTGATTCTGGTTTAGCCCAGGTAGTTTCGGCAACTTCAGTTATAGATTCATACAGTATGGTAAATTATTTTTCTCAAGGAAGCGATGGATATATATCTGCTGTAGAGAATAGGGTTTATCTTCCCTCTTCTACTGGGGCATTACCAGGGGATATTGTTAATGTAATTTATAATGCTAAGCTAAATGCTGGAGCGGCAGTTTTGGTTGATTATAGTATAGGTGATATATTTGTAGATTACACGTATACTCCTGATGAGATACTTATAAGCTATGAATATGGAGATAATGTTCTTGACTGGAGTATTTCAAATTCTGTTGCGGAAGGAGAAGAATATTTTGTTAGTTACAAATATGGAGCTTTGAGAAATTCTTTAAGAGATAATTTTGGTATATTAAGCAGTGTTTCTGAGATATTAACTATTCCAGAAGAACTTGACAGAGAAACATATAGAAATGCCATTACTGGAACTCTTCAATCTTTTCCTAAAGGTCCTACGATCCCTTCTATTGAGCAATTAGCAGAAGCTTTTACTCAAATAATTCCTAACATTACTGAAGAATTTTATCAAGAGCTGATATTAGGAAGAGATAAGCTATATCTGTCTGAAATGAAGTTAGAGGCAAATAGTGATGATGAGCTACCTACATTCTCTCCAGGGAAATTTGGTAATGGATTATTGCTTGACAAATCTGGACAAACAGCTTCACTTCCAGCCAACTCGAATATAAGCTTAAGAGAAGGTACTTGGGAGGCATTTGTAACAAATAATTGGGATGGTATTGAAAATGATGCTACATTGACATTTAATCCACTATTTGAAGGTTATGGAGATACTAGCAAAGTATTTATTGGATCTAATAGTTTAAACCCTACCGAAATACCTTTTACATTAAATAAAGACGACGTAAGTTCTTTAGGTAGGCCAAATCTTCTACATCAAGAAATAGGCCATTTTATTTGGTATGATACTAGTTCAAAAAAATGGAGAGTTAGGGTAAGGGCTCCAATTTCAGAGGAGAGATTATTTTCTGGAACAATTGGGACTAGTGGTGAGTTTAACAATGTTAAGATAGCAACAACTGCTGATGGATATGATGGGTATGAGGGATATGAGGTAAATGAAATAAATGATGTAATTAGATCAACAGATGCGTCAGTCAAATATGCTTTTATTGTTGATTCATATGATTCCATAAATATGGCATTTGACAGCTATGATTCATATTCTGGCGGTGGCCTTGCTGGATTTGATGGCATCGATTTTACGTCAGATAATTTACATTACTTGCTTGATGTTGCTGACAATCCAACTAAAAATAGATTGAGCTTGTATAAGGATGGAAGGGGATTTTTAAGATTTAGAGTATATGATAACAATAGCAGAATAAAACAAGTAAGTTATAATGTAAATTCTTGGGAAAAATCAGATACTCATCACGTTGGAATTTCTTGGAAAATGAACACTTCGGAAATGCAGGATGAAATTCATCTTTTTGTTGATGGAGAAGAGGCTCCAAATACATATAAGTATGGAGGATATTTAACTCCAGACGACGGCACAAATTTTATGGACCCTGCTTCTGAAATTTTAGCTTCTTCTACTACTGTCCCTACAATAGGTGGATTTGATTTACAAACAACTCTGGGCTCAAGTGTTGTTTCATCTAATAGTTCAATATTTACTTCTGAATTAATAGGAGCTAGATTCTTAATTTTAGATGATACGGATGATGGAGACGCTACCCAGGAATCTCCTTATGTATTCATTAAAAATGTTTTATCTCCAACTGAATTATCATTAGAGATTGGACCAGTGGGGTCTGCTATTGACTATAATGCTCAAGCAACTCTATCTAATGTTAAATTTTCAGCAAATCCTCTTGATGTTGAAATGAGATTAGACCCATCAGTTGAGTTAATAAAACTTTTTTCAATAGATTCGTATGGGGAAGAGACAGAGCTATATTCACAAAACACAAATACTCCAGATTATGAATTTTATGAAGACGGGTATAAAGAAAAAGTTAATGTTTATGATGGCGTGGGAATTAATGACCAATTAATATTGAGATCTTACGGTTTATCTTCAGCTAGAGTTAGGCAGCAAGCATATATATGGGCAGACAAAACAACAAATATTTTAAGAACTATAGTTCCTAGCCCTACTTCAGTTGATAAGGTTTTCATAACTTCTATAATTTCACAACCTACTCAAATTAGTGTAGGAGATTTTGCCCTAGTGGCAATGGTTGTTGGTGTAGATATAGTTCCAGTTTTAGTGGGCAGTGTAGATTTTTGCCAACCATCTAACGAAACAACTGGAAGAACTTTAAAGGCAATGATATCAGGAAGTAATTTTGATTTTAATGGAGTAAATCAGGTTTCGATTATTGGAAATACAACTGATGGGTATGGGTCAGAGACTTTAGTTTTTAATGAAGTTGGTTCTTTAGTTACTTCTAGATTCTTTACAACAATAACTGATATAATTGTAAGCCTGACCCCTTCAGACCCAACTGAATCTGTTGGTTCTGTAGAGATAAGGGAGGCTCTTCCATTAACAATTTCTGAAAATGGGGGCGATGCCGCAGAAGTTCATTTGTCAGTACAACAGCAATACGGATTAGATGGATATACTACAATAGGAACAGGAAGATTAACTGACGGATATTCTAGATTTGGAGAAGAAGATATTGGGAAAACAATTAATATTGTTTCTCCGGCGAGCATTGCTGGTCCATACTATATAGATGATGTTTTATTAGATCCATCTGGTGTTGTCAAAGATTCAAATACAGTTGTCTTAGACACTACTTGGTCAGACGCTTATACTAGTGTTGAATGGAATATGATTTCAACAAGCTATGGAGACAGTGGCTTTGCTAATGGATTAATAACTTTGGAAACAGCTGACAGTGGAGGAGATCCATTTTTGTTACGAAGTTGCTGGTATGAAGTTGATTTCCCTACATATTTAACTATTCCGTGGAATACTACACCAGACAGGTTGTATGTTGGTTCAGATTATTTAGGAGAAAATCAAGCTAAAGCTGTTATTGATGAAATGAGAATTTTAAATGAGCTATCTTTAAGTACTGGTAGAGGAGAATCTGCTCCAAGCTCTGGAAGGTCTATTACAACTGATGCTCAAGTTGTTCAAGAATATACAGAGTCTATTAACACTCTAGGCTTATTTCACTTCAATGATTCTGTTGAAAATTCTGCTAATTTTTATTCCAAATATGATCGCTCATTTAGACAAAGTGAAAATAGTGTTAATTTAAACTTTGGGCAGTCAATTGTATTTAATATTAATAAACCACTAATAGTTGATAATGCTTCAATTTTTCAAAATAACGAGGGCACTATTGAATTTTGGATTAGCCCAATATTAGATACATATAATGATCCAACTAGAAGATATTATATAGATTTAAGTCCAGAAGTTACGGCGACAGCCACTGTTATATCAAATCTTACAATTTCTTTACCAGTTAGGGCAAGAAGTATTAGTTCTGTAACAATTCCAAACAGTAATACTAATTATTTTATAGGAGGTGGCCTGTCAAATAATGGTCAAGCAATAACTTTAGGTCAGGCTTTGCCCTCTACATTAGTAACTGCTACAGTAACATATGTTCCTATTGCTAATCAAGGAGATAGATTTAGTATATATAAAGATGAAGTTGGTAATTTAGTATTATATGTTAGTGCTTCTGGAACAGATTATCAAATTAGAACTCCGATCCATTGGAAGAAAAATACTTGGCACAGAGTTTTTGCTGGTTGGAACTTAAACAATTCTGATAATCAAGACACTCTTCATTTTCTCGTTGATGGTGATGAAGGTGGAATTATTAGATATGGAACTGGACTTTTATATGGAGCGGGAAATCTATATGGTCAGCCAACTGTATGGGGTTCCGCTACTTTAGGAACAATAGCTTCGAGAAACATCCTATCTGATATTAATTTAACTGATACTTTTAACAAAATTAATATAGGGGCAGATTTTTCTGGGGACCTAACTGCTTTGGCACGAATGGATAATTTAAGAATATCGAGTGCCTTAAGAGATATAACATATCTTGGAGGGACTGGTCCTGGACAATTAATAGGTAAAGATTTACTTTATACTAGCAATGTAAATGCTGCTCTTCCAGTAGTTGAGGATGCTTTTACTAGATTATTATTAAACTTTGATACTACAGAGGAAGAAGTTGAATATTTAGCAAAAATTAGAAATTCTTCTAGTGGGATTTTTGATTTTTATGTAGAGGTAATAGATACTTTTGACTTAGCAGATACTGATTTAATCCATAGCATAATAACTGCTTTATATAATAGAATAAAACCAGCTCATACAAGGGCATTTGTGAGCTTTACTGAATAGGAGGAGATAGATTATGGCTACTACTAAAAGGTTGCCGGTAGGAATAGGATTCGTTAATTGGCACGATGGGCAGCGTATAATAGAAGAAGATGTTGAAGCTGATCAAAATAGAAACACCAGCATAGACGCCGCCAATGTTGCCAATTTTATGGGAAGTGGAATTTTACGTTCTGATAGTGAACCTATCGTCATATTAGATACAAATTCTTTAAACGACACTCAAGAAGCACTATTTGATAGCTATGCTTTTGATGGACAAGATGTATATATAGGCAGTGTTAATGATGTTAGTGATTCTATCAAAGGAGTTCAACTTTCTGTAACACTATCTGATGTTGATTTATCTGGTTCTGAAACCACTAGAGTTTGTATAATAGGTGATACATTTGGGGATAGTTTGATATTTGATGCTCTTACATTTGAAGAAAATGGAACTCAGGTAACTAGGGGTAGGTACAAATCTATTCGTGGAATATTGTTTCAAGACTTTTTTGGAAATTTAAGAGGAAGTAGAAGTCCTGCGGCAGACGACGGGTATAATAAAACTGGCAGGTGTATAATAAGGGAGGTTGAAGCATTAGAGTGCTCAATTGATCCAATTATTGCTTCTCAAACCAATCAACCAAATAAGTTTTTTGAAGATTTTAATCCTGCTTTAAATTCTGATACAATTACCACTATGCTAGAAACAGCTATAGGCGCAGATAAATCTATTTCTGATATGGAAATAGGAATAGAAACATTTGCTCAAAGAGAGTTGGCAGTAAATGATGTTACTAAAAAAATTGGTCAGAAATTTTTAGCTAACGGAACAAATATTCAGAAAATTTCTGTTCTCTTATCTGTTCAGCAAGATACTGCCGCCCTGCCGGCTGATGCTTATAATTGGTCTGGAAGTATTGCTTTGACTTTACATGCCCTTCAGACAGATGTTGATTGCCCAACAGACCCTATCCCAGACAACACTGTAGCTTTTGATCCAGAGCCCGCAATAATTGGTCAAATAACACTAGATTCAGATGATATGGAAAAGCAAGGAATTGTTCTAGACGGCTACTCAAGAAAAGTAGATTTTGTATTTACTGGAACAAATCTTTCTGACCCATCTCGCACTCCTATTGAACTAAACAGATATTATGTACTAACAATAAGTAGAACTGGAGACGCAAGTGTGGGAACTTTGCTAGTTGAAGAAGCACCACATCGTGCTGATAATGGATATATGACTATATTTGACGGCACTAGCTGGATTAATGTAAAAACTAGTGACCTGTGGTTTAGTGTAGAGGGCGACTATATTAAAATTTCTGATGGTGTTGCTTACGAAGATGGAGTAGGAGTTGAGGTGTTAAAAATTGCTCCTGATGCTACAAACACAGAAGCACCGTATATAGAAGGTCTTATTGAATTCTCAACTGTAACAAAAGATGCTTATAATTATACTCTATTAGAGTCTAGCACAGCATTTTCAGATCAGGTTGAAGATGAGAGAACTGGCGTTCCTGTTTATACAAGAGCAACACCTTCTCCAGAATTTTCAATATTAACTCAATCAAATCTTAATACATTGCTTGAAACAGATTTAACTCCAGTTTTATTATGTAGGGTAAAAGACCAAAATCCTAGAGGAAATCCATTGTCATTGACTGGGACAACAAACTCCATAGGTTTGGCTTTGGACAATGAATTTAATATTCTAGAGCCCAATGCCGATTTACAACAGCATAATTTAGTTGGCTCTTTACTTTACCCTAATTCGTCTCTTTCAGCCAACTATAGAATAATAAAAACAACCTTGATAAGCGATGCTTATGGAGACGTTAATGGAGATGGAGAAATTGATAGTGATGATTTAGCATTAGCTCTAGCTCTTGACGGATATGATATTACAGCTACGGCAACTCAACAGTTAATTGCTGGAGGATATATTGATTTATTAGAATTTTTGCGTGCCGATGTTAATGGAGATGGGGCTGTAAATAGCACGGATGTTGGACTAATTTCTGGATATATTGATGGAAGTGTGGCTTCGTTTCCAGCAGGCTCCACATTCTCTAGGTTAAAAATTGATATAGAAAATACTACGGACCCGTTAGTTTCAGGAGCAGATATTGATGGATCAGATGCGTCCTTTATAACTGCTCCATTTTCTCCGGTAGACTGGTCAATTCAATATTGTGCTTCTTGGTTGCCTGATAGAGTAGTATTTGAAGATTTAAGGAGATTTTTACCAACAACGTTTACTGAAACTTTATCTACAGAGCATCCAGGAGGACAAAATAATTTCTATGTTCCAGGAGATTTAATTATAGATGGTTATCAATTAAATAGAGATGGAACATATTATTCTGTTGATTTGGAAGTTAATCACTTATCATTAGATGTTCCTGTAATGGACTCATATGGAAATCCAACTTTCATAGATGGTTATACCGGAATACTTCTTTTTGATACCTTTGTGGCTGAATCTTCAGGGGGGAAAACAGCCTCTGGATTTAATGCTATGAAATATGCTGATGGAACTTATGTTCAAATTGCGGACTATACTTCAGAAAAAGTAAAAATAGCACCAGCTATTCAATCTACTGCTCATACATTTCCAGTAACTGCTGGTGGAAATATCGAAGACATTGTAGGTATGCATTATGATGTTTCCTCTTCACTAGTAACTCTTTATTTGAACAATTTATATGACGACGGATATGGAAATATACTTCCTCCAGTAAATACAAAACTTTTAGTTACTGTATATTTGAAAAAGGCAGGATTTAGAAATGAGACGCAATTTATTACAAAAGATCAAATGAAAACACTTTTGAACATTTAATGGAGTTTAACAATGCCTAACGCACAAATTAAAATTAACGGAGGGTCAGCTGGTGTTAGTGTTGATACCATTGCTCTTGGAGCAACTGTTAATTTATCAAATGATGATAATGATGGAGCGACATCTTGGAGATGGGAATTTATTTACAAACCTCCAACATCTTCTACAACGCTAACCACACCCACTTCATCTACTTCAACATTTGTTGCTGACGTGGAAGGTTCTTATTTAATTCAACTTAAAGTAAATACTGTGATAAGAAGCAGAGTAATTGCGGCAGTTAAAACCATTGATAATTTAAGATTTATTGCCTCAAGTGAATCAAATGAACTGGGAGGCTGGGAAGAAACAATAAATGATAATTTTAAAAATCTTGTCTTAAAAGTAGAGGCAGGAGGAATTGGTGACGCTTATGGAAAAATTCAAGTAAGCTCAAATGATACAACTTTAGGATATTTAGAAGAAAAAGTTTTAGCAGGGCTAAATACTTCATTTGTTGAAAATAATAACGGAAGCAATGAGAACTTAACAGTATCTACTACTGAAACTATAGGATTGCCAGAACAAGTTTCTACACCAGATAATCTAGATAACTATGGTAATCTATATAGTTTTGATGTTGATGGATATACTGAATTATATTACTTAGACAATTATGGTAATTCTATTCAATTAACAAGTAAAGGACTAGATGCTTCTTCACAAGGCTATACTTTTATCGATGATTTTTCTGATTTTTCTATTGATTCTATGTGGAATCAAGACCCCCAATCAGGAACTATAACTGAATATGATGGATATATTAGAATAACACACCCTGCCGCTTCATCTGAATGGACAGATGTTATACAAGAGGCTCCGAATATAAATTTCGCCATCCCTTTTCCTTCAGATTACAGTACAGTTGTTTATGTTACAGTAAATAATGCTGTAAATAACCAAGGTGCTCAGATTACAAGTTATTTAGGAGGGCAAAAAGACACTTTTACTCATCTCCAGCTTAAATATGAGTCAAGTTCTTGGCAAGTTCATGCATTAGATACTCCTGCCCATGTATTTCAAACTGTTCCAGTTGGAACTGGTGGAGCCGCAACCAACCCGATTGTTGTTGGACAAAGTTCGTGTTGGCTTCTTTTTGAAAGATACGGCAATGCCTCTATGTACGCTTATTCTTTAAATAGTTTAAATAATCCTCCTGATGTAAATAGCTGGATACAATTGGCAGCGAGAGGGAGTTTTCCTTTCCAACATTATAATAACTATATATCATTAAATGTTTTTAACTTTAGCACTCATCCTGCCTGTAGTGCTGATTTTAGAGTTTTTAGATTTCATAATATTCGTGGACAAATTCATAAGTTTAGTTAAAAATAAATATCATAGGAGAATTAAATGCCATTTTCAGTAATTAAAATTAATGGAGGTGCTGATGGACAAAGTGATGACACCATTACTTTAGGCTCAACAGTTACTTTAACAAGTGGAAATGATAGTGGTGCCACTTCTTGGAAATGGGAGCTTATTTATAAGCCACCCACATCATCTGCTGTTTTAAGTGGAGCCTCTACAAATACTGCTACATTTACAGCCGATGCAGAAGGTTCATATTTAATTCAATTAACTATAAATTCATATATAAGAAGCAGAGCAATTACTGCCGTTAAAACTATTGATGGGATAAGATATATTGCTTCTCAAGAAGCAGCAGAACTTGGTGGCTGGGAAGAAACAATAAATGATAATATTGATCTTTTAATTAATAAAATAGATGATGGGTATTTGGATAATATAAAGCTAGCTGAACAGGTAAGTGCGCCAGATGCTATAGATGATTATGGGATATTATATAGTTTTGATATTGATGGTTATTCTGAACTACATTATGTTGATAATTTTGGAAATTTAATCCAGTTGACAAGTAAAGGCTCAGCGGCTTAAAATAATAGATTTTATTTTATAAAGGGAAGTATAGAAATATGCTTCCCTTTTTCTTTCGAAAATCTATCAATATTAAATTAGTCTCTGAATTTTTATATCATTTTCTATCAATATTCGTATATTTATACGTATATGTATATACATGTACATACATCTTGCCGATATAATTCAAGTATTGAAGTCGGTTAAAAACTGAAAGGAGTAATACTGAAATATATAACCACACCAGTTGACGAAATTATATATTTATATAAAGATGGATTATCTTTAAGAGATATTCAAGCTAAATTGGGAATACATCATCTATTTGTTCGTAAAATTTTAATAAAAAATAATATTCCGCGTAGAACTAAATCACAATCTATTCATTTAAGTAAAAAAAACAATTTTAAAATAAATAAATATCTAAATTCAGTTATAGAGGGAGACATTAGGAGATGGTCATTTAAAACGCGGTAATCATCAATCTTGTTTTGTATACGGAACAAGTAAAGAAGAGTATGCTAATTGGCTAGGAAATATATTTTTAAAAAATGGCATTCCATTAAGTGGAGGAAGTGTTTATTCCTCAAATAGCATGGATAACCGATATAATAAAAGATATTTAAAATTCCACTTTTCTACTTTACATTCTATTGAAATGAAAGTTATTAGAGATAAGTGGTATAAAAATAATATTAAAATTATTCCAAATGATTTTGCTATCAATAAAACTAATCTTTTACATTTGTGGATTGGGGATGGGTCATGAAATAAAAGAAACAAATATGGTTGGATTGCTACAGATTGTTTTTCTCATAATGAAGTAGTATTATTATCAAATAGTATAAACAATCTAGTTGGTATAAAAACTAAAGTTAATTTATGTAAAACAAATAATAAAATTGTTCCCAGAATTTATATACCCAGGATTTCATTAAATAAAATGCTTTTATTTATTGGACCTTCGCCAGTTAAATGTTATAAATACAAATGGGGAAATTTTTAAAAAGGAGAAAAAAAATGAGCAATAACAATTCTAATCGTCGTCAAATAAACATACGCCTGGAGCGGGAACTATATGATTTTCTTGTAAAATATTCTAAAAAAGAATATAAAACAATCACAGCAGTTGTAAGAGAAATGATAGCTAATTTGTATAAAAATTCTCAAAGATAATGGATGTTAAGGAAATCATAAGATTATATAAAGGTGGTAAGTCTATTAGACAGATTGCTAAGATAAAACTCTGCTCTGCGACAAAAATAAGAAATTTTATGATTAAAAATGAAATTGCTTTGAGAACAAAGGGAGAGGGGCTATCAAAATATTATGAAAACAATATTAAAATGAGTAAGTACTCTAATGAAGTTATAACTGGCGAACTTATTGGAGATGCTTATATAAAACCAAACGTTAGACAGTCTTGTTTATCATTTTGTAGTAAACATAAATCATACTGCGATTATCTATTTAATATATTTGATAAAGAAAATTTATGCAAATCTTATGTTAAAAAAGTAATTTATTATCATAAATATCATAATAAATATTACACAATATTTAAGTTAAGAACTGTTTCTACTATACAAATACATCATCTTAGATCCAAATGGTATAAAAATAATATTAAAATTATACCTGATGATTTCAAACTAACTCCAACTGTAATGCTACACTGGTATATGGGAGATGGAACCTTGCCGAAAGGACAATATGGAGTTTTATGTGTTGATTGTTTTACGAATCAAGAAAATAAATTTTTATCTAACCTTATTAACAAAGAAATAGGAATTAAAAGCTCGATAATAAAGTCATTAAATAGAATATTTATTCCAAAAACGTCTATGTCTACATTATTAGATTATATGGGAGCCTGCCCAATAAAAGAATTTAATTATAAATGGGATTTAAAACCTATAGGTAGAATTATAGACCCTATCCATATAGATAAAAATAAATTAGAAAGTTTATATATTAAACAAGATATGACGCAAACACAATTAGCAAAATATTTTAACTGTTCAAAATCTTTAATTAATAAGAAATTACGAAAATATAATATAAGGAAAAGAAAATGAAAATACGATGGAGAGGATTAATTTCAACTCAACATAGTTGGGCGTTTGTTAGTCAATCATTAATAAGAGCCATCAATAACATTGGTGGGCACGAATTATATATTAAATCAACAAATGGTCTTAAGCATTTTCCAGAAGATTTAAAGCCACAATTGCTTCCTGGCTATCACAATAATTTATTAAAGGGAGATGCTGAATATTTAAATGAAAAAGGTGAGTTTATCACTGTTAATAAAAATAATCCCTTACCAGAGATTGCTTATAATAATAGACCTTACGATTTAGAGCTAAGCTATACAATTTTTTATCAAAGCCCTCGTAGATTTTTTGCCGATTCCAAGGCAAGAGCAATTATTTGGAATTTTGAAAGCTCAATTATGCCGCCTGGATGGCATTTGTATCATAAAGCAATAGATTACTATTTACCTTCTAGTCAATATTCTTTTGATATATTTGCTGATAATGGAGTTCCAAAAGATAAAATGTTGGTAGTTCCTCACGGAGTAGATACAAATATATTTAATCCTAACATTCCCCCATTTGAATTAAAAACTCAAAAGAAAATAAAGTTTCTTCATAACGCTATACCTCATCATAGAAAACTTCACGAAAAAGTAATTAAAGGGTATTTTAATACTTTTACTGATAAAGATGATGTTTGTTTAATTTTAAAAACTAAATTTCTTGATCCAAAAAAGCTTAACGAGCACGAAGTTGATGTTCAAGCAATATTAAAAAAGTGTGCCGGAAGAAGAAAAGATTTGCCTGAAATTGAAATTATTCAGTCTTTTATTCCAGATATTGGCTCTTTATATACGGCCTGCGATGCTGTAATTAGTATGAGTTCCTGTGAGGGGTTCTGGCTGCCTGGGCTAGAGGCTTTGGCCTGTGGGAGTTTAGTTATAGCCCCAAGGCACGGAGGACAACTTGAGTTTTTAAATGATGATAATTCTATTTTAATAGATACGAAAGAAATGAAGGCTCCAAGTTCAATGCAGTATTGGACAAATCACCCTGATGCTGTTGTTGGAGATCCGGACATAAAGCATTTTTCTAAGATGCTTTGGAAAGTTTATAAAAATCTAGAAAAAGAGAAACAAAGAATAAAGGAACCAGCTAAAAAAACTGTTGAAAAATTCACTTGGGAAGCAGCAGCCCAAATGATTTTGGATCTTCCAATTCCCAAGAAAAGCAAAAGAATTTTTGATAAGGACAGGGTGTTGTTTATAGTTCCATACCTAATGGCAGGTGGTGCTGAAGTTTGGGTCCGTGATGCCATTAACTCTTTGGATAAAAATATCTATGAAATAGATATTGCTTTTGTAAATGGATTAAATGATGAACTTGTTTCTACCTTTAAAGATGTTGATGCCGAGATTATAGATTTATCAAATCAAGGCAGGGGGGCAGCCCTAAAGTGTTTAATGGAGTCAGGAAGCTACTCTGTAGTTCATTTTTACAACAGTTTTGCCATATATAATATTATTGGAGGAACACATAAACAAGGTTTAAGAGCAAAAATTGTTGAAACCGTTCATAGTGAGCTTAAATGGAGAGACTCTATGAGTAGGGTAGCAACAAGATTACCATTTGTTTCTGAAATAATTGGTGTATCAAAGACTATTTGTGAAAAACTTAAAAATATGGGCAATAAAAATGTTTCTTTTGTTCCACAACCAATAAATTGGGAGCGATTTAAAAAAGAAAAAAATAAAGAAGTTTTAAAAGCAGATAATATACCAAGTGATTTTGTGGTAGGTTTTGTTGGTAGATTATCCACTGAAAAGAATTTGCCAGTTTTACTTCAAGTTGCGGCGGAACTTCCAGAAGTATCATTTGTAATTATTGGTTCCGGAGCCCAGCGTAAAATATTGGAGAACTTGGCAAAAAATATAAATAATATATTCTTTTTAGGAAGAAAAGAAAATGTTGAAGACTATTATTGTGCCTTTGACGCCTTAATTCTTCCATCAACTATGGAAGGAATGCCCTTAGTTATTCTTGAGGCTATGGCAAGTGGAACTCCTATATTAGCTTCAAGAGTTGGTGCTATTCCAGAAGTGGTTATGGATAATATAAATGGAAATCTAATTTCTAATTCTGATTATAAAGGATATATTGAAGCTATCAAGAACTTATTAAATAAAGATTTATGGAACAGGTATTCTCAAGGTAGTTTAACTATAGCAAGCTCAATAGAAGAGGAAAGTAAAGAAAAGCAAGTAGAAAAAATATACAATAAACTTTTAGGAAAATAATATGCCCGAACTTCCAATTTCCTCTTGGAGAGGTAAATTAATAAGCACGAGAAAGGATTCTAGTGGTAAAAAATATATGGTAATGTCTGGAACAAAGTCTATCCTATATATATCTCTTAAATCAGTGGAGCCGAATAAAACATATCGTGTAACAATAGATTTAAAATCTGACGGGGGAAATGGGGAAGGCTATTGTAATATTTATGGAAACAGAAAATTTGACTTTCCTCACGTTAGATTTAAGTGCGAAAAGGGTGGTTGGCAAACCTATGATATAAATATAAAAACTGGTAATTTCCCTAATACAGTGCCACTAGTTTTTCGTATATGGAGGCCAGAAAATTCAAGTGGAAAGTTACTGGTAAGAAGAATAATATTTACTTCTATTGGAGATCCTAAAAAAGAACAAAAGGGTCCAGAACTAATATCACAACAAACTAGAAATAATGCTTTAAATATAAATGATTCGTCTCAAAATAACCCTATTCCTCCAAAAGTTTTACCGGGAAGGGTGCCAAATGTTTTTAAATCAAAACCTATAAAGCCTATTTCTACAGAGGAAAGGCGGTCTCGTAGAAGAAGAATGGCAATTGAAAGAGCGCAAAGAAGAGGGGATTTTTCCGTTGAATCAACTCATAAGTTATTCCCCCAGCCCCCTCCAAGAATTTTGCCACAAATTATAGAGCCTCACGGAATAAAAGTTTCAGTAATAATATCTATATTTAATAGAATAGAGTTTTTTGAAAGGGCTTTATATACCTATGCTAAGCAAACAATAGGAGTGGATAATTTTGAAATAGTTGTAGTTGATGATAAAAGTTCTGATGACATAAATGGGTTATGTAAAAGATTTGCCAAAGAGTATGGAGTAAAATTTCAATATATCCTTATAAACAAATATAAAGGGGCCATTGAGCCACGAGGTTTCACTCCAGCTTTAAGCAACAATATTGGGTTAAAACACGCAAGGGGCTCTGTTATAGTCATCACTGGTCCCGAAACATTACAAAAAGAAACCAATTTAGAACGATCCTGGGAGACTGCTAATAATGGTGCTTGCGTATATGGTAATGTTTATCGCTCCAATTTAAAGTTTGTAAATGTAATTAAAAAAACTGGTGTGGCTGAGAAATCTTTTTCTGAAATTATAAAAATACGAGGGTCCAAGGCTGATGTTTCAGTGACAAAGGGATTTTGGTGGTATTATATAGCTGTAAGAAAAGAGCATTTAATGAGCATAAATGGAGTTGATGAAAGGTTTATGAGAGGAATAAGTGGGGAAGATGATGATCTTGCTAGAAGGATGAAGCGTTCTGGTGTTCCACTGGTTAGAGAACCAAGTATAGAGGGAATTCATCAAGATCACTCCGCAGAAGATAAAAAAGACCTCCACGCTTTTAGATTTAACTCAAAACAATGGAATAAATTAAGAAGAATTAATGAGAAGTTATTAAATAGCTGGAATAGAACAAAAAATACTGTTGCGAACACGAATATCGATTGGGGAAGCTCAGAAGCAATAATTAAAAAGGAGAATTTTTAATGAATTTTATGACATATTTTGATGTTAATTATGCTGATAAGGGGTGGGCTTGTCATCACACCTTATATAAATTCCTTGGAGAAGAATTAAAGTTATATGTGTTTGCTTTAGATGAAAAAGTATATGAACAGGCAAAAGAAAAGAAGGGAGTGGTTCCTATTAGATTGAGAGAGGTTGAGGAAAAATATCCAGAGCTAAAAGATATTAAAAACACGAGATTAGCGAAAGAATATTATGCCACAATGACTCCAATATTTCCTCTATACTTATTTGAAAAATATAATGATGATTTATTATTTTATACTGATGCGGACATAGCGTTTTATAGTAATCCAAAAGAGATGCTTGGTGTTTTAGGCAATAAGTCTTTAATGGTTGTGGATCACGGAATTGAACCTCCAAGAGCAAAGGTAAGATTTAATGTTGGAATTTTGGCTTACAGGAATGATGAAAATTGTAAAGAGTTTTTGAATTGGTGGAAAGAAAAATGTATAGAATGGTGTGAATGGAAAACTATGCCTGACGGAAGATGTGCGGACCAGGGATACTTAAACATTATTCATAACGAGCCTGAGAGATTTAAAAATACCTTAGCAATACAGCCTCTAAATACTGGTATTAATGTAAGTCCTTGGTGTGCCGAAAATTGTAATGTTATTAAAACAGGAGACGATATTATTATTAATAATAAAACGCCTCTTATTTGCTATCATTTTCACGAATTTAAATTAACTCAAAATGGATATTATCCTACTGGATGGAAATTAGGAAATGGTTTAATTCAAAATGTTTATGAGCCATATTATAAACTTATCAAGAGTGTTAAATGAGCAAAAGAGTTATACCAAAGGGAAAATGTAGTATGTGTGACTCTTTTGCCAAACTTCCTAAAAATCCAAAAGAAATAGGTAGAATTTGTGAAAAATGTTATAGGCTAAATATTCAGCCAAAAATAAAATGTTCCATTTGTGGTAAATTGAAAATAATTCACAAGGACACTTTTTGTCTAAAATGTTATAAAATTACATATGAACCTCCAAAGCACATCTGCTTTATATGTAAAAATAAATGTATATCTAATAAAAAAACTAGTTCAGGTCCAGTTTGTTTAAAATGCTATGATAAGAACTTTAAACCCAAAAAAAATTGTGAAAATTGTAAAAGAATAAAAGTAGTTAAAAAATACATTAATTTTAAGCCGTTATGTGGGGGATGTGCCTCTAATTTTATAAAAAAACAAAAATGTGTAGAATGTAATAATATTAGGAAGATAAATAAAATAACAGTTAAGGGGACAGTTTGCGGAAAGTGTTATAATAAAAATCATAAACCAAAGCATAGATGTACTAGGTGTAAAAATATAAAATATTTAGCATCTGCCTCGCCCAATCTTTGTTTTAATTGTTATTACATTAAAAAAAGGAAAGAAGATTATAAATTTTATATTTTAACCAATTTAAGAAATAGTGTGAGAAGTGCTTTTAACAAATATTCAAAGACGGGCAAGATAATAAATAGTTCATCTTATGGAATAAATTATAAAAAAATAATAGAACATCTTGGTAATTGTCCAGGGGAAAGTAAAGAATATCATATTGATCATATAATACCTTTGTCTGCTTTTGATTTAAATGATCAAATACATATTAAAGCAGCATTTTCTCCTGAAAACCATCAGTGGCTTAAAATAGAGGATAATTTAAAAAAGAGCAATAAATATGATAAAAATAAATTTGATAAACTAATTATGAAATATAAGGAAGGAAAGTTATGAGCAAGCTGATTAACGCTGACTGGACAGATGAAAGGTTAGCACAAGAAAATAATAAGATAAATGAAGAATATTTTAAAAAAGGAATTCATAAAGACTATCCTGCCTATTTTAAATTAAAAGAGGCGGTTGAGTGGATTTTACAGAGGGATAATAAGAGGCCTCTTAAGTTTCTTGATTATGGTTGCGGAACTGCTTGGTATGGAGTATATTTAAAAGATGAAGGTTTATTTGAACATATAGAGTATAATGGGGCAGATTTGTCAAAATCAATGTGCGACAAAGCAAAAACAAACCTACCACAATCAAACTTTATTGTTGCTGACGCCAGTGAAGAGCATTTTGATAAAGAATATGATGTTGTTACTGAAATGGCTGTTTTGGAATTGGTTCCAAAATGGGAAGAAGCAATGAAAAATATATTAAAATCTAGTGGGAAATGGTGTGTTTTTCATAGGATGTATTTCAAAAGTCACGGCGAAGAAACGGTAAAGGAACAGGTTAATACTTATTTAAAAATTCCAGATATTAGAATACATATAAGTTTGGATGATTTTGATTATATATTATCAAAAAACAACTTCGATTTGGTTAGAGCAGACCGCTGGGAGAAAAATAATTTGTATAAGCAAGGAACTTTTATAGCAAGGAGAAAAGATGCCTAAGTTTACTTTTTCCATGATAGTATTTAATGGGGCTTATTTATTAAAAGAAAATTTAGAGAATATTTATCCTTATGCTAAAAAGATAGTGATTACAGAGGGTCCGGTAAGACATTATCAAAACAAAGGTTATACTCAATCAACTGACGGCACTCTTGAAATTATAAAGAATTTTCCTGACCCAGACAATAAGATTGTATTGCTTTCAGGAACTTGGCTTGATAAGGATACGATGGTCAGGGTTCAGGAGAAACATTATGAAACTGGTTATATTTGGTGTGTCGATTCTGACGAATTTTATAAAAAAGAAGACATAGAAAAGGTTTCAAGTTATTTGGATAAAAACCCTAATTGTCATTCTATGTCATTTAGATTAATGTCTTTTTATGGAGGATTTGATCATTATATAACTGGATATGAACAAATTTTTGAAACTCAAAGAATAAAAAAGTTTATGAAAGGTAAAAGCCGATGGAAGACGCATCGCCCTCCAACAATGTTATATGGCAATAAAACTTGTAAAGAGCTGGGACATATTAATCACGACACCACAACTAGTTGGGGTATATATATTTATCATTATTCTCACGTTTTCCCAAAATTGGTTAAAGCAAAGATGGATTATTATAAATCACGAGACAAAAATGGAATTATTGGAGATTATTTTAACAAGTTATATGTTCCTTGGATGAGAGCAGTAAATCATATTGATAAATTAAAAGTTGAGGCGGCAACAAGAGGCGTTCAGGAAAATGTTCCAGGAGTAAGAGGAGATGCTTATACCGCAGAGTTTAAAGGAGAGCATCCAGAAGTCATAAAAAAGTCTATGCCTGAATTAAAAAAGGTTATAGAGCAAGAATTAAAGGAGCTTGGTGTTAAATGAAAATATATACATACAAAGATAATGAAATAAATCAATTTCCTCCTTTTACTGAGCGTCCTTGGATGCCAAAAGGAGAAAATGTTATTGAGGTAGATAATCCCGCTGACGCTGATTATATTATTTGTCCAGCAGCTTTACATAGAATTAAATCAAAGGACCAGACATTAAGGGTGGATAAAAAACTAAAAGCAGGGGTTGAAACTTTAAAGTATTGGAAAGACTATGAAAGCAAACACGTTTTTTTTGATTGTTCGGATTTCACTGTATATCTTGGAGGAACGTCAGCCACTCTAATTCGCTGTAATGTTAGAGATTTTATGTTAAAAGATCCCAATACAATTCCTTGGTTTTGGCCAGTTGATGATTTGAAAGATTATACTGCCGTTCCAGAAGGTGGATTTAAATATGATGCTGCTTTTCAAGGATGGCTTTCCACAGAGACTAGAAAGCAGGCAGGGAACTCTTGTAAGGCTGTAATGGGAAATAGATTTCATCACAAAACCTTCAAAGACTTTTATGGTTTGATGAGCAATAAAGAAGAGCAGGAGAGAAGGAGAAAGAGTTTCCTTGAAACGCAAAGAGACTCAAAAATATTGCTTGCCCCTCAAAGCATTTCCGGCGTATTTCCTTATAGGTTTTTTGAGTCTATGTCTTCAGCCCGAATACCCGCTTTATTCTGTACGGGCTATCATTTGCCTTTTGAGGATAAAATTGATTGGGATAAATGTACTTTAAGATTTGATGCGGAACAAGCACCACAAGCAGGCAAACTTATTCAGGATTTCTTAGATAAGACATCAATAGAAGAAATTATAGAACGTGGAAAATATGGTAGACAAATGTGGGACAAATGGCTTAACCGCGATAAGCAGCCTGAATTAGTTGCTTACGCATTAAAGGAAAGATTAAAGTAAATATGAAATTATTAGATCACAGCCCTCATTTAATTAAAGAATGGAATTTTAAAAAAAATATTAACATTAATATTGAAAATATATCTTATGGAAGTGGTAAAAAAGTTTGGTGGAAATGTAAATATGAGCACGAATGGCTTGCTGTTATAGGTCATAGGACCTCTAGAAAGCAAGGTTGCCCTTACTGCTCTAATAAAAAAGTGTGTAAAGGCAACTGTTTGGAAACAAAATTTCCAGAAATAGCAGTAGAGTGGAACAGTAAAAATAATTTTGGACCAAGTGATATAGTTTTTGGTAGTACAAAAAAAGTATGGTGGAAATGTAAAAAAGGGCATGAATGGAAAGCCATAATATGTAGTAGGGTTAAAGGGAATGGATGCCCATATTGCTCTGGATTAAAAACATGTAAAGCCAACTGTCTTGCTATTAAAAACCCCAAATTAGCAAAAGAATGGAACTATAGTAAAAATAAAAATTTAACTCCATATAAAATAGCCCCAAATAGTCATAAAAAAGTTTGGTGGAAGTGTGAAAATTCCCACGAATGGAAATATATGGTAAAAGATAGGCACCGAGCAAAACATGGTTGCCCATATTGTTCTGGAAAAAAAGCAACTATTCAAACCTGCTTAGCTACATTGCGTCCAGATTTATTAGAAGAGTGGGATTATAATGAAAATACATTATCTCCATACGAAATTACTCTTGGTAGTGATAAAAAAGTTTGGTGGAAATGTAAAAAAAATCATAAATGGGCCGCCACGGTGAGTAATAAAGTTAATGGAAGCGGATGCCCATATTGTTCTGGGGCAAAAGTGTGTATAGATAATTGTTTGGCTACTAAAAACCCTACACTTTCAAAAGAATGGAATTATGATAAAAATACCTCAACTCCTTTTGATTTTACATTTTGTAGTGGAGAAAAAGTTTGGTGGAAATGTAGAAATTGTAGTTATGAATGGAATGCTCAAATAAGCAACAGAACTAATGGCTCTTCTTGTCCCATTTGCTCAAAAGGAAATGTTTCAAAAATATCTCAAGTTTGGCTTGATAGTTTAATCATTCCTAAAAAATATAGGGAGAAAAGGATATGTATTTTAGATAAGTATTTTACTGTTGATGCCTATAATCCAAGGACAAAAACAATATACGAGTTTTATGGTGATTTTTGGCACGGGAATCCAAAAATATTTAGGCATAATGATATAAATCCCGTAACCAAAACAACTTATAAAGAACTATATAATAATACAATTGAAAAAGAAAATATTTTTATAAAATTTGGTTATAAAGTAATTTCAATTTGGGAAAATGATTTTAAGGAGATGTCTAAGTGAAAATACCTTTTTTAAATTTAAAACCAGAGTCAGAAAGATTGAAGGATATGGGTTTAATGAAAGATATAGAAGAAATAATAGACTCTAATAGATTTTTATTTGGTCCAAAACTTGATCAATTAGAAGATAAGTTAGGACATTATTTTCAAGCAAACGTCGCAGTAGTTGGAAGTGGAACTGACGCTATAGTTTTATCTTTAATGTCCCTTGGCATAAACCGAGGAGACAGGGTTGGTTTGCCAGCTTTTAGTGCCATTCCTACGGCAACAGCAATTAAAATGGTTGGAGCAGAGCCAGTATATTTTGACGTTGATGCTGACACTGGAGTTGTGGGAGATGCTGTTTATAAAAAAATAAAAGACTGCTATCTCAATGCTTTTATTCCAGTTCATCTTTTTGGAAAAACTGTTAATATTGAGGTAATAAATTTACTTAAAAAGTGTGGAATTCCAGTTGTTGAAGATTGTGCTCAAAGCTTTGGGTCTAAAATTATGACTTCTAATAATCAATTAATACATACTGGTTTGGCGGGAGACATAGGTGCTTTTAGTTTCTATATTACTAAAAACTTGGGTACATTTGGAGATGGGGGTCTTGTAGTATCTAAAAACAAAAGTTTAATAGAAGAAATAAAAGAATTGCGATTTTATGGACAAAAATCTAAATATGTTATGGGAAACTTGTGCGGCATAAATAGCAGGTTAGATGAAATACAGTGTAGTATAGTATTAAAAAAACTACAATATTTTCCTGAACAAATTACTTTAAGAAAAAACTTGAGACAACTTTATGTTTCGAAATTTAAAAATTACGGCTCAACTTGCTATCTGAAATGGGATAGGGGTGATGCTCCCCACTTATTTCCAATAAAAATTACTCGTAGGAAAGATTTTATAAAAACATTAAAATATTATGGAATTGAAACTGCTATACATTATCCTTTTACTCTTCCAGAAGTAATAGATAAAAATTTTAGAGACTTCCCTAATGCTCAATTTTTTAGAGATCATATTGTTTCTCTTCCATTTCATCCATATTTATCTAACGAGGAAGTTGAGTATATTGTTGAAAAGGCTGTTAATTTAGGAGCACGGTAATAATGAAAATATTAGTGACGGGACACTGCGGATTTATAGGACAAAATTTTGTTAGATTGTTTAAAGACAAATATGAAATAATTGGCTTTGATAAACTAGGGTATGCTTCAGATCCAAACGCATTTGATTTATGCGAAGGGATGGTTGGTGATTTAGCGAAAGCAGATTGTGTTGATGATTTCTTTAAAAAATATGGACCGTTTTCATATATTTATCATTTTGCTGCCGAGTCGCACGTTGATAATTCAATTAACTCGCCTGAACCTTTTATTCAAAGTAATATAATTGGAACATTTAATTTATTAGAGGCGGTAAGAAAATATAACAAAGATGCTACTGTTGTTATTATTGGAACAGATGAAGAGTATGGAAGTTTAAACTATACCGAACCTCCCTTTACAACAGTTTCGCCTTTATTTCCAAGCTCTCCATATTCCGCAAGCAAAGCTTCTGCATCTTTATTAGGAAAATCTTACAATACAACATACGGTTTATGGGTAGTCTTTACAAAATCTGTAAATAATTACGGACCGTATCAGTATTATGAAAAACTTATTCCTGTAGTAATTAACTGTGCTCTTAACGATAAACCAATTCCTGTTTATGGAAACGGTAAAAATGTTAGAGAGTGGATATTCGTTGAAGATAATTGCAAAGGAATATTAGAAGCAGGAACCAAAAGTATGCCTGGAATGATTAGTTTTATAGGTACTGGTAATGAATTTTCTAATATAGATTTAATTAAGATGATTTTAAAATTAATGAATAAGCCAGAATCATTAATCTCATTTATTGAGGATAGAAAAGGGCACGACAAAAGATATGCTCTTGATTCAAAACATTATCCTACTCCTTGGGAGCCTAAAATAGATATATATACAGGTCTTGAAAAAACCATTGAATGGTATATGAATAATAAAAACTATTGGAGAACTAATGACTAAACCAACAGATATGTGGGAAGGATTTTTAGAAGAAATTAGAAAAAATCTTCAAGAGGGTAAGATAAATACTTGGGCAAATTGGGGAGTGGTAAGGAATACTATGGCGACTGATACAAAGGTTCTTGTAAAATATGCCGAGGCATTTGAGAAAAACATCAAGCCTTTAAAAGATTTTGATTGTATCTTTGAATTCGGTGCTGGAAGCGGACAATTTTGTAAGCTTATTTATCAAAGAGGTTTTAAAGGACATTATACTATATTTGACTTTCCTGAATTAAATGAGATTTAAAAATATGTATTATCTCATTTAAATACTGTAAGATTTATTTCAGATCGAAAGGATGTAAAAGATCCTAAAAAAGAAAATAATTTATTTATAACTATGAGTGCTTTGGAAGAAGCTCCAAAAGAAATTATTGAATTCTTTTTAACCCACGGGAAAAAGTTTAATCACTTTCTATTAAAATTTAGTGGTGGTAAAGGAGAATTTGAGAAGTTTATGAATTCTATTGAAGGAAAATGGGTTTATGAAGATGACTATGACAGAAAAGGAGTCTATGTGGCTTATGGAAGGAGAGTGAAATGCGTGGAATAATCTTAGCAGGAGGTACAGGCTCAAGACTTGGTCCCCTTTCCAAAGTAACAAATAAGCACTTACTTCCTGTTGGACCGGCCCCAATGATTTATTATCCTATATCTCAGATGCTTTTAAATGACATTGAGGACATTTGTATTGTTTCTGGACTAAGTCATCTTGGCTCTGTTGTTGAGCTTCTTGGCAGCGGAAGTAGATTTGGGTGTAGATTTACATATAAACTTCAAGACGAGCCAGGTGGAATATGTGAAGCATTAGCGTTATGTAGGGATTTTTCTAGAACTGATTATATTGCTGTAATTCTTGGTGATAATATATTTGGCGATGTAATAGATTTAAATTATAAAGGCGAAGCAAGATTATTTTTAAAACAAGTTGAACATCCCGAAAGGTTTGGAATTGCTGATGTTGATCATATGAAAAGATTGGTAGATATTAAGGAAAAACCAAGTGATCCGAAAAGTAATTTGGCTGTGATTGGAGCCTATTGCTATGGTCCAGTTATATGGCAACATATTGAATCTCTTACAAGATCTGAAAGAGGCGAGCTTGAAATTACTGATTTAAATAAAAAATTAATTGATAATTACTATGTAGATTTAAAAGAACTTGATTTTTATTGGCACGATGCGGGAGAAATAAAATCATATAAAGAAGTTAATTATGAGATATGGGACAATATGTCTAAAGAAGTGAAAGATAAAATAGACTGGATGATTAAAAGATGAATAACAAAACAGCTATAGTAGTAATCTCTTGCCAAAAATTCAATCAAGCCTGGGCTCCGTTTTTCATTTTAATGAAAAAATATTGGAATGATTGCCCATTCAAATCATATCTGGTTACAGATTATGGAAACTATAAAGAAACCAATACAATTTGTTTAAATGAAGATTTAGGATTTTCATCCAATCTTAAAAAAGCATTGGAGATGATAAAAGAAGATTATGTGATCTATTTCCAAGAAGATTATTTCATTTATTCAAAAGTTGATACAACAAGAATTGAAAACTATATTGAACATATGAAGGAACATAATATTGCTTGTTTGAGGCTTGCTCCGTGTCCTGGACCAACTGCCCCTTGGAGGCACGAAAAATCACTTGGAGTTTTAGAACCTGGGGAGCCATATAGAATTTCTACTCAAACAGCAATATGGAGAAAAGATTTTCTTATATCTTTGCTTCACGACGGTGAAACTGGAAGAGATTTTGAAATTAAGGGCAGTCAAAGAGTTAATGGTATGAAAGAAACTCTTTTGAGTGTATGGAGAGATGAAACTCCTATTCCTTATATAATTACGGGAATTGTTAGGGGAAAGTGGCTTGATGAAAGTATAGAGTTATTAGAAAGAGAAGGCATTCCTACTGAACATATAAATAAGGTGATAGAATGATTAAATTAATAATATTCGATTTAGACGGAGTTCTTGTTGATGCTAGACCTCTCCACGAAAAAGCATTAAATATGGCTCTTTCCAAAGTTGATCCAAAATTTGTAATAGAAAAAGAAGAACATTTATCTACATACGATGGACTGCCCACAAGAGAAAAACTTAAAACTTTAAGTAAATTAAAAGGGCTTTCTGTTGAATTACATAATCAGGTGTGGAGAGATAAACAGTCAGCTACATTAGAGATTATAAAAACTATGACACCTGATGAAAAAATGATTTCTATTCTTTCAGAATTAAGAAAAAATTATACAGTTGTTGTTGCTTCAAATTCTATTAGAGAGACGTTAAAAATGATGCTTGTAAGAAAAGGCTTAATAGAACATATTGATTATTATTACAGTAATCAAGATGTAATAATGCCTAAACCAAATAGTGAAATGTATTTAAGGTGTATGTTAAAAGCGAATGTTAATCCAAAAGAAACTTTAATAGTTGAAGATTCACATATAGGAAGGCAAGCAGCAATTAACTCTGGTGCTCATTTATGTGCGGTGAGAGATCCAGATGATTTAACATTGGAGAAAATCAAATCTCATCTTGATGGTGTTAATGAGGTTAAAAGACCTAAATGGCAGGGTGGTAAAATGAATGTATTAATTCCTATGGCTGGAGCGGGCAGTCGCTTTCAACAAGCAGGCTACACATTTCCCAAACCTTTAATTGAGGTGGAAGGAAAGCCTATGATACAATTAGTTATTGAAAATCTTAATATAGAAGGAAGGCATATATTTGTTGTTCAAAAGGAACATTATGAGAAATTTAACTTAAAATATATGTTAAACTTAATTGCTCCTAATTGTGAAATTGTTCAAGTAGATGGGATAACTGAAGGAGCTTGTTGTACGACGCTTTTGGCGAAGGAATTTATTAATAATGATGAGCCTTTATTAATCGCGAACAGCGACCAGTTTATTGAGTGGGATAGCAATGAGTTTATGTATTCTATGATTGGCGATACAGTAGATGGTGGCATCTTAACATTTAAAAATACACATAGTAAATGGAGTTATGCTAAACTAGGAGAGGATGGATTTGTATGTGAAGTGGCGGAAAAAAAACCTATAAGTAGGAATGCGACCTGTGGCGTTTATTTTTATAATAAAGGTAGTGATTATGTTAAATACGCGGAACAGATGATTGAGGCAAATGATAGAGTAAATAATGAATTTTATGTTGCTCCTGTTTTTGAATATTTTATAAAAGATAATAAAAAAATCAAACTATATGAGATTAAAAAGATGTGGGGTTTAGGAACTCCTGAAGATTTAGAGACCTACTTAAGGAGAAATAAATGAAAAATAAAATAGATGAAATGGAAAAGATTGTCGGTTTTTTAAAGTTAGATTTAAAGAACGGCAAAATAAATATAGTTTCGGATCCATATTTTGAAACGGAAGATTTTAAATCTTTTAAATCTTTTAATCTTAGTGAAAATAATATTGAATTTTCCAGAATTATTGGTAATGGTTATAAATTAAATTCTTACCCTATACCTTTATTAATGATTGTGAATAATAAAATTATTGGAACTGTTATTTGTAGTCGTTCTACGTGGAGGTGGCTTTTTTACTTAGATAATATTAAATTAAAACCAAATATTAAGCCTACCCCAGATATATATTCTACATTAGATAAATTTTTTAATTTACCAATAAAAGATATTATTAACATTTAATTAGAGGGATAAATAAAATGAATTTTACATTTGGAATTATAACTGGCGGAAATGCTGAGGACAAAATAAAGGAAATAATAAAATCTATATATGAGGAAGTTGTTAGATGACTTACATATCTGAAACAATTTTATTGTATGAGTGGGACTATAATAAAAACATAGGATTAAATCCTAATAAAATAAAACAAGGTAGCAATAAAAAAGTATGGTGGAAATGTAATATTTGTAGTCAAAATTGGAAAGCAATTGTTAAAAACAGGTCAAAAGGGTCAAAATGCCCATACTGTATTGGAAGAAAAATTTATGAAAAAAATTGTTTATCAACAACTCATCCAGAACTAATTAAAGAATGGGATTTTTCTAAAAACATTATATCTCCTAATGATATAAGTTTTGGAAGCCATAAAAGAGTATGGTGGAAATGTAAAAGCAAACATGAGTGGAGAGTATCTATAAATAATAGAACAAGTCATAACTATGGATGCCCATATTGCACAAATAGAAAAGTTTGCGAAGATAATTGTTTAGAGACAAATTTTCCTAAAATAGCAAAAGAATGGAATTATAACAAAAATGGTGATCTAACTCCAAAAAATGTAATTTTCGGAAGTGGAAAAAAAGTATGGTGGAAATGTAAAAGCGGTCATGAATGGAAGACTACTATAGTTAATAGGACAAGACTTAAAAATAATTGTCCTTATTGTTGTAATCAAAAAGTTTGTAATGATAATTGCCTATCAACAACTCATCCAGAGTTTTTAAAAGAATGGAATTATATTAAAAATAAATTATCCCCCTATGATGTAGTTGCCGGTAGCAGTAAAAAAATTTGGTGGATATGTAAATGCGGACATGAATGGCGAGCTACTTTAAAAAATAGGACCAATAAAAATAGAAGCTGTATTAAGTGTTATAATAATAGGGTTTCTAATATTTCTCAAAAATGGTTAGATTTATTATCTGTCCCAAACAAGTTTAGAGAAATTAAAATTAATGTTAATAATAATAAATATATATTTGCTGATGCTTTTTATAACAACACTATATATGAGTTTTACGGATGCTTTTGGCATGGATGTCCAATTTGTTTTCCAGAAGGAATTAATAAAGTTAATAAAAAGCCTTTTAAAACTTTATATTATGAAGTAGGAGAAAGAAATAATCTAATACTTTCATCTAATTATGAGTTAAAAAGCATTTGGGAATGTGATTTTAAGGAGAGATAAATGAATTTTACCTTTGGAGTTATAACGGCGGGAAATAAAACATATATTGAAAATATTATTAAATCTATTGAAAACGAAAATATTCCTAATTATGAAATTATAGTAGTTGGCGGAAATCCAATAAAAAATATTTGTCATATACCATTTAATGAAAGTAAAAAGAAAATGTGGATTACTAAAAAGAAAAACCTAATAACTGAAAATGCTAAATATGAAAATATAGTTTATCTTCACGATTATATTAAACTAATGCCTGGTTGGTATAATGGTTTTAAAATATTTGGTAATGATTTTGATGTTTGTATGACCAAAATGGAGACATCAAGTGGAAAAAGGTATCGAGATTGGAGTTTATGTGCTTGGGCGCCTATTTTAGATTTAATAGGAGAGGAGAATAGATATGAAAGGCTTCTTCCGTATAATGAAACCAGATTGACAAAAATACAATACATTTCTGGTGCTTACTGGGTTGCCAAAAGAGATTTTATGGTTAAGTATCCTTTAGATGAAGAGTTGGTTTGGGGGAGATCAGAAGATATTGAATGGTCTTATAGGGCACGAAAAGCCTGTAATTTTAAAATGAATGCTCACTCCTCTGTAAAGTTGTTAAAAGAAAAGGATCCGAGTTTTATCCTCGCGTCACAAAGAACAATAGATTTGTGCGTGGAGAATTTGGATTTAATTATGGAAAGAAATGAAAAGAAATATGAGGAAACTTGGAAATGAAATTTATTTCGCATAGAGGAAACATAGATGGTCCAAATCCCGAAAGAGAAAATGATCCAGAATACATACAAGAAGCTCTTGATAAAGGGTTTGAAGTAGAAGTTGATGTTTGGTTTATTAATGGAGATTTTTATTTGGGACACGATTATGGTCAATATAAAATAACCAATCCAGATTTGCTATATGATAAAAGGGTATGGTGCCACGCCAAACATATAAAAGCTTTGAAAGAAATGATTGAAGAAAATATACATTGTTTCTGGCATCAAAATGATAATTATACTTTAACATCTAATAAATATATTTGGGCATATCCTTTAAAGATATATAATCCACATACAATAGCTGTTTTGCCAGAGAACAATAATGTAATTCCAGAACATCTTGTTAAATGTGTAGGAATATGTAGTGATAATATAGCTTATTATAAAAAAGAATTTGAGTTGATAAGATTAACCAAGGAGATAAAATGAAAGTATCGGTAGTTATTTCAGTATGTGATAATAGGAAAGATATGTTTAAAAGGTCTTTGGACACCTGGTCCAAACAAACTATGGACAAAAAAGATTTTGAATTAGTTGTGGTTGATGATGCGGAAAGAAGTGATTTAAAGAAACTATGTAAAACTTACAGTAAAGAGCACAGGCTTCAAATACAATATTTAAACATCGACAATTCAAAAGCAGATGTGCCAGTAACAACATTTTTACCTATTGTGAGCAATAATGTTGGAATGAGAATCGCAAAAGGAGATGTTGTTGTAATTACTGGTCCTGAGACACTACAGGCAGAAGATAATTTAAAAATAGCTCACACAATGGTCGCAAGAAAAGAATGTGCCTATGGGCTTGTATATCGTTCAAATATACAGTTTGTTGATTATATTGATTCGAAATGGGATGAGCTTAAAGACAAACCTTTTGAAAATTTATTTAACATTGCTGGAGCTAAAGCTGACTGTAGAACAAGACCACCACATCCTCCAAGTTATTGGTATTTAATGGCTGTAAAAAAAGAGTATGTAGAGAAAATTGGAGGAGTTGATGAGGCTTTTGCTAAAGGTTTCTGCGCCGAAGACGATGACTTCTCAAACAGGATGGAAAGATCAGGAGTTATGCCTGTATTTGAACATAAAATGATTGGCATTCATCAGGATCATAGCAGAGAGGATAGGTTAGATGCTAAACATTCAATACGAAAAACACCAGAAGGGCAGAGGTTAAGAAGAAAAAACACTATGTTGTGGAAATCAAACACTGTAAAAGGCGTGGTTGAGGTTAATAAAGACCATACTTGGGGTGATACAAAAGTTATTGTAAAACACGAAACTTGGTAAGAAATGCTAAAATTTTCTACTAATATTGCTATATTATTTTGATATATAAAATATTAGTAAAAGGTGGATTAAATGGGAAAATTTAGTATAGAATATATGATAAATCAAGCGGTTAGTGGAACAAGTGATATTCATTCTCACTTGTTAACTTTATTTGCATTGGCCTTAAATATCAAAGCAAAAGTTATAATTGAGTTAGGCGTTAGGGGAGGCGAAAGCACTATTCCATTGTTGTTAGCAGCACAAAAAAATGGTGGAAAATTACACTCTGTTGATATAAAAGACCACGGTATAAGTTCAGTCCCTGAAAATTTAAAAAAGTTATGGAAGTTTTATAAAAGTGACGCCATAGAGTTTTTAAAAAACTGGAAAGTAAAGGCAGATTTGGTTTTTGTTGATGATTGGCACACTTATGATCACGTTAAAAAAGAATTAGAAATAATTGAAACTTTCATAACACCTTCTAGTTTAGTAATATTACACGATTCAATGTATTACAATTATGAGCCATATTATCATATGGATTTAAACGCAACTGGGCAATGGGCAGATGGAGGCCCTTATAGGGCTCTATCTGAGCTTGATAAAAATTCTTGGGAATTCTCTACTATACCTTCTTGTCACGGCTTAACCATTTTAAGAAAAAAGCCTAATAAGAAGTTTAAATAAATGTCTTTTAAAAATATTTTAAAAAAACATAATGATTTGCCACAGGCTCAAAAAGTATTGTTTGTTCCTGTTAATACGCGACATAACGGAATGCCGCAGGGCTTTGTAAATAATGGATTTCAGACATATTCTATAAACATTGATAATCCTAGGTTAGATAGAAACAAATATAAAGTTGAAGGTGGCATAAAAGAAATTGGAGAACTTCTTATAGAAACTTGTAAAAATTTACAACCTAATTGGGTACATATTCCTACCTCTAAACCAGGATTAATAGAGTTAAAAGATGTAAAAGAGGCAAAAAAAGTGTGTGGCGCAATTTTTACAAGCTGGGCAGGAGATGTTAGAGAAGAACCTTTACCATTTTTTATAGAACTTAGCGAAATAATTGATTTTACATTTATCTCTAATGTTGGCCAACTTGATTTATATAGGAAAAATGGATGTAAAAACGTAGATTATTGGCAATACGGAGTGGATGTTAATAAGGCTAAGCCACTATCTACAAAAGAAAAAGATGTTCTTAAATCTAAATATAATCACGATATAGTATTTTGTGCTAACAGCTATGATGGGTTTCCTGGTTACTATATAAGAAAAAGTATAGTTTCAGAAGTTTATAAAAAATATGGATCTAGATTTGCTATTTATGGCAACGGGTGGGATACAATAGCGAAAAATTCTTCAAAACCTAACATAAAATATTTTGAACAAAATAATGTTTATAATTCATCTAAAATTGTTTTAAGTATTAATAATTTCAATGATATTGAAATGTATTTTTCTGGAAGACAGTTATTGGCAATGGCCTCAGGTACATTAACATTATCTCACTATATTCCTGGTTTAGAAAGATATTTTGAAAATGGCAAAGATCTTGTTTGGTTTAAAACCGAAGATGAATGTATGAAGTTAATAGATTATTATTTAAATAATGAAGGCGAAGCTAAAAGAATAGGATTAAATGGAAGTGCTAAGGTTCTAAAAGAACATTCATATGAAGCTAGAATAAAAGAGTTAGGTATAAAACTAGGATTTATAAATGAGTAGTAAATATAAACTAAATCCAAAAATTGAAGAAATTTTAACTGATAAAAGAGTGGCTTTGGTGGGGCCATCCCCATATCTTATTGGAAGTGGAATGTCTAAAATAATAGATAGCTTTGATGTTGTATGTAGGATTAGAGATATACTTCCAAAAAAAGATTTTAGAAATGATCTAGGAACACGAACAGATGTAATTTTTTATAACTGTGCGACTATAAGTGTGCCTCATTATAAAAAGCGTCTTAAAGAAGCCGAATCTGTTCTCAAAGATATTAAGATGATGATATGCCCTGTGGCTAAGGGGCTTGGTTCTGATGATTGGAAATCTTGGCCTGATGATTTTATAGCACCAGTGGTTAAAAACTTTGCTAATGTTAATAAATATAACATTCCGTTTCATTGGATAGGTATTCCAAACTATAGAATATTATATAATGAGGTTGGTGTGGAGCCAAACACTGGAACTTTAGCTATTAAGGTGCTTTTGAAATATAAAGTAAAAGAGCTTTTTATAACAGGATTTAGTTTCTATGCTGAAGGATCTACAGTTTCAAAAGTATACTATCCAGGATATTTGTTAAATGGGTTTGAGCCAAATCCAAAGACCTGGAGCCCTCATAAAGGTCATAATCAAGATATACAAAAAAAGCATTTTATAAACAATATTTTACCAAGCACTTCAACAAAAGTGATAGTTGATTCTTATTTAAACAACCTATTAAGTCTAAATCACAAAGAAGTAATAAAAATAAAATGAAGTTATTAGCTATAATCCCTGCTCGTGGGGCAAGTAAAAGTATAAAGAAAAAAAATATAATAGATTTAAATGGAAACCCATTATTATCATATACAATACGTTTTTGTCAAAAGTCCAAAGTAATTAAAAATTGTTATGTATCTACAGAAGATGAAGAAATTAAGGCGGTAGCTCAAAAATATAAAGCAGCCGTAATAGATAGACCACATAAATATTCTATGGATAATTCTACAGATTATGGCTTTTTAAGCCATTTTTTTAGTATAATTCAATGTGATGAAGTTGCTCTTATGAGACCAACGACTCCAATTAGAAATTTGGAGTTTGTAGAAAAGGCAGTTAAAAAATATTTTGATATTAAAGACGATATAACTGGGTTTAGAAGTGTTAATGAAATTAATGAAACTCCTTATAAAGTATTTAAAATAAATAAAAGTGGTATATGCGAAGGATTTTTTGATAATTTTAATAACATAAGTGATTATTCAAATTTACCCAGACAAAGTTTTCCAAAAACATATAAGCCCAACGGACATATAGATATAGTTAAAAAATTAACTCTAGAGTCTGGTAGTATTTTTGGTAATAGAATTTATGGTTTCATAGGTAGCAGAATTACAGATATAGATAGTATTGAAGACTTAGAATTCGCAAAATATGAAATAAGTCTAAAGGAGAATAAATGAGTGTTTTTATTATAGGAGAGATAGGTATTAATCATAATGGATGTATAGATACAGCTTTAGATTTAATAAAAAAGGCTTCAGTCGCTGGATGCGATGCGGTTAAGTTTCAAAAAAGAACGGTAGATGTAGTGTACTCTAAAGAAGATCTGGATCGGCCTAGAGAGTCGCCTTGGGGAACAACAAATCGGGAACAAAAATACGGGTTAGAGTTCGGAGAGGAAGAGTATAATAAAATTGATAGTTTTTGTAAAAAGATGAAAATAGAATGGTTTGCTTCCTCTTGGGATGTAAAATCTCAATTATTTTTACAAAAATATTCTTTAAACTATAATAAAATTGCTTCTGCTATGTTGACAAATAGAGAGTTGTTGAAAATCGTAGCAGCAGAGAAGAAACATACATTTATTTCTACTGGAATGTCTAGTATGGAGCAAATAGATAAGGCTCAGCAAATATTTTTGAAAAATGGATGCCCATATGAATTAATGCATACCACTAGTGTTTATCCAATGGATCCAGAGGACGCAAATCTAAAAATGATAGAGACTTTACAAAAGAAATTTAATGTGCCAGTAGGTTATTCTGGACACGAGGTTGGTATTGCTATTAGTTGTGCTGCTGCTGCTCTTGGAGCAACCTCTATTGAGAGGCACATAACATTAGATAGATCTATGTATGGTTCTGATCAGAGTGCATCTTTAGAAATAGCAGGTCTAGAAAAGCTAGTTAAGTACATAAGAGCAATTGAAAAAGCTATGGGTGACGGAGTTAAAAAAACTACAGATAAAGAGCTTGAAGTTGCTAAAAAGTTACGGCGGGTAAATACTTTATAATGGCATCTATAAGACATATAGGAATTACCGTTAGTAATTTATCAAAATCTTTAAATTTTTATGAAAGCTACTTTGGTTTTAAAATTCAAAGAAAAATGGAAGAATCTGGTGAAGTTCTTGATAATTTTTCCGCATTAAAAAATGTAGAAGTAATAACAGTAAAGCTTAGTGATAATAAGGAGCAGCTTTTAGAACTTCTTTGTTATAAATCTCACCCTAATAATAAAGTTGAGTTAAATTTGAAAAGACAAATTTGTTATGTAGGTTGCTCACATTTTGCTTTAACTGTAGATGATTTAGATGAGATATATAATAAAATGTGCGAAAACGGGATTATATTTAATTACCCTCCTCAAATTTCATCAGATAATAAGGTAAAGATTGCTTTTTGTAAGGATCCAGATGGAGTTTTAATAGAATTGGTTGAGGAACTATGAGTATATTAAAAAATAAAAGGGTATTAATAACTGGAGCATCTAGTGGCCTGGGATATGAATTAGCAAAGGAATTATGTCATAAAAACTGTGATTTGTTTTTAACTGGAAGGAGTTGTTTAAAAAATATTCCAAAAGACATATATAGTTTATATTTCCCTTGCGATTTAACAGATTCTACTAAACTAGCTGAATTAATCAAAGAATGTAAAAAGAAGCTAGGTGGAATAGATATCCTAATTAATTCTGCCGGAACATTCTCTATTTCAGAAAATGAAAATCTAGAAGATTTAGAATATAATCTAGAGCTAAATGTTATTGTTCCATTTAAACTATACAAGGCGTTTATAGATGATATGATTGAAAATAAATGGGGAAGAATAGTTAATATAGGGTCATCTTCTTGCTATAAAGGATCAAAAGATACTTTAACATATTGTACATCGAAACACGCCTTGTTAGGTTTTACTAGATCTTTATATGATAGACATAGAAATGATGATATTAAGGTTTTTTGTATTTCTCCAGGATCTATGAAAACTAAAATGGCACAAATTGACCACAGGCAAGACTTTAGTACTTTTTTAGATCCTAAAGAAGTTGCTAAATACATATCTTTTGTTTTGGAGTTTAATTCAAACTTAATTTCTGAAGAATTAAGATTAAATAGGATGGTAGTTAAATAATATGACAAAATACACTGAAGTAATATATCCTGAAGACAAAGGTAATACTTATCCAGATAAATATTTTAAACATATATGTGAAAATTATTTACTTAAAGATTTATATAACAAAAAGATTTTAGATATAGGGTGTGGAAAAGGCACAGCTATGAATTATTTTTCAAAATATGGTCTTAATTCATTTGGAATTGATTGCCGAGATGAGGGTTTAGATAATTTTAAACTATGTAATATAGAAAATGAATCAATTCCTTACCCAGACAATACTTTTGATATAGTATATAGTAAATCAGTAATAGAGCACGTTATTAATTCTGATAATTTTATTGATCAATCAATAAGAGTTTTAAAGCCTGGTGGTCTTTTCATATGTTTAACCCCTGACTGGGGATCACAATATAAATATTTTTGGGACGATTACACTCACGTAAAACCATTTACCAGGAAATCATTACAAAATTTACTTTTAATTAAGAATTGCGTTGATGTTGAATGTAACTATTTTTATCAACTTCCTTTTTTATGGAAATATCCTAGGCTGGTGTTTATATCAAAAGTCATATCATTTTTATTTCCAGATGATTTGAAATGGAAAACAAAAGCACAAAGAAATACCGAAGATAGAAAGTTAATTAGATTTTCCAAAGAAAAAATGCTATTGGCTAGGGGATTTAAAGCAAATTATGAATAACTTATTTTCTGTAAAAGACAAGGTCGTAATTATTACTGGCGGTGCGAGAGGAAACGGTTTAGCATTAACAGAAGGTTTTAGGGCTCACGGAGCTATAGTTTACTCCTGTGATATTTTAAATAAAAATAAAAAAGATCCTAATCATTTTATTTTTAATATAAAAGACGTATATAGTCTAGCAAAATTTGTTGATCAAGTATATGAAAATGAAAAACACATAGATGTATTAATTAATAATGCTGGCGTTACAAATAGCGGATATACCGATAGTGCTTGGGATGAAACTTATCAAATAAACTTAAAATCACTTTTTAATATTACTAGATTGTGCTTAAAATATATGGTTCAAAAAACCCGAGGCTCTATAATAAATATTACTAGTTTAAACGCAGAGGTTTCTTTTCCAAATAATCCTTCCTATATAGCTACAAAGGGAGCTATTAAGCAGCTTACCAAAGCAATTGCCAGAGATTATGGCAAATATAATATACGGGCAAATAATTTAGGTCCAGGCTATATCATTACAGATATGACGGCAACCAGTTATAAAAACGAGGAAATTAGGACTAATAGGGCTAATAGAACAATGCTTGGAAGATGGGGTTGTTCAGAAGATTTGGTTGGTCCGGCAATATTCTTAGCTTCTAGGGCCTCTTCTTATATTACTGGAGAAGACATATATGTAGATGGCGGATGGCTAGCGAAGGGAGAATAAATTTGAAAGATTTTAAAAAATATATAAAAGCTCATATTAAAAATAGTTTGTCAATACTAAATAAGGTTAAAAAAGAATGTAATAAAGATATATGTAAAGCTATAGATATAATCCTTAATTCATTATTAGCGGGGAACAAATTAATGTTATGTGGAAATGGTGGAAGTGCCGCTGATTGTCAACATATGGCTGCTGAATTCATAAGCTCATTCTCTAAAAATATAAATAGAAAGGGTATTCCTGCAATAGCATTAACAACAGATACTTCAATTTTAACGGCATATTCTAATGATTTTGGATATGATGGTGTTTTTAAAAGACAAGTTGAAACTTTAGGAAAACCAGGTGATGTTTTGTTAGGAATAAGTACCAGTGGAAACTCAAAAAATATCATTCTAGCTTTGGAGGCTGCGTCTAACATTGGGATTAAAAGAATATCACTTACTGGAAAAGATGGAGGCTTGGTTAAAAATGTTTCAGAAGTATGTATAAAAGTCCCTAGTTCGGACACTATGTATATACAAGAATGTCATTTAACAATAGAACATATAATATGTGCTATGGTTGAAGAGAAAATAGTAAATAATAAAAATTTTCTTATCAAGGGAGTTATATAATGAAAGTTAATAAAGACTATACTTGGAGAGATCTTAAGGTTATTGTAAAACACGAAATATGGAGTTAAATAATGCACGAGAAAAAATGTTCTAAATGTAAAAATATATTAGATTTTTCTAATTTTAGTAAAAGTACATCTCGTGGGGGTGATAAATTTAGTCTTAGCTATTATTGTAAATCTTGTGTAAGTGAATATAATAAAGAAAAAAATGTTTATAAAAACTATTATATAAAAAATAAAAAGGCATGCTTAGAAAAGTGTAAAAGATGGAGAGAAAAAAATATAGAGTATAGGAGAGAATACGATAGAGAATATAGTAAAAAAAATATAAAGAAAAAGCTAGCATATAAAAAAAAAAAGTATAGAGAAGATGAAACATATCGGCTCAAAGAAAATCTACGCTCTTCCCTGCAGCGTGCTTTTAAAACTCAAAATACACAAAAAATGTTTTTATCTAAAACTTATGGAATAAATTATGATGAAATAATTAATTATCTTGGACCAAAACCAGAGAGTAATTATGAAATAGACCATATATTACCTTGTTCATCTTTTAATCATAATAACCCTATGGAAATATGGATGTGTTGGAATAAAGACAATTTTCAATGGCTTCCATTAACAGAAAATCGTAGGAAAAATAACTACTATAATGATGAATATTATTTAAAATATTATAAAGAAAAAGCAAATATATATGTAAAAAATAATTTTGAGAACTTAACTTCTAAATTACATTTAGGATGCAGCAATGTATATTTAGAAAATTATCTAAATATAGACATCAATCCAACATATTATTCTGGTTTTGTAGAGCAAAATTTTATTGAAAATGTTAAAACTAATTTTAATAATTATTATAGATATGATTTTTGTAAAGGTCCAGAATATTCAGTGGTAGATGTTGGGGCAGACATTAGCAAACATATTCCCATTGATAGTAATACTTGTGATGAAGTTGTGATGCTTCACGTTTTGGAACATTTTCCTAAATATGTTGTAGGAAATGTTTTAGATGAAATAAACAGAGTTTTAAAATATGGTGGGGTATTTGTTGTAGGAGTTCCAGATATTATTGAAACTTCAAAATTACTTTTAAAAGCGTCTACTCCCGAGGAAGAAAACTGGGCATTAAGGCTAATTGATGGTTCCCAACGTAATGAATGGAGTCATCATTTTATGAGTTTCAGTAAAAAGAGTTTAATTAGATTATTAGAAGAACACGGGTTTGGAGAGTTTGAAGATTTACCTAATATAAACTTTTATCCTGCTGTTCATTTGAAAGCAAGGAAGTTATAATGAAAATAAATAATACTGATAAAATTTTGGTGACTGGCGGACGAGGCTTTCTTGGAAAGCACGTTGTTCAAGAATTGAAAAATAGGGGCTATGAAGATATAACTATTGCGCCTCCAAGTTCTCAATTAGATTTAAGAAACAAAGATTTAGTTGAAGGATATTTTCAGGCATTAAAGCCTGATGGAGTAATTCATTTGGCAGCTTTCTGCGGTGGAATTGGAAAAAATCAAGAAAACCCGAACAAAATGTTGAGAGATAATATAAGTATTAATATGAATGTTCTTGATTCATTTAGAAATACTGGTGGAAAACTTGTTGCCGTTGGCTCTGTTTGTTCTTACCCTAAAAACTGTCCTGTGCCTTTTAAAGAAGAAGATTTGTTTTCAGGATTTCCAGAGGAAACTAATTCTCCTTACGGCATAGCGAAAAGAGTTATGCTTATGGATATGTTGTCTTATGGTAATAAATGGTATAAAGGTAGAGAGGTGTTTTTGATGCCTGCTAATCTTTATGGACCAGGAGATGGATTTTTTAAGGATGGGGCTCACGTAATTCCTGATATTATATCAAAAATACATACGACTATCGAAGCAAAAAAAGCATATCAGGCAACTCATCCTGGCGATAAGTATAAATATAATTATCTTGAATGTTGGGGTGATGGAAGTCCAACTAGAGAATTCCTATATGTCCAGGACGCAAGCAGAGCCATTGTGGCGGCTTTGGAGAAGGCAGATGATGTTGGACCATATAATATTGGAAACGGCGTTGAGACGAGTATTAAAGAGCTTGTGGAGAAAATTGCTGAAATTATGAAGTTTGATGGAGAAATAAGGTGGGACGCAAATAAGCCAAATGGTCAGCCAAAAAGATGTTTGAATGTTAATAAAGCAAAAGAAGCATTTGGTTTTAAAGCAGAAGTTGATTTAGATTTAGGATTAAATGAAACAATTTTATGGTTCAAAGAATTAGTAAAAGGAAAAATTAAAAAGGATTAATTAATGAAAAAAACAGCGTTAATAATTGGCGTATGCGGTCAAGCGGGTTCATATTTAGCAGAGTTTTTACTAGAAAAAGACTATCGTGTTGTGGGAGTAATGAGACGAAATGCGACCGCTGATCTTGGAAACGCCACACATTTAGAGAATGATATTGAAATTGTTGAAGGAGACATTACTGATTTTAGCAGTATATTGAAAATTATTCAACTAACCCGTCCTCAAGAACTATATTCATTGGCAGCACAGTCTCACGTTAAAACAAGTTTTGATCAGCCAATTGCTTCTGTAAATATTAATTTACTTGGTGTGGTTAACATACTTGAATCTGTTAAAACTTTGGGGTATTCTACAAGAATTGCCCAAGCATCGACTTCTGAATTATGGGGAGCAACTGCTCCACCACATAATGAAGATAGTTATATGGCTCCAAGGAGCCCTTATGCTATTGCCAAACTTGGTGCCCATTGGTTTGTTAAAATGTATCGGGAAGCATATGGGATGTATGCTTGTAATGCTATTATTCATAACTATGAAAGCCCTAGGCGTGGTCCGAAGTTTGTAACTCGTAAAATTACATTAGGAGTTGCCGAATGTTTAAAAGACCCAGACTTTAGGCTTAAGCTTGGTAATATAAAAGCAAAAAGGGATTGGTCACACGCAAAAGATATGGTCCGTGGTTGGTGGACGATGCTTCAACAGCCAGAGCCAGATGATTTTGTATTTGGTTCTGGTCAAATGAGGAGCGTGGAAGAATTTTTAGAAAAAGCATTTTCAATTGTCGAATTAGATTGGCAAGACAAAGTAGATATAGATAGGTTCCATATGCGACCACTTGAAGTGGATGCCCTATGTGCCGATACATCGAAAGCAAAGGAAATATTGAACTGGGAGCCAGAGATAAGTTTTGATGAGCTGGTGGAAGAAATGGTTAAATCAGATTGTAAATTATTGGGAGTAGGTAGTGAAAATTATAAATAGTGGATTTGAAATTGGAGACAAAATAAAACATACTAAAGAATACATAGAGTGTTGTACTAATAAAAACTATAATGCTTCAGACATATTTATAGTTTACGATGTCCTTTTTTCCAGAGGTTATGAAAAATTAACAATTTGTTTTCAAGATTCGTGGGCAATAAAAAATAATAAACACTATTCAGTTGATATTTCCTATGATAGAAAATTTTATCAGAAAGTAAATTATAAATATTTTCAAGAAAAAGTATTTGAAAAGGTGAATTAAATGAAAATACTTAATACTTTTGCTTTTAAAATAGGTGATAGAATTAAATTTACAAAAGAATTTATGGAGTTTTTCTATCCAGGAATTCACGGACCTGGTAGAGCCATATATTTAATAAATGAGATAAAACAAATGAGGAAGTCTGTAAAAAAGGTTAATCCTAATTGTAAAAAGGGTCATATATATTTATATATATATGATATAACTCACGGTAATAACAATAACAGCAAAATAAATGAAATAACATTTTATTTATATCCAAACAACACCCTTGCCTATGGATCTGAATTTAAAGGGAAAGTATTTAAAGGGAAAGTATTTGAGAGGGTAAAATGAAAATATTAAACACAAATTCAAATTTACCATTTAAAATTGGTGATAAAATTATATATAATCCAAAATTAAAACATTGGGTTAAACATTCTGGAATTGTTAAGTGGAAAGATTTAATTGATAGAATAGACAAATTTAATAAAAACCCAAGAATTGTGGATGATATTCAAAGAGGCGGCGACTGCTACTATGTTTGTTTAAGAATTAATACCAAATTAGTAATTGGTCATACTATGTATCAGTTGGATTTAAATGGAAGATCTTTAGAAACTATATGGAGAGCATTCCCTAATCCATTATTTGTGAGGCTTGAAAAATGAAAGTATTAAATAGTGATTTTGATGTTGGTAATATTGTTGTTTATACCAAAGAATATAAAAAATATCTTGTTGAAAATAAATCAACAATACTAAAGCCTTTGGAATTTTATGAACAGGAATTTACTGTTTATGATGTAATAAAATTTCGCAGAATGAAAATAACTAGATTGTGTTTAAAAGACGAAGATTTTCTTAAAAAAGATTTAGTATATACTGTGGATTTAAATCCAGCTGGGACTTCAGTTGTAGAAAGGAAAAAATTTTCTGGGCAGGTTTTTGAGAGGTTAAAATGAGCAAGGTTGGAATATATTCTCCAAGTTATAATGTCGATAAATATTTACCAGACCTAATTAGAAGCTTACAGGAACAGACATTTAAAGATTGGAAAGTTGCGATATTAGATGATGGTTCCACTGATAAGTCATATGAGGTTGTCAAGTCTTTATCTAAAACTGATGATAGGATTATTGTTGAAAAAAGACCAAATCACAATGGAAGAATAGGTTTTATAAAAAATGAAACAATAAAGCTTTTAGGAGATGTAGAATACTTATGTAGTGTTGATGCTGATGATATGATCACACCAAGAGCTTTAGAAACATTCGTTAATTTCCTTGATAAAAATAAAAATTATGGAGCAGCTTGCGGCAGCTTTGAATGTTTTAATGATGAAGGAAAAAAGTGGCAATTTAGTCACGTGGCAAATTCAAATGAGTTTAGTTCTGAAGTTTTATTAAAGTATATGTGTTTCTTTCCTATGAGATTTTATAGAAAAGAATGTTATGATGAAATTGGCGGCTATGATAATAATTTAACTTCAGCAATTGATTATGATTTTGCTTTAAAACTAGATGAAAAATTTTTAATTAAAAGAATAAAATCTCCTATAAGTTATTTATATAGGCAACACAGTATTCAAATTTCTCAAAGAGAAAGGCCAGAGCAAAATAATAATGCTAAATTAGCTCTACAAAATGCTTTAAAGAGAAGGGGTTTAAAAGGAAAAGTTTTAAATGACACCCCTCCTTTTCAGATAAAATATGAGCAAAATAAGCATTTTATTTGGAGACCATAAATGGAAAGAAAAAAAATATTTATTATTGGGTCGGCAGGATTTTTAATGTCGAATTTTACAAGATATTTGTTATATAGAACAAAAGATTATGAAATAATAAGCGTTGATGATATAGGAACAATAGGGAAGAAAAAGCGGATATATTTTAATACTTTACACAAGTATTATCCTTCAGGGTTAAATAGAGAGTCATTAATTAATATTATTAAATTTGAAAATCCTGATATGATCATAAACGGATTATACAGTCCAAAACAATTGTTTAGCGAAATAATGTCATTTGATGTTAATAAAGTTTTATATTCCTTAGGCTATGGCGAAAAAACAATTCATATTGAAGGGAGAGACCATTATGATGAAGCCTCAAATGTACTTGAGAAATCTGCGTCAAAGTTTATACTTAAATCTGGGGGAACTGTAATAAAAATACCAAATATTATAGGAATGCGAGAAGATAATGTTAGAGGATCAATAAGATTCACTATGTTTGATTTATTAAATAGCAAGCAAGATAGTAAAGCTATTATTAATGATACATATCCCACTGCTTATGCTGAAGATTTAGCATCATTAATTTGGTATGTAATGGAGAAAGAGATTAAGGGAAGCGTATTAATGCCAAAGTTAGGTGATATTAACACAATTGATATAGCACACACTGTTAATGAGGTTTCTTTCAATAATGAAAAAGAAATACTAATGGTTGATGAAGGAGAAATTTTTCATACTGACTATGATGATCTTAAAAGTATAGATGGCTGGATTCCTGACTCAACTTCTATAGAGGATGTTATTAAAAACACAGTGGCGTGGTATAATAGTAATCCGTGGGCCTTATGGATGTAGATTTTTTCTTTTTCGATGTCATTAATAACTTAACAAATCGAGAAAAATTTTCAAGAAAAAAAAATAATGGAGAAAAAGTGAAAATTTGTTCAAAATGTAATAATAAAAAAGATTTAGATGAATTTTCAAAAGGAAAGGGAAAATTAGGGCGAGCTTCGTGGTGTAAAGATTGCCACCATAATTATAAATTACTGAGGAAAAAAGAAAAATGTAGTTTTTGCGGAAATTTTAAAAAAGTAGATAAAAGAATTGATGATAAAATTTTATGTTCCAATTGTAATTCAAAAATAAATATGAAATTATGTGTTAGGTGTAAAAAAATAAAAATACCATCGAAAAGAGTAGGTGGCGGGCATATCTGTAAAAGCTGTAATAGAAAAAAAGATTTCTGTTAAAAATGTAATAATTATGAAAGAATTGAAATAAAAGATCCTAAAATTTGTCATAAATGTTATAATAATAAAGAAGAATGTTATAAATGTAATAAAATTAAAAAAGTTAATAAAAGGGCTAGTAATAAACCGTATTGCGAATATTGCTCACCTAATGTTGAAAAATGTTATGTATGTTTTAGAGATAAAAGAGTTCATACTAAAATTGATAATAAGCCTATTTGTAGTAATTGCTATAACAAAATAAGATATAAAAATGATGAGAATTACAATATAAGGCGTAGAATTAGTAGTAATATTAGGTCTCGTATAAAAAATAAAGGAAAAGTTAAATATAAAGAAATAATAGAACACCTAGGATCGTGTCCAGGTAAAAGATGTTATTATCATATAGATCATATTTTTCCTTTATCGGCATTTGACCTAACAAAAAGTGAAGAAAGAAAAATTGCTTTTGCCCCAGAAAATCACCAGTGGCTCAAGAAAGAAGAAAATATAAAAAAGGGAAATAAATATAATAAAAAAGAATTAATTAAATTTAAAGAAAAAATAAGGAGTGAGAGTAAATGAGTGAAAGCAAACTAAAGAATAGAGTGGTCGTCACGGATGAACAAGGAAATGTTGAGAGAATTAAATCTGATGCTGAAATTGTAAAAGAAAATGAAACTCTAGAAAAAGAATTAAATAATCCTATTGAGACAAAAGAAGAACAAAAACTTGATATGAATGTTTTGAAGAAACTCAAAGAAAAACAGCAAGATAAGGAGAATGATGTGAAGGCTGTAGGAACTAGAGATAGAAGTTTATACTTTGGAGCGGTTGGGCTTGGACAAGCCGGCAATCGCCTGATTCAAACGATGAATAGTTTTGGGTATGAAGCCTGTGCTTTTAATACAGCAAAACAAGATCTTGAGCATATTAAGCTGCCGGAAAACAAAAAAGTTTATCTAGATTTTGCTCTAGGCGGAGCGGGTAAGGAATTGGATAATGGTCGGCAAGCAGTGGAAAATAATGCTGACAAGATATTAAAAACTTTAAATGATAATTTTAATGACTCTCACGAAATGTTGGTTTTAGCTGTCTCTGGCGGGGGTGGAACTGGCTCTGGTGGTGCTGAGGCGATGATAGGCTTAATGTCATCATTAGGAAAGCCAATATGTGTAGTTTATATTCTCCCTATGGCGTCAGAAGACGCTCTATCAAAACACAATGCTGTTACTACGTTAGGAAAGCTAGCTAAAATGGCAACATCTGATGTAATTACAACGCTAATAGTTATTGATAATGCTAAAATAGAATTGATATATCCCGGATTAAGTAAAGCAGAGTTTTGGCCCACAGCAAATGACGCAATTGTTAAACCATTACATTTGTTTAATCATTTGTCATCAATGCCTACTTCTTATGATGCTCTAGACCCAATGGATTTTGGTAGATTATTTACAACTGGTGATTGTACCATTTATGGTATGGTTGAGATTGAAGATTATATGGAAACAACAGCAATTGCTGAAGCTATTATTGAAAATCTTGAGGATAGTTTATTAGCATCAGATTTTGATCTTAAAGAGACAAGATTTGGTGGATTTATTGTTACATCAAGTGCGGAAGTATTAAGAAATCTTCCTGCTACAAATATTCACTATGCTTCTCATGTAATTAGCGAGGCCTGTGATTCTCCGCAACTTGTAAAGGGTGTCTATGAACTTGAAAATCATCCTGATACTGTTAGAGTATATACAATGCTTAGTGGTTTAGGATTACCTGCTCCAAGAATAGATGCTCTTAAAAATGAGGCTACAGAGCAAATGGCTGTTTTAAGAGAGAAGGAAAAATCCAGAGCAAGTAAGATGACTGTTGATTATGGAAGTGGAAATGCTACACAAGACAAAGCACAAGAGGTTCATAGAATGATACAACATAAAAAATCAGGATTTGGGAAACTTACAGGAAACTCAAATAAGATTATTAATAAGAAAAAAGATAGAAGAAAAAGGTAATGAAAGTAATAGCTAATACACATTTAATTAAAGAATGGAATTATTATAAAAATAAAGACTATGATCCAAATAAAATAACTATTGGAAGTGGTAGAAAATTTTGGTGGATTTGTAAAAAAAAACACGAGTGGAAAGTTAGAGTTCCTGATAGGCTTAAAAAAAATAGTGGTTGCCCATTTTGTGTTGGTCAGAGAGCAACGCCAGATAAAAGTATAAAAGTTTTATATCCTGAATTATTAGAAGAGTGGAATGATAAAAGAGAGCCAGTAGATTTTTTACCTATGTCTAATAAGAAAGTAAAATGGATTTGTAGATATGGTCATAAATGGAGTGCCGTAATAGCTGATAGAATAAGAAAAAATAGTGGATGTCCGAGATGTTTTAAAAGAATTTCTGACATATCTCAAAAATGGCTTGATAAAATTAAAATAGATAAGGATAAAAGAGAGATTTTAATTAAAACTGATAAAAATTCTTATGAAGTAGACGGAATAAATTTTAAAAATAAAATTATTTATGAGTTTTATGGGTGCTTTTGGCACGGATGCCCAAAGTGTTTCAAAGATGGTGTTAATTTAAAAAGCAAAATGACCTATAAAGAATTATATGATAATACGAAAAAAAGAGAACAAAGAATTAAAAAAGCAGGATATAAAATAATTAGTATCTGGGAATGCGAATATAAGAAGAAGTATGAATGAAAACCAAGATAGAAAAATTAAATGATTTATATATATCTTCAAGACAAGTTGGTCATACAACAGCTATGTTAGAGGGTTTAAGAAAAGTTGGCAAAGGTATTGTAGTGTGTATTAACGAACATAATAAAAAATATCTTCAAGATAATATCATATCAAATAATTATAGTCGTATAATTAATACAAATATACTAAAAAATATTAGAATATTTACACTTAATCAACTCGATTCGATGAAAGGTTTATCAGTTCCAATAGTTGTAGATAATGCTTCATTTATAGAATTAGCTCGGGAAGTAAAAGAATTAAGAAATAAATTAAATATAGCACAAGAAAAGATACAAAAACTAAAACAAATATTAGAGGAGTAAATGTTAATTAAAATTATAGTCAATAATATATCTTCAAAGCTTCAGGGCATTGACGACATTGATGTTGTTGATACCCTTGATCGTATTATGAGTTATTATGTTGAAGGATATAGATTTACTAAAGCTTTTAGAGAGGGCTGGTATGATAAGAAAAAAGGCAAATGGATTACTTGGGACGGAAAAAAACATCTATTAACAAGAAAGCTAGAATTTCCAACGGGATTGCTACAAACTGTATTTGATTATTTAGATAAACTAAAAGTTAAATATGAAATAATAGATAATCGCCCAGAAATTAAATTAGGAAAGCCTATAAAAACAAAAAAATATAAACCAAGAGAATATCAGCAAGAAGCGGTAGACACATTTTTTAAAAAGGGAAGGGGAATAATAAGAATTGGAACCGGAGGAGGCAAGAGCTTTGTATCGGCTATGATTGCCGCCAAGTATAATATTCCAACTATGATATATGTTATTGGTAAAGATCTGCTTTATCAATTTCATAGAGAGCTGTCTGAATGCTTACCAGTTAAAATAGGTATAATCGGCGATGGACAATGTGACGTGAGAAAGATTAATATATGTTCTGTTTGGACTGCTATTACTTCATTTAATATAAATAGTAAAGAAATATCAATTGGGGATGAAGATTGGGCTCCTGAAATATTACCTCCAACCAATGTTCAAAAAATTAAAATTAAAAAAGCAATAGAAAATACTAACTTGGCTATCTATGATGAAGCTCAGTATTTAGCTACTGAAACTATTCAATCTATATTTAAAGCCAGCAAAAATTGTAGATATATTGCTGGTTTGACCGGCACAGATTGGCGAGACGATGGTGCTGATTTATTATTAGAAAGTATTTGTGGTCAGCGTATATATAATATGCCTTCATCTGAACTAATTAAAAGAGGATATTTAGTTAAGCCTAAAATTACTATGTTAGAAGTTCCTCCTTATCCAGAGAATCTACCTCGGCATTATGGGTCCGTTTATAGCAAGTATATTTCAAACAACGATGATAGAAATAATTTAATAATTTCGGCAGCTTTTAAGTTAATAGAGAAAGGGAGAAAAGTATTAATTCTTGTTAGACACTTATCTCACGGAAAACTTTTAATGAAAAAACTTAAAGACCTTTCAACTTATTTTATTAATGGTTTAGTTGAGGGTCAAGAGCGTGAGGAGATTAAGCAAGAATTTATTGATGGTCATATTGAGTGTATTGTTGCATCAAGTGTATTTGATCAGGGAGTTGATTTACCTCCATTGGACGCTTTAATTTTGGCCTGCGCTGGCCGGTCATCTGTCCGAACTCTTCAAAGAATAGGACGAGTAATTAGATCTTATCCAGGTAAGAAAGACGCAATTGTTGTTGATTTTATAGATAATGCTAGATATTTAGATAAGCATTCTGCTACGAGAGTATCTATCTATGAAACGGAACCAGAGTTTCACATCAAGTTTCCTAAAGGTTTTGATGATTCAACTTTAAAGAGAGATAAAAAAATCGCAAAAAAAATTAGTAAATAATCCACAAGATTTGCGCAATTTCGATTTCCAACAATAAAAATTTTCTTGAAATTTCGGCAGGTTAGGGCGAACTGTCGAAGTGCTGAAAAAATCTGACTGAAATGAAGAAAATCGAGTCGCTGCCGCCACCGATCCGCCATTTTAGGGGCAGAGGTGCGTCTATATGAGGTGATAGATGAAAAGAGTATATAAATGGGATAAGAAGATTAACAAGCTCATAGAGGTTAAAAAAGAATGGAAGGGATGGGAGTGTTATGAAGTAATAGGATTTACTATACTTAATTATAGATTGGAAGAAAATGATGGTTATGATAAAGAGGAGATATGGCTAGAAAGAAAGTGATTAAGTGTAAAGTATGTAACATAAACAAAGAAGTTGTTTTTAAAGGGGACGGGGTTCAATACCCCGTTTTTTCTTGTCCAAAGTGCGGTGATGAAAAAAATGATTGGCAAAAATGGTGGGAGGAATATAAGGATAGGTTTAAAGACCCCGAAAATTGGAAGAAGAAAAAAGAACTTTTGGCGTGTGTGGTAGGATATTTTTGTTACAAATATAAAGAGTTTTACGGGTTTAACTATACTTTTACATATACAAACCCAGTTCCTTATACAAGTAAAGATTTTACTATGGGTAGAAGATTAATAACTATGTTTGAGAATGATGGACCTGCTATTAAAAATTATATTAAATGGATATTCGCAAAGAAAGTCCGACCTAGTTATAGCATAACAAGCTTGGGATTTTTTACTGTGGCTAATTTGGTGAATGAATATAAGGCGGCACGAGCAAGGGCTAAGATATTGAAAAGGTCCTCTCCTCTGCCGAAAGAGTTTTTAAATTGGTGCAAGGAAAATCACAATGAGGTGTTTGATTCACATCATTTGGAAAATTGGAATGATTTAAACAGATTGGTTAAGTTCGTTAATCAATATGGGATTAACTGCTTGGAAGGAAATATTGTAATGGAGGCGGTTAATAGAAAAATGCTTCCAACAGGACCTAAAATGAGAGAGTTGGAGAATTAATGGATTATAATAGAAAACAAGGTGCCGTAATAACAAAAAATGGTAATATTGCAGAAGGATTTATAGAAGTATCATCTGACGAATATATAACAGTTATAGATAAAAATAATGATTTATATGTTATTCCAATAGATAATATGGATATGATTAAAATTCCAAATGGTGCTATTATAAATAGAAAAGAAGAAGCTCCTGATTTAAGAGATATTATTGAAAGAAGATCGTATCAACCAGCTTATGATAATAGGTTCGAATATCGCAAAGGATATAAAATCCCCATAAAAAAAGAGCCTGAGCAACCTATAGAGGAGTTGGACGATAATGGATTTGCTATAAATATGGATGGGAAGGCAATTGATGAAGGAAATGTGGGATATGAGTATCCAGATTTTAGAAAAATGGGAGAAAAATAATTGATAGGCCAACTTGTTATGAAGATTTAAACAATATACAAAAGGCTATTGCCGCATTGGAAAACTTCAAATATAAAGTTATAAATTTTTGCGGATGCGGAAATGTTGATGAGGTAATATATGATTATTTAGTTCCAATTTTAAAACAGTTTAAAGGGGAGTCAATCATTCCCAAAATATGAAGAGTTGGATAAAATGTTTATCCTATATGTTTTAGATTCTTGGGAATTATTAGAGCACGGAACAACAGTTAGGTGTTCCTGGCTTTCTCCCGAGGGAAAGGCTTTACTTCATTTATTAGACAGATGTAAAGATTTAAATTTTGAAAAGGAAACTGGCTTTAGTGAAGGAAACTGGCTTTAGTGAAGAAAACTGGAATTATAAAGGAGAAAGTATTGATATAATGATTGGATTATGTGGAGAATTTAAAAAATACGTTAAAGAGTATTGTAAGGCGAACAAATGATAAGTGCTAAAAAAACAATTCTTGAAAAAGATAAGATTATCAAAGAATGTAAAAGCTGTGGTGGGATAGGATGCGGCATATGTTATTCTCACTGTGCTTATATAGATAAATTAGCAGAGGCGGACATTCCCGTTGATTATTGGTTTAGAAAAATGGATGATTTTTATGGAGACCAAAAGTTTAAAGAATTTGTGCGTTTATATAATGAAAATATATTAGATAATTATATGGAAGGAAAGTCTTTAAGATTTGTTGGTCATAGGGGAGCTGGCAAAACAATGGGAGCTTGTGCCATATTAAAACAGGCAGTAATTTATGATTATACAATACACTATACAACATTGGTTGAAGCAGTTACTAAACTAATGTCTCCAGAATCTTATTATTTTAGAAAGAAGATTAAACAGTGCGATTTTATGGTTATTGATGAAGTAGACCAAAGATTTTTTCCTTCACCAGGCTCACAAGAGTTGTATGGAAATCATTATGAAAACATAATTAGAACTAGACTTCAGAATAAACTTCCTACTATAATGTGTTCAAACGAAGAAGACGTGGATAAAATATTTGCTGGTGAATTTAGAATATCATCTAAATCTTTAGATGCGCAGTTTGTAAAAACTATCACGGTTTTTGGAAAAGATGCGAGAGAGGGGAAAGAGAAACTTAAATGAATCTTGATACAAAAATTTTAGCATACTGTCTTTATGAAAAAAGACTATTGATAAGCGTAGAACAAGAAATTACAGCAGATTTCTTTCATCCGGATTATCAAGTGTTTTATAAGCTTTTAGTAAGTTGTTATAAAAACTACCAAGAAATTCCAACACCTAGAGTTATGATGGAGCAGGCGGGAGCAGTGTGGATTCCTGAACATGATAAAATCTATTCAAGCTCCTTGGAATTAGAAGTTGATCCAAAGGAACTTCCTCACGATTTAAAAGAATTTAAGAGGAGATTTAACAAAAATCTGCTTCTTAAAACTGGATCTAAAGTATTTAAAGAAAACTGGGACGGCAATGAATTTTCCTCTCTTGAAGAGGCAAACAAAATATTAAAAAATCTAATTGTTGAAATAGATAATATTTATAAAAGTAAAATATATAAAGAAGGAACTTTATCAGAAACAGTAGATGATGCTTGGGATTCTTTTAGAAAAGTTAGAGATGATCCAGATTCAGCTAAAGGCTTACATGTTGGGTTTGAAACGTTTGATAGAATTTCTAATGGGATAAGACCAGCAGAGCTTGTATTGATTGGTGGAGAGTCTGGTTCGGGAAAGTCTGCGTTGTCAATGAATATGGCAGTTAATGCTTGGAAAGGAAATAATATAATTCCTCACGATCCAGAACTTGTGGGAGAGTTTATAGAGGGCGGCGCCAATATTATTTACTTTACAATTGAGATGCCGTTTAAAGTTTTGAGAAGGCGGCTAGATGCTTGTATTTCTGGAGTCCCTTTATATGGAATAAGAGATGGAAGTCTAGATGAGAATGAAATTCAAAGATTCAAAGCAGGTCTTAAATTTCAGGAAGAGTATGGAAAACAATTTCACATTGTAGATGTTCCTAGGGGCTGTACTGTTCATCAAATAGAGAGCAAATATCTAGAAAAATGTCATGAATTTCAGCCTGATCTTATTGTTGTTGATTATATAAGTCTTATGACTTCTGACAAGGATGAAGGGTCGGATTGGCTTAGTCTGGGAAGATTAGCGGAGCAAATGCACGAGTTTTGTAGAACTTATAATGTTCCAGTAATATCACCAGTTCAGCTTAATAGACCTCCTAGAAACGGTCACACAAAACCCGACCAGCACAGGGTTGGAAGAAGTAGTATGTTGCCTCAGAATGCCAATATGTTATTGGCAATAGAAACAAGGCCAGAGGAGGAAACAAGAAGAGATATGCTTGTAAGATGGGTAAAGAACAGAGATGGAGAACAAACTTCTTTTATATTACACAAACAACTTAATGTAATGAGAATATTTGATAGTGTTCCTGGATGGGAACCGAATATACACGATGGGTATGAAGAAATAAATGTATGATATAGAAATAGCATATTTAAAGAATGTAATATATGATGATAAAACAGGGCAATTATATTTGAAAATGGAAGTAACTGATCCCGTTTGGAAACAAAAAATACTACATAAATGGCAAGAGTTAGATATTAAAATTGTCATTGAGAATAAGGAGAAAAGTGATGCCGATATATGATTATATTTGCCTCAATTGTAAATATGAATTTTCAGTTATAAAAAAAGTTGATAAAGATGGAAATTCTATAAGTAGAACAAGTTGTAGCAAATGTGATGGGTTTGATTTAAAAAAAAAGCTTACCAGTTGCGGAGTTAGAGTAGATTATAAAGATTCTAAAGAAATGTATGAAAGGGTTATAAAGCCAGATGCTAAAAAAATAGCAGATAAAATTCGTGCTGGAGACGAGGACGCCGCTGCCGATGTTTTTGGAGAAGATAAAGTATTTGGAAGTTGATTAGTAAGTAAAAATTAGGAGAAAGAAAGTATGACTAAAATCAAAAATTCTGGGTCAAAAGGGGTGAATGAAGTGAAAGAAAGTGAAGTAGAAAAAAGCATTTTCGATTTAATTAATGATTCTATGGGTGAAGAAGATACTGCGCCCTGGGAAGGAACGGTAAAAGATTATTTACAAAAAGTGATAGCCAAGCCGAGTTTAAATGATAATGCCCACGCTAGAATTTGGAGAATGATTGAATCTCACGGAGTAGAGTTTGATGAGGAAGATGAAAAGAAAAAATACCCTAGATATAAGTTTTTTGAAAACGATTTATTTGGTGTAGATCACGTAATAGCAAGGGTGATGGAATACTTTAAAGCAGCCGTTTCTGGTTCGGAAGAAGTTAGTAGAAGAATTTTACTTATGTGGGGCCCAACCTCATCAGGCAAATCGCAATTTGCGACTTTATTAAAAAGAGGCTTAGAGGCATTTTCAAAAACAAAAGAGGGAGAGATTTATGCTTTGTCAGAGTCACCTATGTTTGAAAACCCACTAGCAGCCATTCCACATTCAGCTAGAGCATCTATTAGAGATAAGTATGGATTAGTAATTGAAGGGGAACTTTCTCCTAAAATGGCATATCTTTTAGAGCACAAATATAAAGGTGATTTTTGGAAATTACCAGTTAAAAGAATTTTCTTATCTGAGCAGAATAGAGTAGGAATTGGAACTTTTCAGCCGGGTGATTCGAAGTGCGTGGGGGGAGATACAATAATACTTACAAATTCAGGACTAATGAGAATAGAAGATATGGAGGAGTTGGTAGAAAATAATAAAGTAAAAGATTTAATGTGTTTAGATGAAAATGGAAAAGAACACGAGATAACTACATTTTTTAAATATAAAAATAAAGAGGTAGTTGAAATAAATACAGAACTTAATTTTAATATAACGGCTACTCAAAACCATCCATTAAAGATTGTTAATAAGGATGGAGATTTTGAATGGAAATGTGCAGGTTTAATTTCTGCAGGAGATACTTTAGTTTTAGGGAAAGGAGATATTAATTTTGTCGGAAAAGAACTTCCAGAAAATAAACTTGGTTTAAAGTGGAGTAGTGATCTAGCTTGGTTATTGGGAGTTTTTATTGCAGAAGGCTCTTATAGAAGAAACACTGTTGAAATATCAAATTGTAATAAAGATGTAAAAAATGTTGTTAAAAACTTTGCTGAAACTATAAATTCTACATATATTGTTCGTGATGATAGAATTACATTTACAAGTAAAGAGTTTGTTAATTTCTTAAAAGACATGGAATTTAAAACTGGGGCTCATAGCAAATTTATACCTCCAGTTGTTTTTACATCTGGCAAATATATAAAAGATTTTATTCAAGGAATGTGGATTGGTGATGGAAATTTAGGTAGGCATAAATCCAAAAATACTAATGAAGCTTCATATAGCACAGTTTCAAAAGAGTTGGGTGAACAGGTAAGATTGCTATTACTTACTTTAGGAATTCCTGCTTCTTTACATAAAGAAAAGGATGTTGGAACATCAGGAGCATTTAAAGTACAAGTTACTGGAAAAAATGTAGAGAAATTACAAGATGTTTTAAATTTGCCTGAATGGAAAATTACTAGAAAACTTACGGAAAATAAATTTTCAAGCCCAAATACCCTTAGGCTCCCTAATATAGATAATTTATTAAATAAGATATATACTAAAACTTGGAAAGGAACTAATTGGTATCCATATATGAATAATAAATCTAGATTCAGTCTAGAATCTTTTCAAAAATTTATTAAAACAGCAAAAGAAAATAATATTGAGCAGGAATATTTAAATAAATTAGAGAAGCTATCTAATAAAAATATTTTTTATGTAGATGTTAAAGAGGTTAAAAATTCCATATCTGATGTTTATGACATTGAAGTTCCAGGAATACATTATTTTATAGCTAATGGATTTATTTCTCATAATAGTCAAAGTCAATCTGAATTAGTTGGATCTGTAAATTTTTCTAAATTAGAAGAATATGGTGTAGAATCTCATCCCATGGCCTATAATTTTGATGGAGAACTTAATGTTTCCAATAGAGGAATGATGGAGTTTATTGAACTACTTAAAGTAGATCCAAAGTTTAGACATATTCTTTTAACCCTAGCTCAAGAAAAGAGAATTAAGGTTGAAAGATTTCCTTTAATTTCAGCTGATTTAGTTCCTATTTCACACACAAATGAAACAGAATATAATAAATTCATCGGTGATAAAACTGAAGAAGCTTTGCACGACAGGCTTTGGGTTGTTAATTTCCCTTATAACTTAAGGTTAGATGATGAGGTTAGAATTTATAAAAAGTTAATTTATGGCAACACTGGTTTGAGTCAAACTCATATTGCGCCACACACGCTTAAGGTTGCGGCAATGTTTGCTATCCTATCTAGACTAGAAGAGCCTAAAGATAAAAGTGTTACAATTTTACAAAAGATGCATATGTATAATGAAGAGTCTGTGGATGGCTTTTCTAAGGAAGATGCTGTTGAATTACATAAAGCTTCAGAAAGAGAGGGCCTAGATGGAGTATCTCCTAGATATGTAGTTAATAGATTAGCAGCGTGTTTCGCAAAATATAATGTTAGTTCTATCACCCCAATTGATGCCCTTAGAAGTGTTAAAGAGGGGTTAGGAACTAATGCTAAATTAGATAAAGAAGAAGTTACAAGATTAGAAAACTTGATTTCTCTTTGTATTGAAGAATACAATAAGATTGCTATAAATGAAGTTCAAAAAGCATTTTTCTTAAACTTTGAAACAGAAATTAAAAATCTTCTTGCTAATTATATTGATAATGTTGGAGCTTATCTCGATGATTCAAAAGTAGAAAATGAGTGGGGCGAGTACGAGGAGCCTGATGAGAGATTAATGAGGAGTGTTGAAGAAAAGATAGGTATTACCATTAGTGGTGCCGATACTTTTAGACAAGAAGTCTATCGTAAAATGCTTGAATCTAAAAAGCAGGATGGAAGTTATGAATATAAATCACACGCCAGGCTTAAAGAGGCTCTACAGAAACAATTATTTGAAGAAAGAGCTGATGTAATTAGATTAACAGTTTCTACTAGAAATCCTGATGAAGGTGCTCTTAAGAGATTAAATCAGGTATGTGAAACCCTAATTGATAAGTATGATTATACTGCTGATAGTGCTAATGAGTTGCTACGATATGTAAGCAATATAATGAGCAAAAGCAACTAAGAGGTTTTAATGAGTAAAGAATCATTTAAAGATATTTGGTCTTTGAGAAAACCTGGGGCTCGCGACTCCGCTCGTCATAAGGAGCGGGTTCGCGAAGCCATCAAGGATAATCTTAGAGATTTGATAGCAGAAGAAAATATTATTACTTCACACGGAAACAAAAAAATTAAGGTGCCAATTAAGTATCTTGATATGTGGAGATTTAAGTTTGGAAAAAACAAAAAGTCCAATAGTGTCGGACAAGGTGAAGGAAAAGAACCAGGGGATATTATTGCCAAGGAAGGTGGAAAACCTGGGCAAGGAGATAAGGCTGGAGAGCAAGCTGGTGAAGATATTTATGAAGAAGAAGTAGATCTAGATGAAGTAATTGAAATAATGTTAGAAGACCTAGATTTACCCTGGCTTGAAGAAAAAGATAAAGCAATAGAAGTAGAAACCGAAGAGATTGTGTTTCAAGATATTGCTGAAAAAGGCTTGCCTGCGAACATTGATAAGAGAAGAACTATTCTTCAAAATATGAAACGAAACGCTATGAAAGGTAAAATGCGTATTAAGGGAATAGCTCTCGAAGATTTGAGATATAAGGTTTGGGAAAAAGTCGTTGAAAAGCATTCAAACGCAGCGGTCTTTTTATTAATGGACCGATCTGGAAGTATGGATTCAGAGAAAAAGTATATTGTTAAATCATTCTTTTTCTGGATGGTTAATTTTATTAGAAGAAAATATAACAATGTAGAAATTGTTTTTATTGCTCACGATACAAGAGCCAAAGAAGTTGAAGAGGATAAGTTTTTTGAAATTTCTCAGTCTGGAGGAACCAAATGTAGTTCCGCACTACAATTAGCAAAGGATATAATAGAAGAGCGTTATCCAGATAATATCTGGAATAATTATGTATATTCTTTTTCTGATGGAGATAATTGGAGTGACGATAATTCTATTTGTGTAGATTTAGTTAAAGATCTTTTGAAAGTGTGCCAGGCGGTTGGTTATGGAGAAGTTCATTACAATAATTGGTTTTACAACTGGTCACAAAATAATCAAGATAGAATAGAGGATTATAAAAAATCTAAGTTAGCATACTCATATGATTCTAATCTGGATTTAGTTACTAATCCAAGATTTATGATTGGTGTAATCTCAAAAAGAGAGGATATTTACCAATGCCTTAGAAACTTTTTGAAAGGAGTTAATTCAAATGAATAATAGGATAGAAGAAATTTTACAACTGGCGAAAGATGAAGGTTTAGATTTCTTTCCTGTAGTTTTTGAGATCGTAGAGAAAACAACTATGAACAATGTATGTGCCTATGGCTTACCTACCAGGGCAAGGCACTGGAGCTATGGTAGATCCTATGACCATCAAAAAACCTATGGAGAAATGGGTTTGTCAAAAGTATATGAAGTTATATTAAACAACAATCCTTCATATGCGTTTATGCTTGACACAAACACGCCTGTTCAAAATTTATTTATTGCTGCTCATTGTTCCGCACACTGTTTTATAACAGGAACATTAATTGAAACACAAAATGGACCTAAAAATATAGAAGATATAACTCTAAATGATAAAATTTTAACTCATAAGGGAATATATAGAAAACCTATGGCTTTGTCTAAAACAAAGCATAAAGGATACTTATATACAATAGGAATTGGTTCACATAAAATAACTTGTACGCCAGAGCATCCGTTTTATGTTGTAAGTAGTGAAGAATGTGTGCTTAATTATCGTAAGTCAATATGTAGACCAAATTGTAAATATAAAAATCAAGATAGGTGCAAAGATAAGCCTTATTCGTCATATGAGCCAAGTTGGTTAAAAGCACAGGATATTAAAATAGGAGATTTTTTAGTTTATCCTAAAAATAAAACTATTGGTTGCGAACCTGTTAAATCATTTATAATAAATGGAGAAAAGGAGCACGGTCATCCGGGTGGAGTGAAAGAAGTAGAATATACTATAAATATAGATGAGGCTTTCGGCGAATTTTTAGGTTTATATCTTGCGGAAGGTTATGCCCGTGAAGGCGGACAGATGGGATTATGTTTTCACACAAAAGAAAAAGGATTACATAAAGATAGCCATAGGTTAATTAAACAATTATTTGAGTTAAAAACATATAATTCTATTAGTGAAGATACTCATTCTCACCAAGTATTATTTAATGAAAAAGTATTAGCAAATTGGTTAATTAATAATTTAGGAAGAGGCAGTGGTAATAAACAAATACCTGATTTTTTGCTAAAATCTGGAAACGAAAAGTTTTTCTTGGCACTATTAAAAGGATTATTTCACGGAGATGGCCACGGCAGAGATAGGTCGATTAACTTAACAACCACTTCGTCGATTCTTGCTACGCAAGTTAGACAAATATGTGCTAAATATAATTACATTACTAATATTAAAATTAGAAAATATAATGATAAAAAAACAGCGTATGTTATAACTTTATCTGGAACAAGTAGGGTTAGTTTATTAAACGATACTGGTATATATTGGAATAACTACTCTGGCAATAGAAGTTACGAATTTGGATGGTATGATGAAGATAATATTTATATTCCTGTTAAAACAGTAGATGTTTCCTGTAATAATGAAGAGGAAGTATATAATCTGGAAGTTCCTAAGGACTCTTCTTATACTTTGTTTGCGGGAGCAATTACTCATAATAGTGATTTTTTTAAAAATAATATTATGTTTAAAGGCTCTGATAGAAATATGATTAGACACGCAGCAGAGCACGCAGGAAGGGTAGAAAAATACATAGAGAAATATGGTTTTGATAAAGTTGAACATTTAATGGATGTGGGCTTTGCTTTGGATAATCACATTGATTGGCATAAAGGTTTATATAGAAAGCCATATGATGAAAAGAAAGAAATATATAGAAAAAGGAACCCAGGGGAATTTGATGATTTACTTTATAAAAAGTATAAACCAACCATTGTAAAAGATACGGTTAATGATAAGTTTCCACCTAGTCCTGAAAGAGATCTATTATGGTTTTTAATTACATATGCTCCTTTAAAAAATTGGGAAGTTGATTTGTTAAACATTATTAGAACAGAATCATTTTACTTTTATCCGCAGATGATGACTAAGATACTTAATGAAGGATGGGCTTGTTTGTGCCCTGGCTCTCTTGTATTTTCCCCACAAAATGGAATGGTTCCTATTGAGGAGCTTGTAGATAAAGGATTTGATGTAATTGATAGAAATAACAATACACATAAATTAAGTGATAAATATAATGGATACAAGATATGTAGAAATGTAAAAACCAAACGAGGATTTGAATTATCTGGTGCGGAAAATCATGGTGTTCTATGTTGGGATGAAAAACCTATATATAAGAAAATAAAAGATTTATGTTCTGGTGATAAAGTGGTCATCAGTAGTAATCAAAATTGCTGGAGTAATAAGACCCAAAAACTACCTAGCGTTAGTTTATCTGGGAAAGAGCGAGAAGGATTTAAGTTACCAAAGTATTTAAATAAAGATGTAGCTAAATTTCTTGGATATTTTCTAGCTGAGGGTCATATAGGCAAAAGATGCGTTTGTTTAACTAATGGAGATTTAAATGTAGCGAAAGACATGTGTTTATCTATAGAAAAAACATTTGGGTATAAAGTTTCGCCAAGAGAAGAGGAATCTAGATATAGGGTTGAATTTTATTCGACATCTGTATGTGAATTGCTAAATAAGCTTAATCTTTCTGGAGGGGCAAGAAATAAGAGAATCCCGAAAGAAATTTTAACTTCTCCAAAATCAGTGGTAATAGAGTTTCTTTCTGCTGCTTTTACTGGCGATGGGGGAGCATATAATAAATATGGTATATTAGCATTAAGTACTGGTGTTAAAGAAAACGCCAATATTATTCAACTTTTATTGCTAAATTTAGGTATAGTTTCAACAATATCAGTATGTAAAAAATCTGGATATGAAGATACTTATCAAGTTTGGATTAGAGAAAACTTAATGAAAAAAGCTTTTTCAAAAATAATTAAAACTTCTTCTAAATTAAAAGAAAAGGTATTAAATAGTTTTAAAAATCACAATAATAAAAATACTTATAAATGGTCATATAACATTAGTGATAAGGATATAAATAATATAAGTTTATTTTTACAAAATACTACACAGAAGAAAGAGAAAGAAGTTGGATTTAATTCTTGGAGAGTTAATAAATCAAAAAGTATAACATTAAATCAAATTAATTCTTTGGAAGAATTAGGAGTCAAGTCCAATATAAGTAAAAATTGGGTAATTGATGAGGTAAAAGAAGTTTCTATTCCATTTGAATCAAAGGTATATGACATGACTGTACCTAATGTTCACGAATATCAAGCTCAGGGATTTATCAATCACAATTCATTTTGGCACGCAGAGCTAATGTTTAAATATAATGGAACTACTCCTGAGGAACATATTGATTTCTGTAGAACTCACGAAAAAGTAGTTCAGCCAGGTGGAAACCCTTTTAGAATAAATCCATATTTCTTGGGCTTTAAAATATTCAAAGATATTGAGAAAAGATGGGATGAAAAATATAAAAATGGCGAAAGCAATATTTCTGGAAGAGAAAAAATATTCAAAGTAAGAGCGGAAGAGGACGACATCTCTTTTGTCAGAAATTACTTAACTAAAGAACTAGTAGAAGAGCTTCATTTATTTACATATGGATATGAAAAGGAATATCCCGAAGGTTTTGATGGTGAGAAATTGATTCAAATGAAATCACGGAGCCTCAATGATGTTGTTGAGTCTATTGTTTCTCCGCTATATAACTGTGGTGCTCCAAAGATTGTAATAACTGGATTAAATAGAGAAGGAGGTCTTGTTTTGAAGCACGATAGCGAAGAGATAGGGACTCTTAATTTTAATTTTGCCAAAAAGACACTTGAATATTTATGGCACCTTTGGACGGAAAATATCGAACTCCACACAAAAGATGATGACGGAAATGAAGTTATTCTTTGCTTTGATGAAGTTGGATTTTATGTTAAAAAATTAGATGAAGAATTAGATTTTCTAGATGAAGAGGAAAAAAATGAAGATTTTAAATTCTAGATATAAAACAGTAGTTATAGATGATGATCGTTATATCATGTATAATAATATTGGAGAATTTTGGTTTAAAAATAAAAAGCTACATAGAATAAGCGGACCTGCGTTTATTGGTAAAAACGAAGATAAGTTTTGGTTTCAAAAGGGAAAGCTTTATCGGACCGATGGTCCAGCAGTGGAATATGCTAATGGAACTAAATATTGGTATAAAGAAGGAAAGCTTCATCGGACCGATGGTCCAGCAGTAGAATGGGCCGATGGAACTAAATATTGGTATAAAGAAGGAAAGCTTCATCGGACCGATGGTCCAGCACTAGAGTATAGTAATGGAACTAAAGAGTGGTGGATAAAAGGAATGTATATAAAGGTGAAATAATGAACATAACAATAACAGGTCATAGACCAGATACTTTTTTACAATCACATATAAGTGAATATTTAGCAAAAAAGAAAATATCTGATGTACTGGGAGGATTAAAAAGACAATATGGAAAGGACCTATCTTTTAATATAGGTGGAGCAATTGGTGTTGACCAGTGGGCAGGAACAGCCTGTGTTGAACAAGATATTAATTTTAAACTTTATTTACCTTTTATTCCAAAAGTACAGTCAAAGTATTGGAAAAAAGAAGATGTAGAAGCACTTAATCTATTAATAGAGAATGCTAATTCTCTTACAATAGTTGATCCATCAGGCAATTATAATGTTTATCGCTATGAAGAAAGAAATAGATTAATGGTAGATAATTCTACATTTGTTGTAGCTTTTTGGTTGGGCAAGAAAAAGGGCGGAACATTTAATTGTATAAAATATGCCTTAAACAAATCTAAATTTGTAGCTCACGGATTTGATAATTTAAGGTTATTGTTTAATGAAGATTTAAAATCTGGCTGGACGCCTAACTTGGAGGAATTAAATGACAAATGAAAATGTTCAGGCAGAATCTATTAATAAAAGCAAGTGGAATAAATATCCAGTCAACAATGATGTTGTTTTAGAGTGGATGAATGTTTGGGAAAATGGTTCTGAAGAAATCAAGAGAAAGACTGAAGAACTACTAATAAAAAAACTATCTTATTTGACTAACAAGATTGCCAGGAAGCATATAAACAAACACTATTACGAAGATATTCTAATGGAAGTTAAATTAGGTCTCATCTGTGCTTTAAGAGAATTTGATTCACAGAGGGGACCTAACTTTTTCAAATACGCTCAATGGAAAATGAAAAATAAAGTGAGGGATTTTATGAGCTGGTATATTAGGTCTAGCAAAAGATTTGAATATAAAAACTCATCACTTTATGAAAATATAAAAACACCATGCGAAAAACTTGAAAAACAAGAACAACTACGGGCGCTTTTCAAAGCGCTCGATTTTTTATCAGATAGAGAAAAATCGATTCTAAATTTAAGATTCGGGCTAGATGGTGGAGATCCAAAAGTATTAAGAGAAATAGGGGAAGTTTTTAACTTATCTAAAGAAAGAATCCGTCAAATAGAGGTTGAGGCAATTAAAAAACTTAAGAAAGTAATAGAAATTAAAGATTTGGAGGACTAATTTGTATGGAACTATCAGCGAGGATTTTGTCGGATATTGTTGTTTATATGAAATATGCGAGATTTAAACCGGAACTTGGAAGAAGAGAAACTTGGAAAGAACTTATTACTAGAAATAAAAATATGCACATTAAAAAATATCCAAAGCTGGAAGACGAAATAGAGGAGGCATATAAATTAGTTTATGATAGAAAAGTACTACCCTCAATGCGCGGACTCCAATTTGGTGGAAAGCCTATTGAAATAAACCCAAGTAGGTTATACAATTGTTGCTATACTCCTATGGATGATTGGAGAGCATTTTCAGAAATAATGTTTTTGCTTTTGGGAGGTTCAGGGGCAGGTTATTCAGTTCAACATCACCATATAGATAAACTACCAGAAATTAAACGACCAAGGAAAAGGAAAAGAAGATATTTAGTTGGAGACTCAATCGAGGGATGGGCTGATGCTATTAAAGTTTTGATGAAATCATATTTCTTTGGAATGTCTGATATAGATTTTGATTATTCAGATATTAGGCCGAAGGGAACTAAACTAGTGACAGCTGGTGGAAAAGCTCCTGGTCCCCAACCTTTGAAAGATTGTATTCATAACATAAGAAAGGTTTTGGATACTAAAGAAGTTGGTAGCAGGCTTACTTCTTTAGAAATTCACGACATAAATTGTTTTATTGCTGATGCAGTATTGTCTGGTGGGATTCGAAGATGTTTACCACAAAATACTTTAATTCACACTAAGAATGGATTAGTAAAGATAAAAAATATTAATGTAGGAGATGAAGTTTTAGTTGGTGTTAATAAGTGGGAAAAAGTATATGCTAAAGAAAATACTGGAAATAAAAGTCTTTTGACAATAAAGACACAGTTAGGCAATTTTTTCAGTACTCCAGAGCATCGTTGGGCAGTTTTAAAAAACTTAGAAGGAGAAATTTTTTGGAAAGAGGCGCAAAATTTGTCTAGTCAAGATAGATTAGTTTTTGTTCCAGATATGTTATCACCAGATAACAATTTAGATTTTCCAGAATGGAAATACATCCCTCCTAAACACTCTACAATTAGTAAAAATATCAAAATTCCAAAATTTTCTGATAAGTACGCGTGGTATCTTGGGTTTTTACATGGGGATGGTTATGTTTGTAAGTTTAAAAACCTTTGGAAACAGGTAGTTTTTTCTTGCGCCCCAGATATGCCCAAATCTTATAAAAAGGTAATGGAATTGTCTAAAAATTTCAATGTAAATCCTAGACCTGTTATGAAAACAGATGGTGCCGATAAAATAGTAATAAAATCTAATCAATTAGCAGAATTTTTAAGTCAATACAAAACATCAAATACATCAATAGAAGTTCCTGATATTATTCTTAGGGGAGATTATAAAATTAAATCATCTTATATTGCTGGAATCTTTGATGCTGATGGTAGCGTAAAGTCTAAAAATAATAAAAAAGTTATGCCCGCAATAAGTTCTATATATTTTGATTATTTAAGACAACTTAGAGCAGTTTTAGCGAGCTTAAATATTCCAACAAAAATTAGTATTGTTAGACCAGAAAAAGGTAATTGGAAGACATTATATAAGTTAACTACTGTAGGCCAAGAATCTTTATATAGATTTCATGAACTTATTGGCCCGTATTCTGAGAAGTGGCAAAATGATAGTAAAGATTTTTCAAGAAAGTGCGAAAGGAAGTCTTTTACCGTGCCCCCAAAATTATTGAAAGAGTCCCAATATAAGAATCTTTTTAATGGAAGTTATTCTTCAGATTCTAGGGTAGAGTTATCATTTTTAAAGTTTGAGAAAGATACGAAAAAAAGAGGATATAAGCCAGTTAAAATAGTTGAAGTTATTGATGAAGGTATAAAAACCGAGACATATGATATATCAGTAGAAAATGAATTTTGTTTTGTTGCAGAAGGAATGTTAGTTCACAATTCCGCTATGATTAGTCTCTTTTCATTTGATGATGAAGATATGATAACTTGTAAATATGGTGCTTGGTGGGAACTAAATCCACAAAGGGCGAGAGCAAATAATTCAGCTGTAATATTGAGGCATTTAATAAAAGAAGAAGAGTTTTATGACTTTTGGAAAAGAATAGAATTATCTAATTCTGGTGAGCCGGGAATATTCTTTTCAAATGATATGAACACTGGATCGAATCCATGTATGGAAATATCATTAAAGCCCAACTGTTTTTGTAATTTATGTGAAGTTAATGTAAGTGATGTTGAAAGTCAGGAAGATTTAAATAAAAGAGTTAGAGCTGCTGCTTTTATAGGGACATTACAGGCAAGCTATACTAATTTTCATTATTTAAGAGATATATGGAAACGAACAGCAGAAAAGGAAGCTTTACTTGGAATAGGATTAACTGGTATAGCCAGCAATGCTATTCAAAAATTTGATTTACAAGAATCTGTCAAAATAGGAATGACAGAAAACGAGAGGGTGGCTAATTTATTAGGAATTAATAAAGCAGCCCGAGTAACTTGTATTAAGCCTTCTGGGACATCTGCTTTAGTTTTAGGTTGTTCTAGTGGAATACACGCATATCATTCTAAGTATTATATTCGTAGAATTAGAGTTGGAAAGGATGAGGCCATATATAAATATCTTAAAGAACATCTTCCTAATATTATAGAGGATGATTTCCTAAAACCAAAACTACAAGCTGTAATCTCTTTACCAGTTAAAGCACCACAAGGTTCAATTTTAAGAAATGAGTCTGCTCTTTCTTTGTTAGAAAGAGTAAAAGATTTTCATAACAACTGGATTAGTCCGGGGCACAGAAAGGGACAAAATAAGCACAACATTTCTTGTACTGTTTCTATTAAAAAAGATGAGTGGAAAACAGTAGGCAAATGGATGTGGGAAAACAGAGAGTTTTATAATGGTCTGTCCGTTTTGCCTTATGACTGTGGTAGCTATACTCAAGCACCTCTTGAAGAGTGTAGTGAAATAGAATATTTTAATATGCTTAGTAATTTGGAAAAAATTAATTTAAAAGATATTGTAGAGGGGGAAGATAATACAATGTTTAATGAAATCGTTGCTTGTGCGGGCGGAAAATGTGACATTGTATAATTATTAATTATGATTGTATTAGCTGACAGAGATAATGTAAATGAAGTAATAGAAGAGGAAAAACAAGAGTGGGTTGTAAAGGTTTTAGTAGCTCTTGGAGTAGAAGAAAGCATATTAGAAATTAATGATCCGATGTTTGATATTAGTGATTATTTAGCAGGTCTTAATTTAGAAATCTGGAATAATCCAAATGGAACTGTTGATATTTTAAGAGGTGATAAAGTAGTTGGTCAGTGGAAAGAGCCAAGTTATATTTTAAAAAAAGAAGGACAGGGTAAGTTTTATTATGAGGTAAAGATAAATGAATGGTCTTTGCCGTTTCAGATGGAAAAAAGAGGTAGAAAATAATGAGCGAGTTTTATACAAAAAGTGATAAAGGAGAATATATTCCAATTTCCTTTGACAAGATAGTTACTAAAGATTGGGATGAGAAGCTTGTTTTAGTTAGAATTGGAAGTGAAGAAAATCCAGCAAAAGAAGATGAGATAAATCAAACCATGGAAGGATTAAATAACGCAGACGCTTTATATAAGCTTAAAAATGCTAGTTTTTTAATTACACTACATAATATTGATTTTGAAAAATTTGGAAGCGTGAAGGAAATTGCTGAGCAAAATATAGCAGTAAAAGTAACTGCTGATGATGACTTATCAAAGTTGTCTTATTTGCAAAAAGAAGCCAAATCACAATTAAGAGGAAAGGTCAAGAAAGTTGTTACATTGCCAGTTCCACTAACTGTCCAAGAATATAAGGAAGTTATGGACATTAAGAAAAGGTGTGATACAAGAAGAGAAAGGAGAGGAAAATAGTTGAAAAAACTACTAATATTTGTTCATTAAATAGTAAACTCTTAAGGAGGGTGATCTAATTAATGAAAACATTTTTGCTAGACACCAATATCTTCCTTGTTGATCCTGCCTGTTTAAAATCATTTAAAAATAACGAAATAGTCATTCCACTATCAGTAATCGATGAGCTAGATGAAGCTAAAAATCGTCCTGATGCGATAGGAAGGAATGCTAGAGAAGCAATTAGAATTTTAGATGTTTTAAGAAAAAAAGGTAATATTAGCAAAGGGGTAAGTTTAGAAGACACTTTAATAAGAGTAGAGCTTAATCATTCCGATAATATTCCATCTATGTTGTCAGATAAAAAGAAAGACAATAGATTTATAAGCACTGCTTTAGGTCTTAAAAGGGAAGGAAGTAAGGTAATAGTAATAACAAAAGATATTAATCTTAGAGTTAAATGCGATGCCTTAGGGCTTGAGGCAGAAGATTATGAAACTGACAAGATAGCTAAAAATCCCTCTGATATTTATTCTGGAATTAGAGAAGAGTTTGTATCTCAAGAAACAGTGGATAAGCTATATAAAGAAGAGGATGGAATAGAAGGCTTTGAAGGCTTTCCCAATGAATTTATTCTCCTTAAAACTGAACACAATAATTGTGTGGGGTTAGGAAGAATTGTTGGAGATAAGCTTAAAAAGTATAATAATATCAAGAAAATATGTGGAATTAGTCCAAGAAATTTAGAACAAAAAATAGCTTTTGAGTTATTAATGGATCCAGATGTTAAGCTAGTTACATTGGTTGGTCTTGCTGGAAGTGGCAAGACTGTAATGGCGGCAGCGGCTGGATTACATCACATATTAAGCCAAGGCAATACATATCAGAAGCTTCTTATATCTAGACCTATACAGCCTATGGGAAGAGATTTGGGCTACCTTCCTGGTGACATTGATCAAAAACTAGATCCTTGGATGCAGCCAATTTACGACAATTTCGAGCTTCTTTTGGGCAACAGTAGAGAAAATTTAAGGATGTATAAGGAGCAAAGACTAATTCAAGTAGAGCCTTTAACATACGTTAGAGGCAGAAGTATCCCAAAAGCTTTCATAATTCTTGATGAGGCTCAAAACCTTAGCATTAATGAAATTAAGACAATTGTATCAAGAGCTGGCGAAGACACGAAAATAGTAATTACTGGAGATATAGAGCAGATTGATAACCCTTATGTAGATTTTGCTGATAATGGATTAACACACGTTGTTGAAAGATTTAAGGATTATGGAATTGCGGGACATATAATGCTTCAAAAATGTGAAAGATCTAAACTTGCGGAACTAGCCGCCAAAGTGCTGTAATTATAATACTTTATACAATATGGAGCTTAATTTATTAGGCTCCATATTTTTATCGATAGAATGTAATTTAGAATATACTAATATTAAGGCATTTTTGTGTAAAATATTAGTATATTGGAGAATTTTATTGTGAGTCTTTTTACATTAAACAAAAACCCAACAGCCAGTGAGACTGGAGTAGATGGGGATAAAACTATAGACATAAGCATACTTTCTACAACTGATGACTTTGGTGTAGTTTTATCGGACATAGATGCTTATGTTGATGGAAATCCGGCGTTTGTTGGTCCGGGGACATTTTTATCTCCTTGGAATGGAAGTGATTCTTCAATATCTGCCATAACTACTGATGGTTATAGTGGATATAAACTTATTTTAGATTATGCCAGCGGCTCTTTAAATTCAAACACAGATTTTTCTGTTAGAGTCGTAGCTAGAGATGAGAATTTAAATACACTGGATGAAAGTTATTCTTTTAGAACTGGTAATAAGATTATTTCAGCCGAAGTTTCTGATTTTGAAATAGTCTTAAATGTAAAATTTGAACAGGCAATGAGTGAGGGAACATTGTCAAAAGCTTCTGGATACACATTTGATAATGGAGCATATGTTAGGTTAGTAGAACAGGTTTCTTCGGCTGAGGTTAAAATATGGGTGGAATTATTAGACGGTAGTGATTCATTTGTTTTAAATACATCAGATATTATACTAGATTCATATGGAGATCCCATCCCAAGCTCTTATAATAATTTTGTAGTTTCTCCGCTTGTTTCTACAGCAACAATAAGTCATTCAAATGCTAAGATAAGAACCTGGAGAGAAAGTAACATTATTTTTGCCGATAGTGAAAGAATTTATTTGGCAGGAAGTAGAGGAATGGACGTTTTTAATAGAGACAACATAACAGCAACTTCTCGTTGGGGACAAATATTTGATTCGTATGGAATTAATGCTATGTTTGTTGCTAACTTTGGCGGAGATTTGGTCATAACCGATACCTCTCCGCCTTATCTATCAAATCAAAGTCCAGTTCCTTTAACATTTGCCCCTACTGATTCATTAATCATATTATCCATAGTAGATGATGAAACGTCAGTGGAACCAACATCTACAACTATTTATATTAATGAGATATTAGCATTCAGTGGAAGCTTTGGTGGTTGGCAAAATGACTATACTGGAAGTATTATAGTATCTCATAAAAGGCTTAATTTTACTATTGTTTCAGTTTCACAGTTTTCAGAGGGACAAAATGTAACAGTAAGGGTAATATCTTCAGATCTATATGGGAATGAATTAGATACAATATACGGATTTATTGCGACTGATGAAGTTGATCTTTTTGGAGAAGGTTTTGGAGCAGAGGCTTGGGGAACTAGTGGCTGGGGTAGTGCATAATGGTTTTTCCTATTATTTCAAACAAAAGCCCAGAGGTAGATTCATATGGAAACTCTATTGATACTTTAATTGAATTTGATATTACAGATGCTGACGACGACCTAACAGGAAGTTCCGTCAATATATATGTTAAGGGCGCACTTGCTTATAATGGAACAAATTTTTTATCTCCCTTTAATGGAATAAATTCAGCAGTATCGACAATAACAGATGGTTATCATTTTGCGATAGACAGTTATAATGATTATGCTAATTTAGTTTCAGTTGAAGTTGATGCCTATGATTCTTCTTTAAACACTATAGAAGAAAAATGGTCATTTTTAATCACAGGTAATTTTAATGTGGTTTATTTTTCTGACGGCTATGGTTTAAAGGCAATAGATCAGTTAGATTTAGTCGGAGAAGCACAAAGCGTAGTTAGAGCTGTTTTAACAGAACCAGATATTCCTTCAAGAAGAATTTCACATTTAGATGGAACAACGAAAGGTGGCAGTGTTTTTAATGTTGCTTCTTTTCTAGACTCCTATGCGACAGACTCTTATGGAGCTTCTGTTATAAAAAATGAAACACAGGTTTTTACTTATAGAGATGGTTATAAAGTAGATAAAGCAAAAATTAATACCAACGGAACTCTTTATTTAATTAATAAAACATTAAACCAAATAGAAGCATTTTATGGTGTAGATTATAGGGGGGACGTTAATAGAGAGCCAGATTTTATTTATAATGAATCATCAGTCCCTTCATTATTTAATGGAGAACTTCTTGATATAGAGATGTCAGAAGGAAATTCTACAGTCTTTCCTGGAGGGACAAGGTTATATATTGGAACTTCATTAGGTATGTCTAAACTTGATACTTATGATTCTCAAACTGACGGATATTCGGATAGTTTAGAAGGCTATGGGATATCTGTTTCATATGGTATTTCTGGATCAGGTGCTGATTATGAAGTGCTAGGAGGGACAATACCTAGAGTTACTAGAGTTAGTGTTAATGATGAAAAGCTAGTAATGTTTGTTGTAACTGCTGATGGATTAGGTGATGGTGGAATTACTCAAGTTAATTTATCTGGTAATTCAAAAATATTGTTTATAGATAAAAATGTCGGATATATAGCGAGCAATGATATAAGAGACGTGTTTGCGAGGGATTTTAACATATGATAGAAAAATTAACTTTACAAGAGCTGTTGTTAGCGAGACAATGGCTGGTATTTTATACAAATGTAACGAATATAGAGAAGAATTATTCTAATGATGCTGTTCAGGCACTACTTGATGTCGACAAACAGATATGGGGAAAACTGATTTCAACCAGCACACCTTGGGGTGAAGTTAAAAGCAAAGAAGATAATTTAGAATTTTGTGATGAGGATTTTGATGATACTGTTAAAGAATTATTTAAAGAAGAAGAAGAAGAATGATTGTAGACAAAGATAAAGAAAAATCTGATTTGCTATTGAAAGATATTGTTAAAACTAAGTTTAAATTAGAGGATGAGGGTAAAAATCCGAGAGTAGTTTTATTATCAAAAGAAGAAAATGAATTACTTAAAAATAATTGGATTAAAACATATAAAGAGCTGCCTTGGGCAGATAGTATTAATTTTGAACTTATTAGAAATAAAAATAAAGAGAGTATATTTCTAGGTGACGGAACTATATTAGGTTTGTGGGTCGTAGTTGTTGATACGATAGAGGAATTTAAAGTATATTAATGATAGTTTATATAAAAAGCAGAGAAGAATTAGAGGGTTTTAAATTAGCTTCAAAGCACGCTGCGGAAATTCTAGAAAAATTAATAAAAGCGGCTAAACCTGGAGTGGAGTTAAGACATCTTGATGAACTAGCAAATAAAGAATGTAAGTCACGCAATATCATTCCAATATTTTTAAATTATAATGGATTTCCTGGCTCAGTATGTTTGTCTGTAAATGAAGAATTAGTTCACGGAATTCCTTCAGACAGAACACTAAAAGAAGGTGATGTTCTCACGATAGATTTTGGCTCAAATTATAATGGATATATTGGAGACACAGCTGAAACTATAGTTGTTGGGCAAAAACAAAACAATTTAATTAAATGTTGTAAAAAAGCATTAATGGAAGCAATTAAATTATCAGTTCCTGGTAATAAATTAAACGATATAGGTAGAGTTATAAGTGGTATTGCTAAAAAGAATGGATATTGTATTCCTTACGGATATGGCGGGCACGGAATAAATAGATATGAGTTACACGGTTCCCCATTTGTTCCGAACTATGAAGTAATTGAAAAGGAAAACATAACATTAAGAAAAGGAATGATAATAGCTATAGAGCCTATGTTTATAGATGGCACCGACAATACAACTTCTGTTAAAGATGATAATTGGACGGTAGTGGCTAGTGGAATTTCAGCACACTGCGAGCACACCATAATGGTTGATAAAAATCCACTTATTTTAACTAAAAGAGGCATGGATGTTAAAATGTGTAGTTGATTGTAAATCGCCTCTAATAACTGAAAATAATATTAAAACACCAGATAATATAAATATTAATGATGAATTATTAACTTATAAAAATGGAAGAGTTTTAAAATCAAAAGTAGTAAACATTTATAAAGAAAAATTAGAAGCAATAGAATGCTTATATTATGGAAAAAACTTATGTTGGTCTACTTTTAATAGTAAATGGATTTCTGTTGATGAGAGAAGACCAAGAAATGAAAATAAAAAACTAATACAAAATATTAAAAATCATAGAAAATTAAAGCGAGCCCCATTCTTTAAAAGTAATTTAGGTAGTGTGGATGAGCCACACTCTTATGCCATTGGAGCTTTATTAGGAGATGGATGTAGTATTAATGGTAAAAATAAAATTTACATTTCTTCAAAAAACTCTATTATACCAAATAAAACAACTAGAGTAATTTCAGCAAAATATTGTTATAAACTTAAAGGGAATAATTATACTTATTGTATAAGTAACGAGCCAAAATATACTAATCCACACAAAACTACAAAAGTAAAATGTCATTTTTATAATAATTGGATCGAGGATAGATATGCTCACCAAAAAATAATAGATATTAACAAAATTAAGAAGTGGAATAGATTATCTTGTATAAAGCTGTTAGCAGGATTATTAGATACAGATGGATCCGTATCTATTAATAATAATAGATTAACTATTTCTTGGGGAATGCAAGCAAAAGAAGTTATTAAATGTATTAAATATTTAATATTATCTCTTTGGTACTTCAGTCCTTCTATTTATACTAGCAAAAGAGATAAATATAAAAATGGACCATTATATGTTATTTCAATAAGAAATAATAGAATATCAAAAATGATGTTAAAAGAAATGAATAAAGAATTAGTTTGTGATAGAAAGAAGTATAAAAGCTTTTACAATAATATTAAAACACCAGGCACTTCTGATTTATTTTTAACAGTTAGATTAGGTAAGAAAGAAATTAGAGATATGTATAATATTTTTATTAATAATCCTATTATATTGGCTAATAATAGGGTAGTTTGTGGATTTGAGGAGTTAAATGAAGAATAAAAAAGGATTATTTATTACTATCGAAGGAGGCGAAGGTAGTGGAAAGACGACTCAGTCTAAATTACTTTCGAAGTGGATGGAAAGTAATAATATAAAGCATTTTTTAACCAAAGAGCCAGGGACAGAATATCTTGATGAATGTATTAAAATTCGCAAATTATTACTTGATACAAAAAGTGATTTAAACTACAAGTCTGAATTATTATTATTTTTAGCAGACCGAGCACAACACGTTCATAAATTCATATTGCCAAAGCTAGAGCAAGGAATTCATATTATATGTGATAGATACTCTGATTCAACTAGAGTTATACAAAGTGCTAGGGGTTTAAGTAGAACTAAAATTAATTCTTTAATAGAGTTTTCCACTTCAGAATTAAATCCAGATATAACATTTATTTTGGATATGCCAGTTGAAACGGGATTGAAAAGAGCAAAAGCAATAAGTATATATGAAGACGGAGATAGAATGGAGTCTGAAAGCCCAAGATTTCATGAAAATATTAGGCAGGGGTTTTTAAAACTAGCTGAAAGTATGGATGACAGGTATTATTTAATAAATGTCGCACCGCCTGCGACCTCTGAAGAAATACACGAAAAGGTTGTGGAACAGGTTAAAAAGAAATTATGGGAAGTGTAGGTGTAGTATGAATACTTGTATAGTTATTTGTGGAAAAAAAGTTGATATAGGGACAAAAGTTATTTTGTGGAATGATCCAGATGGGCTTAACGCTTATGGTAGATCAAAAAATGTTTATTATATTGAAGATAGAAAAACTGGCAAGAAGAAAAAAGAAGTGGTTTCGGGAGCAAGATTTAATTCACGAAGCAAAATAAGTAGCCAGCCTAGTTTAAACAAAATTCGAAATATAGTTACGCAATTTTTCTTACATCACTCAGGCTTATATAGAGCAAAAGATACATTTAATGTTCTTCATAATCAAAGAGGAATATCTTGTCATTTTATACTCGATGATGATGGAACTATTTATCAGACTTTAGATATGAGAGAAAGAGCTTGGCACGCAGGCTTAAATAACACCATAGCTGTTGGAGTTGAGATTGATTCAAGAGCATACGCAAAATCATTGCCAAAGGCATATGACAAATTTCATCAAAAAAGATTTGGAGTTATGCCGAGAAATAAGAGATTAGATAGAGTTAATGGCGATAATATACTGGGATACGAATATAATGATGCTCAGTATAATGCCTTGATTAATTTAGGAATAGGAGTGAAGGATATTTTTCCAAGGTTATGGGAAAGTCCAAATAAATATTTAATTGATTTTCCAAGAGACCAGAATGGAGATATTATTAAATCGAAGTTAAGTAATCCTACGAAGCATATAGGTTTTATTTGTCATTATAATTCAAGCAGCAGCAAAAGAGACCCAATCGCTTTTGATCACGACAGATTTTTAAGAGGTGTTTTTGAAGACAATCCAAATCAAAAGTCAACTTTTGTTGATTTAAGCGACTGGGAAAAGAGACAAAAGGCTCTTAAAAAGTTAAATTTTGATCCTGGAGTAATTGATGGTATTTTTGGATTAAATACAAAAAAAGCCATTATAGCTTTTCAGAAGAAATATGGACTTGTTGCTGATGGAGTTTGGGGCTACAATACACAGAGTGCTATAGAGAAGGCACTAAAGGGCAATAATGAAGATTAAAGTAATAAATACACATTATATTTTTAAAAATATGAGTTATAAAGAGTATAATATTATATGTAATATAATGAGTTGGAACTATTAAAAACCATCTTTTGCGAGTTAATCAAATTATGACGCGTTTATAGATAAAGAAGTGAATTCGTGTAGAGTATGTCAAAAGTGATATATTGATAAAGAAACAACAAAGGAGTGTTGAAATGAAAGTTATAAATAGCAAAAAAGGTAAAAGCTCATTTACTATAAGTTCGGACGAAATGATTTTGGATTTTCTTGAAAATATAAGAGTTTCTTGTGAAGTTCCCAAAGACAAAATTTATGTAATAAGTGAGCCTATTGTGATAAAAGGAAAGGGTAAAATTAAATGAAATTAATAAATAGTAGCTCCTCCGTTAAAGTAACTGCTAAAATAAGACCTACAACTATAATATTTAATAATGGAGAATGGACTTCAACTAACAATTACACTCTGTTTAATGATGACTTTATAATAGAGTATATTTATAAAACAAATTGGACTGTTGATAATAAAGGGGAAGAAAATGGCTAAAATGATTAATTCAAATAAAAACACGATTACTATATCTCTTAAAACGCTCATAGAGACTGTTGTGGAAAATATAAGGACAAATTATTCAAGAAGTTTATTTGAGCTTGAGGAAATAATTAAAATCAACGGCACTGAGGAGTTAAAAAATCCTTGTAATGAGGTCACGGGTATAGAGCCAATATTCACAAAAAAGATTAAAAACTGTGAGAGTATTTAATGAAAGAAATTAAAGTCTTAGAGAAAGGCTTTGTAAAATTGGTTGATTATATGGGTGATGACAGTTCAATAGTACAAGCCGCACGAGTGAGTTATGGAGAAGGAACTAAAACTATAAGAGAAGATAGAGATTTAATAAGATACTTAATGCGTAATAAGCATTCTTCACCTATGGAAATGGTAGAATTTAAATTTCATATTAAATGTCCAATATATGTTTTTAGGCAAATTATTCGGCATAGAACATTTTCAACAAATGAAATCAGCCTTAGATATTCAATAGTTAAAGATGAATTTGATTTAACTCTAGAAAATGAGTGGCGAGTTCAATCAAAAAATAACAAACAGGGCAGTGAGGGACTAATAAGTAAAGAACTAGGTATAAGTTTTACTGATAAAGAAAAATATATAGCCAATAATGCTAAATCAGCATATGATAAAATGATCGTTAATGAAGTAGCGAGAGAGCAGGCTAGAAAAGTTCTTCCAGTATCTTTATATACTGAAGCCTATTGGAAGGGAAATTTACATAATTTATTTCATTTTCTTGGGTTAAGACTAGATTCGCACGCACAACAGGAAACTAGAGAATATGCTGAAGCTTTATTTAATTTAATAAAACCAATAGTTCCCATTTCCTGTGAAGCTTTTGAAGATTATAGATTAAATGCTGTTCAGTTCTCTTCTAGAGAATTGAAATTAATACAAAAAGCCCTAAAAGAAGGCATGATTCCAGATAGAAAATGGATTAAGGAAAACGCAAATGGCAAACATCCAGAATTAGAATTAAGCCAAAGGGAGAGGAGAGAATTTCGGATTAAACTTAATCGAAATGTCGATAATTAAGATTTTCCGAAATACATGATAATGATGCCAATTGATGAAATCAAAGAATATAGGAACTTAAATATTGGAGATCTGGTCAGAATAAAAGATAGATTTATTCCACCTGTTCTTGAGGGTTTAAAACCAGTTTCTATGGAAATAGTTAAATATATTAGAGATAATGGAAATATATTTACTATATGTAGAATACTTCCATATAAATCTCCAATATTTAAGTTATATGAGGTTATGTCAGTTGTTGATTATAGGCATTTAAGTCCATTTAGACAAAATGGAAGTATAAGGATTTTTAATTGGAAAAGAATAACTTAGAGTTTGTATTTAGAGATAATAGTAAAATAAAGTTTTTAATAGAAGATAATAAACTATCTATAGTTCTTCAAGCAAAAAATTTAGGTTCAGAAAATAAAATAACATCATCTAGCGTAGAGCTTAATGAACAAGAGTTCATTGAGCTAGTAAACTGGCTAGGAGAAAATTTACTTAAAGGAAACGATTAGAGTGGGTCAAATTACCAAAGAACATCTTACAGAATTAGAGCAGACTATAAAAACATATGCTCCAAAATTTGAAGTAAAGTTTAAAGATGAAAGTAAACTAATGAAGGTAATAGGAAAGCTTTCATTTTTTAATAAAGACTTTATGACCAGCGGGGCAATAACCGTTGGGCAGAAAGTATATTTCCCCTCACGTGAGATTTATGAGACGAACCCAGAATGGTCTTTTAGGGTTTTAACTCACGAATTTGTCCATATAATGGACTGGTTAGCTAACCCCTTCACATTCATAATTGGTTATTGGTTCCCTCAAATGCTAGCAGCGTTCTCGTTGCTGGCATTTTTAGCTTTTATCAATCCGTATTTTCTATTGTTCTTGACATCTCTTGTATTTTTGGCTCCAATCCCTGCCCCAATAAGGGCTTGGGCGGAGCTGAGAGGCTATGGAATGAGTTTAATGATAAAATCAACTCTATACGGCATTGATATTAAAGTCGCAGCAGAGAGCTATGTGGGGCGTTTCAGCAGCCCTTCTTATTGGTTTATGTGGCCATTTAAAAATAATGTAAGAAAAATGCTCGTAAAGTTTGCTATGAGCAAAGATCGTCCATTTGTAATCGTAAGAGGCTTAATGGAGAAGCTTTCTTTATGAAATATGATGTGATAATTATAGGTGCTGGACCAGCGGGTGTCTCTGCTAGCTATAAACTTTCCAATAAATTAAGCACTCTTATAATAGATGAAGGTAAAGGTATTAGTAGAAAAAGAAATTTAACTTCTGGTTGGTTTGGAAGAGGGCTGTTTGGGGTAAATAGACTTGAGCTTAATGATATTAAACTTAATAATGATAAAGAGTGTAATTATATTTTAGAAGAGCTTAAAAATGTCGCTCGACCCAGCAAACCAATAATAAAAAAGAAATTTTGTTCTTTTCCATTACTTGCTGGTCCAGCTATTGCTAATTTCTATTTAAATAAAATAGGCAAAACTGCTGATATATTATTTAATACTAAAGTTTATAATATAAGAAAAGAAAATGATTTATTTATAGTAACTACAAGTAAAAAGGAATATGTTGGTAAAAAGTGTATAATTGCTACTGGAAGTAATTCGTTAGTGTGGTCAAAGAAAATATGTAAATCCGCAGGGATATATAGCAAAACTCCAACTATCAAGGTAGGAGTTAGAGTAGAAATACCCACAAGGATTTTAAACTGTCTTACAGATGACCATAATGTAAATTATAGTGACATAAGACCAAATGCTTTTGTTGGAGAGTGGGAAGATTCAAGATTTGTCTCAGCCTTTTCTCACGGGCTCCCAGAAGAAAGATCCGAAAAAACTAATTTTACAATAGGTAAAAACTATGAAGAAACTAATAGTATAATAAGAACTATCAAGATAGTTAATGTTTTAGCTAATGATAAAATTAAAAGAGAAAAGGTATATAATTATCTTTCAGGAAACTCAATACTAAAGCACATAGGTCTGTTTAGCAATTTAAAAGAAACTTTTTTGAAAATAGATGAAGAAATTTCAAACTTTATAGATTTTGCTTTTATGTATATTCCAGAATTAAAATATAGTGGGATAATTAAAGTAGATGAAAAGATGAAAACTAATATAGATGGGTTATATTGTATTGGTGAGGCTTCTATAAAAGCTGAGACAATTATTGGCGCTATGGCATCAGGTCGTATCGCCGCTAAAGGAATTTTAGGAGAGTAATAAATGACAAAGAAAAAAATAACAAGTAAAAAGAAAACAAGTGCTGTTAAAAAACCAAATTTGGTTGAGCAGTATTTGAAAAAAAATAAGTCTAAGTTAATGGAAAACGAGAGCATTTTGGATGTAGGACCAGGTGAAGATGGAAAGATTGTTGTATTAACATCTGATCCAAATCTAGAACTCAAAGAAGTAAAGGGCGTAGAATTTAATATATTATTTGCTGGAAATCAGAAATTAGAGGAAATTAGGGCTAAATATAATTTAGTAGCGAACCCACTTGTGGAAACTCACAAAGCATCAGAAGCCATAAATCCCAACTCTGAATCAGCAAATATAGAAGAATATAAAGCCTGGAAAAAAAGACACTCAAGGAGTTAAAATGGATTTTGTAACACTGTTAAACAGAGGGCATAAGTCTTATATTGAAAAGTATCTAAAACCTAGAAAAAATGGCACGTGCGATGATTGTGAATGTTATGCGTTGCTAATATCTACATTTTTAGATTCTGATATATGGAATTTGTGCGAAAAATGCTACTCGGAAGTTATAAAGGAGTATGAATTCTAGGTGAAAAAAATGAAACTGGTAAATAGTAATAATAGAGAAGAAACATTAAATTTGATAGACCAGATATTGGAAGATTACAACGATGTTGGTGATTTTTTTGATTTAAATCTGGAAGACATAAGAGAGCCGTGTTGGCAAATTAAAATAGATAGGAAAGAAGATTTAATAAGGTTTTTAATAGATTTAAAAGAAATAACAAATTTTCCTTTGCCCGAAGTTGATATAAATTCTGAATTTTTATATTTGGCAATGAAATTATTTAAAACAAAAGACCTTGTTAAGCTTGAAGATTTTTTAAAGTCTGGAAGTTATGAAACGTTATAATAGAAGATTATTATTTTTAATTATAACTATAGCAGCCGTGGCAATTGGCGGATCGGTATTTCATTATCATTTTAGGCAGAATAATAAGTCTTTTTGTAAGCTTAGCGAATATAAAAGATTTAAAAGATGTCCTTGGATTAGAAGAACTTTGATTTTTAATAAAACTTCTTGGGCTGTGGAATATTATTGTAATCGCAATGAAGCGTTTTTTCAAATTTTTAATCCTACCCTATCTGTTAAAAATTATGTAGCAAAAAGATTTGTTCGGCTTTCTTTAAGTGGTTTTAAGGTTAATAAAGAATGTCAATCCAAAAAACAAATTACCTATCACTTAATAAGATGAATCCGTTTTCTCAATTCCCAAAATTATTAGAAATGTTGGTAAATAAAATATCCGAGATTTCTCCAGAAAATGAAAGCGAAAGTGCTAAAAAAGCAAGGAAAAAGTTGCTTAAAAATTTAGAAAATGTTAATCAAACTTTGATTAATATCTCTGATAATAATGAAGAGCTGCCATTTACCAATGAACAAATAGAAGCATTGGCTAAAATAAGGCTAGAAACAAAAGATATAGAAGAAATGGTAAGAAAAATTACTAATTTTAAGGAGAAGATTAATGAAACTGATAAATAGCAATTCATTAACTCAAATGAAGGCTTTCGAAGAAATGGTAGAACAACTATCGTTTGAATTCGATTCAGATTGTAATTTTGTTAACAATTTGGAGTTTTCAGATGAAGATGTAGAAATGATGCTTAGTTTACTTGACGAATGGGATAGTGTTCAAAAAGATAGTAAAGTGATAGATTATTCAAAAAATCAAGAAGAATTTATGTTTTATATCCCTGAACCATTGGGAGATGAAACTACTGAAAAACATTCAAAAAATCTCAAATTTAGAGATGTAACTACGACTTTCACTTTTTAAGTCTCTGCTAATATTTTTACATCAAGATTATGAGTAATATCAGCAAAATTGCCCAAGATTTATACTATGCTATGATCACTTCTGGTATGGTTAAACAGGCTATTAAATTAAAAGAAACAGTAGCAGAGGTTAATTCCTCATTGGATTCCTATATTGATTCCACTATCTATCAAATGATAGAAGATTTAGAACATCACGGCAGAGATGAGGTGGTTAAATCTATTAAAAAGGCGGCAGAAAGCCTATGAAAATAATATGTATTAATTCGAATGATAGGGTAAAAACCCTTTGTAGTGACTATACTTTAACTATTTTAAATAGCACACCGTATAATGATTCATTGGATTTTATTCGTTATGAACATACTGGGGATTATTATACTACAACATCAACGGCACCAGATGATTGGATATATTTTCCATCAAATTTGGCATATGACAGCACCACAACAGGAGCTAATAACGATGAATAGGAAACTGAAATACTGGCTAGAGACTAAAGGCAGAAGGCTCATAGAGCTTAAACTGGCGGGATGTAGCGAGTATTTCGCCAAGGTAAGGGATATTGGCAAAATGGAAACAATTTCTGCCGAAGAGTGGGTTGAATTTATCGCACTCACAGGGGAAATGGATGCCTTGCTTTGGGTCCTTCAACCTAAGTCTTCTGAGAGAAAAGAAAAATTTAAAACCGAAGTTAAAAACTTTCTAATCAAGATTGAAAGCCAAATTTTGGAAATTAATGAAATAACAGGTCAGGCTTTGCTTCCAAAAGGTGAGGCGTGACACGGCTGATTAACTCTGGTGTTGAATTATGTGTAAGAACTTCAAAAGGGGACCTCATCGTGAGGTTCCCTTCTTGCGTTAGGTTTATGTATTATAGAATATTTAAAAAATCAGGTATGTATATAGCAAAAGAGCAAATGGACCCAGATCTAGAGTTTGTTTGCTCTGTTAAAATTCCACAGGATATAGTCATAAAATGAAATCAAAAATAATATCTATTCTTAAAGATGTTTCCTCCTATTATTCAAAATTCTCATCAAAAGAAAAGAAAATAAGAATTATATTTGAATGTCTAAATTGTAAGACAACTTACGATATGACAACTATTTATAAAGATAAATATACTCTAACTTGCGTTTGTGGCACGGAGCTTGAAAGTGAAAATGAAAAAAAATGAATCAAATAGTAAATGCGAAATGAGAGCTTATGTTGTGAGTTGGAACAGAAATTATAACTTTAGCCCATATGATATTTTTTGTAACCCTCCAAATTCCCCCACTGTTTATGATGGGTTCAACCTTGAAGTAAAATATAAGTGCCCATATTGCTCTGCTTTATGGACAGTTGAATTTAATTACTATCATAATAGTTTTAAAACAGTATGTATGTATAAAACCCCTCTTATTGTATCTATAGAAAAATACGTTTAATGAAAATAAAAGCAATAAATTCAAATGCCCCACCATATCAACTCATATCAAAGATAATTGAAAAAATAGAATATCGTTGGAATAATTCTCTTAGTTTGGAATTATCTAATAGATACTTGTATCTAGAAAGACTTTTAAACCGATTACAGACAAAAAGAAGAATTTATAGATGGCACTATTCTATGGATAGAAAAGTTCTCGCAATAATTCCATACCTTACATCTAAAATTTTCTATATTATTTTGAGGTTCTAAATATGAAAATGTTAAATTTCAGTCAAAATGAAAAGTGGGCTAAATACATAAAAGAAAAGCTAAAAAATATGTCCAGTTGTCCAGGAATGAATGAACTTGCGTCCCTAACAGCGGATTTGATTATAAAAGCAGATGGGAAAGTGATATTTATAACATATTCTTTAAAAGAAATTAATATCCATTTTTCAAATGGAATGAAAAAAAGGATAAAGATTTGAAAATATGTAAAGTAAATACAAATACTTATGAAATAAACTTTTTTAAAGACCATCCAGAGTGTGAAGCAGCCCGTAGGATTTTTAAAAATCTGTTGTCGTTCAAAAAAATAGTTAAAACAACTTCAAATAACAAAATACTTTTTATTTATAAAAATATATATCTTTTTATAGGGTCAAATGGTGGCCGAATAGTAAGAATAGCACTTTATAATAAAGTCGATGAAAACTGTTGTATAACTTCTATTTCCTGAGGAACTTAAATTTTCAGAAAATCTAGTAGAAATAATGAAATTTATTGAAAAATATGATATTAATTAACTCCTCCCATAAAATAATGTTATTACCCAAAAGTATTAGTTTGCCCAAAGGATATACGTATATAAAAGAACTTTGTATATATTGTTCAAAATTTTATTATCTTTATTATCCTGAAAAACCTGAAGCAGTAGATGTGTATGAAGTGTGCCCTCATTGTTATTGTATCATATATCATAACCAAATAAAGGAATATAAAATGTTAGTAATTAATACAATCCCAAAATTTATTAAAGATAATCCAGTTTTAGTGCCATTCTATAGACATTTTGTAAAATTTGACCCAGAAGTTGTTAAAGAAAATTTTACAGATAATTATCTGCTTATGAGATTCAAAAAACCAAAAAAGACGGCATACGTTGTTCTTCAGCCCAGGATAGTCCTGCCATTCTGTACCATAACAACATATGATCAATCTGGATGCTGGGTTTCGGATTTCTATGATACGCTTTCTCTTCCAAAAATATGCTGATCTCTAAACTTGAAAGTAATAGGTTTTTTGAAATTAAAATAGGAGAGGTAGATGTTGGATATCATATCAAAGTTTTTCTTAAAAAGAAAATCATCTTTTCTGTTGTTAAAAGATTGGAAGGCAAGTTCTATAAAATAAAAATACCTTTTAATGAGACACCAGTAGAGTTCTCAGTAAATGTGTCCTATCCAGGATTTCTAACTTGGCAATCAAAACATTATATATATAATGGATCAGGGTTTATTATTTACTTTGATAAATGTCCAGATCCACTATTATCGGAGTATAGATTATGATCATATCTACATTCTCAACTAATGTCGCTAAAATAATTATATCTAACCTTAGAAAAAACGATAACTTACGGCTCCTGTCAGCAAGAGGATATAGAGAAGTAAGAAAAACAATGTCGGAGAAAGAAATATTCTATGTGCCCTTCTGCCATTATAAAATATCAATTAGCGTCTCAAATCCGTATATGTTCACATTTCAAAAACAGGTTCTTGTCGAAAGTAAAAGAATAGGTGTTCATAGGAGAGTTATAAGATGATAATATGTGGAATAAATTCAAATAAATCTCCTTTACAAATTGTTTATGAACAAATAATTAATACTTGCTTGGTGACCAAAAATGACGTGGCTTATATATCTCGCCCAGATATAGAAGGAATAATAGTGTATTATAGAGAAAATTTCTATGCCAAAGTAAGATTGACTGCTTATGATAAAAAGGTAAAAGTTAATTCATTTACGGAAGCTAAAAATAAATTTGGAAATTGGATCCAATATAGAAAACAAATTTATCTTGAAGACCCATATGTTTTATATGATTTTAAAAGCTTGGGGCTAAAAACATTATCAAAATTAAAGTGCTAAATCCTTATTCTTTAATACAATAAATTCATCAAAAAACCAAACATCTCTTGAATTTAAATAAAAACCTATTCATTTGATGCTGAATATATTCAAGAAGAGAGCAAATAAAGATAATTTTATTACCGAGACTTTTATCCAGATTAATCAGTTTTGTGTGGAATTTATAATTTCAAAGAAATAGAAAGTAAAACCCAATACCTATTACAGGTTCCTAAAAATAAAGGATTTATATGAAAGTTACATTAATTAATGCCAACGGCTATACAATCCAAATAAACCGCGTCACAATTGGTTCAAAAATTAAAATAATAGGTAAAAACTATAAATATCAGGGTTTTATAAATAAAAACCCTTTTAAAATCACAATGCCGCTCCCAAAATATACTCGTCTTAAAATAACCATATACGGTGCCAATAGATATATCTTTAAAAAAAGAATTTATCTTAAAGATATTGAAATAATCAATACCGCGACATTTAGACCAATTTTAACCCTATAAATGAAAATTAAAGCAATAAATTCAACAACTTTAAAATCACTAGCAAATAAAATTATTGCTCACTTAAATATAGAAAATCCTCGTGTTTCTGAAAAATTAAAAAAGTTTGTAACCATAGCTTGGCGGCATAAAAATTATCACTGTTATATTGATTACGATAGAGAAATAATAGCCCTCGCTATCATTGTGGTTTCATCAAAAGGTTATAATTTCATTTATAATGCCAAAACAAAGTTTTCCAGAGATATGAATAAATTAAATGATTTCAAGGAAATATTATGAAAATTAAAGCAATAAATTCAACTGATCTTAAATCAATAGCAATAAAGATCAAAAATTACCTTCAAATTAAAAATCCTGATATTTATGGACCAGAAGATAAAGACCCCTGTTATATCACAATTTATTGGCACAACACGAAATATAGGCTCTATATCGATGTTGAAAAACCATTGCCTTTGACAATATCGCTATCTATCTATAAAAAAAAAGGAAATCATAATATCAAGAATTTTCCATTCGTTCTCACAAAGAAATTAAATATGAATAAATTAAATGATTTCAAGGAAATATTAAAAAATTATGAAGATTAAAGTCCTAAATCCAAATGATTTATATCAACTAACAAAAAAAAAACAAGCGGCTCCTCAATATTGAAGAGGCTTGGGTGGGTGAATATTGTTCAACACTCTTCCTGAAAACAAATCACTTTCGATTCTTTGTTGATCTAAATAAAATAAATCCTAGCAAAATTAGATGCCGGCTGTCTATTTATAATGATAAAATCACCATAGGAAATATTGTTAATTATAAAATTGTTGAGCACTTTCTAAAATATCCCTTCAATATTGAAGAACTTAAATCTTTCAAAGATATTGTTGAAAAATATAAATGATCCAGCCTCTCAAAACTTTCCTCTCCAGTATATAATCCCCCTCCGTAACGTCTCGAATTTATTAAGCTTTTTAAACCAATATATTCCCCTCCTAACTTCCCAATATTATTCAATAAATTAACCCACCAAATTAATACAAATAGCTAAATTCCAGCCTCTCAAAAAAATCAACCAAGCCGGGCTATAAGAATGTGATAAATATCTGTTTTTATTGTTGCTGATCATATAAGTAAATCTAATATAAACCATAAGCATAAAAGCATTTCTCTCCTCCCTATCTCTCTTATATCTAATAACTCATAACCTCATTGCCACATATACATTAAGCTATATCTTACCCCTATTCTCTTCCTTTCCCCTAACCTATACATATATATACATTATTAATCTTAAGAGCCACTTCTTACTTCTATCTTACTCCTTTCTCTATATATTAAACTTAATCTTAAGCTGTATGTTAAACTTAATAGCTACATCTTACCCCTCCTATCCCTTTACATATATATACATAAATTTACCGAACGGGGTGCCCCGGAGCCTCAACTTCAAAAGTTTCCCGCCTGGGTCCGTACTACATCACCCTACGTGTAAGATAATATCCTACATATAAATAACTCCCTGAAATTATTGATGAAAATATTTTTCCGTTTGAAAAACAATGGATCGACGATTATATTAGGTTGAAAGCGGCAAGCTGTGTCGGCATGGCGCAGCAAGGGTGAGCAGGCACAGGGGGCGAGTGGGTGATACACACCTGAGCCCCCGCAAGAGACCCGAAGGGTCTCTGCTCCCCAAAAAACACAGTGCTGGGCGTTTGATTTATCCAGCACGACGCTTTTAGAAGGTTGAGAGCGTCGGCGTCTGCGTGGTGTAGGCGTCGTAATCCTGGCGGGATTTCCCGCCGCATACGGAACGGGGCCGGCTTAGGCATAAAGCCCCAAAAGATAGCGGGTAAAACCGCAAGGAGACTATCATGAGTAAGTTCAGCATTTTCTTGGGAAGGGGAACGCAGATCAGCATCGCGAATACGAAGCTGCGCGAGAGCGTCGTCAGGGCAGCGGAGGAGCGCAACGTGGGGGAGGAGAAGCTCAAGGCGCAGCTGGATAAGCTGTGCAGCCCGGAGGATCGCGCGGAGTGCCAGTCCGTGTTGGAGGGAGGTGGGTCCGTGACCACGAGCCTCTACGATCTCAACGACCTTACCCCGGAAGTGCGCAAGAAGGCCGTGGCCTTCTTGCGCCAGCTGGCCAAGCAGGCGGGCAGCAAGGTTCGCGAAGTGCGGTTCACCGTGACGGCACCGAAGTCCGGAAAAGTCGTAGGTAAGTCGTCCGGCCTCAAGGGCATTCTCAACGCGCCGGTGACCATCATGGGCGCCGAGCTTGAGCGCGCTGGCGCCAGCAAGTCGGACGGGCCGAGCGCCTTTGACTCGGCCATCGCCTCGATCCTCGGGTCCGAGGACACCGACAGCGAGACCGCCGACGCCTAGACTCTTCGGGGGCGCAAGCCCCCGACATTCCTACCTTTTTAAAGGGGCGGTCCCATTAACTTGGGGTCGCCCCTTTTCCCATTCGAGCGCTAAATGCGTTTCTGCGTGTTCGAGCAAGGGATCGCCCACTGCTACGTCCCTAGACTTGTCTATGTGGGGGCGTATCAAATCTCGACATGTGCGGACGCATCCGCACCGTTCGACGATTACTGGCTGGTTCGCTAAGTCGACTCAGTCACACCTTTTGCCCGCTTTCCTTAATGGTTTGCGGGCTTTAGGTGTTCGAAGGGTTTTCTCCCTTCGAACGCAGATCTTAAACTTGCTTTGATGTTTCTTGGGAATAATCTCCCAGAAAGCATCATAACCAGCGTTGCGGTCGTCACGGCAGCAAAAGCAGGCAAGGGACAGTATGATGCCGCGATTCATCTCGTGGCTAAGTCTCTGGTTTTCCCCGACCACAACTCTTGGGGGAATGAGTGGAGTACTGCCTTCACTCACGCAACATTGGAGCTAGACTCCAATGATCACGGCAGGTTCTACCGCTAGCTAAGGTTCTTTTTGTTTCTTGGGCACCATAGGTGCCCTTTAAGCATTCGAGGAGACTTTCTCCAAAAAACAAAAGGGTTTATATCTCTACTTGACTTTAAAACGAGGGTAGGGTTCGTGAACCTAGGAAACTGTAAGCCTAATTACAGTGGGCGGGGGGCCTCACATTTCATAGTTATTTTTTTGAAAAGGTTCGTGTTAATTCTGGGAGCTATGGCTCCCTATAAGCATTCGAAAACCCACAAACAAGGAAGCTCCCAGTAGATGAGTTGAAGCGACTACTTAACTCTTAATGTTAATGTTTAGAGGGCACCATAGGTGCCCTTTAGGTATTCGAGAAAGGTAAAGCAATGACCACTTTTATCACGGGCTTTCTGGTTGTGGGGATTGTATTCATTCAGAACCCAGCGAAATACTTTGATGTATGCGCTGGATTCTTTGTGGGTTTGGTTTTCACTTTGATTATGGTTTTGGTTTTTGGAAACCAAAACCGATAATTTTTTTCTGAAATTTTTTTTTGGAAAAGGGCGTATTAATCCTTCCAAGGGTTCACGCCCTATAGGTGTTCGAAAACACACAAACAAAGGAGCTATTATGCTCACTCGGAAAGAGAAAGAAGAACTGTTGCGAAGGATCCTAACCTTTCGCAAGGGCAAAGTGAACCTTCGGACGCAACGACCGAAAGGTCAGGATCAAGAATCACTGCGTGCGTACTTCGTGTGGCGCATGGCGAGATTCCATGGTGGAGAAGATCTGAGCATGCCGATTCAGGCACTTCAGGTCATTGGAGATGACGAAGCGCTCCCCGACTTGAAGGAGATGGCCGACAAGCTGGCGAAGCGTTTCTTTGGGAGTGACATGCGAGCCGTCAATCGGTTCGAGGGTCTCTTCTAGGGGAGACATATACATCGGCAAAACACTTTAAGGGCACTTCGGTGCCCTTTAGGTGTTCGACAATACACAAGCAAAGGTGGCTATAGTGGTTGTCATCCGTCACGAAATTATCAACACCTTAAAGGGAGACTTTGAGGTTTTCTCGGGAAAGAATCCCGAGCAAGTGGCCTGGATTCTCTCTTACGTTAAGAGAGAGTTTAAGGGGCGACTGTTTCCAGCAACTCCTGGAAATCCTGACGGCATCGTCAGGAATGACCAGGGCGAGGAAATCGGCCTCTATACCTATGAGGCTCCTCCGTTTCGGCCTCGCAACTCCACGTGGCTATATGTGGAAATTCGGCTGTGAGCCATAGAGCCTTTACAGGTTTATATACTTTTGCCCACTTTCCTTAATGGTTTGTGAGCTTTAGGTGTTCGAAACCTCATAGTCAAGGAGAGTTGAAATGACTCAGAACCTGTATCAAATGACTCGTCGCCTCCATCGCAAAAGCCCGCAGCAGCTAAGGGCGTTGCTAAACAAGCTGGCGGTCATCGGTGCGACCACGAAGACCAACGTCTCCGGCTACATGAGGGACGTGAGCCACATGATGGCTTGGAAACAAGTGGAGGGGCCGCACAAGCGATAGGTCTGCGGGACTTAAACAAAACACTCACAGGCGCGCGGGATTATTTCCTTAGCGCCTTTGGGTGTTCGAAGAGCAGAGCCGGTTGGTCCCTGGTTCGAATCCTACTTCTCGGCTTCGAGGAAAAAAAGTTTGAGAAGTATGACTTCGGAATATAAACTTCTTTGATAAAAGGGTCTTCGGACCCTTTAGGTATTCGAAGGGCGTAAAGCTTAATTGTTTAACTTGACAACTTAGCTTAACTACTTAACAATTTAATATCTTAATCTTACACCCTTCCTCTTAACTTAATGTTTCTTTTGCCAGTTGAAACTGGCAGCTAACCTCAACCCAGAGCAAGAATGCTCCAAACCAAGGAAAAAACAATGAGCACGACCACGAACAAAATCATCGAGCAGGCGAAGTCGGCAATAGTGAATGGTACGAAGATCGGCGCCAGCGTCAATCTCGGTCGTCAAATCACCAAGCTGGTTCGCGATTTCGCGGGAGCACACTACCCCGAGGCTTTCAACAGCCCGCTGTTCAAACAGGTGGAGCCGCTTCTGGTGGCTTTCATCGTCCAGGCTGCGACCACGGCATATCCGAATGTGCCGGGAGCGCAGAAGGCGAACAAGGTCGCTGGACTGGCAATGGTCGGTGAGGCTGCCCTTCTGACCCAGGAGCTGATGTCCAAGGTGGATGTGAGCACGCTGTTCCAGCGAGTGGCTGCTCTCGCTCCAACGGAGTAAGCAGGTATAAGGCTTCAACGGGGCCGCGGCTCGATGGCCGCGGTGATGCTTGTACCTTTCGAGAAACCGCCAGTGCGGTAGGCAGGTATAAGAAACAAAAAAAACAACAAACAAAAGGAACTGCTATGTTGAAACTAGGTTTTTCGGAGCTTGTGATTCACAAACGCTTTAACAAGGTCCTTCTCAACAAACTCAAGAAGTCAGAATACGAGTTCGGTCTTACGGGCTCGTACTTCTTCGGGACCTATCGCCCTGATAGTGACCTTGATCTCTTCGCCAAGGACTCGAATGAAGTTCGTAGATTCCTCTACGAATGTAATTTTAATATCGAGTGGGAGGTGAATGGGTATGGGGACAAAAATACTGTCTTATTGTTAAGGCATCACTCCAATCCTCACATCGATGTTCAGTTGGTGCGGGACACCGCTGCCAAAAAGGATGTGGAGGAGAGGATCAAAAAGGAAACGGGTTGTTGGATCCTCACTCCCCAATGTGGTGAGACCAAGACCTCTATTTGCTTCAAAAAGCGGCGTGCTACTTTGTATGATATGCTGTATGGGCTGTATGTTTCGGGACACCCCGATTCGCCTCTTGCGCAGCATATCACAAATCGTTCAGACGTGCTGAACAAGAAGTTGGGTTTGGGTTCGGCACCCAGCGTCGCAGGGAGCAAGAAGGAAACACCAGCACTCAAGGGATGGCCTTTCACGTCCTAAAAACAGGAGATAAAACCATTTTGGGCCCATAGCTCAGCGGTTAGAGCGTCGCTCTCATAAAGCGGGGGTCCCTGGTTCGAATCCAGGTGGGCCCAAAGCAACAATTAATAAAAATAACGAAAGGAGCCAAACAATGCGATAATCTAATATTATTGAAGGAAAACATATATAGTGTCCTGGGGCTGCCCAACTTTAATAGGTTGGGCAGCCCTTTAGGCATTCGTGAACTTGGCGATATAGGTTAACTTGGTACGCGACAAGAGAATTGCGAATTGCGAATTGCGAATTGCTAAGGATCATGGGGAAATTTCCTGGGGGTTTTCCCTGGGACGAAAGGACAGAATCATGAAGACCATGAAGACCATCAGCAAAGACATGATCAAAGAGTTGCAGGTCGGCGACGCCGTACTGGTCCTGACCAGCACGGCGCATTACTGGACAGGGAGGATCGTCTCTCTGTCCATGACAGAGATCGCCCTCGACGAGGCGGCCTGGATCTCGCAGGTGGGCCGCCACAGCGACTGCGTCGCACGAGGAGACCTGAGTGGGGCTGAGATCGAGCCCCACGCTGACGGGCAGATTACCAGGCTGCCTCGGATCGGCAGCGTGGTAGTGGACTGGATCCACGCGTTGCCGCGCGAGCAGCGCTAATGGACGATCTCGCAGGGGAGCTCGAGCAGCTGATGCGCGCTGGAGACGAGCGCGTGCTCACGGACTACATCGCCGAGCACGCGCTCGAGTGGCTGTGGCTGCCGGCGCCGACCCTTCCGCTGATAGCGTGGTCTGGGCGGCTGTCGGGGTCGCGGTCGCGGTCGAGGTCGTGGTCGTGGTCGCTGTCGGGGTTGCGGTCGCGGTCGAGGTCGTGGTCGCTGTCGGGGTTGCGGTCGCGGTCGAGGTCGAGGTCGCGGTCGCGGTCGAGGTCGTGGTCGGGGTCGGGGTTGCGGTCGCGGTCGAGGTCGTGGTCGAGGTCGTGGTCGGGGCCGAGGCCGAGGTCGAGGTCGCGGTCGCGGTCGAGGTCGTGGTCGGGGTCGGGCTGGCTCTGACGTCGCGCGTGCCGGTATAGATACGATAGGAGGGGTTATGATTACTTTCGTATTTTTCTGACGGAGGTGAATCATGCGCAAGACTCATAAAAAGATTGGTCCTGGCGGAGTGAAGTGTCCTTGCTGTAATCCTTATGGTAAGGACATTAAGAAAAAGCTTAATCGTTGGGAGCGACGCAAGGTAAAACAAGAGCTTAAAACTTATTAGCTTATGGGGTGCTGTGAGAGTTTGGAAATGCTGGGAGGTAGGCTTAGAAGCAGCCAGCGGTGTTGAGCAAACCGCATACCTTTAAAGAGTAGCTCATACCCACTCTAGGTGAGTTTGACCGTGAAGGCTCGCGGAAACCTTGCCGGAGTTTAGGAGTCGGTCTAGAACGACTTTTAATGAAAACCAGGGTTGAGAAAATGCTTTTGGCGTAATAGCACACCAGTATTTATTGGAGTAAAAATCCTAAAGGTCGTTGGTCTTTCTCAAGACTACGACCTTTAGGCATTCGAGGACACTTTAGCGCGTATGGTTGGAAGGTTGGTATATACATTTAAGTGTTTGACTGTGTTGTGGAGCACCCCCCCCAATGAGATAAGGGACTTCAAGTTCTTTTCCTAAGTGTGTGGGACCGAAAGGTCAAAAACTAACACAGCGAGATCGGCGGAAGTATCACACGACTCCGCGCGGATCTCCATTTGGCGATAAAAAATAACAGAATAAGGATAAGCCCGGATACTTAATTGTATTCGGGCTTTAGGTATTCGAGGAGCTTGTCTCCTAGAAATTGTTAGACCTTGTGAAGACCGCGGGGCGCCACTTCCCCCGGCCGGCAGACACGCCGGTGTTCTTCCGGCGGAAGAAATAGCGGTTAGCCGCTGAAAGGAAAGGTACATGCGACTCTCAATCAAGATGTCCAACATCGACGCGCTGTGCGAGGAGCTATTGAAGCTCCCAGCCGGTGCACTCTTTCGCCACAACGACGCCGGTGACCTGCCCGCCGCAGGTCGCAGGCAGAAGTTTTTCTTCACTAACCGCGGGCAAGCCAAGACGGGATACTCGTACCGGACGCGCACGAGTCGCGGTAGTTGCCCGCGGTCGTGCCGTCTCTTCGATATCTGCTACGCTAGCGTTAATCCTCTCCGATGGTACTGGCAGCAACTCGGACGTTGGTACAAGCGCGGCGCGGAGTATCTCGATCACCGTACCGTGATCAAGCTCGCCAAGGCGGCTTCGCACCTGACGGGTTGGACCTACACGCATTGGGACTGGAAGCGCTACTTGCGCACGTTCCTGCGCGGCAACGAGCTCGGGTTCACGATCAACGCGTCGACCGAGAGCCCCGAAGAGGCACTCGAGGCGTTCCGCGCAGGTCTGCCGGTCACACTCGTCGCTCCGCCCTTCGTGCGCAAGAAGATCATGCTCGAGGACGTGCCCGCCATCCCTTGTCCCGCGCTCCTGCAAAAGGGCTTCACATGCGACATGTGCGGCAAGGGTTCACCTCTGTGCGCCCGAGCCGACAGGCACTACATCATCCTGTTCCCCGCGCACGGCGCCAGAGCCCGAGCCGTGTGGAATCGCATCGCGAAGTTCTGGACGGACTTTCTGCCCGAAATGGAGGACGCCTGTGCCTAGAAGAGACGACGATGTGGGCTGGGCGGCCATCTAGAGTCTCACCTAAGTCGACGGGTGAAAAAAAATACCGTCCATACAAATCCGACTCATATGTTTCGCCCAAGTTCAAGTCGCACACTCACACTATGGGGGACATACCATAGGGCTACTGGCTTGCTATAAAGGAAACTAAGACGCTCGCGAGCGCATCTTTCCTTTACAGCAGCCAGTGGCCTTTTGGTGTTTCGACTGCCTTGGGCAAATGCGCGATAACGCGCGCGATATAGGGTTAAAGAAGTTTTAAATCATCATTATTCGAATATGCACCCGTATCGGACAGGACTTCTAATCCTGAGCACCGTAATTGGATCGATGCAGGTTCGAGCCCTGCCGGGTGTATTAAAGAAGAAGTTAAAGAGAGCCGAGCACACAAAGAAGTTCCATTTACAACGAGGTGAATAATGGAAATCTCCGCGCCAGCATTTATGCAAAAAGGATTGGTCTTTTTGATCGATCTAGGAGCCGACTGTAAAGAAGAGGTAATCTCTCACGAGATGGGGAGGAGCTTTTGGGGACCTGGTTTTTGGTGGAAGGTGGTAAAGGAGCTACGAAGCAGAGGATACGACATTTCTCCGGAAGACCTTGGGAGAACCATTGCCAAAATGTACTATGACTTTCGTCCCAACGAGATGATGAATGAGCAAATGGTATCCTATGGATACTCCCAGTGTTCGAAGTGTGAATTGAGGTATCTTAAACACAAGTTCAAAAGTCACGATCCGTGTGATAATTGCAAAGGTGGTGAATAGAGGTTTCGCAATTTCCGGGACTTAGAAAAGGAGAGAATCAAAATGAATAATTTCAAGCGTCTCCGTAAAATCTCGAACACTATCGGCATTTCCCAAGTCAACATGGGAAAGACCGCAGAAGGGAATGGTCACGTCTCGGTTATTCTGAGAAATGGTCTTTCTATCCGTTCGGAATACGGACAGGGAGACTTTCAGAAAATCTGGTCGGCTATTCACGTATGGAAGAAGGCACAGGGTCTTCCGTTCTGTTACAACGGCAGTTCGCACGGCTTCGTGTCGCGACTTCGTAAAAAACAGCCGAAGCGAGTAAGAGATGTTTAAGTCAATTCGGGAGTGGGTTCGCAGAAGGAGAATCAATAAGAAAACAGCGCTGACGGCTTCACGGTTCAAGTGGCTTGGCCTTGAACTTATCAAGGTCTTTCCCAAGAATCACGATGGGACCGTAAGGATTACCGCGAAGGTCGTCGGCAAGCCAGTGGAATACATCGGAAAGGATTTCAACTTTCAAGGTCGCAAGTATATCGTAAAGGATATGGAGTATGGAAAACTCTGTGATAGCATCGTTGGTCTTCGGTGTATAGACATGGGAAGAAATAGATAAGCTTGAAGGGCTTATATGAGCCCTTTCGGCATTCGAGGAGAAAAAAAGATTATGTTTTCAAACGATGACATTTGGGATTTCCTGAACTTGGAGAGGAATTTTCGCTATGTTGGAGGTCTTCTTCGTTTTCTAGAAGCACTTCCCGACAAGAAGAACTGTGCCAACCCAAGGGAGCCTGATTGTACGTCAGCTCGCTACATTGGGACTATCATTGTTCGTAATGCTTATAATGCTTATAACGCGATGCGAGATGAGGAAAATATGACAAGGGACTGGGGCAACATCATAGATATGGTGTTGGCTTTTAACAACGAATAAGGAGACAAACGATGTCTTTCAACAAAATCAAAAAGGAGTAAGAAATGGGATATATCTGTGCTCCAATTGTTGTGGTATATGTTGCGATTTTGTCAGCTTTGTGTCAGAAAAAAGAAGTGGACTCAATGAATAGATAGATAGATAGGTTTGCTATCCTTGAACAAACTACCTAATTAAAGGTAATAGAAAATGAATTACGAAAAATATGAAGTAAGAGTATATACTGATGGAGATAAATATTGGTATCAAGAGGGAAAGCTTCATCGGACCGATGGTCCAGCAGTAGAATTTGCCAATGGAACTAAACTTTGGTATATAGAAGGGAAAGAATATACTAAAAAAGAGTTCATTGAACTCTTGAAGAATGACTGTGATGGAAAGACCGTCGAAATCGACGGAAAGAAATACAAACTAATTCTTCAATAAGGAAAGACAAATGAGCAACAAAGTTACACCTCAAAAAAAACACATGCAATTCTTCGTTTGTAGTTGCGCGATCAAATCAGCAATACTGAAGCGAAAATCGCTCAAATGAGCGAGAAAAAAAAAGCAAGGGTGTGCGAAAAGCCATTCGGCAAAACAAAAGGCAACTGCAAAAATTGAGAGAGCGCAAGCACGAAGTAGAGCAGCTTCAACGTTATTATGGCGACTAATTAGTAATTAATGGTGGGGGCATCTTAAATAAAGTTCTATAGGCTATCGGTCTTTTTAGACCCATGGCCTATAGGCATTCGAAAGGGTTTTGGCAATAAAACTCAAACTTGAGAGAAACCAAAAAGGAGAAAGAAATGATTAACTTTGCCATTTATTCTCATAGCTCTCTGACTTCACTTCCTGTTGCCGATTTTGGTCCGGCGCTTCAAAGGATCAATAATTCTCCCTTTGAGTTCTGGCTCACGGGAAGTTTTTATTTCGGCAATTACACTATCGATAGCGACTTGGATCTCTACGTTGCTGACGAGAATGCCGTTCATCAGTTCATAATTTCGCTTGGCGGAGTTGTTCTTAATGGAGTCGCCGGCTATTCTGATTCGAATACCAAGCTCGTTTATAGAATCAAAAACCCAACAATAATGCTTCGGCACATTGACATCCAGATTAGCAAAGATGTAAAAAGGAAAAAATATCTAGAGCGCAAAATAATGTGTGGTGGTTCACTATACACTACTTTTATAAGTTTGGACAAGGGCGACCGTCGTTCTTTTTATAACTCCCTATATAGTTTGACTAGTTATAATGAGGAGGAGGAGAAGAAAAAACAACTGCCTTGGTATCATAATGGACAGTATCATCCAGCCGATGGTCGTCCAATAGCTGAGGGTCTATCTATGAAATCTATCGCATCGCGATCAATTGCCTCTCGCAAAGGTCAAACCATAAAGAAGCAAGATACTTGTACTAATTGTGGTTCTCTTGGAGAGGATCTTATCTTCAAGTTCTATTGCTCCAATCCTTCTTGTTCTAACTACAAACCGTAAAGGATGTTGGGAGATGAAAAACAAAGCAGTAAACATCAACCCTGGAAGCCCTGAAGCTGTAAAGCGTGGCTGTAAATGTCCCGAGATAGACAATGGTTACGGAAAAGGTTATATAGGTGGTCGATACGATCCGGAAACTGGTCAGGTGATGTATGTCACAAGCAGTGCCTGCCCACTTCATTGGGAAAACTAAGGAGAGAATAATGGCTCGTCGTAAAAACACAACTCGAAAAGTTCTTTTTCTTTGCGTCTTCGCTCTGGCTGTCTTTGGTGGATGGTCTCTTTGGAAAGGACACGGAAAGAAGTGGTTCTTCAAGGGCAAAGCTCAGGTGGAGAAAGTCACGAAGGCAGTGAAGAAGAGTTTGAAGTAATTTAAGGAGTAAAAGATGGTCTCGGTAACAAAAGATATGATGGGAAAAATCACTTTTCTCATTGGTCAGAAACTAACTCTACACTTTTTACTCAAGAGCGAGGTTACTCCGCGATTCAAAAATTGGGGATATTCTTCGGAAAAGTGTAAAAACTACACTTCTTATGGTTTCGGACTTGGAAAGTTAGCTTTTTTGGTATATAATAAGCAGGTGAATTAATGAGAGTTAAGTTCCTGATGTTTGGAAATCTCAGTTGTCAGGGGAAGGCTTTTTCACAAGTAGATAAAGGATGGGCTATACTTCAAGCCCGTGTTTGTGATAATACTGTTGGTGAGTTAATCACTGATTGGGCAAACGATTACGAGATTTGGTTGTTTGGAGATAACCCTTGGCTTTGTTCTGGTTTGGAAGTTGAGAAAGCTTTGACAGAACAATTGGATTGTGAGTTTCTTGAGAAAGAAATTCTCAGACTCAATAAGCACGAGGGTTTGCCAGTTTACGGCTGGGTTGCTATTCACTCTTAAGTTTATGGGGCTCAATGAGCCCTATAGATATTCGAAGGGTGCTAGGTTTATAGTTTAACTTAACATTAATCTTAAATTCAGACTTAAAATTTAATATTTCATTCTAGCACCCTTCTTCTTAGCATAACTTTGCGAACTTTTTATGCCGGAATGGTGAAATTGGTATACACGGGAGACTCAAAATCTCCTTCCTTCGGGAGCAGGGGTTCGACTCCCCTCTCCGGCATCAAGGACAAGCTATATTGTAGAGAGTTATTAAGCTTTCATTGAAAGTTGTGAATAATGAGATCTGCTCACCTCGGATCCAAATTTTTAGAGGAGAATAATGACTAAAAACAGAACGAAGCTTCCTAAGTTCATTTGCCTTGGTTATAACTTTTCAGAAAACGAAATAATGCGTTTTGATTGTGTTGCTGAAACAAAAGAGAGGGCTGCTGAAAAAGCAAAGACCCGTCTAGTAAAAAGCATCGGAATGAATTAAGTTCATTATGATTGGTCAGTTTACAACGTTTCCAATGCGAAACTCTATGATATATTTAATACCGAGTTGGTTTGGAAGGGAGACCAGTAGTTTGGTAAGTGATTTTAAATCCCGATAGGTTTTATTCCTTCGGGACTTAGCAGGAACTCAGGCTGCGAAATGACCTTGTTTTGTACTATCTTTTGGTGTAAGACCGCAAGCTGGGCTAGCCCGCTTACATTAGGATTGGTGAATATAAGTAATCATTATTAGGGCTAAAGCCCAGCTGATGCCTACCTGAGTATGCTTATCGGCCCAAAAGGGCCTTTAAGCATTCGAAGACAGTAAAGATTAGAAAGAAAACATTGTTGGAGCAATTTTTACCACCCGACAGGCGCAAGGTTATAAAAATGAATTACGAAAAATATGAAGTAAGAGTATATACTGATGGAGATAAATATTGGTATAAAGAGGGAAAGCTTCATCGGACCGATGGTCCAGCAATAGAATATGCTAGTGGAACTAAACAATGGTATCAAGAGGGAAAGCTTCATCGGACCGATGGTCCAGCAGTAGAATATGCTAATGGAGATAAATTTTGGTGGAAAGAGGGAAAGCGTCATCGGACCGATGGTCCAGCAGTAGAATATGCCAATGGAACTAAACTTTGGTATATAGAAGGGAAAGAATATACTGAGAAAGAGTTCAACGAACTCTTGAAGAACGATTGTGATGAAAAGACCGTCGAAATTGACGGAAAGAAATATAAACTAATCCTTCAATAGGGAAATAAATGGAAAGCATCTCAACATTGATTGGCGCCATATGGCTAACAGCAATTTTTGCTTCAGCAATAAGTTGGTGTATTAGTTGCGTAAAATTGTGGCGTTGGGATAAACATCAGCAACGAAATATCTTTTAAAAGTGGGAGCCCATATGGGCTCCCTCGATTTGTTCGAGCTAATATAAGCTTGGCTTCTTTATATAAGGTTAAAAAATCACTTAACGCGTACAAAAGAGGGACAATATGAAAAATCTAGTTATTTTAATGATTTTACTTTCCTCTTGTGGGAGAACTGAAGTAAATCCTTCAAATTCCGTTATAGTTGTTGCGACTGATGGATATGTAGTTATTCCTACCACTTACACTTGTAAAGAGGATCTTTCAAAGGACTTTATTGAATCCAAAGAATTATGTCTTACTAATTATAAATGTAAAAATAAAGTTTTTACATTTTATATGACGTATTTTTGTTTGGATGGAGGAACATTTTGTTTCATTAGGAGAAGTCATAATCAAATTAAATGGAAGTCGTGGGTGTTATTTGTTAATTCACGATTTTGCGAACTTTCGAAAGATTTGAGGTTCAAGCCTTTAATGAACTTTTGGTTGCTTGGAAAGAACGAAGTTTTGATATTGGAAAAAAAATAAAAAAGGATTTAAATTAATTCCTTTTCAAAAGGCACCAAATGGTGCCTTTAAGTATTCGAAAGGGATTAAGCAATATGAAGCTTTGGCACATTGGAAAGAGACCTCCGTTCCCAAAACCTTTTAATCTTACTTTTATGAGCACTTCACGAACTGCTTGGATTCGACCTGGTAGGTCCGATATTAAATGCGGAGTTTTCCTTTCTCCTCGGCCCGATCTCGTTTCTAAAAATCATAATCGTGTTGGTAATGTTTATACCGTTGAAGTTCCTCGCAAAGTCATAAAGGCTATGGGAGGAATTTTAATTTACGACAATGCTCCTGAAATCATTATTGATGATGAACATTGGGTTTATTGTCATTTTATTGGTAGGTCTAAAAAGTGGGAAAAGAAAATTGAAAACATTACTTTTTAAATTAATAGGGAATAAACTATAAAATTAGCTAATGCGATTAATACATCCTTGGCTAAGGGAGAATTTAAGAAAGTATCTCAAATGGTTACTAACCAAAAAGAATTTCGAAGATTTATAAAGGAAGGAAAATGAAAAGAAATAAAAAAAAACCCTCAAAGCCTATATCTTCTTGCCCAGAATGTGGAAATGGAACTCACGGACAAGATGCCCTGTGTGATAAACATTGGTCGGAATATTTGGGACAACATATTGGTGGAAGGTAATAGAAAATGAATTACGAAAAATATGAAGTAAGAGTATATACTGATGGAGATAAATTTTGGTATAAAGAGGGAAGTCTTCATCGGACCGATGGTCCAGCAGTAGAATATGCTAATGGAGATAAATTTTGGTGGAAAGAGGGAAAGCGTCATCGGACCGATGGTCCAGCAGTAGAATATGCCAATGGAACTAAACTTTGGTGGAAAGAGGGAAAGCGTCATCGGACCGATGGTCCAGCAGTAGAATTTGCCAATGGAACTAAATTTTGGTATATAGAAGGGAAAGAATATACTAAGAAAGAGTTCAACGAACTCTTGAAGAATGACTGTGATGGAAAGACCGTCGAAATCGACGGAAAGAAATACAAACTAATTCTTCAATAGGAAAATAAAAATGTGTTGTGAAGATTGTACACACATTGGTGTATCAGATTATGATGGAGCGTGTATCTCTTGTGGAGAGCAGATTTTAATTGAGAGGAGCTATTATGGCTATCGTTGTGCTGATGGCTCTCTAGAATTTAAACTCGCGACAGCTCAACCTGAAGCCGATGCGACGATAATTTTTAATTGTGATGCTGCTTCGTGGCATCAAGCAATGGACCAATGGCACGAATTTAATGGTTGGAAGCCATATGTTCCTTTAAAAGATAAAAGTGAGTGATAAACAATGGCTGATTTTTTAAACGTTATTATAGACACAGGACACGTAGCACTTACTGACAGGGAAACATTGTTTCCTGATGAAGAGTTGGTACACGTATTTCGTGAAGACAATCCAAAAACAATCTTCGACTTTCTAGTTATCATTGGTGCTTTCAAGTCTAAAAGCCAAGCCAAAAAAAACTGGAAAGGCGGTCCTATTCAGGATGGATGGAATGAGTGGTTCATAGGCAAAAAGAAACGCCACTTGTGTATATGGAAACCCAGTTTTTAAAAGAGAGGAAAACTAAATGTCGAACATTAGCCGGCACTGAAAAAGAGACAACAAGCCCGAAGAAAAAAAAGAACAAGCGTAACAGTTCTTTAATAGAATATTATTTGTATACTGGCACCCTGCCTTAATAAATTTTTAATGGAAGGTAATTCATTATGTTGACGAAAGAACAGGAAAAAGAGATTATTAATCGTGCTCTTATTCAAAGAAAAGGTGAAATTAAATTGCGTAGTGTGAAACCCGAACACCGCTATGACGATATGGGAAAATATTCTTATTTCGTATGGCGACTAGTTCGGGTTTATAGTGGAGAAGATACTAGCAATCCACGATTGGCTGGGAAACTCTCTGTTAAGTTTTCAGAAGAAGTTCGCGAAAGTCTAAAGAACTTGGCGATTAAGATTACCAAGTATCTTTATACTAAGTCTACTACCACCTCTACTAAAAAGAACGAACAAGAAACAGTTACGGTTTAATATTATAATAATATGAAGATTCAAAAAGAACGAGAGTTGTTAAAAGAATTGAGTCCTATCTTTGTTCTAGGGGGAGGGGCTAGGGAGAAAGCTATAGATTTATATCTTGAATGGCACAAATATGCCTTTAAAGCTAGTTATTCAAGATTAAAAGCAATAGCTAAACTAATAAATGTAAGGGAAATATAATTTAATTGGGGTGAATTTTGACAAAGAAAGATTATGAAGCTTTTGCTGAGATAATTAAAGATCCCTGGGCTTCAATAAGATATAAAGAAATTAAAATTGAAGAGGTAATTGAAATTTTAATTGCTGATTTTTGTAAGTTGTTTTCTTATGATAATACAAATTTTGATGAGAATAAATTTCGCCAAGCTTGTAAGCCAGATAATTTTATAGTTATTGGAGAATAAAAATGAACTATGAAAGATATGAAGTAAGAGTATATCCTGATGGAACTAAACTTTGGTATCAAGAAGGAAAGATTCATCGGACCGATGGTCCAGCACTAGAGTATGCCAATGGAGAGAAATATTGGTATAAAGAGGGAAAGCTTCATCGGACCGATGGTCCAGCAGTAGAATATACTAGTGGAGATAAAGAATGGTATCAAGAAGGAAAGCTTCATCGGACCGATGGTCCAGCAATAGAATATGCTAATGGAGATAAATTTTGGTATATAGAAGGGAAAGAATATACTGAAAAAGAGTTTAATGAACTCTTGAAGAACGATTGTAATGGAAAGACCGTCGAAATTGACGGGAAGAAGTATAAACTAATCCTTCAAATAGGAAATTAATAATGGAAAAGCGAAGCTTGCTAAATAAAGAGATTCAGGGCGATTCTTGGGAGGCAGATACAATTATATTTGAACTATATGGAGCCCCTATATCTTCATCACCTAAGCCTCAAATTCTTTGGACGAGAGTTTGGACCAGTTTTTTGTGAAGATGCTCAAGAGAAAGAACTTGGCGTATGGTTTGTGATCACAACTAATGGAATTCATACTGATTTTTTAATGTCTCAAAAGACTTTTAAAGAAATGTCAAAGTATGTTAAATGAAGATGTGGTTGGCGTCGTCATTTTTGGAACTTAAAGCTTCGTTTGCGAAGCTGGTGGTTTTGGTTTCGTAATAATTAAAATAAGTGGTAGTAGTCTAAAAGCGATCAAAACGAGAGGAAGGGTTCATCCCAACCGAGCGGGACTAGGACGCCGTAGGCCACGGAATTGTAGGTTCGAATCCTACCTACCACATAAGGAAAAAAAAATGAATTATTTTAAAGATCTTTCGCGAGCATTTTATCTAATTTCTATTGCGTATTGTATTGATAAAAAAGATCTTTCTATGTCGACTTACGTAATGTCGGCATCTGATAAAGATCTTATTCTTGTTAGTATTTATAGGAACAAATATGCTCAATCCACACCGAATTTTTTGAGAAAAACAGCTTCTTTAATTAAAGAGAATATTAAAAACCTAATTGTTATTTCTGTGAAAGATTCTCAATTTAACCATTAATCTTATTTTGATAATCTTCCAAGCAGAGAAGATATTCTAGATTCAATTGAAAAAGACAGAAGTATTGCTCACGAAATTCATAATCCATTTTATAATGCTGTTCGTGAAATTGCTGAAACTTTTTCTTTTCCTGAAGTTTTTACACATTTTGGGGAGAGAGGAACTCCACATCCTAATGGTTATGTTAGGATTAAAAAATTCCATATTAATGAGATTAGTAAAAAAAATTAGGACTTTTAAAAAAAAGGTGGTGAGAGAAATAATAGAGCCCATAGTTTAACGGTTAAAGCGTAGGTCTCATAAACCTGTTAGTCTAGGTTCGAATCCTAGTGGGCTCATTTAATAATAGATATTCTGCTTCAAACTTTATATCTTAATAAAGGAACTTAAATGTAAACGGAATCGATATTTACAGTAGAATATACTATAATTTATGGAAAGTATACTTATATTCGATGTTATTATGCTGAAAAAATCAAGCCATTAAAGATTCGTAATATAAAAAAATGATAAAGAGGCTTTTCGTATGAGCGGAATTTATCCGTTTTTAACTGGTTTATTTGAAGGATTTGAAATTTGCGAAATTATTGAAGTTGAATTTGCTGGTGTTGGTAAAACCAAACCAAGTGGGTACTATTATTGTGGGAAAAATTTTAGTGACATTATCAAAATAATGGAAAAAAAATGTGGACAATCCTGAACAGAAGGGAATTATATATACAGCTGTTGGTGGAGTAGAAATCCTTGCTAAAAGAATGGTATTCTAATGGCGCCCAAGCGTGTCTTATGATGTTATAATTAATCCAGAGTATTAACGAAATGATTACTCCTGATTTTACAAAGACTTTTGCTTCCATAGCAGAAATTAAAGAGTTCTTTTTTGGAACTAATAGTTAAATTAATCTTCAAACAGGATGGAATAAAAGAGGCAATAGTTTTCTTCTTATTTATAAAGAGGGGTTTCTTTGGTTTGCGAATGTTTGTACCAATCGTGATCCAAGAAATACATTCCTTAGACTTTTTAATTTCCCAGAAAGGATTATAACAGAATAAATATTCTGGACCATATTCTTTCTTAACCGTTTGTAGAATTTTGTTAAAAGTAAAAAGAGATTATGAGAACTAAAATGAAACTAAAAGTTTTTCTTAAAAAAGCTTCAAAAGCTGTTGGTTGGTCAAAACCTGATGGAGTTCAAATTAAGCCAACTATTGATGGAATTCAAATTAATTATGATTTGAAAAATCCAAGACATTGTACTTGGGTTAATGAGGTAGAAGAAGCTCTTTGTGATGAAGTAGAAATTTACGTTTCTGCTTCTCTTACCAAATAAGGAATTTATCTTGGTATCAATTGAAAAGAAAATAAATAACTCCTTTATTCTTGAATATCTTGATTCATTTTTCGAGCTTAGTTTTGGATATAAAAGACTTTCTACTTGGAAAAGGATCACGGCTGGACCATTTACACCTAATACTGTTCCTACAGGTAAAGAAGTTCTTAATCATATAATTAACGATTTTATTCCAAAATGGGAAAAAGCTTTTAGTTATAAAAAAGATAAGCCTCTTCCTTATTTTCGCATTGTTAATTTTTACACCAATAAAGTTGTATGGTTAAAAGTTGATGGTAAAGTAGTTGTTTCATTTAAATAGGAGAGCATAGTGATTCCAAAATTATTTGGATTTCCTCTTTACAAAAGTTATAAAAAAAGATTGGCTAAAAAATCATTAACTCACAAAGTAAGAATATGTTTAAAAGGCTTTGTGAGCTTGATGGAATTCAACTTGGAGATTTGGTAAACGACTGTACTGGGTTTAATTCTCCTGTGTTAAAAGCGAAACCGATTTACAAAAGAACAAAAAGAGGAAAGGTTCTAATTGATCTAGATCTTACAACTGTCGAAACTACTTGTTCTTTTTATCATTGTGATGTAGAGCCTCCACTTAGTGCCTTTAAAATTAGAGAAAGATGTGATATAGACCTTGAAGCTTGGAAGAATGATGATTTCGATTTTTTTAAAGAGTTATATAATAAATATAAAAACGTAAAGATAAATCCTGATGGAACAAAAGCTGTCTAACAAACTTAAAAGAATTTATCAAATTTTACATCAAGTTTCTCCAAAGAATTTATTTGGAGTGTCTCGTTTTGAATTTGAGAACTCTGTTCAATTAGTTAGAAAACTAATAAGAAGTGCCGAAGTTGAGGAGAAGAAAAATGAACAGGACAATGCGACTAATTTTGGTTTTATTTGTTATTTTTAATAGTTGTTTTATACTTACTTCTTGTTTCACATCACGAAAATGTAAATGTGATGATGGAGGAAAAGGAACCTTTGTAGAATGTAATGAACCTCTTAAATATGAACCAGATAAGATAAAAGAAGCAGTCAAATCTGTAAGAACTAATATGATTTATTTGGTTGATAAAAGGCATAAACATCCTATTTGTTATGCTATTGTAGTTTCTCGTGAAGTTGTTCGGGGCGTCACCACAGTCGTTTGTGATACTCTTAATAATAAAAAAATTACTACTTTGGAAGTTCCAAGCGTTAAGTAGAGGAAAAATAGATGAAAATTCTAACTTATGATAGTATTAAGTAGATTGTCGTAAATGTAATTCAATGCTTTCTTTTACGAAGGAAGATGTGTATGTAGTTAATAATACTTGTGGCTATGCTGGCGAGACTTGGGATCCAGCTTATAAAGTTAAATGCTACAGTTTGTAGTAATGGTATAAATGTTTCAAATAAAATTTCTTCTGAGCTTGAACAAGATGTAAGTGATAAAGTTCGCAATCTTGAAAAGAAATCTTCTAATTCTAACTGGAAACAAGAAAAACCTATTGAACAATTGATTGTCATTATTCAAGCAGCACAGGGAGAACTTATTAATATTTATTCTCAGCTTTATAAAGTTAATAAACAAGTTTCTAAAGCTAAAAAACTTCTAGAAGAAGCTCAAGAAATTATAAGTAAATATAAAAATAATTTATAGGAATGGTAAGTTAAAGTAAAAAGGATGACTATATTTTTTACATCTGATTATCATTTTGATCATAAAAATATAATTAGGTATTGTAAAAGACCTTTTAAATCTATTTCGGAAATGAATGAAGAGATAATTAAGAGGCATAATGAAAAGGTTTCTAATGAAGATATAGTTTATAATCTTGGAGATTTTGCTTTTTGCGATGCTAATAAGGCAAGTAATTTTGCTAGACAACTTAATGGGACTATATATCTTCTAAAAGGAAACCACGACAAAAGAAGAAACAAACCTATATCTCATAATATAAAACATCTCGATCATTATTATGAATTAAAAGTTGATGATGGAACAAAAAGAGGGCAACTTATTGTCCTATGTCATTATGCTTTTAGAGTTTGGAATAAATCACACCGTGGAGCGTATCATTTGTATGGACATAGCCACGGATCGCTTTCAGATGATAAAAATGCCTTATCGTTTGATGTGGGCGTAGACTGTCATAATTTTTATCCAGTTAGTTTTAAAGAAGTTCAAGCAATAATGAATAAAAAGGAATACAAACCAATTGACCACCACGGCAAAAAAATAACCGACGACATAATGATTTAGATATTGAATTTAGAGTAAGAAATCCCAAAGATTATAAGGGATTGCGAACTAGATTAAGAACAAAATTAAAGGCACCTTTTAAATATCGTACCGATTTAGTTAGAAAATCAAAATCTTTTTTACATAATCATTTTAATGGAAATCCTAAGAATAGTATAAACACTTCGTCTATGAGCATTTATATTATTCTTAGAAAAATAAACTCACCTGAAGAAATTAAAAAGGTTAAAAATTATATTATAAATAAATTAAATAAATTAGAGTTTGAAGGATTTCCTATAGTGGTATTATCTAATTAGGAGCTTCTGTGTCTAAAAGAAAGTTTTATAGTACTCACAAAGTCACGCTTACTGAAGATGAAAAAGCTCATATTTATAGAATTATAGATAGTGCTTTTGAAAAAGTTAAAAATATAAATAAGAAATCTGATCAAGATTTAGAAGGTGAGGTATTTACAAAAATTAGAACTGATGTGATTAGAGCATCAGATGTTCCATATAATATTCGTCACTTGTTTAAAGGAACAATGAAATCATTTTCGCTATGTTTTTCATATCTTAATAAACAAACACAAATGGAGCTTAGGAGTATGTTTAATAGCATTAAAGAAAAACGGAAAAGCAACTCTGAAAAAGAAAGTATTAATTTTACCGATCTTTATATGGAAATGCATATTATGAGGGCAAACATTAAAAGAATGGAGGATTTAGCGGACCAGGCAAAAAAAGTAAGTGAGCAAGCTGAAGAACTAGAAAAATTTATTGAAGGTTAAGGAGAGATAAGTGTCAGATAATAAACAAAGTTCTGTTGAACGATTGAATTCATTGGTTGGACCCGAGGTATTGAAACGTGGAAAGATTACCCAAGGTATTCTAAAAGAAGTTTTGGGTGAACTTCAAACTGAAAAGCTTGAAGAAGCAAGAAAGCGTGCTCGGGAGCTAATTCGCAAAGCTCTTGAAATTAATGAACAAAAAGATAAACTTAAGAAAGAATTCGAAAAGGCGGATCTTAAAGCTGATAAAGAATTGGCAAAGATTCTTAACCAGTTGGAATCAGATCTAAGAGTTTCTGCTGGAATGCCGGTGGTTGAAAACGCTGAGGAAACAACAACAGAATAATTATTCTGTATGATGATAATATTTCATCGGTCCTCTCATTATTGTGTATAGCACAAGGGTAGGTCGTACTACGATGAGAGGTTCAAAGGATCTTACAATGTTTCATTTGTGTCCTAATGAACTTATGGTATTCGTTATTGGGTTGCCATTTATTGGTGCTGTGTATTGGTGGATCAAATCAAGATTTTTTGGAGAAAGAAAATGAATGAGAAAGAACTTAATTACATCGCAAAGACAATTGGTGGAATTCTTGCTAATCGATTTAGCACTCCTATTTAATCCTCTGTAAAAGAAATTATTCAAAAGTCTATTGATAAAATTAGAGAAGGAGTTAATGAAATTGAAAATCTACTTTACTCTGAAGCAAAAGCTAAGCTAAATAATCGTTTTAGAAATGAAATTGAAGTTTCTATTGACAGATCTGTAGAGCGTCTTAAAAGAGATATTGATAGTGGAAAATTTGATAATCTCCTTTAGGATATTATGAAAAAGGAGTTGGAAAGAACACTTCGCGATAAAGCTAGAAGTTGGGCAGAAAGAGTTTCTAGTGCTCACGTTTCTTTTTCTTTTGAAGATATGTTTTGTTAGGATTTAAAATGAATACTTGGGTTATTAAATCTTGTCATATGGAATATGTTGAATTGGAACGTTCTAATTCAAAAGATAAGGCAAAATATTATCCTAAATATGAAGAGCTTATTGTTAATGATGAGCTTCTTCTTAGAGATGTTAGTCTACTAAAAGGGCTAACAATAATTTCTAATAATTATCCTGCCGAATGGGAAAGAGTTAAGTAATTGAGTACTAAAGAAGTATTTGAAATAAAAGCTGCTTGGAAAGACGGGGTAAAATTAGGAACTAAGCAAGATATAATTCCTTCTTAAGTTCCAGAAATGATTTCAGGAAAGCTCACTTGGAAAGATTTGGCTAAGCAAATAAAGATGGGGGAAAGTGGCCTTATGTTTGGGCTATGGGGTTCCTGTTTGGTTTATATGGAGATGTGAAATACTCTAGTCAGATTTTAAAATCTGATCAAAAAAAATATATTACTGCTAAACATATGTCTGAAGGAATGAAAAGAATAGGTGTTTAAATGAAAGTATATGCTCGGCTCATAGAGTCATTAATGATCCTAATTGTAGATTATGTTCAACAGGAAGGTGGGTATTGTTTGATAAAACCCAAGCTAAATTTATGAGAATGTGAATGGATAGAGAGAATTGGAATAATGAAACATATTATGGAGACAGAAAATGAGTGATTTGCTTAAAAAAGTCAAAAATATTCTTGGTAAAGAATATGACTGGATTCCAGTAAAAATGAGTCGTGTAAAAAATGGAGAGGCTCTAAGAACAGATGTTATTGAAGGAGTAACAATTAATGGTTTGCTAGAAAAAGGGAAATCTTTTTTCGTTTATGGTGAGTCGTTGGCTCACAATGGTGCGATGAGATCCGTTAATACATCTCCAATCGTTGAAATTAAAGAGGTTAATGATTATAAGTTGATAACAACAGCTTCTGGCAGTATATATAAAATTGAAATTATTGAAGGAAGTAATTAAATAGATGGGGCTATAGTTTAACGGTTTAAAGCAAACGCCTCATAAGCGTTCTATTCTAGGTTTAAATCCTAGTAGTCCCAAACTTGAAAGGAAAGAAATGAACAATATTAAGGAAAAGACGAGCAACATTGATTTTATTAATGAAGAAGATAATTTTAAATCAATATATCTTGAATGTTCTTGCCAAGATAGAAGTCATCTAGTTGTTATTTCTAGAGATTTTGAACATAATTATTTGTACATTGAAGTTCAACTTAATTCTTACCACGGATTTTTTAAGCGTCTTTGGTTGGGTTTGAAATATATTTTTAATAAAAACTTTAATAATGGTATGTGGGACTGCTCTTTGCTTAATAAAAGTGAAGCAGAGCAAGTTAAAAGTTTTCTTGAAAGCAAATCTTAATAGCTATTATTGTAGCCTGCCTCCTTCTGGATGCGGGCTACAGGTGTTTGTAAATTTCGCCATAACGCGGGCAAAGTTATAAGTATTTTAAGGTTAGGAATTAAACAGTGAAAATTATTCAAAATAGTTATGTTGAAGAAATAGTTCGTTATATTAGAAACTTTTCTTGGGCAGATCAAGATGATCCTTATTATGGTTTCTGTTTTGATTCTGATGAAAATGGAAATGTTGATATTGATAATCTAAGTTCCTGTGCTAGGAATAATTATGAAAAATGTATTAATGGAGAACATAATGTAGTTGATTTGGGAGTTAAAAAACTTGTTCATAATTATAAACACCCAAAAATTGGACTTTGTGATTGTGGGGAGGCGATTTTTCTCGATAGTTTTACAAATACTTGTGAATGTGGAGTTGATTATAATTCAAGTGGCCAAAAGTTGGCTGATCGTAGCCAATGGGGCGAAGAAACCAATGAACATTGGACGGAGTGTTATTAATGTCTGAAGATAAGATAAGAAAAGTTTCTATTGCTAGAAAGGACTTTAATAGTGAAATTCAAAACCTTTATGAAATGGCTCAGTCTGTTAGATGTTTAGGACTGGATAGTATGACAGATGAGCTTGGGGCTAGTATAAAAATTCTTAATGATTTTTGTAATGAACTATATCAGGCTTGGTCAGACGAACTAGGTAATAGATGTGATGATGCTAAAAGAAGTCTTGGAAACGTCCTAAGTGCTGTTCTTAATTCAAATCTTCCTAAAATTGAGGATGAATAAAATGTCAAGAAAATTTTGTATGCATTGTTTGCGTAGCATCAATATTCTCGCTGGTAGATGTCCTTATTGTCGTTCAGAAGAGCAAGGCGTTCTAGGAAGAATCCTTGTTTATTTGGCAATTTTGGGTACATTGGTTTATTTTGCTTACAACCTAACATAAAGGAAATTTCAAGTGCCTGAAAATAAGAAACATTTTTTTGATATGACCGTTAAAGAAAGAAAAGAATCATTTAAAAATCTTAGTGAAAAGCTTATTAGAAAGAAAAAACGGGAAGAAATAACTACAGTGATTGGTTTTGTTTTTCTATTTTTTATTTCTATAGGAGCAATAACATTTGTAGGTTATTTTATGTATCTAGTAGTTGTAGCACTACAAAAATATATTGGCGGATAATATTTATAAGTAAGGAAAATTTCAAAATCTTTGAAAGGTAATTGACATGAGAGTTTTTTCTATTAAACACAATGGTAGTTGGCCTTATAATGATACAAGTGTTGTAGTTGCGAAAAATGAAGAGGAAGCAAAGAAGCTTCTTCGCGAAGCATTTGTAATTAAATATCAAGTAGAGATTAAAATAACAGAAATATCTGAGATTAAAACAACTCAATCGGCAGCTTACATTAATAGTAAATAATTATGTTTAAAGTTGGTGATAGAGTTATTAATTGGAGAAGCGGTGAAAAAAGTGGGCTTTGTTCTATTGAACAAACAACGGGATGTATAGGATTTATTAAAGAAATTAATGAATACGAAACTTGTTTTGGGACAGCTTATAAAAAATTTGTTGTAAAGTATGATTCGGGAGATATTATTGAACATTTGTCTCTTCAACTCTATCCATATCCTCCTTATAAATGAGAATATAAATATTTAAAAAATTTGATAGAAATTTTCGCAAACTTAAAACTTTTGAAGATTATAACGAGCTTGACCCACCGTATGAAGTTAAGGTTGAGCAACCTCCAGAGGTTCCTTATGATAAACAAATGATTTTAAGGATGCTAGTAAGACCAAAATGTGGTGAGTTTAAAATTCCAGAAGAACTTTATTGGCTTAGGAGAAGTATTAAGCAAATAGCAATTTATGATTATCTTCTGTCTGGAATAAAACACAGATGGTGTTATGTTACTGTAAGACACGGTCCACTTTGCTCTGAGACTGATGATGAATGGCATTTTGACGGAGCATCGTTTAGGACAGATATTATACTAGAAAGAAATTATATTTGGACAAATCATACTCCACCAGAATATAAATTAGGAAGTTTGAAATTTCCTAATGATTTTGATCCAGTAAAACATAATTTGTTTTCATTTGCCAAAGAACAAACTAAATATGATATAATTCGAACAGCTCAAGAAAAAACTTGGTTGCTTATGAAACCATTTTGTTTTCATAGAAGACAAGGAATTAAACGTGGAACTAAAAGAACTTTTATTAGAATTTCTTTTCCAGATATTGAGGTAAGGGACAAAAATAATACTCCAAACCCTTTGCTTTCAACACCCGCTTTTAATAGAGACCCAGTGAAATCATTTAGAAATACTCTTAAAGAGTATTATGAGGAAAAAAGAATTTAATTAAATTTTAATTCTCCAAAAACAAATTAAGGATTTGTATGAAATATGAAATATTATCAATAGTGAGATGCGAGGGCTCTAATGCTTTAAAATCTGGTTGGAAAGCGAATGTAAAATGGTTTCCTAAAAGGAAATGGCTAATAGGTAAAAAACGAAAACCAGTTATAATTACTTATTATAGCTTTACTGGACTTTTGTGGTATGATAAAAACGGAACAGAATTATATTCTATTTCTGAATTATCTAATATACTTAGTAAAAAAACTAAAGGAATGGAAACATTAACTAATATGAAAGAATTTATTGAATCTCATGAACAAAGTAATGAGAACCTCCCGAAAATAAAGAAAATTTATACACATTTGTGTCCAAGATATAAAGAAGAAGTGACAAAAATATATAGGTAATTTATAATGAAAAAGAAATTTCGCGACCTTTGCCTTGATAAAGAAATTTGGAAATATCGTATTCACAGAAGTGGTGTTTCCATAATTTCTCCTGAAAATAAAAAAGTATTTATTGAGGTAGTAGAATTTCTCAATACAATTCGTTTTGATGGACATTCATTTTGGAATAATAACTCTCTTGATAGGGCAGAAGAGAAAGGATATTATCCAAAGCTTGGTCCAGGAAATATAAAAGAATATATTCTTCAAACTTTTAAAGGAAAGTGAAATGGACAAAAAGGAATTGGAAATTGTTTTACTAGATGGTTATGGAATTATTAGAGATTTTCCTAATGCAATTGTAAGTATTCATAATCATAAGTATCTCAAAACACCTCGTGATGAAATTTATATATCAGTTGTTGATAGGACACTTAATAAGAAAATTAATTATATCGATCACGAATTTTCAATTGATCATATAGAAGAAGCGGTGGGAAAGTTTTTTTTTCATTTGTAATAAGTTTTCAAATGGAGAGGTTATTCCAGATAATGATGCTTATATTATTGTTCTGGTTAAAAACAACAACACAACTTCTATGAGGCAAGTTATTATCCAAAATTATGCTGATAAAAATGATGCTATAAGTCAAGCTACTGTTCAAGCTCAAGATATGGGCTGGGAAGTTCTTGATTGTGTAGCCCTAAGACCTCTTGATATTATGGATGGAGTGCCTACTCTTCCTTATCAGTCTACTGTAAATAATATGAATAAAAGAGATAAATAATGAAAAGACTATTATATTTAATGCCTGGTGATATTTTTTTAAAAGCAGGAAATAATGAATATTTTGTGTTTCTTAATAGACCAAATGGTTCTATAGAATGCGAATGTTTATGTTTAACTGATTATGGAAGTGGATATAAAACTTATAAACTTAATAGTTCTATTGAAGTAGAAGTTATGGGCAAGTTGCCAAAAACTTTTTCTTCCTTTTCTTTTTAAGGAAAATTAATGTTTGAAAAAGCAAGAACATATGTTTGGGTTGAAAAAAATAATTGGAACAGTTCCAAAACTATTGAATTTCTTGGAACAATTCCAAAACTTTACCAAAATATTTCTTGAGAAGATGCTGTTAAAATAATAAAAGAGCATATTCAAGAAGATTATAATTTTAATGATATTGCTCTTGGAAATCTTGAAACTTTTATTGAGAGATTAATATCAAATAAATTTAATAATATATAAAGGAGTTATAATGTTTTTCTTTGGTCTTTTAATTATTATTTGTATTTTAATTGCGATGGTTTATGATGCTAATTCAAATGGAATGAAAGTATTTTGAGGAGTTTGTTCATTTTTAACAACTTGTTTGACCGTATTTCTTTGGATGGTTAAATATCATTTAATTTATTTGAAATAAAATAAATGCTGGGATGGCGTAAATGGTAGCCGCGACGGACTTAAAATCCGTTGTCTTCGGGCGTGGGGGTTCGAATCCCCCTCCCAGTAAAACTTATAAAGGATTATAATGATCAAAAAAAGAAAATTTATTCCAGCTTTAATTGACATCAAAACTAACAAGATTCACGATCGATCTAGAGAAGCAAAGCTTATAGCAAAATTTAATACTATTAAAGACCCGTCAAATTTTAATAAATATGAAAAATTAAGTATTGACGCTATCAAAAGTAAATGTAAGATAGTAGATAAAATTCCTGATGGAGCTATTTGTTGTGGAATTAGAAAGTCTTACACTGATAGACATTATGTTCTTTTCAAATCTCCTGATGGAATACATTATTAATTCTCTATTAAAGAGTTCAATAAATTAATTACTGGAATGCTTTTATTTAACTCGCCAGGTTTTGTTAGTCTCGCGGGCAAAATATTAATTGCTGTTGATGAGAGCACTGTATTTACAAAGCCAGTAGAAGAGAACCTTAAAGAACATTATAAAGTTCTATACGATGCTATTTCTGACAAAGATGAAAACACTATTGAAGAAGTAATTAATGCCATCTTAGGAGAGAATAAGGAACGAATTAATGGAAAAGATTAGAATGTTTGTAGTTTCTTGGATTGAGGAGAGTGGAAAATGAGGATGGAATATAAAAATAAATATGATACTGAAAGTATTTTAACTAAATACGAATTATCTTCTGCGTATGAAGTAGAGGGTGCTGCGTGGAGAGCAGACTTTCTTTATAAAATAGAAGTCGTATAAGATATATCTTTGGTTTATAAGGAGGGGGGGGTGTAGTATTTTCTCGGCGGCTGTCATTAATAACTTACCGAAGTTTTGCCGCGAGTCAAATTTTTTTTTTCTTAGACAGATATTATAAAGGAAGGGAGTATGTATAGAGATAATGAAATAGCAAATAATGAATTATGTGAAACATTAAAGAAAGAAAATATTAAACTAATAAATGAAAATTCTGTTCTAAAAAGAAACATAAAGAAAAATTCAAAAAGAAAGAAATTTAAATTGAGCGATAATCTTAAACACACGATTCTTGGCATTGTTGGAATTTTGGCGGCACTTGTTTTTTTTAGGGTTCCTTGTGATTAAAGGAACTAGTTGTGAATCTAAAAAAGAAAATAGTAATATTTGGGCAAAAATGTATAGAAGTTACTAAAAACCCGGAAGTTTGTCGCAAGCAACTGGAGAAGTTGAAGTAAAATGAAAATAATTTGGTATATGAATAATGGTTGTTATTCTGAATACTGTGATGGAGAACTAATTATTTTTAATAAAAAGGGAGAAATAATTGATAGTATTATGACATCACTTGATGATGTCCCAAATCATTTACTCTATTATTAATCTTTACTTTAAAGAAAAATAAAAAAATGACTAGAAGAAACTACAACAATAAGTCTAAACCGATTTCTTTTTCTTATGATGCTAAGATAAAATGGCTTACTTTTCTTATTAAAAATCCTGTTTCTTACGAAGCAGGATTAAGAGCATCGTTTTCTAAATATCATCCGATGTATAAAGATCTAGTTAATCTGCTCTCAAATATTTATAAAAGAAATCGAGTAGAAGTTCTTAAAGAACAATTGAAAGTAGTTTTGCTTGAAAAACAACTAGAAGAAAAATGAAAATATATATTTTATATAAAACAGTATTTACGGGAGAAATAAACGATCTTATTTTAACAAAGGGTGTTTTTTCTTCAGAAAAATTAGCAGAAGAGGCGATTAATTCATTAAAAAATATATTTAATAAAAATCTCGAATTTTTATATGAAAAATATTATAAGGAATTAGATCCTGATAAACAACTCAATGGATGGTTAAAAGGAATAAAATCCCTAAAAGATAGACTTAGAGTTAGAAAAGAAAAATCAGAACAAAAAAAGATAAACTCTATGATAGCGTTTCTTGAAAATAAAATTAGTAATAAGGGTTTTACCATACCGATAAAATATAATGAATGGAAAGAAATATATAATCCTGCTGATTTTAACGAAAAAGACTTCTTTATTGAAGAAGCCGAACTAAATACAATAATTTAATTTTAATACCCACTATAAAATGTAAAATAAAATGAAAAATTATCTATTCCTTATTACAATTCTTATCACAGCTGGTTGTGCCTCTGGCGAAGAATTTAAATCAGATGTAATTAATAACAATAAAACTAATAATTTTATTTCGGATACTATTGTTGATAATAGTAAAATTAAAAGTGACTTCACTTCTGATTCTTACCTTCCACCGCCGAATTTTTCTAAAGGTGTTCAAACATTGGCTGGAAGTTCAAAAAGTGGGAATGATGACGGCAATAGAAATTACGCCAAGTTCAATGATCCTGTAAATGTACTAATTCTTAATTCGGGAGAATTGCTTGTTGCGGACTATAACAATGGTCTTATCAGATTGATTGATAATAATGGTAATGTAAGCACAGTCTCTCCTAAAGATGAATTTATCAGACCGTTTGGAATGGCAGTTATTGATAAAGATAATATTTATGTTCAGACAGATCAAAGTTTTAAAAAAGATGGAAATTTCGATGGAGCTTTATGGAAATTGAATATCAGAACAAAAACGGCAAGAATTGTTTTTGATCATATTAAACACGCTCGTGGAATTGCTGTTCTTCCAAACAATAATCTTGTTATGACGGTATATAATCAACACTGTATCCAACTATTTAATCCTAAAACTCTTCGCCTACAAATCATCGCAGGCTGGTGTAATAAACCAGGCTATGTGGATGGTGTTAGAATGAATGTTCGGTTTAATCAACCGTATGATATTGTTTGTGAAGATTATAAATGTTTTATTGCGGACAAAGATAATAATGTTTTGAGAATTTTAAGCGTAAATAGTGGAATTATTTCTACATTTGCTGGGGATGGAGTTAAAGATACTGTTGATGCTCCACTAAAGCTTGCTTCGTTTAATAGACCACAAGCTCTTGCTATGGATAAAAATAAAAATATTTATGTAACGGAAATTGAAGGATACTTTATTAGAAAGATTGATAGAGCAACGGGACTTGTATATACAGTAGCAGGCAATGGCAAGATGGGCTTTAAAGACTCTCCTAATCATCTTCAAGCAATGTTTTATGGACTAGAGGGACTGGATGTATCGCCCGATGGAAATGTTCTTTATCTTTCTGATGGAGATAGAGGAGACGATTTAATCTATCACCGAATTAGAAGGATTCAATTTTAAGATGATAAATATTACACTCAATGTAGATAATCATTATTTCATTATTATCAATGATAATAAAGATATTGAGATTTTTGAGCTAGACATTCCTTGCCCGTTTATGAATGAAGAAACACATGGTGAAAATTCTATTCATAAAGTAGCGGAAGTTAATCAAAAAAGCAAGGTAGGGTTTATTATCCCTTCCTTTAATAAAATAAAAATTAAGGCAAGTTATAATGAATTGAAATTTAATGTTAAAAAGAACTCTTTGCTTTGCGGAGATGACTTTATCAAAATTATAATGTCAGCAACAGGGACCAAATATAATGAATAATGTATATAGAAATGAAAATTCTTCTTTAAGAGCAACAATTAGACGCCAACAAATTGAATTAGAATCATTACATAAAGAGAGATATTCCTTGAAAAAGGAATTGGAAAATAAGCCACAAGAAATTCACATTATTAATCCCAACAATCAAAAGCGATATCTTTTTGAAAAAAAAGAGAAGAGTGGATTAATTTTTGGCATTGTAATTCTATTAACAATTGTAGAATATATAGCTTTCACTCTTGGTGGACTATATATATTTAAGATTTAAATATGTATATTTATTATATAGAAATTGACGAAGCAAAAATATATAAAGATAAAACTTTAAACAAACAAATTATGACCGTCGTGGCTAATAATTCAGAAGATGCTATTAAATGTATGGGCTTAGATGCTTATTCAAAAAAAGAAAGAAAATATATAATTGTAGAGCCTCTTGGTGAGACTTTTAACAAAGTAGATCGTGGACTTATTTGTTTTGAAGAAAGAATACAAGATTATAAAAAAGTTCCTTACAGATGTGAAAATTGTGGAACTATTATAGAAGTTACAGAATCAAACTTAACTCCGTGTCCGAAGTGCGGAGCAAGTTTTGTTAGAAGGTTTAAAGAAGATGTTAATTTATAAAATAATATCTATAATAATAGGACTTTGCTTATTAATTAGTATTCCAATATACCTTACTTTTATTAAAGATTATAACAGAAGTTCCAATGCTTTAATGTTTGGTAAACAGGAAATTAGTACTAAGTTTATTGTTAAATTAATAATAAGTGCCGTTGTTATAGCTTCTTTGCCATTTATAATATCAATATGGATTTCTTAAATGTAAGTAAGGTTAAGGGATATTTGTATATATAAAATTTAAGAATATTTGAAGAATAAAATGGAATGTTATGAGTTCAATAAGAAATAACAAAACGATAATTATTCACTATCCTTATGGACCTCCAAGGATTAAAACGATATATAGACAGCTCAATTCTTATATATTAAGACCTTATAATTCTAAAGTTAAAAAATCTTTATGTCGACAAAAAGAATATGTCGCAAATTCCAATAGATTTTCAAAAGACAAGATGCAAATAACTTGTAAAGACTGTTTGTATTTTTTATCAATTCTTCCAGAATTTGAAAAACTTAAAAAACAGTTTAAAAATATACATCTAAATATACTTAAAAAACAAAAAACATTTAGTTTAAAACCTCATTTACAATTCAAAGACTTTAATAACCTTAAAGCTTTTTTTTTTGACATTATGAGTGATTTTGGATTGTTAAAAGAGCGAGAAAAATAAATATTCGAAAAGAAATTGTCCAATATTGGAACTTAAATGAAACATAAAAATGATAATAAAAGAAAAATAGTAATAAAAGAGAATTTATATTCTTTTACAAGATGTTATTTATGTAATAAAGAATATAAAATTGGAGATACTATATATCTTATTCAAACTGGAGGTTCATTCTAAGATGTTAATAAAAAAAAATGGGGGTTTCCTAATACAAACGTATGTAAAAATTGTGATTGTAAAAATATTCAAGATAAAATAAGAACAATAGTTAAAAAAGTATATATCAAATATTGGTGGATAGTTGAAAGATGAAAATTCAAACATTTAGTATCGTTGCGGGAACATTAGCTTGTAATGCTCGTTGTCCATTTTGTATTTCAAAGATGACAGTAGAAAATGGAATGACTTTAAAAGAACCAAAAGTTAATTGGAGGAACTTTCATAAAGCTTGTATGCTCGCGGAAAGAAGTGCAGTTTCAACTGTAATGATTACAGGAAAAGGAGAGCCCACGCTTTTTCCTTTTTAAATTGATAAGTATCTTGAAGAACTTAAAAAGTATAAGTTTCCATTTATTGAAATTCAAACAAATGGTATGAAACTAACAGAGAGAAAGTATATAGACCATCTAAGATATTGATATATTATGGGCCTTAATACTATTTGTATTTCTGTTATGGGAACTAATGAACAGAAAAACAAAAATATTTATGCTCCTCACTTAAAAGAATATCCTAATCTAATTAGTACTATTAAGCACCTACATTCTTTTGGTTATTCTATTCGTCTTACGATTACAATGGCAAAAGATTTTGTTTGTTCGCCAAAAGATATTAAGGAGCTTGTTGAATTTGCTAAAATTTATAAAGTTGAACAACTTTCAATCACTCCTGTTCGGTATCCAGAAAGTAGTGGAAATGATGAGGCAGATAAGTGGGCGAAAAAACACGGTTTGTCTAAAGAAGAAATTAATGTCATTAAAGAATGGATAGAAAAAAATGGAACTCCTATTTTGACACTTATGCACGGTGCTGTGGTGTATGATCTAGATGGTCAAAACATTTGTTTTAAAGACTGCCTAACTCTTGAGGGAAATACTGATAATATTCGACAACTTATTTTCTTTCCTGATGGAAGTTTGAGATATGATTGGCAATACTCTGGAGCAATTTTGTTATGATTTGTAATTGTGGAAAAGAAGTAATTGAAGGAATGTGGTTATATTATACCTCTCCTTTAAAGGCCTCTAATTCTTTTTGGGGAAGGGCTTTAAAATATTATAAACCAAGCTTGGCATTATATATTTTAGTGAAACCTCTTTTCTTTTCTCCAAGAAAGAAAAGAGGAGGAATAATTATTATAGATAAAAACAAAAATTTAAAACCTTATATTTATTTTTCAGAGCAAGTAAATAATAATGGAATTCCTCAAGAGGCAATAGAGTGGTGAAATAACTATAATAATAATGTTTTTAATTCAAATAAGAATGATAATAAAATGAAACCATATAATTTATCTAGTCTTAATCAAGACGGCAGAACAAGTTGTGCCCATTGTGGAGCTGTTTTGGCAATTGTTCCTCCAATTTTTGTTAAAGAATTTAGATATTGTCTTAAATGCGAAGGATAAGTTATGAATATTTATAGGACAAATTCTTCTTTAAAAGATTTTTCTCTACAAACTCAACTACTAGAAAGTTTTCTTTGGAGCGAATTTATAAAAAAAGAAAAATTTAAATTTCATATAAGAGATCTTGTTTCTCTTTGTGAAGATTCAAAAACACTCTTGGAGCTAATTAAAATTATAGTCTTACTAAAAGAAGAGGGCATTCTAGATAAAGACAATGGCTTTTTTATTTTGAAAGATAAAAGGCAAGCAATGAGATTAGCGGGCTTTTATCCAGAAGAATATAAATATCTAATTTTGGAAGATTTAGTTCATATTTAAACTTATTTGAATGGTATATTTTTAAATGAAACTTAGTATAATTAGCGATACTCACGGATTTCACGATAAAATTAAATTAAGAGACGCAGATATTTTCATTCATTGTGGTGATTTTACTGCTCCAGGAGTTGGTAAAGAAAAACACGTAAAAGTTTTTTTCTCGTGGCTGAATTCAATTGCTTCCAAATATAAAGCAATAATTTTTATATCTGGAAATCACGACTTTCCAATGGAAGGTGATCATAGATTTAAGAGAAATGTATTGAGTTCCTTGAAACCTAATATTTATTATCTTGAAAATTCATCAGTTATTATTGATAATGTTAAGTTTTATGGAAGCCCATATACTCCTGAGTTTAATAATTGGGCTTTTATGATGCCTGTAAATGGAAAGGGAATAAAAGAAAATTGGAAAAAAATTCCTAATGATGTAGATGTATTAATAACTCACGGACCATCAAAAAATATTTTGGATAAAAATATAAGTGGGCATCCCTGTGGATGTAAATATCTTGCACGAGAAGTAAAAAGAATACGACCGAAAATTCATTGCCACGGACATATCCACGAGGGAAGAGGCAGCAATCCATATATCTATGCTCCTACGGTAGTTTATAATGTATCAAGTTTAGATTATTGGAGTAATATAATCCACGATCCCATTGAGGTAGAAATATAATGACACGTTTAACACTGTTGTCAAGAATTCCTAAACGATTTAATATTGCTGTTTCTGGTGGGTCTGATAGTATGGCAGCACTTGATTTTGTTATGAGAAAAAGTGATAGAGAGTTTTGTGTATTACATTTTAATCACGGGACAGAGTTTGGAAAAAAGGGAGAAAAGCTAGTTAAACATTTTTGTAACAAAAATGGGCTTCAACTTATGCTTGGAAAAATTAAACAATCTATTCCTTCTAGTATAACTCTTAAACAAAGCCCACAAGAAAGGTGGAGGAATATAAGGTATGAATTCTTTGAGAAAAATTCATATTATCCTGAAACCATTATTTGTCATACGTTAGATGATGCGGTAGAACAATGGTTATTCTCTTCTTTTAATGGAAATCCTAAAATAATTCCGCACAGAAGGTCATTTTATGTAAGACCTTTTCTTCTTACTAAAAGAAAAGAAATGAGAGAATGGTGTGAAAATCACGACATTCCTTTTCTTGATGACCCATCTAATAATGATGTTCATTATCCTAGAATTAGAATTAGAAAAGAAATTATTCCAGAAGTATTGAAAATTAACCCTGGACTTTATAAAGTAATTTATAAAAAATATTTGGATATTAAATATGGACGCTCAAAATCATCTTAAAGAAATAAGTGAAAATTCTAACAAAGAGTTAGAAATATGTTTAACAGGAATATCTATCTTAATTAAGGAATTAGAGGCAAAAGGATATAAAACTAATTATAATAAATTTGAAGAAGCGATAATGAATGCCGTTTCTAAAGCACAAGAATATTTTTAAACTTAACTGCTTAGGAAAAAAAATGAATTACGAAAAATATGAAGTAAGAATTTATTCCAATGGAGACAAATTTTGGTATAAAGAAGGAAAGCTTCATCGGACCAATGGTCCAGCAGTAGAATGTAGTAATGGAGATAAATTTTGGTATCAAGAGGGAAAGCTCCATCGGGCCGATGGTCCAGCAGTAGAATATGCTAATGGAGATAAATATTGGTATAAAGAAGGAAAGCGTTATCGGACCGATGGTCCAGCAGTAGAATATGCTAATGGAGTTAAAGAGTGGTATATAGAAGGGAAAGCATATACTGAGAAAGAGTTCAACGAACTCTTGAAGAACGATTGTAATGGAAAGACCGTCGAAATCGACGGGAAAAAATATAAGTTGGTTCTACAATAATATTCTTTGGAGAAAAAATGAGCAGAAATATAACTCGTCCTTGGGGAAGCAAAAGAGCTAATCCTAAAAAGTTTGAATATCAAGAAAGAGCCTCAAATCGTTTAGTTTCACTCCTAGAAAATAATTCAAAGAGAGCTAAAAATAATATTTCTTCAAAAGAATTAGTAAAAAAACTATGGAAAAAAACCGATGATTTGTATCACGAACAATCATATTACGAAGCCAATTTGAAACTAGCGAGAATGAAAGTAAAGTCCGAACCTAATCGGAAAAATTACTGGTCTAATGAGATTCTAAAATCAAAAAATAGAATTCACGATGTAAATCTTAAAATAGGAGTTATTAAAAATAAAAGAGCAGAAGCAAGAAATGAAATGCTTTTTACAAGAATGGAAGAAATAAAATTTCTAATCAATAGAGTTAAAAGTAATCTTTATCCTTAGGAAATTAAAATGAAATATATATTGATGGTAGTGAGTATTGTTTTGTTTTCTGGTTGTGGTGAATATCCAGAAAGATGTTTTAAGTGCTTTGCTGATCCGGGAATTTGGAAAATCACCCATAAACTAAAAGCCACATCTTGTGGTCCTGATTTTCGCGACCATCCTTTGAAAGAAGTAAATACTCTTGAAGGGATAAAATGCGGCGTGTCGTGGCTTCAATACTCAACATTTAAAACTCACCCTTTTTCAAATTATACCACTTATTGTGGAGGTTGGATTAATTATGGTCACGAAAAAATAACAGGTGAGGGTGTGTGTGCGTTGTATGATGATATAAATGAAAAATATAGATGTAATTATAGAACAAAAATGATTTTTGAAAGGGTAGATTAAAATGGATATTGAAATTGATGTTAGTGAATGGCAACCAAGTGAAGCCGAATCAGTCTATAAAGTCCTTGCTTTAATTAACTTTTTTATTGATGCGGGTTATAAGGGAAAACTCCTTAAACTTGCTGAAATGGCGTCCGCTTGGAGTGAGGAATGGAGAGGAAAGATTGCCGAAAAGAGTGAGGATGAGCAAATCTTTGGTAAGCTAATGCTCAATGTTGCCAAAAATAAACTGCTTTTTATAAAATCTTTGGATGAACTTCTAACTGAAGTGAATAAGAGTATTATTCTTCTTACTAATAAAAATACGAGTAGTAAAGTTATTAATCCTTTTAGAGGTTCGGAAAAAATAACTAGAAGGATGAAATGAAATTAAAAATAAATGAATGGTTTTTTAAAAATGAAGAAATAATATTAGAAATTCCTGGTTTAAAACCAATTAAACTTGATGAGATTTGCTTTAATTGTAATAGTGAGTGGCTTGAGGAACAAGTAGAAACAGAAAATTGTCCATTGTGTAATAAAGTTGGTTACCGAATTACTGATGCTGGAAAGGCAATACTCGGATTAATTATTAGATATGGTGAAACCTATTATGAAAATAGATCATCTGACGAAACAACAGGTGATTGATAAATTAAAAGTAATACGAGCCCAGTTTGAAGTAGCTATATATTCTAGTGAAAACTATTTCAACACTGGCTCAATATTAAGAACAGGACACGGATATTTATGTTCTAAGTTTTGGATGATAGACTTTAATAAATTTTATAAAAAAGCAACAATGGGTTGTCATAAATATGAAAATATTTCTAAAGTTTCCCTAGAAGAGTTTATAACATTTAATAAAAATAGAAACATTATTTCTTTTGAAAGAAGACCAGAGTTAAAAACGAAAGAAATATATGACTTCACATATCCAAATAGACCAATATTGTTTTTTGGTTCGGAAAAAACTGGCGTGCCGAATGAAATACTTGATGTTTCAAAAGAAATAATTACTATTCCTATGTATGGAGTTCATAATGACTTTAATGTTGCTGTGGCAGCCAGTGTAGTTATGTATGACTTCACATCTAAAAATAGAATAGTATCATTTAAAGATTGTTATGGAAAAACAACTTGATAAAATAGCACAAAGAAAATCTAAAATTATGAATAAACTTAAGAAAGTTTGGAGAATGTTGCCAAGTGATATAAGTCTATATCATTTTTTAAAAATGATCTCAAATCATATTGAGGAATTTAGCAATAAAGATTTAGAGGCAATTTTAGATGAGAATAGAATTCTTAAAGAAATTTCTAATATAGCCTTTAAAGAAATGTGTCATTCTATCGAATGGTATGAAAATAATATTAACTATCATAGTGAAAAAATTGTTCTTATCGATGGAGAATATATTTCTTGTAATAAACACAGATTTTTTATATTCAAAAAAGATAATTATAGATGCAAATGTTGTGGTTTGAAAAGAACTTATTGTTATAAGGAGCTAACTCGTAATAATAAAAAAAATTATTATAACCTTCAACTTTATGGAATTGATGTTGAAGAAAGAATTATGATGACAATAGATCACATAATTCCTATTTCTAAAGGAGGATTTAATAGTAAAACTAATCTTCAAACACTGTGTGAAAGATGTAATTCAAATAAAGGGGCAAGGTTAATTGACTTGTCAACACTAGCAACAGAAATATATAAAAACTATATAAAATTTGAGGGATACGATGACTCTAAGATATACAAGAATCGACCAAAACAAAGATGTAATTATGCGACGCAACAAGCAAGCGTATGAAGTGGAAGTGAGAGATAATCTTAAACTAATTAACCAGTGTGTCTTTAATAAAGAAAAGAAAGCAGATGAGTTTTTTGAGACACAACTTAAAAATCTAAACTATAAGGATGTGCTATAATGTTGAACTCACATAAGTTTGAAGATGATAAGCTAATGGCTAACCTCAATAAATGGTCAGAAAATCTAGCAGTGAGGTGGATTGAAAAAACAGACAATACTGTTCCACTTACTGTTCTTATTAGGGCATCATACAAGCTTGTAGCAATCTGTGCTAGAAAGTCAAATCTATTTACAAAAGAAGTTCTTCATAAACTTCTCGATGTCGAACTGGAAAATATCCCTGAAGGAAAAGGAGTTCCAAGTTGAGTCCATATAGAAAAAACGCAGATAATGCTCCAGGGCCACCCGTAAGAAAACCTTGGAGTGGTATTTCAAAAGCAATAATTAAGTCTAAAAATCAGATTAAAGATGCGATTCAAAATGATAAGTCAATTATTGACTCATTGGCATCGACTAAAGATATTGCTAGTGCTACACCAGAGAACTGGTTGGCATTAATGGCTGGAATAATTGCTATAAGTATTGGATTTTGCTTGGTTTTGACAAATGTAATATAGTATTATAGAATTTTAAAAATAAGGATAAATAAAAATGAGTAGGAAGAAAAAAGAAGAAGCTAAAAAGAGACGACGCGAAGCAAAGTTGGTGAGAAAATCTGCTAATTATTTGCGTCACGGTCCTAAAGTTGGGCACACTGGGCGCCGACAAAAGAAGGCAAAAGATAAGCAATTCAAGCCAGGTCCTGCCAAGTGGGATAAAACACCATATCCTCATTCCTTCACAAAAGGCTCTGATAAGCGTTTTCGTCCTCCGGGGTCCGCTGGTAGGAAAAAGTATCCGAAACTCCCTCTACGACCTCTGCGTAAGCGTAGGCATCTAAGTTCTTCTCCGACAGACCACGGACACATCTAAAACAAATAATTTTTTAATCCCCCATTTATTTAGGGGCTTATAATTATGTAATAAAACTTACATAATTATAAGCCTTCAAATAATAAGGAGAAAGAATGCGTGAATTTGATAGAAAATTTTCTCTTCATCATTTAAGAACTTTTGATAAAGAGCTATTAAGATCCATTACTTACATTAAAGGAATTTATATAGCAGGAGGAGCCGCTCTTGCTATGTTTGATAACAAACCAAAAAATATAGTTGATTGGGACATATATACTGAAAATTGGAGTGGATTAATGGAAGTTCAAGAAACTCTCAATAGACTTGGGTTTAAAGCTCTTCCAAATAAAGTTGATGATATTATGAACTTTGATAAGAAAGGAACAAAGGTTCAAGTAATATCAAAATTTATGGCTCCGATGGAAGGTTTATTTAACTATTTTGATCTTTCTATTTGTTGTGTAGGATATAAAGAAGATAAATTTTATGTTTCTAGAAATGTTCATAGAGATATAAGAAAAAAAAAATTTAATTTTATTTCAACAACTTCTCCTAAAACTGTAAAAAAAAGAGTTAAAAAATATATTAATAGAGGATACAAGCCAAGCAAAACCTTTTGGAAAGATTTTGAATGGTACTTGAATACTAGAAGGTTTAAAATAGAACAAAGAGGGGAGTTCTACTAAATGATTAAAAATATATATTCATTTATTTTTGGGTCAGCTATTGGCTCAACTATCTATTATATTTTAACAAAAAATATTTATGTATCTATAATAGGGTTTTCTATAGTATCTATAATTGGAATACTTATTTATTCTATGGAGAATAAAGATGAAGTTCCCTAATGCCGATATGGTCTGGAAGAATCATATACTAATTTCGAGCTTTGAGCAACTAAATAAAGAGCTAATGAGATTTAGTAAAAAATTATGTGAAGAAAACTTTAGAAAATTTCCAAGAGAGTATGGAAAAGCACAAGGTTATTCTTGTTCTGCTTTTGAAATAAAATCACTTTTAGAAAATATAGAGGAAATATTTAAAAATGATTCCTAAAATTGGTGATAAGGTAAAAATAACTCCTGATGGGTGGAGAGAAATTAAAAACTGGGTCCCATTTGACAGTATAAATAATATTGATAGAAGGGTAGTTTATACAATTATTAATATAAAAAAACATTATTCAAGAATTAAGTTTAATATTAAAGATCTATCGGGAAAATTTGTTCACTTTGAACGGACCATACCTACTTCTCAATTTGGTGTGTTTATGAGTGGCAAAGTTCCAGTAATATTATTTAAGCCGGTAAACAAAATGAATAATAATTCAGAAGTAAAAAATTGTTTAATGTGTGGTTCTCCTGTACATCTTGGATTTAATCTTTTTCACTGTAGTAATATTGATTGTGTAAACTATGATGAAAATTTTTATGATAGTTCAGATTACGAAGGCGGTGAAAAACCACATGAGTTTGTATTTTAATTATGAAGTATAATCAAAGACTTATATGGTTTATACTTGATAATTCGATTAAAAATGGAAAGATAAAAGGATATCTTGAAAAAATGTATCTTCGTGATCAGCTTGAATATAAATCAACCGAAGAACTCGAAGAAATGGCACAAGAATTTAATAGAGGGCAACAACACACGCGTGCGTGAATTTTGTTTTTTTTGTCTCGACGATTTTACACTCCAAAAAATGAGGACGGACTTTTCACCTTTTTAAAAGGAGGTTATTATGAATACCAAAAGTATTTTAATAGAAATTATTAATGAGATTAATATTCAATTATCAAGTCTTTCTAATTTAAAAAATATATATGAAGCAACATCTCAAAAAGAAGAAGTTAAGAAAATTTCTTATACTATTCAAGAGTTAAATTTAACAAGGAATAATATATATAAAAAACTTCAATCTATTTATGATCTTGAAGATGTTCTTAACATAAAGATGTGGCAAAAACTAAATCCTAATAGAGCACAGGCATAAGGGAGAATAAAATGAATAATGAATCAAAATCTTCATTTGAGGGAAGCACTTTTGCTAATAATAATGTTTTGGCAAAAACATTTCGCAAAATGCTTAACACTCTTAACGATTACGAATTGAATCTAATTCTAAAAGAAGCTCACGATATAGAAAAAATAAGAATTCAAAGGAAGATTAATAAGGGAAGCTACGAGCTTTTGAGCGGAGATGAACTAGAACTCCTTTCAAAAGGTAGGATTTGGGAATCGATAAGAAGATACAAAAATAGAACCAAATGTAATAAGAAATTCGCAAGAGAAGTAATTAATTTTCATAGTTCAATAGAACGAAAGATTGTTTCAGAATCAGTTTCTGAAGTTCTAAAAGAAGATTATGTAGCCAAGCCTTTGAAAAACTTCAAGAGAGTATATGATGTTGATCTTGAAGGTCCTCAGCTTCCAACAAGTTAAATGGGAATATTTTTAATTGGCATTGCTGTAGCAGCAATATCTTTAACAGTAACCAGATCAGATTTATTTCGTCCATTTAGAAATGATGTTCGTAATGTTAAATTTTTAGGCAAAGTTTTAACTTGTCCTTATTGTTTTTCACATTGGATGGCGGCGATACTATCAATATTTTATCAGCCAGAACTTAAAACATATGTGATAATAGAATGGTTTATAGGATTGTTTTGTATAGTAGCAATATCAGTTCCAATTATGGCTTTAATAAATTTTTCATTGAACTTTATTCCACCAGAAACTGAGGAAAATTTGTGAAACAATATATTTCTCAAATAAAAACGGTAATAGAAGATATATTTGAAAGTAATAATGAAAATTATATTAACAATACCCTTGGAACTGGTGCGTATTATTATCTGTCGGATGTATCTAACTTAGTTGAAGGTCTAGAAGAGGAAGCAGATATAGCTGAACTTAAAATAAAACTTTTCAATAATGAAAAAGAAATTTTTCTTCCTTAAAGAAAGTTAGATAAACGTTATATATTAGAAGAGGCAATGAGGAATATTTATAGTATTGTAGAAGAGTGTTCTTATAGACTAATTAAAAGAGGGTGAATAGTGTCTTACTCGACATTTCCATATTATATTTTTGGAACAGATAAATATTTAGATGAGTATAAGGTAGGAAAAGTACAATTATAAGGAAATATTGAGCACAAAGTTATAAGTCAGTTTTTGTAGAATTTATATTTAAACCAGAAGAATTTATTAATTACCTTTTCCTTGGTTTTAAAATAAATAAAAAAAGATATAATCATTATTTAAAAAAGGATTTGAAGATGTAAATTCACTTTTAAACAAAAAGGATCTTTGCAAAAATTTAAAAAAGATTAGAAAGCTTTTTAAAAAGATAAAAATTATATATTAATTATTAGGAAAAAAAATGAACTATGAAAGATATGAAGTAAAAGTATATTCTAATGGAACTAAATATTGGTATAAAGAGGGAAAGCTTCATCGGACCGATGGTCCAGCAATAGAATATGCCAATGGAGAGAAACATTGGTATAAAGAGGGAAGTCTTCATCGGACCGATGGTCCAGCAGTAGAATATACTAATGGAAATAAAAAATGGTATCAAGATGGAAAGCTTCATCGGACCGATGGTCCAGCACTAGAGTATACTGATGGAAATAAAAAATGGTATCAAGATGGAAAGCTTCATCGGACCGATGGTCCAGCAGTAGAGTATACTGATGGAGAAAAACATTGGTATAAAGATGGAAAGCTTCATCGGACCGATGGTCCAGCAATAGAATATGCTAATGGAACTAAATATTGGTATCAAGAGGGAAAGCTTCATCGGACCGATGGTCCAGCAGTAGAATATACTAATGGAACTAAAAAATGGTATAAAGATGGAAAGCTTCATCGGACCGATGGTCCAGCAAAAGAATATGTTAATGGAGATAAGTTTTGGTATATAAAAGGAAAAGAATATACTGAGAAAGAGTTCAATGAACTCTTGAAAAATGATTGTAATGGAAAGACCGTCGAAATCGACGGAAAGAAATACAAACTAATACTTCAGTAAAATAATAATTTGGATAAAATAATGAATGAATATAACTTCTATGTAAAGATTACGGTTAGAGAACGAGATTTTAGATCAGCATACAGATATATTGCTGAAAGACTTAAGCATTCTAGATTTGAAACACAATCGACTTTCTCTGAAGATAAGAAGATTGATGAAACGATTGTAGATGATGTTATTGACAATTGTATGATTTTCGGAGTACCGAATGAGACTTAATTGTTGTGTCTGTGGTGGGCTCGAAATAATTTTATTTTTAATTTTTGTCCCCATATATAAAAAGCTTAAAAATAGGCACAAAAAACACCACGAAAAGTGTGAAGACTGTTCTTGTTCTCGCAAAATAGAGGAGATAAATAATGAATGAATCTAAAAAAGAAGACATTGTTAAGTTTTTGACAATTTTTTCAGATCAAGAAATGATGAATGTTGCGAGGGGAACAAACAAAAGAACAAATTAATATTATGTTCAGTTCTGAACCAAAGTTAGCGTTGCGACTCAATGAAGAAATTGAAAAAGAACTTTTGACTATAAATTAAAGAACTCTTGAAAAAAGAGTTAAAATATATGACGAAGCATTTTCTCACGAAGAAATTAAATATATGATAGAATGTTATTCAAGTGAGCTTGGAAAAAGCTTGAAAGAAAAACTTCCGACAGTTCAAGCAAAATGTGCTAAAATTAATATGAATGCGGGGATGAATTTATTTGATGAAATATATCAAAAAGTTACAGAAGAATTAGAGCAAGAGAATAACGACGAGAATGTAATCTTAAATTAAAGGATTTAAAATGGATAAGTTTGAGTTGGCAGAGTCAATAAAAAAACTGTATGATAAAGAAGACTTTGATGTCCAAGAAGCATATGTTATTGCCGACTTGGCAGCAGATCTTGCCGATTTAATTCTTAAAGAAAAAAGTGAAAAAGATGATGACCAAACGAACTAGAACGATAAATGTTTCTGCTCATAAATTAGAAGATATTTTTGATATATGTGAAGAGCCTTCGTATCTTCTTGGAAGAATTTGCGGAAGTGAAGAGAAAAATATTCCTTTGTCCACTATTCTAAATTCATCAGGACTTAATAAAGAATATTTTAATTTATTTACAAATATTACTAATATAAACTTCTCTTTTAAAGAGATTTGTTTAAAAACGGACTGTATGTGGGACGAAGTATATTATAATCTTAAAAATGAACAAACAATTCTTGAGATTACAGAAGAGCATTTATTTAATATGTTTAAAAAACATTATTCAAAAAAAGTTGTTGTTGTGGAGTTAATTGATGTTTTAAACAACAATGAAATAGTAGAAGTTTGTAATTACGTTGGATGTAATAAGGAAAAAGAATACGAACTTGAAAAAAAAATAGAGAAAATGTCTTGGAAAAGAATAGCAAAATTTGCTATGGATGTGCTTCAACTTAAACTTGGAAAGAAGAATGAATAGAAATGAAAGGCTTCTTATGAGAGCCTTTAATAAAAGTATAGAATCAAATCATCCAATATTTCCTATGGGAGCAATTCTTGCTCAGGGAAATAGAATAATCTCTTATGGAACCAACAAGCACGGCTGTACTCATCCAAAACAAAAGGTGAGAACAAATAGCCTTGGAATGGAATATGGAAGGCATTTTCCTCACGCAGAACTAATATGTTTACTCGCCGCTCCAAAGAATAAGAGAATAGGATCAACAATCTATGTTGCTCGCAGATTAAATAAGGGAGGAACTGGAATGGCAAAGCCTTGTCAACATTGTCATACCTACCTTCTTAACGAAGGTGTCAAAAAAGTAGTTTATACGGTTAAATCAGAAGACTTCACTAATTGGTATAATGATTATTACCTCTGAGGAAAAAATGTGGGAATTAAAAAACGGTAGAACTAAGCTTAATATATCTAAAATAAGAAAAACTTTTAAAGTAATAGAAGACGATGACTTAAAATTAATTATTCCACAAAAAAATATGTGGGATTGGGAAGACGAAGAGAAATTTCTTCGCTCAATTATAGTGGATAAGAATGGTTATGTAGTTTCTTCTGGTTGGCCCAAATTTGGAAACTATGGTGAATTTATTCAAGATACAGAGGTTTTAAATAATGCTCTTCAAAATGATGATAAAATAAATTTTACTATGAAAGAGGACGGAAGTCTTTGTATTAGATCAGTAATTAATGACAAAGTAGTTCTTAGAACTCGTGGTACAATGTATGGGGGAGACTATGACGAGGAAGGAAATCCCCCTTTTAGGGTAAAGTTTACTCAAGTTGCCGAGACGAAGTATCCTAAAATATTAGATCCAAATTGGATGAAAGACAGGTCTTTATTATTTGAATATGTCTCTCCAGAAAATAGAATAGTTGTAGGATATTCAAAAGAAGATTTAGTTTTTATTGGATCGATTAGACACTCTGACTTAAAAATAGGTTCTTGGAATGAGCTTCAAAAAATAGCGGAAGAGGGAAAGCTTAACCTAGTTAAACTTCATAACCTTCCGCTAGAAGTGTCTGAGCTTCTTGAAAAAATTAAAAATTGGGAAGATGAAGGAATTGTCGCCAGAGTTAATAATGGAGAAGTTCTTGTTAAAATTAAAAGTGCTTCCTATTTGGCAAGGCATAGGTTAAAATCAAATCTTAATTATAAATTTATATGTGAGTTTATTGAAATGTCTTTACCAAAAAACAAAGATGATTTAGAAAATCAGCTTTGTCAAATGGGAATGGATTTTGAAACAGTTTCAGAAGCAATTAAAATATATGATTTATATTGTCAAGCAGAAAATGAAACCCAAGAGGCTTTAAATGAAGCAATAAAACTATATGAATCGTTTTCATCTAAAGAAACAGATCCAAGATTGATTAGAAAAGACTACGCTATGATTGCTACCAAAGCTCCGTTTCCAACAAGAACATTTATGTTTTTACTTTATGATAATAAACAACAGAAACTTAAAGATTTTTACAAAAAAGTCGTTTGGACTAAGCATTAGTGAATTATGTATAGCAAATATAATAAAATAAAAAAGAAATTAAATAGACTAGAAACTAGGCAAAAGAAATTAATTAAACTTTTGTTTATTAAAAACTCTATGACAAGAGACCAGTTGAGAAGCAAAATGAATGAGTTGATGTGACAATGTCTAATATAAAAAAACACAACATAAACTTAATATAAATAATATTATTAATGAGTTTAGAGACCCAGAAAGTAGACTTATTATAAGAAAATTTCTTAAATTAATAAGCTAGCCAGAAATTAGGTTTAAGTTAGTAGAAGAAGCTAAAAACATAACAGATAAATTATTCAATTCTCCTTCAAATAAGGAAAGGCTTGATGGTAATAAAGCTAAAGAGTTAGAAGAGGTGATAGAAGGACTTTGTTTATTTTATCAAAGATATATAGAAAACATTAATATTCCAAACCCGATGATAGGAAGATGAGATACATTCATTATAAAATATTAGGAAGCCCTTATCATCTAAGAAAAGTAATAAAGAAATAGAAAAAAAATCTTTGTTTTTTTTAAAGGATATGAAATATGGATTGTAGAGATTTTGCTAATCTTTCCAACAAATGGTATGAAAGAATTACTGATGATGAGAAATATGTAATCATTAATCTTTATTGGGAAGATGAAGAAGATTCTTACGAAGAAGAAGTAAAAGTTCCGATTAAATATGAAGTTTGTAATACCTGTAATGGAAAGGGAACGCACGTTAATCCATCAATAGATGCCCACGGAATATCTTCAGAAGAATTTAATGATGATCCAGGCTTCGCTGAAGATTATTTTAGTGGAGTTTATAATGTTTCGTGTTATGAGTGTAAAGGTAAAAGAGTAGTTCCTGAAATAAATGAGGAATTTTGTAATGATGAGCTACTTGATAGAGTTAGAGAGCATCAAAAAGTCATTTATGAAATGAATTATGAAAGAGCAAGAGAAATTAAATACGGATACTAAATAAGTAGGAGCTTAAAATGAATAAACCCTTTGAAAATTTTTGTAAAAAACATTTTGTCAGCAGTAATGGTAGTGTCCAGAAACTTAGTTCTAATAATAAAGAAGCAAAAGAAAGAAAAAAAAAGATCGCTATTAAAAAGGTTAGAAGTTCTGAAAGAAAACTAATTGCCGCTCTTAAAAGAAAAGAATTAGAGCTACTTAAAATAAACAAAAAAGAAAGTAAAGAAGAATATGAATCTATCTTTAATAATATTAAAGAAATAAATCAAAAACTAAATAATGTAAGAAAACAACTAACAACGATGTATTTAAATAAAAATAAAGTATGAAATATTATACAGACATTGATATAATAAGAGGTGAGTTTGAATATTCAGTAGATGTAGAAATTAATCTTTATAAAGACTATGCCAAAATAGTTAATTCAAAAATTTCTTGTTATTTATATGATGGAGAAGAAATAACTGATTTTATTGGACCACCAGAAAGGGAACAAGTTCCTATAAATGCTTGGATAAAGCTTAATAATTATGAAGAAGAAAGAGTGATTGAAGAGGCATTAAATGAATTATGTTAAGTTATTGTTGTTAAGTTTATTTATATTTTCTTGTGGAGGCATAAGAACTCCAATGGATAAATATTGTAAGAGAGAGTGTTTATCTATTTATGATGAAGTTGAAACAGCTTATTGGTTAGGTAATGATAACATTTTAAATAAAACTAGATGTGGATGTGTTGTAAATGGCAAAGAAGAAACAGAGTTCTTACCCCAAAGAAAACCTAATAACTGAAAGCTGGTTATTAAATGAACTTACTTCATATGAAGCTGAGATAATAAATCTTTTAGAGCCTCCAAGGAATCATATAGATTCCAAGGATCCGTATGACAAAGCAAAGTCTCAAAGACTTCTTGCTATGAGAAGCATACATTTAAAGGCTAGATTTCCCAATGGCAGAGTATTTTGGGCACAGGCTGGGACAGTATGTAACTCAACACCTAAAGATAGTGTAGAAGAGTTTGAGTCAATTGAAGTGGCTTATATGGAAGAAGGAGAGCCCAAACCATTAAAAAAACTAATTGATGTCGGCTTAGGAGAGAAAAAGAAATCATTAATTAAAAACTGTAATAAAAAAAACTTAGAAGCAATGTTAATGATAATCGCTTCCTTAAAAAAGAAAAAGAAAAAAGAGAAATGGTGATGTTTTTTGTTCTATCAGAAAACAAAAATATAATTATTGTGGAAGCTCTTTTTAAGAAAAAAGAAAAAGCAGAAGAGTATAGAAATTTAATGAATAATATGTATCCATCAATTAATCATTGGGTAGAAGATTTTAAAGGAGATGAGAATGAACAATCGTAATGAAGCTAATCAGGCATTAAAAGAAATGGAAGAAAGCACTAAGAAAGGAAATAGTGCTTCAGGTCGCTTAAATAAAATTGGTGATAAAAGTTTAGCAGAAAAGGTAAAAAAAGTTTCAAACGATATGGATGAGTGTGTTAAAGAAATTAAAAGGAAACTTAATAAAGACAATAATTAAATATGACAAAAGAAGAAATTGAAATTATAATAAAAAACTTCATTAAAGATGAAGATCTACAAAAAATAATTTTAAAATACATATCAAATTGCAAAAACAAAGAAAAAATTAAAGATTGTGTATCTAGTAATATTAACAATCTTATTTCAACATTAATCAGTTTAACACTTGCTATTATTATGGAGAATGAAGAATGTCTAGAGGAAATCACAGAACAAGAGCAAGATTTAAAGAAAGAAAAGAACAAAGAAGGAAGGAAGCTTTAAAGAGACAAGAATGTAGAGATAAATTAACTCCAGAGCAACAACTAGATAGGCTTAATTCTTTGCTTGGCGAAGGAATTGGTGCTCAAAAAGAAAGGGACAAGTTGCGTAGAAAGATAGAAGAAAACAAAGAATAACATTCGTTTTATATAAGGTGTTGAGATTTAAGGAAGTATCCAACGTACGCGTGCGTGAGTTTTGATTTTTTTGTCTCGACGATTTTACTTTTCGATGAAAATTAGGGAGGTGAACTAGATTATTAAATAATGGGATTAAAAGGGAGAAATAGTTCTAAGTTTTATTAATTAATTTAAAGGAGAAAGAAATGGAAGAAACTCAAACTAATACTAATACCGATACTGAAAACAAAAAGAAAACGGACCCCGCTGTCCAGCGACTTCGTAAGATCTCTCGTTGCGTTCAGACTTTGCTTCAGGTTGAAGGTGAAGAAATTACCTCAAAACAAGTAATGGAGCTTCTAGCTGATAAAGATCTAAGCGATAATGTAGACCCTGTTGCTTTGAAGGAAGAGGTTAAGGCTCAGATTCCTAATCTACCTCAACCGGCTCAGATCTCAACTAGTAGCGAGCGTCGTGAAGCCCTTGAAACCTATATGTCATCTCATTGGGACGATGTAAAGGATAACGAGGTTGTTAGATCAGCTCTATTTAATGCTTATTGTCAGGGTCGCTACTCGAAGGAGCATCGGGAAGGAATGAAATCTGAGCTGCTTGCTCGCCTCAATGGTGATGCTCCTGACAGCTCAACAGTTAGTTCAGGTGATGACACATCTGATGCCCCTAGTGATGGAAAAGATCTAGACTTTTAATCCTAATTTAGACATACAGTGATTGCCCTCCCTTCCACTGTATGTCGGACCTCAGAAGCTTTTTTGGTGAAGCCCAGTCTCTGGAGCAAGAGGGGTTCAAATCCCCTCCTGAGGCTTATAGAAGAAAGGAATATAAATGAATAGGTACTTTATTGATACGGAGTTTATTGAAAGTGGAAAATGTATTGAACCACTAAGTATTTGCCTTATTAAAGAAAATAAAAAAACAGGGAAGGTTGAAGATAAATATTACGCAATAAATATTGATTGCGATATATCTATCACAAACGACTGGGTAAAAGAAAATGTTTTAAAACATCTTCCAAAAGTATCTTCTCCATTATATAAAAGTAAAGAAAAAATAGCTGGAGATTTAATTAGCTTTACAAAAGAAGATAATTTATTTGAGATGTGGGGATGGTTTCCTACATATGACTGGGTAGTTATAAAAAATATATTCGGTAGCATATATTCTTTACCTAATAATTTTCCAAATAAAATATATTGTTTAAGACAGTGGCTATATCATTTAGGATTAAGATTTAATATTCTTCCAAAAAAAGATAAATCAAAAGTTCATAGTGCTGAGTATGATGCTGAATGGGCACGAAGAACATTTAGAATTCTTAATAAAATAGAAGGAACTAAATGATAGTATTATTTATAATATTAGGCATAATCTTTGGATTTATTTTAAAAAAACTTCTAATTTATTTTGAATTTAAAGAAGATATATCTTTTTATGTTTCTGTCTTTGGTTCTATAATATTAACTTATTTTCTTTTAAGGAGATTGATGTGAAAAAATTAGGATGGACATTACTTGTTCTAGTAATGCTTGTAGGGTTTGGTTTTAGTGTGTATCTTTACAATGTTGAAAAAGAATATGTTGGTACTGTTGTTGATAAAGCAATTAAAAGAGTAGGTAATAAAGATCAATATATGATATATGTTAAACTTAAAAATGGAAAATCAATAGTGTTCAAAAATGTAGATTCATCTGTCTTAAGGGTATGGGATTGGAAATTTAATTCTTCAGATCTATACGCTTTAATCTTAAAAGGTAGAACCTATAAGTTTAGAGTTTATGGTCTCAGATCAACTGCCTGTTCTTGTTATGAAAATATAGTAGATGTTAAAAAAGGTCCAATATATGTCAAAAATTTTAAGATTAGAGGATTATAATTCTTCTATGAGATATGTAGATTTTGTTAGAGAATCAGGACTGGCGGTTTGGAGAATTCACTCAACTTTATGGTTGTGTTTAGTAATCTCCCAAGGGAAGCCTGTTTGGTTTACATCTAATCTTAAAGTATCAACTATTATTGATAGGAAAAATGCTACCAAGTATTTTAAATTAAGAAATGTCTATAAGAACAAAGCCAATAAAGAACTTAATTGATCCAAGCACAGCAAATAGAATTGTTAATCAAATTATATATGAAGAAGTTGTAAGATATAATTTAGAATATAAAAAATATCTTTCTGGGAAAAGAAAGAAACCATTGAGTTGGGCATCTAATGCGTCCAATAGATTAAAAGATTATAATATTGAACTATCTCATACAACTTTAAATAGTTATAAGAAAGCAATTTCTAATGGAAAAAGAGATGCTACTTCTGCTGCCAGTTTTGGTGGGAAAACTATTTCGTCTCGATATGGAAAAGATAGAATGTATGGTCAGTTTGATATGTTAATAAATTTAAATCTAAAAAATACGCGATTAAAATATGTTGGGTTGCCTGCTAATCAGATAATATCTGTTGTTAATAAATATAAAAATGTAATTGCTTGTGATAAAGATGCTAGCATGTATGCTTTTATGCAAAACCAATTAGATGTATTTAAACCCAATGGAAAAGTAATAGTATATTTAGATGATGTTTTAGAATTTTTAGAAGAAACAAATAACAAGTTTTCTATTTTTGATTTAGATTTAATGTGCTTTTTGGATGACGAAAACTTTATTAGAAGGATAGCTAGAGCCGTTGCTAGGTCTTCATTAAAAAGCTCAGTAGTTTGTATAGCGAGCTGTATAGGCAGGAAGGCGAATTTTACAGAATTTTCTTATAGGAAGTTAATGCCAAAGGTTTTTTTAAAAGAACTGGCTAAGAGTAATTTTATAGTATCGACACAATACTCTGGTGGATATACAGATAAAATTATACCTATGAGATATGAATTATTTGTTTTAAATAAAATATCGGACGCCGTTCTTTGTTCATAATATTTAATTTTAAATGGTAGGCTAAAAATGAATTACGAAAAATATGAAGTAAGAGTATATACTGATGGAGATAAATATTGGTATAAAGAGGGAAAGCTTCATCGGACCGATGGTCCAGCAATAGAATATGCCAATGGAGAGAAACATTGGTATAAAGAGGGAAGTCTTCATCGGACCGATGGTCCAGCAGTAGAATATATTAATGGAAATAAAAAATGGTATAAAGAGGGAAGGCTTCATCGGACCGATGGTCCAGCAATAGAATATGCTGATGGAACTAAAGAGTGGTATAAAGAGGGAAAGCTTCATCGGACCGATGGTCCAGCAATAGAATATTCTGATGGAGATAAAGAATGGTATATAAAAGGGAAAATATATACTGAGAAAGATTTCAACGACCTCTTGAAAGATAATTGTAATGGAAAGACCGTCGAAATTGACGGAAAGAAGTACAAGCTTATTCTTATGGAAGATTAAAATGAATATAGATGTGGAATTTTTAGAAAGAGCTAAATGGTTTGCTACTATAATTCATCACGGCCAGCAATATGGTAATAAACCATATATTCATCATCTTGAACAGGTAGAATGTGTAATTTCAAGGTTTAATTTTGATGACTTAGAATTAAGAGTAGCGGCTTGGCTTCACGATAGTATTGAAGATGTTGAAGGCATTGATTATAAAAAAATAAAACTAGGATTTGGAACAGAAATTGCTGATATAGTTTTTTGCGTTACTAATCAGATAGGTAGAGATAGAAAAGAAAAATTTAAATATACTTATCCTAAAATAAAAGAAAATAGAAAGGCATTAATTGTTAAATTAGCAGACAGAATTGCTAATATTGAAAATGGAATGGGATATAGGACAGGGTATGTTAATATGTATAAAAAAGAATGGCCTGAATTCTATGAAGCTCTTTATGATAAAGAAGAAACTGATGAGCGTGTAATTAAAATGTGGAACTATCTTAAATCTTTATTTGAAGAATTTAAAAATGGATAAAACATCACTCAGCGATAGAATGAAGAGTTATGAAAGCCTTTATAACTTAAAGATTATGAATAGGCTTCCAGTTATAATTAGATTAGATGGAAAGAACTTTTCTTCACTCACTAAAAAACATAAATTTACTAAACCATTTTCTAATATATTCGCAAATATGATAATTAATACTATGATTAATGTTGCTAGAAATATTCAAGGTTGTTTAGTAGGTTATACTCAATCGGATGAAATCACATTAGTCTTAAGAAATGATCAGTCGTTGGAATCAACTCCTTGGTTTGGTAATCGCATACAAAAAATGTGTAGCATTTTAGCAAGTTTAGCAGCCGCAAGTTTTAACTCACTATTAATTTCACAAGGTTTTATAGAAGGATTTAATCTTGAGAAAAATAAACTTGTTTGTTTTGACTCACGAGTGTTTGCTGTTCCATCTATAACTGAAGCTTTGAATAATTTAATATGGCGACAGAATGATTGTGTAAAGAATTCAATAAGCTCAGTAACTTATTATGAAATTGCTAAATTAGATGACTATGAAAAGGGAAAAACAAGAAAGATGATGTTCGGTCTTAATCAAAAGCAACAACAAGATTTATCGTTTAAGACAGCGGGAATTAATTGGAATAATTATGAAGCAAAATATAAGAGAGGAACCGTTACCTTTAAAGAAAATTTTAAAAGTAAAGTTATACCAAAGTTTAAGAATGGTATTCCTGAAGATAAAAGGTGCCCTGACTGTTTAAATATTAATCCTGATATTCTATGTTTTACTTGTGGAGGAACTGATATAAAACCAATAGAGGTTGTTAGAACAAGATGGAAAACAGAACCAGCTCCTATCTTTACTTCAGAAGAGGGCAAGAGTTGGCTTTCTAATGTTATTTCTTTAGAGAAAAAAAAATGGCGAAGAATAAAAAAATAGACAAAGTTAAGCTTATGAAAAAGTTAAGTAGGAAATAAAACAAAGTATCAAGAAAGGGCGGACCTCATAAAAATAAATCTGAAAAAAGAAAAAATAAGAAAACGGTTCAAGATTATCTAAATGAAATTAATGAAGAAAAGGAGGATGAATGAAATTTAAAGTTAATCCAAAGTATCTGTTAGTGAAACCTCTTAAAGAGGAGTCTAATTCATCATCAGGAAATTTTATTGTTCTTAAAGAAGAAAGCTGTTTAAGAGGAGAGGTAGTATCTTCACGCACTGATGACTTTCCAGAAGGTTCAGTTATTAGATATAATGAAGAGAAGGCGGTTCTTTTTGATTCTAAGCTTTCGCTTACTTACCTTGATGTAGAAGATGTAATTGCGGTAGAATTAACTGACGAGGAAAGTTCTTAACTTGAGGGACACTCTTGTAAAAAGAACCAATATGCAGGCAGAAACTCTAGATGAAGTTAATGCGAATTATTCTTTTCTAGGGGTTCAATTAAGAGAACAAATCGATAAGAAGATAATTAAACAAAGTAATATATTAGCTACGGTAAGATTTATTTTTAAAGATATGAAAGATGACTTAATAAAAGTAATGTTTGCTTTGTTTAAAAGATCACAAGGTTATTGGATAAGAAACAACTATATTATAATTGAAGAGAATGATTATGAAGAGTTTATAAAGGCAGTAAATGATGTGCCTGAACTCATAAAAACAAGGAGGAAAAAATGAGTACAAGAAGTAAAAGTGAAGCAGCCAAACTTGGTTGGGAGACTCGCAGGAAAAATGAGAAAGCTCGTAAGCGTAGTGAAGCAGCCCGCAAAGCAGTAGAGACTCGTCGTCGTAATGCCGAGGCTCGTAAACGCAGTGAGGCTGCTCGAAAAGCTTGGCGAACTCGTCAAGCCAATACCTAATTAAGTTAAAGCCCCTATACAGGGGCTAAGGTTTTTATCTCTAAAATCTTAGGATATATAAATGAACATACAAAAGTTATTTAATTTATTTAAAGAAAATAATAAAGAACTATATCAAGTTGGAGGCTCAGTAAGAGATTTTTTAATGAAAACGCCTACTAAAGATTTAGATTTTGCCACAAATTCCTTACCTGAAGAAATTGAAAGGATATTGGAACTTAGCAATTTAAAACATTAGCCAATAGGTAAAAAGTTTGGGACGATCGCAACAAAAATAGAAGGCGAGCAGGTAGAGATTACAACTTATCGTAAAGATAAAACTTCTGGAAGGCATCCAGAAGTTCAGTTTTCTTTATCTTTAAAGGAAGATTTAGAACGGAGAGATTTTACTATTAATTCAATCGCTATGGATTTTGATGGGAACATAGTTGATCCCTTTAACGGAAAACAAGATATTAAAAGCAAAATAATTCGGGCAACTGGTGATCCTAAAATTAGATTTTCTGAGGATCCATTAAGAATGCTTAGAGCAGTAAGATTTGTATCAAAGCTTGGTTTTAACATAGAAGGTAAGACTAAAGAGTCCATCTATAACAATGCTCACTCAATACTTTCTGTAAGCAGAGAGCGTTGGTGCGAGGAATTTAATAAGTTATTAATGGGGTCTCACGTAGAAAAAGGATTAGAAGTCCTAAAACAAACTAGGTTGCTTTCTTTAATGATTCCAGAGTTTCAGCCAGTTTTAATGACGGACCCAAATGCTTTTCTACCAAGCAAAAACTTGTGGTTTCATACAAAAAAAGTTGTATCACAGTGTAGTAAAAAATTACCAGTATTGTGGGCAGGGTTGCTACACGATATAGCTAAACCATAGACCCGATATGAGATTGGAAAGAATGTAAGATTTTTTGAACACGAAACTATTGGAGCAGAGCTTACCAATAATATCTGTAGAAGATTGAAGATGAGTAATGAATCTAGAAAAACTATAGTTTCTTTAGTAGCTCTTCATCAAAGAGTTAGCGATGTTGTTTCAAGAAAATACAATCCGCCAGTTCGCAAATGTGGATTAAGAAGGCTTCTTAAGGAGTGTAGAGAAGGAAGATGTGCTCTTAATGATTTAATTGATTTGTTTGAAGCAGACTGTTCTTCTTCAATTGATGAGGTGAAGAAAAGACAAAAAGCTCACGCCTTTTTACTTAGGGAGGCAACTAAAGATCTTCTTGAGAAAGAACAAGAGCCCAGGCTTCCAACGGGAACTGGAAATGCTATTATAGAAATATTGGGTTTGTCTGGATTAGAAGTTGGCAAAGTAATGCTTGAATTAGAAAACCTTCTTTTGAGTGGAGAAATAAATGGAAAGATGGAGCCAAAGGAAATTGTTGAGTTCTACAATCGTGAACACTACAAAAAAAATTGATGAGTTTCTAATTGGAAACTTTCCAAAAACCTATATGATTGGACTACAATTAGCACAAATTTCATATGAATTATTCGAAAGGATTGGGAATGAAAGAAGTCGTATATACAAAAAATATCATCCTCGAAAAATTAAAGGAAGCGATAGAGAATAAAGATACTCATTTTATACTGCCAAGTGGAAACTCTGTTAAAGTTTCTAGAGCACACAAAACGTTCTATTTTAGTGGCACAGAATGTGTCGGTTGTGGTTTAGATGCCCAGGTGTTTATAGAGTATCCAATAGAAGAGTTTGAAGGAAGGGCAAGGCTTAATTTATTTGCTTATAAAAACAAGCAAATGGTCCTAATGACTTCAGATCATATAATTCCAGCATCAAAAGGAGGAGCTAGCAGAATATCTAATCTTCAAACTATGTGTATTAAATGTAATGGAATGAAGAAAAACAATATTAAAGAGCAAATCATTGAAAAAGCTTTATATCCTTTCAAGAGTGTTAAAGATTTCATTCTCTCTAACAATGAAGACAATGACAATTCCATTAAATTAATAAAAGAAATAGATATTTTGGTTTTTTCTCATCAAGAAAAATTAAATACAACGGGACCAATTTACTCTTCATATAAAAATATGAAATATTATTTAAAATATCTTGAGAAAAAATATGGAGTTTCAGTTCCAATAGAAGAGTTAAAAATTGTTCCCTCAAATAAAGAGAGGGAAGCATACAAAATAAAAGTGTAGGTAATATAATGAACTATGACATCATTGGAGACCAACACGGTTGTTTTAACGAATTAATACTCCTCCTTAATAAACTTGGATATAAAAAAAAAAGAAAAACATATATAAACCACCCAAAGATAGAATGTTAGTTTCAGTGGGTGATATGTGTGATAGGGGACCCAATTCTACTAAAGTATATAATTTTACTAAAGAAATGGTAGAAGCAGGATATATGCTCGCTGTAAAGGGAAATCATTGTGATAAACTTCAAAGATATTGTATGGGAAGAAACGTCAAGACGAATCACGGACTTCATCTTACAATTGAAGAAATTCACAGAAATAATATTCCTAAGCCTCAAATAGAAAAATTCATAGGAAATCTACCTTATTATCTAGTATTGGATGATGGTAAGCTCATTATAGCTCATGCCGCGTTTAAAGAAAGTCTATTAAACTTGAGTCCATTTGACAAAAAATGTAGAACTTGGTGTTTATATGGACCTACCACTGGCAAAACATTACCAAACGGTCTTCCAGATAGAATTGATTGGGCAGCAGATAGGGAAACTAATGAGAATTCTCCTATAATAATTCACGGGCATCAACCATATAAAGAAGTAAGAATTATTAATAAGGTATATTCTATAGATACTGGTTGCGTTTTTGGTGGAAAATTAACTTGTCTAAAATATCCAGAAATGAAAATAATTCAAGTAGATGCTTTAAAAGAATACGCTAAAAGCAATGGATGGGGAGATAATAATAGTGTCAAAAAACATAAAGAGAGATGAAAAAGGAAATCCTATTCTTCCCGGAGCGAAAACTTTTGGTTCAACGACTAGACCGATTGGTGGCAGGAGAGCTTCGAGAGCAACAGATTTAAAAAACGCGGCGGCAGATAGGATAATAAATCTTCTTACTTATGGAGCTTCGACAGATAGATTGGCCAGGGACCCAGGTCCAATAAGAGATAAAAAACATAAAAAATATGTAGATGAACATAACAGAATAGCTGCGGCGCCATCCTTAGTACGACTTGCTTTTTATTATCAGCAACTTAAAGATTACGAGAAAGAACTTAAGGAGCTTGAAGATAGTGGAAATCAAAGGAAAATTGATCTTTGTTCGCCAATAATTAAAAAACAGGTAGAGGAAACCAGAGAACTTGTTATAGAAATCTATCACGAAGTTAAAGACCAAGACAAAATAATTAAAAGGGAGAGGAAAGAATGAGTACTTTATTAATTAGTTTTCATTACATATTAGGTATTGTTGGATATACTATTATTGGAGGAATTGTTAGTGGGTTCTCAGCGAACAAAGGATTTAATGGAAATGAATTGCCACCGCACTATGTAATGGGAATATTGTGGCCATTAAGCATCCCAATATTTATGATAGCTTGGCTTGGAACTTGTTTTCATAAAATTGCTAAACAACCTTTTTCAAAAATAATAAAACCATTTCAAAAGTTTGGCAAGAGAATTTCTACGAAAAAACCCAAAGCAATTAAAATTCCAAGAGGAGCTAAAATAGAAACATCAAAACAATACAGAGAATTAACACACATCGTTCGCGAGTATGAAGAGACCCTCCCAATTTTAGAGAGAGAGTAATGATTAATTATATTATTGGTGATGCCACAACTCCTATTAAAACTAGTGGTTTAAGAATTATAGCACATGTATGTAATAATAAATTCGGATGGGGATCTGGATTTGTAGTTGCCCTATCTAAAAAATGGAATAAACCTGAACAATGGTATAGGGAATGGGGAAAAGAATTAAATAAAAAACATAAAGAAGGTTGCTTTGGTAATGAAATAATATTAGATCGATATATACTTGGTCGTATTCAAATGGTTCCAGTAAAAGATGAGCACGGTATAATTTATGTTGCTAATATGATTGCGCAAGATGGTTTCTCATCACAGAAAAATCCTGTAGCACTTAATTATTCTGCGTTAAAAATTTGCTTAATAAAGTTAAGGGATTGGATAGAAAATTACAAAGAGCTTACAAAATATGTATCTAAATATTCGGTTCCTTTAGAGAATAAACTGGAAGTCTCTGTTAATATGCCGAGAATAGGTTGTGGTTTGGGAGGCGGAGATTGGAAATTAGTGTCTGAAATTATAGAAGAATATATTTGTAATAATACTTTTGTTTATGATTTACCGGAGAAAAAATAGTGAATTCATTTTCTGATTTTGATAAAGTAAAAATGGTAGCAACTGCTGTTAGAAAGGGACTCGTAGATCTTGTTAAGAGTGGAGAGGTCAGATATTATGGTCTTGATTTAGGAGGTCTTTGCGGACAAGCAAGTGTTCAAATTTACGAAATATGTAAAAAGTTGGGAATAGATGATATTGAATTACATATGGCTCCAGGACATATGTTTAATGTATTTCGTGGCAAGATTGTTGATGTAATGGCTACTCAATTTAATAAAAGAAGAAAAGGAGTTTACATCATAAAGTATTCTTATGGTAGGAAAAAATATTTTCATTATAGAACAGATAAAATAAGTAGAGATTACAAAGATACTTGGGGATTTTATAATGGAGTGGATTTTAATCGTAATAGAAAGTATATAAGGAAGCATCTAAATGAACAAATTCTTAGAATTATTGACAAGAAAAACTTTTAAAATAATATTAATAGTAGTTTCAGCACTATTTATTACACTCAATTTAATATCAGCATTTAACTGTCCAGAGAACACAGAGTGCTCTTCAGGTTTTCATCTAGTGTTCGCCGCTGCCTGGACGGGTATACTAGTAATAAGTATAATTTCACTTCGCAGGGAATCAAATGAAAACATATCCGAGCATAATAAGGACGGTGAGCCACCCTCCTAATCTTAAACTTTATACATTTGATAAACTTGACGGAAGTAATTTACGTTTTGAATGTAGTAAGAAAGCGGGATGGTATAAGTTCGGAACAAGAAATAGATTGTTCGATAAGACAGATGATATATTTGGACCAGCAACTCCACTGTTTAAAGACACATTGGCTGATGAATTAGAAAAAATATTAATTAAAAGTAGATGGAAAAGTGCTGTAATCTTTTGTGAATTTTATGGAGAGTCAAGTTTTGCTGGAAAGCACAATCTTAATGAACTAAAGAAATTAACTGTGATAGATGTAGCTCCATATAAAAAAGGCATATTGCCTCCTAAGCAATTCATTGATTTATTTGGAGAATATGGTCCAAAATATTTTGGAATTATAAATTGGGGAAAAGAATTTATAACTGAAGTTTGGAATAATAAGATAGAAGGAATGACTTTTGAGGGCGTAGTTGGTAAAACTGAAAAGAAAAGAAAGCTTTTAATGTATAAAGCTAAAACTCAACAGTGGATTGATAAAGTTAGAGCATTGTATTCTGCCAATGAAGCTACTAAATTAATAGAGAGCTGATATGAAAATTTATACACTTATAATTCATAACGGATATGTAGAAGATAGTTCAGTTTATGCTATGATTCTTCACAATGAGATCGGATTTCCTACCCTAGAATCTGCTTTAAAAAATCTATCAAAGTCAATAATAGAGGGATTTGAATATAATATAAATATAGGATATGATAAAGATGGTTTTAAAACACGCGTTAAAAATCCTTGTTGTAAACTTTTATTAAAGAAAAGAAACAAAGAAAAAGTATATTGTTCAAAGTGTGGTAGTAAGATCTATAAAAATGATACTTCGCTTGAATATTATGTGGTTGAAGATTATATGTTAAGATTTTTATGTTCAAATCTCAATGATTTAGCCAATTGTTATGAAACGTTAGAGTATAATGGATGGAGCTTTGGAGCAACTTTGTTTAGTAATAATTACCCAAAACATAATTTATTTAATAAAGGGGCGACAGTTCTGATTCACGAAAGAGGAGAGGAATTATTAGCGAAAGCTTATCTAGATGAACTTAATATGTATGTGGCAGAAGACAGCCCGTGGAATTTACAAACTCAATCAACTATTTTAGGAAATAAGAAAATTAAATATTATGATTAAACCAAGGTATGTAGCAACAATTATAGCCACGATAGTATATTTATTGGTGTATTAATGGAAGATTTTAAAGTATCTGCGGGCTCTGTAATAGGAAAATATCATTTAAAAACTAATAAAAATAATCAAGATAGCTACCAATACTATTCTGACAATGATAAAATTATAGCTGTTGTTTGTGATGGCTGTGGAAGTGCCCCCTATAGTGAAGTAGGTGCTAACTTGGGAGCTAAATTACTTCTAAATAGATTAAAAGAAAGAAACTTTTGGTCGTGTTCAGGAAACCAGTTAAAAGTTCTTAAACAAATTAGAAAAGTAAGAAATGATGTGATAAAAGATATATTATCATTTGTAGATATAATGATATATGATGAAGAGTTAGCATCTATCATTCAAGATTATTTTTTATTTACCTCTGTATGTGCTGTTGTGTGTAAAAACTACTCTTATATATTTTCTATAGGGGATGGCTACTATGGTATTAATGGTGAGACAACATCTCTTGGTCCATTTGAAAATAACGCCCCACCATATATCTCATACTATTTAATTAGAGATAAACTTATAGAAGACGATCCAAGTTTTTATTCATTTAAGCTTAATAAAATAATTAAAACTGAGGGAGTTGATTCAATTCTTCTTGGAACAGATGGTGTAGAAGATATTATATCTAATGAAGATAGAAATATTCCTGGAAAGAAAGATAAAATTGGTGGTATAGAACAATTTTATGACTTCAAATATGTCAAAAATAGTCAGGCAATAACAAGAAGACTTAATATAATTAATAAAAATTCCTATAAGGTTGGGGGAGACCCCGCAATTCTCCTTTTAGAAAACGGTCCATTAGGAGATGATACAACCATTCTTGTTATTCATAGATATAACTCTGCTTTTAAAATAAAAAGGACAAGTGATGAAAGTTTATCTGAAGGGTCGGGGAATAAATCTGAAACCGACTCAATCAGTAGGTAAGGGAGGCGAGGTAGAGGTTTTTGATATAGGAAAAGGTTTAGTTGCGAAGGTTTTTAAAAATAAAAATCACAAAGATTTTTTAGGTTTGCCATAAGAACAAGCCGCCGCCGAAGCAAGAATTGATGAACATCAGAAGAAACTTCCTGACTTTCCCAAACCTTTGCCTCAAAATATCATATCCCCAGTAGATTTTTTGACAACAAGGTCGGGAAAAATCTGTGGATATACTATGAAGTTCATAAAAAATACAGAAGTTATATTAAGATACGCAGACAAAGGGTTTAGAAATTCAGGAGTATCTGATCAAGTAGTGGTTGATGCTTTTAAAAACATACATTCTACTTTAAAAAACCTTCACGATAAAGATGTAATAGTTGGTGATTTTAATGATCTTAATATTTTAGTAGACGGGTCTCAAGCATATTTTATTGACACTGATAGTTATCAGTATAAGAATTATCTTTGTAGAGTATTTACTGAGAAATTTGTAGATCCATTACTATGTGATCCTACGCAAAGCAGACCAGTTTTGATCAAATATCATAATAAAGATGGCGATTGGTATTCATTTAACTGTTCTTGCTAAAACAAAAGAGTTTGCGGACAATGGAGTTCCTGTAAGAACTGTTACTCTTATTTTAACTGATGGAGCGGACTGTGCTTCAATTAAATCTCGCGAGAAAGACGTAGCGTCAGTAGTCAAAGATATGCTTCGAACGGAGAATCATATTGTTGCTGCTATGGGTCTTGACGGAGGTGGGGTTAATTTTGAGAATGTCTTTTCAGATATGGGAATCCCAAAGGAATGGGTATTAACTCCAAAAAATAATGAAAGTGATATTCGTAGAGCCTTTGCTGTGTTTTCACAATCTGCCGTTCAGGCAAGCCAGAGTGCTTTGACTTTCTCAAAGACGGCTATTGGTGGTTTTTGGCTCATAGATGGTTATCATTCTAAAGTACTAAATGGTTAATGTTTTTAGGTTCCATCTAGATGCCCAATTATAATTTAGGTGGAACTTATAAAAGATTAAATGTGTAATTATGGAATTTGAAATAAACGACAGACTATTATTTCTGACGATTCACGGAAGTCACGCTTATGGAATGGCTAGACCTGAAAGTGATATTGATATTAAAGGCTTAGGTGTTGCCCCTAGAAATTATTATTATTCTTTCTTTAAAAATTTTGAACAATATGAAGGAGAACTTTCTTTAAGGGATGAGTGTAAGCAACGACTTGAAGCGACAATTGGTCGTAGTATTAAATCAAATGAAAAGTTAGACTCGGTTATATACAATATTACTAAGTTTTTTAAATTAGCATCTCAATGTAATCCAAACATTATTGAGGTATTGTTTGTTGATGATGAATCAATTCTATATTCTCATAAGATTATGGAAATGATTATAAATAATAGAGATTTATTTCTATCTATGAAGGCGAACTTTAGGTTTCGTGGGTATGCTTTTTCTCAACTTAAAAGGATAAAACGTCATAGGCGTTGGTTATTAAATCCTATAGAAAGCAACCCAACTAGAGAAGATTATGGATTGCCACAAAGAACTGTTATGCCTGCGGACCAACTACAAGCAGCAGAATCTCTCATTCAAAAGAAAGTAGATGAATGGATTTTTGAACAGGAAGATATGACTCCAGAGCTTCTTAGTCTTGTAAGAAAAAGAACTATTAAATCTTTTAAAGAAGCTTTTACAGGTCTTGGTATAAATAATATTACTGATGAATATGAAGATCTCAATAAGGCAAAACTTTCAAGAGGTGCGGGGAAGCTCCTAGGATATAGTGATAATTTTCTCGATCTTTTAGATAGCGAGCGAAGATATAAAGCACCAAAAACTGAATATAAACAATATAAAAGCTGGCAAAAGAATAGAAATCCTGTTAGAGCAGAGATGGAAGCTGAGTCAGGATTTGATCGAAAGCACGCTAGCCACCTTGTAAGGCTTATGAAAATGGCTAAAGAGATTTTATCAGAGGGAAAGGTAATAGTTAAAAGACCAGATGCTGAGGAGCTTCTTGGAATTAGAAATGGTTCAATGTCTTATGAAGAAGTTGTTAAGTGGGCAGAATTTCAAGACGGAGCAATTCAGGAAATATATGATAGTGGCTCTTCTCCTCTACCAAAAAAGCCAGATCTAAATAAGATAGATAAATTACACAAAGAAGTATTAGAAGCTGTATTTAAAGAATTTGACTAAATGTTTGAAATAACAAAGAAAGCTGTTAAAAAAGCTTTTCAAATAGGACAAATTTTATTTTCAATGGGTCCTGGAGATTTTAATAATCTAGTAGAACTAACTAGTAATATAAAATTTCCTAGTGAAAGGCAAATTAAAATGGCTATGAAATCAGGTGCTGATAGGCAAGTTGCGATAGCAGGACTGATAGAAGATCAATACATTAATATCGCGACTAGAAATGGATATTCTAGCGAACAAGGAAAAGCTATGTTTGAATATGTTGCTATGCTTGAGGATATGAAGTAATGGCAATTATTACTTCAGCTATTTTAATTATATTAAATATCTTTGATGTAGTATGTACTTTATATATGAGGTTATCTAAAGGTTTAGAAGAAATGAATCCCATTGTAGATTTTTTTCTCCAGAATTTTGGATGGGCTGGGCTAGTTTTATTGAAAGTTTTAGCAGTAGCTCCATTTGTATATTTAATGATTAAGTACTGGAAAACATTTAGAATAATTAGAGTTAGCTCATACTTCGTGACTCTAGTATATTTTTTACTTGCTATTTACCACATTATAGGTATGTATATGATTAGTAATATCTGAAAAACAAGGAATCTTTATTTATAAATGAAAAAGAATGACTTTAATTTTTCAGCCTATGTTGAAGAAAAAGAAGCATATTCTGAAAAACAAAAAAAATATCTTAGAAGAAAAAAAGCAGTAGGTGTTATCAAAAAAATAACATCTGTTGCCAGAGAGGCATTAGACATATATAGTTCTATTAAAAGAAAAGATTATATTTCTATAGGATTGGGAACACTTTCTGCTACTGGCTCTATATTAGAGCACTTTTCTACGAATCAAGTTAGTGATGATGTTTATTTGGTTACCAAGGAAATGGGATTAGAAAAGGGTCCTCAAAATTCTAAAATGCTAATATATTCTTTCCTAAAGGATATGAATGTTCCATACAAAGTTATATGGAAAGAAATCACTAAAGATGATGGGGGCGAACCTTGTAGCATAGAAGAGTGGGATTTAGGAGATAGTTCTGTATATTTTCTAAAATTTACATCATATCTTGATGGGCCTTTCTTAAAGGATAGAAAGCAATTTAATGTAGATATGGGAAAGGTTATTAGAGCTAATCTAGGAAGACATATTTGTATTGAGTCTGGAATTAATATAGCTGACTATGCGAATAAGGTTTCATTTTCAAAGATTTCACTGTCTTTTTTAGGTGATCCATATGTAAGTCATTTAGATCAAAAGCAATTAATAGACGATATTAAACTTTTTTTCGATAAGTCATACAATAGGTCATTATTATTCTATGGTCCTCCTGGTTCTGGGAAGACCACATTAGCTTTAAGAATATCTAATACCTTAAATGAAAGTATTTTATCTATTAAAGGAGGGATCCTTATTTCCAGGAGTGCTGGTGAATTAATTGAAATAATAGATATGATAGATCCAACAATAATATTATTTGATGACATGGATAAAATTCCAAGGCTTGAGCAAATACTGGGAACTATTGAGGAATTTAATAATTATCGTGGCGATAGAAGCAGGTTATTTATTGCTACTATAAATGATTTAAGTAAAGTTCCTATGGCTATGAGAAGACCTGGTAGATTTGATCAGATAATTTCTTTTGGTTGCCCTGAAATAGAAACTAGATTAAAAATGGTTGAAGAGTATGCTAAATCTAAAAATCTTATTCTTTCGGCAGAACAAATTTTAGAAACGGCTACATTGCTTGAAGGAATGACGGGAGCCTTTATTAAAGATATTATTACAAGGATCTCTGTATTAGGATATGAGAAGGTCGTACCTAATCATATTAATGAAATAAAAAATATTGTGTTTGAAGAAGAAGATTTATACGAAGAAGAGGAAGACCTTATTGTTACTGATAGTCCTAAATCTTCTTTATATTAATAAGAGAGGTGCTGATGGAAAAAATACAACTTCCGGTTCTTCCAATTAGAAGTCCCGATTTTCTTTTATTCCCTTGTTCTTTTGGGGATATTTATGTAGGAAGAGAATTTTCAATAGAAGCTCTAGCGTCTGCTAGAGCTAATAAAATTAATTTACTACTTGCTTTTCAAAAAGACCCTATAATTGACGAGCCAGAAATTGATGATTTACATAACATATGTGTTGAAGCAGAAATAAAAGACATTGTTAAAAACTCAACTGGTCCCGCCAGAGTTGTTTTAAGTGGTATAAAAAGAGCAGTACTTAAAGATTATTATCTTAGTGAAGGTAATTTTTATGTAGCCGATATAAAATATGTAAAGGAACCAAACTTTGAGCTAACTGATGATGATAAAGAAAAAATAAAAGTGCTTAGAGAAATTATAAGTACTTATTTTAAATCAGTAGTCATTAAAGTTAATGAAGTAAACTCTTCTGAAGATTTATCAAACTATGTAGATAATATATGTGGTCAATTATATAAGATATTTAGAACTAATAAAATACTTTTAAAACTTTTAAAAACTAAGCATCCTAGAAAAAGATTAGAAGGTTTGTTCGACATAATATCAAAAGAATCAAAATATAAAGAAGTTTCTTTTGATATGGAAAATGATTCTGAAATGGACGATGACCATCCAGCAATAACAGATATTAAAAAGTTACATGACCAAGCGGCAGCAACCGAATTTCCTGAAGAAGTAGCAAAAGTTGTTGGGAGAGAACTTAAAAGAATAAGAATGCTTCCACCAGGGAATGCTGAATTCCAAGTTACATATTCTTACTTAGATACTTTAATTGCTCTTCCTTGGAACAAATATACTGAAGATAAACTAGATATAGAAGTTGCTAAAGATATATTAAATAGAGATCATTATGGAATGATAAAAGCCAAGGAAAGAATTTTAGAATTTTTGGCAGTTAAAAAATTAGTTTCTGAAAAGAAAGGTTCTATTCTCTGTTTCTGTGGTCCTCCCGGCGTAGGTAAAACTAGTATTGCCAGAAGTATAGCAGAAGCCGTTGGTAGAAAGTTTATTAGGATGTCACTTGGTGGAATTAGTGACGAGGCAGAAATAAGAGGTCATAGAAAAACTTATATAGGGTCTATGGTTGGTAAGATAATGCAGCAGATTAAGAGAGTAGGAGTTAAGAACCCTGTATTTTTATTGGATGAGATTGATAAGATAAGCAAGAATTTTAAAGGAGACCCTGCGGCAGCATTATTAGAAGTATTAGATCCGGAACAGAATTCTACATTCGTAGATAATTATTTAGGCGTGCCTTTTGATTTATCACGAGTGATGTTCCTAGCAACTGCTAATGACATAAGTATGTTAGTCCCTGCTTTAAGAGATAGGTTGGAGATAATTGAAATATCTGGTTATTCAATTTTTGATAAAATAAAAATCGCTCAAAACTATTTACTTCCAAAACAGCAAAAAGAAAATGGGCTTAAAGATTATGACATAACTGTTTCAGCAAAAGCGATAGAAAAAGTAATAGAAGAGTATACAAGAGAATCTGGGGTTCGTTCTTTAGAGAGAACTTGTGGAGCAATTATGAGAAAAATTGCTGTGATGGTTGCTTCAGGTAAAGATCCATATTCAATGATTAAAGCGGATATGATTCCTAATCTACTAGGACCTCCAAAGGAATATTCAGAAAAGGCTGCCGAAAGACCAGAGATTGGGTTGTCAACTGGGCTAGCTTGGTCTGAAACAGGTGGTTCCATTTTATTTGTAGAGTGTTCTCTTAGTAATGGGAAAGGAAAAGTAATCTTAACAGGAAATTTAGGAAAAGTTATACAAGAATCAGCACAAGCTGCTTATACTTATATAAAATCAAATTCAGAATCTCTTGGGATTGACACATCTTTAGTTGAAAACAGAGATGTTCATATTCACTTTCCAGCGGGAGCGATTCCAAAAGACGGTCCTAGTGCGGGAGTTGCTTTAGTTTCAGCAATGCTTTCTTGTTTCTTATTAAAGCCTGTTAGAAATGATATAGCAATGACTGGAGAGATAAGTTTAAGAGGAAGAGTTATGCCAATAGGTGGTTTAAGAGAGAAGGTTTTGGCAGCAGACCGAGCAGGAATAAGCACTGTATTATATCCCAAATTAAATAAATATGATTTGGAGGAAATTCCTGAAGATGTAAGGAAAAAGATGAAATTAATACAGATTTATCATATATCAGAAGCTATTGATTTGCTGTTAGTAGATGGGCAGGGGAATGATAATAATGAATTGTCTTTACCAAGTACCCCAGTTGTTAATAGAAGTATCTAACGCACGCGTGCGTGAGTTTTGATTTTTTTTGTCTCGACGATTTTATTCATCGAGGCGAGGTTTAACTAATATAATTAATATGAAAAAGAAAAAGAAAAAAGGGTAAATATATGAGGCACGTTAAAAAGTGTGACGAATGTAGTAGTGAAATGAAACCTCGTGGAGCATCAGATGCTTCTGGGAGTCTGTCTTTCAAATGTAAAAATACTCAGTGTGGAAGAACCTCTTGGGTTAGAAGAGTGCTGTTGAAACCACCAGTGCCTTTAACTGTAAGAAAAACTAAAGTTTTTAAATGGAAATAAGCATTGATGAATATTTAAAACCATTGTGTAATTTCTACTTAACATTAGCAATAGTGCTATTATTAACAACTATAATAACATATTTTACATTACCTGTAGAAATTTCACAAATATCTTGTTTAGGATTATTGTGGTCAATGTTTGGTTATATATTTAATAAAAAATTATTAACCTCGCGTGGAAATAATAACGAGAAATAAAATGGATGTAATTAAAGGAACAGTCTCTATTCCTAGTGGCTATTTTAACAGAATAGTTAAACAGGAATACTCAAGGTGGGGGAGGGCTTTAATTCGGGAGTTCCTTCAGAACTCAATTGACGCAGGGGCTTCGGAAGTAAAATTTAGATTTAAAGAAGATAATCTTACACTTACGATTACTGATGATGGTTGTGGAATGAATAAGGACACAATCATTAACAAGTTATTAGTATTGGGTGGAACAAAAAAGAGAATAGGCTCGGTTGGTGGGTTTGGAAAGGCAAAAGAAATATTGTTTTTCTCTTGGAGAAACTATTCAATAAAAACACAAAACTATTTAGTAGAAGGTTCAGAAGCCGATTTTTCTATAAGAGAAATAGATACATATCACTTTGGGACAAAGTGTATTATTCAATTTAATACTATGAGTGAATATAAATATGCTATGTCTTCTGCTACAAACTACCTTCCAGAAAATGAAGTAGAGGCTGACATATATTTAAATACTATCAAAGTTAAATGCTCACATTCTAACAAAGAAAAATTAAAAGATTTAGGCTGGGGCATCTTATACAAGTCTAACAGAAGTAAGTTTGATATTCTGATTAGAAAAAATGGAATAAACATGTATAATTTACACTCCTCTTCAATTAAAGGATTAATTATTGAACTAACTGAAGAATCAATTGATGTGCTTAAAGCCAATAGAGATAGTTTAGTATTTGAAAAAGAACAGGAGTTAATTAAAGTCATTAGGAATTTGGATACAAATAAAGCAATAGTGCTTTATAATTTAGAAGAAGATGTCCAAGAAGTGATAGAAGGAAAAAAAGGAGTATTTTATAATCCACTTTGTAATAAAGTATCACTAGAAATAAATAATAGTATTGTAAAGCCACTTGTTAAATCAAAGTTTATCTTAGATGTAAATAATGATTTTATTATTAGGAAAACTAAAAGTTTTTCATATGAAAAGATTAACGTATTTTTAACACAAAATAAAAAAGTTGCTGAAGCAGTGGCAAATGAGTGGGCTAAATTAATATCTAATATTATTGTTGCTAATAATATCAAGGTTCCATTTATAAGACCTGGGTTTTATTTCAGTGAAAATATAAATGGATTGTGTGAGGGTGAGATTACATGCCCTTCAATTCTAATTAACCCCTTGAGCAATGATTTACAAGAAGAAATTAAAAAAGGAGGTGTGTTTTTATTAAAAGCATATATAGAAGATATTGCTTATCACGAGTTATCTCACATAAGCAACAGATCTCATAATGAGAGTTTTGTATTCTCTTTGGAAGGGCTTAGGAGAAATCATAGGCAATGGAAGAAGAGAAATTTTGTTAGTGTAGTTCTTTAATTAATAACGAAGGAGAAAAAGACATGTCTAATGAAGGAACACCGAAAATCTATCGCTATGGTAATGAGGAAATCGTGAATAACGAAGGTCTCTCTCATGACCAAATTCGCCAGGCTTGGGCGACCGTTCACGCGGGTATCGCTAATGCCGAGCTAGTTTGTCTTGGAGACAATGTTTACGAGTTTCGTACTGCTGGTGGCGATAAAGGTTGCTAAAGGAGCTTTGCCCCCGTCCATAAGTTATTTGGACGGGGGCATTGTTTTATTATGAATGACATAATTATTAAAAGTTTATTTAACACTAACGGCAATTCAGAAAAGTCTATATTAAATAATATAAAATTATTAATGTCTTTAAAGGATCCACAAAGCTGTGATTTGTCAGTTGAAGATCTAGACGCAATTTTAGAATACTCTAACACTTCAAACACTTCAAACTTAAGCAAAAAGAAAGTTTTTATTTTTAAAAGATTGATTAATAATCTTAGATTTGTAGAAGTAAAGGATGATAAATTTTTCATATGAACTTAAAAAAATTAAATAAAGATGAATTTATGTCCTTAGTTTATTGTCAAGCAGATTTTCTTAAAATATATAAAGAATGCGACAAATTAGGAATTGATGTTGAAAATGTTATTATGCCAATTCAAAAAAGGAATTTATATTCTGCCAATGGTAACAGAATAACTTTGTTTAATAAATTTATTAAAGCATTATTTCCTAGTTATAATTCTCCTGTAATTAATGGAGTGGAAAATATCAGCCTTAGTGCGAACAAGGAACTAAATAAATTATATTCTTATGCTTGGAATAATAGATATAGCTTTACCAGTCTAGGAGTTCCAAATTATTTAGTCTCAGCAAACAGTGAGTTTAATAATCTTAAAAGACAGTTTAATAATCTTTATCTTTATAAAGTTAGCATTTCCACTCTAGGTCAGATAGACATAGACTTATCACAATTTAAAACCAATAATAATTTAATAGATAATTCTATAAAATTATATAGAGACTATGGTCTTAATATTGATTATTATAATGCTAGTGATAGATACTGTTACTCAAATATAATACCAGTTATTAAAAAATTAGCAGTTCTTTCTGAAAAAATTAAAGTAGCTTTAATAAAACTAGAAGAATTACATAAGTTTTATATATCGGAATTAAAAGAGAGGAAGAAAAAAGTTTTAGATGGTGTTATAAAAAATGCCGCACAGCAACCGAGAAGCTATAGTCCTGAACTTGATAATAGAATTAAAAACATAAAAGAGAGCGATGCTCAAAGAGCATTTGAAGAAGCACTAAGGAATACACCGTAATGAAATTAAGTACTTTAAATAATTCAGAAGTTTTAATCAAATTAACAGCAGACTCTTCCTCTGTGGAGGTAGATTTTATAGATAAAAAAAGTGAAATAGTTACTTCGAAATCAATATCAATTGACGAATTAATTCATAGTTTAGCCTCTGGATATTCTTTCAACACTGGTCTTCTTCCCAAAGGTATAAGATCATTTTCAGGAACAAAAGACTATTATACAGTAATAGTAGAAATGCCTGCCCGCAAAAGAAAAGTTTTGGTTATGGATTATAATTCTGAATTCTCAGAAGAAGAGGACAAGTTGCTTCCATTTCCTGATATGGTTTTTCTAATCAGAGTAAATAATTCTATTGTCGAGATGGAAAGCTGTAGGCTCTTTGCCCTTAAAAGACCTATAGCTACATATAATGATCGTTTATATAGGTTTCCTTTAGGAAATGTATATGGAAAAGAAGAATATAACTATAAAATATGTTGGAACTCGGTTAGAATGGATCCAGTTAATGAAATAGTTGAGATTAATCAAGTAATTGACAAGTTTTTTAACAGCACTTTTAATGGTGACTTGATAAACGATGGAGGGATTTGTTTTAACTCAATGGTAGCACAAGATTTTAGTGAATTTCATTATCATTTAGCAGAATTAGATACGTTTCCAATAAATACTTTAGTAGAGACAGATTTAACAATAAGAGATTTAATAGAAAAAGATTTGAATGGAGATTATTAAAAATGGGAAAAAGAAAAAAGAATAAAAGGACACGAAGTCATTCTTCAAATGATGTTACTCAAGGTAACAAAAGAGCTATTATAGTAAAAAATGGCAAAAGCTGCTACGGGCAAAATACTAATCATAGTAAGAAGCTTTCTGAAGAGGATAAAAAGAAAATGGTTTCTCTACAAAAAATGATGGTTGGTCATTATGTAGAAAATATACCCGAAGATGCTCCAAAAAAAATTAATTATGTTCTACAGGGCAATGGTGTTTATGAGAAAAGAGAAAACGATATTGGAGTTTTTATAAGAAAGGTGTCCGCGACACAAGTTCCTGGACTATACTCTCCTATTACAGAGGGCTGGAGTCTTAAAGTTCCATTAATACCAGCAGAACTTCTTTGTAAAGCAATTTCTTTTTTCAGAAAAATTTGTAAAACTATGAATGAGAGTGAAGTGTTTCTTCAGTTCTTTTTTGATAAGACGAAAGAGGAGTATTTCATACATTGTCCTAAACAAAAAGTTGGAAAAGGTTCTGTAGAGTATGAAAATGATGATGTGTATAGAGACTCAAATAATATTTTAGTATTTGAAATCCATAGCCATAATACTATGGACGCGTTCTTTTCAACTACCGATGACGGTGATGAAAAAGAGGATAGGTTTTATGGGGTTGTTGGAAAACTTAATGAGCATATGCCAACAATTAAATTACGCGGAGTCTTTGCTGGCAAAGAGACTGAAATAAAAGTAGAAGATATTTTCGATCTAAGTGGAGACCAATATCATAGTCTAGAATTCCCTAAAGAATGGGAAAATAATGTTACTGTTGCGAATTATTCCGAGTCTTATAGAGGTTTCTTTTCGTCAGAAAGTAGGAATAGATGGTTTGATAAGGATGATGATGAAACTAAAAAGGAAAGTAAAGAATCTAATTTTGATTTGGTTGTTTATAATGGGGGACAAGGAAGTGTTCCAGGAAACACTGATAAACCTAAACCTAAATCTAAACTAGATGAAGAAATTCAAGCCATTATGAGTAAATATTATCGTGAGCCATCACAAGATAATGACGACGATAATGATGTAAATGAACTATATAGAAGAGGATATTTCTGGGAGTAAAATGAATTCATTACCAAAAGTATATTATCTTAGTGGTTATAGAGCAATAACTGATATATTTTTAGTTGGTTGTGGTGGAACTGGAAGTTATGTAGCACCTCAGTTGGCAAGATTAAATTATTTGATGGGACTGGTAGGAGTTTCCAGGAAAAGAATAATTTTTATTGATGGTGATTCAGTTGAAGAAAAGAATATATCAAGACAGAATTTTATTAAATCTGATGTAGGAAAAAATAAGGCTCAGGTTTTAGCTAAAAGATATTCATTTGCTTTTCAAAATGAAATACATTCATATTTAAAATATTTAGAATCAGAGGAAGATTTTCTAAGAATAATTAAATCTTCTGGAAGGCCAAGCTATCCATTAATAATTGGTTGTGTAGATAATAATAAGACTCGTCACGTGATTAATAGATTTATTCAATCTTATAATAAGTCTGTTTTTTGGGTAGACTCTGGAAATGAAGAAACTAATGGACAAGTTATTTGTAGCTTTAAACCTATTTATAATGATTCTAGAGGAATTAATCCTAGAGAGGCTGCGCCTGGATCAAAAGGAGTATTTACAACCCCTACAGTTGTTGAAGTATTTGATAATATGACAGACACTGGTAAATTTAATTCTGAATTAAGTTGCGCAGAAGCCTCTATTAGCAATCCCCAAAATATTATGACCAATGTATCTGCTGCTAATTTGGTAGTAAATTATATAAATAAAATCTATAAAAGGGATGATATATCTTCTCACGGAGTTATATTTACCATAAATAATACATTTCAAACAATAATTAATACTGTAGAAACTCTAGCTAAAGTTAATCCTGAAAGACTTTGTTCCTGGGAGACCTAAAAAATGAATAATGAAATTAAATCAAATGATTTGCCCTTTGCGACTGATACAGAATGTGAAAGAATTCGTTATAATCTCATTAGTAAGGGAATGATAATTGAAAATTTAAATCATACTGTAACTAAAAAAAATGGGAATGAAGCAGTTTCAACTAATGAAAATTGTAAATCACTTAGGAATTACCTAATTAAAAAAGGGATTTTATCTAATAATTTATGCGAAGTTAATACTAGAAAAAATCTTCCAACTTCCTTAGAAGAAGGAAAATATGAAACTAGACCTATTCAGTCTGATGCGGACTATTATAGTAGAAGACAAGCTTATTGGAGAGTTCTTCAGGAAGTTTTAATTTCTAGAATTAATTTGAATCTCATTTTAGGAAGTATAAAGCAATCAGATCCTGATTGGATATTTTAATGAATGTTATATGGGGTAATAGTGGAGGGATGGGTTTATTCGACTATTACTCTTTACAACATATTGTTTGGTTTATAGCAATAACTTTATTATGTTACTTATTTTTTTAACAGAGGATAGTGTTTTTAACTCTTATAGTAATAACTATTACTTGGGAAGTTATAGAATTCTATTTAGCAAGTCATTTTCCATCGTTTCCATTTGTTGGTAAAGAGGAGTTTATTAATAAGGTTATTGGAGATCCAATATCTAACATTGCAGGTTATTATTTAGCGAAGACATCTATAAATAGGATAAGAAATGAACAAAAACAAAACTCCTGCTTGGAAAAGACAGGGAAATAAAAGAGAATTTACTATTGGTCACTTGGAAGTTTATGTTAGGAATAATGATATTGATAAAGCAATAAGGGATCTTAAAAACAAAATGAACAAAGAGGGCATTTTGGCTGAGCTTAAAAAGCGTAGACACTATGAGAAACCTTCAGATGTTAAGAGAAAAAAGAAAAGAGAAGCAATTAAAAAAGCAAAGATAAAACTTGGAAATTTAAACACAAGAAGAAAAAAGAAAAGTTCAAAAAAGAAGAGAGGCAATGCCAGTTAAAGTATCCAAATCTGCCGAAAGATAAATTAAAGGAAGGAAGGAATGAATAATAAGGAAATATCATATGCTTATATGGCTGGTTTTGTTGATGCTAATGGCTCAATATCAATTGTCTCATTAGCAAAAACAAAGCAATATATAATTAAGATATCAGTTTGTAATAGAGACAAAACAGTAATTGATCTTTTTAAAAAAGAGTTTTCCGGAGAAAAAGTTAGGAAAAGAATTCCAAAGAATGTAAATTGGAGACCAATTTATGTTTGGTCACGCACCTCTTTAAAAGCTAAAGAGATAATTGAAAAATTATTGCCTTATTTAAGAATAAAAAAGAAACAAGCAAAATTAACTATTAAGGCCCAGAAGATAAAATCTTCTGGATTACCAAATGATACGAGATGGAAGTTAGAGAAATTTGCAAAAAGGCAAGAAAAATTAAGAGTTTTAAAAGAAGAATGTAATCTTTTAAATAAAAGAGGAACATAATGGGAATAACTATTACTAATAGTGCTCAAAATCAACTGAAATTATTAGTAAAAAATACAAATGAGTCTATTTTTTACTTTGGGGTAATTAGTGGAGGCTGTGTAGCATTTACATATATTTTTAGATTTATATCTTTAAAAGAAAAAGAAAAATATACTAAAACTCCTAAAAACTTTAAAGTTTTTAATTATGATGACTTTAAAATAGTTGTCGATAAAAAAAGTTATTTATATGTAAATGGAACGGAAATAGATTGGGTCGATAAACTGATGGGCAAACATTTTGAGTTTCATAACCCCAATGTAAATTCAAGTTGTGGGTGCGGAGAATCAATAAGTTTTGAAATAAAAGAAGAAGGATTAGGAGAACCTGATGAAGGAAAATGATGAAAGTCATATACTTGACAATGAATCAAGGAAGGCAATAGAGGACTGGAACTCTTATATAAAGAATCATAATATTAGGTCAGGAATATTATCAATCTTAATAAGTCTGTTAGCAATAGGAACTATGCTTGGTGCTATATTTTTATCTTCATTTTTTGTAAACATTACATTTGGAAATTAAAATGGTTACTTCTGAATTACAAGATCTATTTAATATTAGAGTTGAACAGCTGTTTCTTTTAGAAAGTTTATATAGAAATCTAATTTTATCGGGTGATTTTATACCAGATGATCTTATAGAAATTGAAGATGTCTGTAGTAAGGTTAAAGAAGAACTTGAAATTATAGATGGTGTTTTGCTTAAAAGATAAAAATTTACTTTTATATAAATTAGGATTTTAATATGAATGGAGATGGACAATTGGTTGTAGTAGAGAAAAGTAAACTAGGATCTATATTAACATTTGTAGGTTTTATGGTGGTAATTGGTCTTGGAATAACCTTGTTCTTTTATATAAGAGATCTAAAATCTAATAATGATAATCTTCGCGAACAAGTTATATCTCAAAAGAAACTTACGGAATCTCTAATTAGAGCCAGTAATAAATGGGTCTCAAAAGATGAGCTTAAGAAAGACTTGTCCTCTCTATTAACAAAAAAAGATCTTGACTCATTAAAAGATGACTTAAAAACTCAGGGCGCAGCTATATCTGCGGTAGGAAAAACAATAGGTGTTTTGAGTGGCAAAATATCTCAATTAGAAACAAGTGATGAGGTTGGACCAGTAAACAATGAAGTTGTTAAATGTGAAGATGGAAGGCTGATTGATGTTCACGGCTATACAAAAAACGTACAAAAGAAAATAGTTAAGGATTCTAACAAGGCTCCAGTTGCTAAGGTAGAGTTTAACGCAGCAAATAAAAAACCGTGGATGTATAAAGTTTATAGTAAAGAATATTATTTAACAACTGTCGTTGGAAAGAATAATAACGGACAAAATGTATATTATCATACATTGAAATATTCTGTGCCATCCGAGACTGGTAATAAATTTTATGACATTAAAATTAAATCTTCTGAGTACAAACAATCTATAATTAAAAACAAAATGTTCTGGCTCAATCTAAGATTAGATGTAGTATCTTTTGTTGGAGGAAGAGCTTGGGCTTTCTCACAAGGATGGGGAGGAAGGTCTGGTAGTTTATTATCTTTGGGCGGTGATTTAGGAATATCATTATCTTCATATGGTCCAACAAAAGTGGAAAGTATTTGGCGATTTTTTAGATTTGGACTAGGATATAATGCTGAAAGACAGGCGGCACACTTATCTTTTGCTCCAGTTTCTTTAAACTTTGGGTATTACATACCACTTATTACAAACATATATTTATCCCCTCAGGTTGCCATTGATACTGCTGGAGGGCTGACTATAAACGCAGGAATAGGATTTCAATTATGATAATGATTTCTAAAGAAGCATATAAGTTTCTCATAGAATCATATGAATATATGACAGAAATATTTTTAAATGATCCTTATGAGTTTTGTGCATCTGATAAAGAAGAAATGTTCTTAACTTATAAAGAATTAGAGAACTTAGGTAGGAAACTGAATATTAGATTTTGGAGTCATATTAATAAAAATTGTAGTCAGTATGAAGTTGAAAGATTGGAAAGATTTATAGAGGAATATAAAAACAATTAAGGAGAGAGATGGCATTTGATATTGAGGCCCTTAAAGTATTAAGGGAAAAGCAAAAAAATCTTATTAAGGAAATAAAAAAAAGAAACTAAAGTTTTATTTTTACAAGGAATAAAAGAACTTTTTAAATCTAATACGTGGATTAAAAGTATAGGTTGGACACAAGAATATTACAATTCGTTTCATTCTACAGCTGTTGATGGTGATGATATATATAAATGATATTTATACTCAGTCTAATCCATTATATGAGGAAGAGAAGGAGATTAAAAAATCTATCAATGAAATAGTTAAAGCATCTAAAACTCTTGGCAAAACACCTGAAGAATCTGAATTATATTTAGAACTTAACAAGACATTAAAATCCTTTAAAAATAGAAAAGTTTATGATGGACTTAATTAAAGGGAGTTTTGTTTAGTTTGGAACAATATATCTTCTTTCTTAAGAATATTTTCTCACGATGAGTACGAGAGTATGTTTGGAAATGGAGTAAAAATAACCTTAACTATGAAGAATAATGAAAAAATTGTAGTTTCTAAAGAATAATTGTATTAAAAATAGGAGTAAATATGGCACAACAAACAGCTAACAGACTTAATCAATATGCTCAAAAAGTTTCGGCTTTACCGAAAGCATATGGATTATACGAACCGAATGGAACAACATTGAGAAACGTTCATAGTACTAGAGCTTCAGCCGATGCCGAAGCACAGCACTTACTTAACATTAATGGAGTGACTCATCCAGTTATCGAGATTCCATTAATGGATCTAAATACAGTTAATTGGTGGTATGGAGGAGCATCAGGGAGTAATACCCAACCTTTAACTCCTAATAATGGATCAGGAAGTTCTGTTCCAATATCTATGCCATCTCCAAATGCTTCTTCTGGAAGTACTCGGCAAAATAATGATGGGAGAAGTAGTTGCTATGCTTGTGGAAGCACGAGTTTAAAACAAGTAAGTTCTGGTTTTAGTTTTATGACCATTTGTGATGATTGCGGAGCCTAAGGGAAGGAATTAATAATGAAACAAGCTCAACTTAGAAAAAAAGTTTCTTTTATTGAAGATGGAAAAGCAAAAGAAAATAGTGAATTTAATTTTAGTATGCCTGAATGGAGGGCAGAATTAACTAGGCACTTTGAGTTTAATCACTTCAATGTGTTAGATTTCAATTATGATGTCTCTGGGCTAATTACAATAGGAGCTACGCTAGTAGATAATATTTTATATTATGCTTTAGCAATGTGTTCTCCAAATGATAATTTCTCAAGAAAAGTTGGTAGAAACTTTGTTTTAAAACATATGATTGGACCTGACAGTACAAAGAGAGGCTTATTTAAAGTAAAAGAAGAACATCTTGATGATGATGTTGGAGAGCTAATGCAGGATGCGATTCAAGACTGGCTAGATAGAACTCAAAGAGTTCCTACTTGGATCAAGAAAACTCTTGGTGATTTTGGATATATAACTCTAGAATATAGAAGAAAGAGAAAAGAAACTAAAGTAGAAGTAATTGAACCTTCAGAAAAAGAGTCTATAGTTTCAGTTGCGGAGCAGATTTCAAATTCAGAGCAATCTACTAAAATAGATGATTTTAAATATGTTTGCGGTATTCCTTATTTTTAGGGCTTGACACGATTGAAATCGTGCTTATATTTGTATTATTATCCAAATATTCAATTATTAACAAGGAGGTGTAATTATGTTAATTAGGAGACCTAATTTGTTTTTGAATTATTTTGAGGATTTTATGAGTGATTTCAGTACGTTTGAAAGGAAAGCTTCTTTACGAAGTCCAACCACTGATATATATGAAAAAGACAATAAGACATATATAGAAATGGAAGTTCCGGGATTTGATGTGGATGATATATCCATAACCATAGATAATGGAGTTTTGAATATTAAAGCACATCAGGAAAATTCTAAAGAAGATGAAAGCAAACAATATCAAAGGCTTGAGAGAAAATCAAAATCTTTCAGCCAGTCTCTTGTTTTAAGCTCTGATATAGATCAAGAGAATATAGAGGCAAATTGTGATAATGGAATTTTAACTGTAGTTCTTACGAAAAAAGAAGTTCCTGAGCCAAAAAAAATACCAATAGCGAAGAGCCTTAAGTTAATAGAATGATTAAATAAAGCCCTACTTAGGATAAAAAATTAATTCTAAGTAGGGCACATTACCTATTAATTTAAAATCATTTTAAATTATGGAGGTTTGGATTGTTAGTGCCTCCTCGGAATAGGAGGTATTAATGAAAAAATTGCTATTAACTTTTTTATTACTATTGCTATCTGCTTGTAGTGGGTGCTCTCATAATAAATTTGGGTCGGCAGAAATAGATAATAATTATTCAAAAGGATATTATTCTACTGTTTATTTTTCCAAAAAAGATGGGAAAATATTTGGTAGTGGAGCTATTATTTTAAATAGAAAAAACGAAAAAATGGTAATAATAACTGTGGGACATATTTCCAACGTCTTTTTATCTAGAGGTTGGAAGATGTATGTATCTACATCTTATGATCACAATGTTTATGAGGCAGAAACTCTAAAAGTAGATTATGGTAAAGATTTGGCGTTAGTTGTCACAAAAAAAATAATGAAAAGATCTGGACCTTATGTTAAATTAGCCAATGAACCGCCGAAGATAGGACAAAAAGCTTATATAGTTGGCGCTCCAAGCGGAACTAAAGGAATAGTAACTACTGGTATAGTTAGTGGTTATTTATTTTGTAATAGTCCATTAAAAAATTCGTGTCTTAAAAATAAACACGATATAAATTTATATTATAGATTTAGTGGACCAGCGTTTTTTGGAAACTCTGGTGGTGGAATGTTTAATGAAAATAATGATTTACTAGGAGTTATAAGTTTTATAAAAAGCAAGAAGCTTTCTATATTTTCAACTATTCTTGAACCTGGTTCAGCTCACGCAGTGTCTTATCAACTAATTAAACAATTTATGTAAATTAAAATAATTTTATTTTTAAGGGGAGCTAATTTAGCTCCCCTTTTTAATTTTGGAGAATAAATGGCAAAGGCAAGATCTTCTTCTAAAAAGAAAAAAGTTTGGAAAGCGAAAGATTTAAATCAACCTGCTTTCACATCCAAATATGATGTTACAAAAAGATGGGCAGGTAATTGTACTGACGTAATAAAAAATAGTAATAAATTTTATCACGCAGAAATACAAGTTGCCAGTTCAGGAAAAGCAAGAATTTTAACAACTTACGGTAGAGTTGGAGCAAAAAATCCAACTATTGAATATAGATATTATTCTTCAGAACAAGCTTGTATGAATGATTTCAACTCTTTAGTTAAAAAGAAAAGAGATAGGAAGAAAAATCCATATAGAGAAGTTGATCTAGCTATAACTAGTGTGGGATCCAAAGGTGCTAAAGAAATTAAAAAGCCAATGACGGGACTGAACGTTTCTTCAGGAGTTATATCAAATCTTCATAGTGAAGTTCAAAGACTGGTTTCTGGATGGTTTGGAGCTACAGGCTCATTTATTGAAATGAACTTAAAATGTCCACTAGGTCAATTAACTACTGAGCATATAGATAAGGGTAGGAAAGTATTAGATGATTGTCTTACAAGAACTAAAAGTAAAAAAAGAACAGGTCAATTAGAATACGATAATTTAACTAATCAATACTATAGTTTAATTCCTCAAATCTTACCAAATAAGATTCAAGCGTCAGAGCTACGATTAAACGATGTTAATAAAATTATGGCTCAACATTCAATCCTTGATACGTTTACAGATGCTAAAAATGTTTCATCTGTCCTTGGAAAAGGTGCTGCTATTGATCAGCAGTATCTTAAACTAAAGGCAGACTTAGATTATGTTGAGCCTAATGATCCAATTTATAAATGGATTGCTAATCTAATTTTAGAAACCAGAGCTAAGAATCATAGTCATTTAGGAAAAATAAAAATCTTTAATATATTTAAACTATCTAGAAACGGCGCAACAGATCATTTTAATAAATCACTTGAGAAGATAGCTAAAGAAGTTTCTGGAAAAGGAACTAAACCAAAATATACCAATTTAAATAGATTTGATCTTAATAAAGAAGAGGACGTAGAGTTTAAACAAGCTAATGTCTGGCCTCTTTGGCACGGAACTCGACCGGAAAATATGGTTGGTATTATTTCCAAAGGTCTTTTAATTAGACCATCAGGTGCTGTTTATACGGGAAGCATGTTTGGAGATTCTCTCTATTTCGCAGAGAATAGTTCAAAATCTATGAACTATACTGGTTGTAAAGGAGCAGGATGGTCCGGAAGTAGTGGAAAAAGTAGAGCTTTTTTGTTTCTTGGAGATGTAATTGTTGGGAATCCTTATGTTGTTAAAAGATCTCAATTCTTTAGGAAACCTCCTGCTGGGCATCATAGCGTATATGCGGTTCCTGGATATGCCTTATATAACTCAGAAAATATGATTTATAATGCTTCTGGAAAAGGACAGCAACATAAATTTAGATATATAGTAGAATTTCAAACAAGAGCATAAATGTTAATTAATTTATTAAAGAAAATTTTTAGAAAAATATTCTTCTTTATGTTTATGAAAGAAGAAAAGATAAAAAAGAATGATATAGTTAGTTCAACTTCAATTGAAGATTTTGAAAAAGAAGAGGGAAAGATGGATTTAGAAACAACTGTTAAAAATACTGTAGCGTCATTATGTAATGATAAAGTATCATTTACGTCATTAGATATAAGCAACACCTTAAAGCAAGAGGGAATTCCAACGAGGCATAGAAAAGTAAGAGATGTAGTTAGAGAATTATATAGAGACGGAACGCTGTCTTCATATGATTATATTACTACTAACATTATAGTCACACTTAAAAATGGAGACTCAGTATATGCTACTTTATATCATCATTGCTTAACAGATAATTCCGAGTATGTTACAAGAGATTTAATTGCTTTGCCAGTTCCCTCATCTGATAATGATAATACAACATCTTCATTATCATCTTCATCATCATCTAGCACGAAGTCAGTGCCAAACCTAATTAATACTTCATCTGTTAATGCTCCTAATAATACTACTGCTCCTACATTACAAGATAAAACTAGATCAGTTAGAAGTGATGGTAGGCTTGAAGTTCCAAGCTCCTGGGTGAGATTTCTTGGATGGGAAGATGGAGATGATGTTTATATTGTTGAAATTAACGATACACTAAAGCTTAGCAAAGTATCTGATATAGACATTAATGACAATGTAGAGGCAGTTGTTAAAGTATTTAATAATGGTAGAGTTATTGTTCCTGAGAAAGCTATGAAGAAGATAGATAAAATCAGTCGCTCTTCTGGTGTTTATAGGACCAACGTTAAAGTAAAATTGGAGGGACCAAAGTTGGTCGTTAGTTAATGAAAGTTTATTTAGTAGTAGGACACACAGATAATAATTATTCAGAAGTAATTCATATCTTTTCAAATAAAAACGATGCTTTAGAAGATATTATGATTAATAAAAAAGAAAAAATATTTGATGCTATTTCGATTGAAGAGATGATATTGGATGGGAACTATAAACCCAAAATGATTTATTGGAGTTTAAGAAAAGAAGGTTTTAAAGTTCATAAAGGTTTCAAGAAAAAGTAATGGGAGACGAAAAGGTAAAAATAAATGATAAGTGGCAGCGATGGCTTAAAAGAATTTCTTTAATATTTACTATAATTTCTGTTGGCACAGCAACGATTCTTAGTTTAATTAATTACTTTAGTGAATCAAAAGATAATAAAGCTCGTGTTGAGGCAAAAAGAGCAGAAGCTGCTTACGATAGTACTAAAAAAGAAATAAAAAGATTGTATCATAATATGAGAATAAATAGAAGATTTATTTTAAGATTACGTCGTCATATTATGAATCGAGACAATAATAATGTCCCTCCACCTCCTTCTTTACCAAGACAAAAAAAGTGGAAAGACTTATATAAAAGGAAACTTAAAAAGTGAAAATATTTATATTGTTAATAGGAATGCCTGCTTCTGGAAAAACTACGATGAGAGCATCCTTATTTAAAGAAGCAAGTGTAATATGTCCAGATGATTTAATAGATTATGAAGGCTCTGGCTGGACTCCAAGGCAGGCAAGAAATGCGTGGAAAAAGTCTGATAAGGATTTAAAAAACTTATTGACGGAAGGAGAGCCGCTCGTTATATTAGATTCGACTATGGTAGCTCGCAAGAAGAGGACTAAGTATATAAAATTAGCAAAAAGCAAAGATTATAAATGTATAGCGTTATATTGTAATACTAATTACTTTATTTGTAAAAAAAGAAACAATGATAGACCTGACTGGAGACGAGTTCCAAATCATACTATCGACTCAATGGCAAAGAGATTAGAAGAGCCAGTTATGAAAGAAGGATTCGATAAGGTAATTACTTATAATTTTATATTTGGAGAAATTTTGGAATTAAAAAACGATTAACTTTTAAAGATAAGTCAGGAGAATTTTACAGCATTATTAAAATAATGGAGGAAAAATGGCAAAAATAATTAAGTTAGGAGTAGAGGCACGTGATAAAATAAGCAAAGGAGTTAATGAGTTAGCTAATACTGTTGGTGTAACTTTGGGTCCCAAGGGTCGTAATGTAATATTAACAAGGTCTTGGGGCTCTCCACAAGTAACAAAAGACGGAGTTTCAATTGCTAGAGAGATTTCTCTGAAGGATCAGTTTGAAGATATGGGTGCTCAAATGGTAAAGAGTGCTGCGTCTAAAACTTGTGATGCTGCTGGCGACGGAACTACCACAGCTACTGTTCTGGCACAATCTATGTTCAATGAAGGAATTAAATTACTGGCCGCTAATTATAATCCAATGGATTTGAAAAGAGGAATTGACAAGGCGGTTCAAAAAGTAGTTGATGAATTAGGAACAATTGCTAAAGAAACTTCTGATTCGGAAGAGATAGTTCAAGTAGGAACTATTTCTGCGAATGGCGATTTAACTATTGGTAAGCTATTAGCAGAGGCTATGGGCAAAGTAGGAAGAGACGGTGTAATAACTATTGAAGAATCAGATACTTTGGAAACAAAATTAGAATTTTCAGAAGGTATGCAATTTGATCGTGGATACATGACCCCTTATTTTATCAATAATGTAGAAAGAAGTCAGGTAGAGTTTAATAACTGCTTTATATTATTATGTGATGGAAGATTGGATGATATTCAGGTACTAGTAAATTTATTTCAACAGGTTTCTCAAAGTGGAAAGCCTTTGGTAATAATCGCAGAGGATTTCAGTCAAAACTTTGTTGCTACACTTATTCTAAATATGCGATCTGGAGCATTAACAAGTTGTCCAATAAAAGCACCTGGTTTTGGCGATAGAAGAAAAGAAATATTAAAAGATCTTTCTGTTTTAACTGGATCTGTTTTATTTACAGAAGATACTGGAACTCTAGTAAAAGATGCTACAGTTGAAGATTTAGGTGTAGTTGACAAGGCAGTTATAAATAGATCTAATACGACATTAGTTGGTGGTAGTGGAAAAGAAGAAGAACTTCTAGCAAGAGTAACACAGATAAAAGATGATATTAGAAACACCAATAGTGATTATGATAGAGAGAAAATGCAGGATCGTCTTGCTAAATTAGTCGGAGGTGTTGCTGTTATAAAAGTAGGTGCTCCAACTGAGCCTGAAATGAAAGAGAAAAAAGATAGAGTTGAAGATGCTATGCACTCTACAAGGGCAGCCGTAGAAGAAGGAATTGTTGCTGGTGGAGGAGTAGCTTTACTTAGATGTTCTCACGTTGTAGATAATCTGATAGATTCTTTAGAAGAGCAAGGTGAAATAGAGGGAGCAAAAATAGTTAAGAAATCATTAGAGGCTCCAGTTAGAAAGATAGCAGAGAATGCTGGATTCTCAGCAGATAGAGTCGTAGATAAGGTAGTAGAGAGTAATAATACAGACTTTGGTTATAACGCTGCTAAAGAAAGATTTGAAAATCTAGTTGAGTCTGGAGTAATTGATCCTAAAAAAGTTGTTAGATGTGCCTTACAAAACGCTGCTTCCGTAGCCTCAATGCTTCTAACTACAGAAGCAATAGTTGGAGATGAGCCAGAACAAGAAAAAAATGCTTAATGACATAATTGTTAATCCTAAAAAAGATGGCAGAGTGGAAATTCCCCAATCAATAGTTAAAATTATGGGTTGGGAATTTCACAATAAACTTTATGCTTATAAGAATAAAGATGAACTAATTTTAAGTTTTGAAAAGAAATCTTTTGGAGAGTTGCTTGGAACACTAAAAGTAAGTAATAAAAGAATTCGCGTCCCTTCTACCTTTCTTAAAAAGACTGGACTTAAAAACGATATATCTATTTCTTGTAAGCTTGATTCTATTATTCTAAAAATAGAATATACAAATATAGATGAAATAGCAAAGAAGATTGCCGACAAACTAAATGATTCTCAGGCGATAGCACTATTAAATGTTCTTAAGAATAGATTTCCAGAAAATATATCTATAAAAGGTTCTTCACCAGTAAGATTGTTCCTTCCTGAAACAACTAATCACTTAGTTTTCAGACCAGTTGATATTCCATATAGATTTAGTGGTTATTATTTATTAAATAATAAAATAGTTTATACCAATAATATTAATCCCACTGTAAAGCCAGATTATTTTTTCCTTTTACCTGGAATTAAAAGGCTTAAAGATAGGTTTTATGAAACAGGATTTTTATTGGTAAATGAAAGACTTTATGGAAGGATTTTATTTATACTGAGTAAAGCCAATTTGAAGACGCCCGTTGGAAGGGATTTAATACTTTGGTATGATCCAATTGATGTAGGACCATTTGGTTCTTTTAAGGTTTACACTAATCCTCCGGAAGCACTTCCAGAGGAAATAGTAAATAGAGCAAGAGAGGACTGTTCAAATCCACAAAGCTTTTTAGAAAATAATTTTAATAAATTTACTTATAAAGTAAATAACTTAATTTGCCCTTGTCCAGACACACTAAGTAAAAATAGCTTAAGTTTTTAAGGAGGTATTTAAAATATAATGAGAAATTCGGCTAGAGTTAATAATTCTATTAAATCAAGAAAAGTTTTTGTAATTGACCAAAATGATAATAATTTAGGTTTAATGGATACTAGAAAAGCCATCGGCATAGCTAAAAATGCTGGACTTGATTTGGTTGAAGTAAATTCAAAAAGTAAGACGCCAGTATGTAAGGTGTTAGATTACGGCAAATGGAAATACGATCAATCAAAGAAAGAAAAAAAGAACAAACAAAGCAAAAAAGAAACAAAGGAAATAAAGTTTAGACCCAATACAAGTGATAATGATTTATCTTACAGGGCAAAGCAGGTAGATAAGTTTCTTAATGCTGGAAAGAATGTTAAATTATTAGTAAGATTTAAGGGTAGAGAGCAAGAGCATATGTTTGATACTGGTAGGTCTTTACTGGAAAGATTTTTAGCAATGCTTGAAAGTGATTATATTTTTGAAAAAAATCCTACTGCTGAAGGTAGTTCTATATCAGCAATTTTAGGAACTCGAAAGTGATTATAACAAATGTTGAAGAACTTAGAAAGCCTAATGACAAAGTTAATTCTTTAGAAGAAGCTCTTAAAATAATTAAGTTATTAGAGAAAGAGCTTTCAAATTCTAAAATAAAAGGGGTTGGCTTAGCTGCTCCTCAAATAGGAATACATAAGAAAGTAGCAATAGTTAGAATAAATGATTTTAAACTAGATTTAATTAACCCAATAGTAGTTGACAAATTACAACCCATTATTAGTAAAGATGAAGGTTGTTTAAGTTTACCAGGAGTAAGATTAGATACGCAAAGATTCAATGAAATTTTTATTAAGACGTTAAATTATCCTGAGGGTTTAATTTTAACAGAGTTTCCTGCTATTGTTGCTTTACACGAAATTGATCATACTGAGGGAATTCTAATAATAGATAGGGCTATAGGTAAGGGAAAGGTAGGAAGAAATGACCCTTGCCCCTGTGGTCGTATAGTTAATAATAAACCTGTAAAATTTAAAAAATGTCACGGTAGATAATAATAATGAGAATTTATTTAGTAAGACACGGAGAGTCTTTGGCAAATGTTGATAGAGAAATACACAAGACTATGCCAGATCACGCGATTTCTCTTTCTGAAAAAAGAATAAAGGAAGCAAAAACTGCTGGCATTGTATTAAAGGATTATTTTGCCAAAGAATATGATTATGTTGGACACGTTAGGTTATGGACCAGTCCTTATAAAAGGACTAGAGAGACGGCTAAATATTTTTCTAAAACTTGTTCTCCTATAATCTCGTCTTATAAAGAACATATATTGCTTTGTGAGCAACAGTTCGGATTATTTGATGGTATTCAAGAAGAGGAGTTGCCCAATTTATTTCCTAATGAACACGCACATTATAAAAAATGTGAAGATTTTGAAGGAAGGTTTTGGGCACGGATGCCATTAGGAGAGTCTAGATTTGATGTAGCTACGAGAGTTCATCAAGCATTTGGAACATTTATTAGGGATAGAGAGCATCATAATATTAAGGATATTATTATTATATGTCACGGAGTTACTCTTAGAGCATTTGTAATGATGTGGTGTCATTTAACTCCTGAATGGTTTGATGAGGAACCTAATCCAAAAAATGGTTCTATCAGACTCATTGAAAATGGAATTGATAAAGAATATATCTGGAATAGAGGAGTAAAATAATGGTAAAATTTAAACCACCTGGTTATTTAAATGGTGCCCCAAATTATGTAGTTAATAAGCCTAAATTCACTTGCCCATTAAGTTCAGGTATTGCTTGGCACTGGGGTTTAACATATCTTTCTTGTCCAGTTAATTCTGATCAAAGGGATATGATGGCTTGTAAAACCTGTCCTTTAAAAAGTGATAATAAAGAGCCTAAAGATGAATACAAGGTAGTTCCAAAGAAAAGAAAAAATAAAGAAGTAGAAGTTATTCCAGTTATTAAAAGAACTTACCATTCACATAAGGAGAAAGGAAATGAATAATAATTTAGATAATGTTAGTAGCGGTGATGTAGTTAAATTTATTACTAAAGTAAATAAATCTGGTCACGATGAGAACACTCAAGAAGTTATCTTGAAAGTGACTGAAGTTGATCACGATAAAGATTTAGTTAAAGGTATCAATGCTATGAGGGCATTAGATTTGAATGAAGATAGAAAACCATTTAGATCATATAAAATATCAAATATAGTTAAACATTCTATTTGGAAACTAATAGGATAAATCTATCAATTAATCTATATTAATTAATATTTCGCGTTGAGGAGAGCTGATGAGTGAAAAAAACCTAGTATTATTAAAGTTTTATGCGGACTGGTGCGGACCTTGTAAGGCAATGACACCAGTAGTTAAAGCAGTATTAGAAGGATTTCCTAATATAAAATTAGTAGAAGTTGATATTGAGAAGAAAAATGATATGGTTTCACAGTATTCTATAAGATCAATTCCTACTTTAGTTTTATTAAGTGATGATAACGAAAAAGAAAGAGTGATTGGTGCATTATCAGCCGAAGAATTAAAGGAATTTCTATCTGCAAACTCATAAACTTAGGGAGTTTAAATAATGATAAAAATGTCAAAAGACGAGGTTTTGTCTTCAATAAAATTAGAAGATAAATCTAGTCTTTATTCTTCTTATGTTAAGAAGAATAATCCAAAATTATTTAATTCGGCAATAAAGCATTTTAAATCTTGGAGAAATGCTATTACGGCAGCAGGAATTAATTATACAGATGTAAGTAAAAGAGTTTCTTGGAACAAAGACAATGTAATTAAAAAATTACAAAGCCTTCCTAAAGAGGAACTTGTAGATAAAATTTTAAGAAAAGAGAATTCTGGTTTATACACAGCGTGTATTAGACTTTTTGGTTCAAGGAAAGCTGCTTTAATGGCAGCAGGAATAGATTATGAAGAAACACTATTAAGTATTCCGTGGACAAAAGAAAGAGTTATAAGTGATATACAAATGTATCATATTAATGGAGTTCCATTAAAATATAAATTTATTAATACTTATAATAAAAAGTTTAGACAACAAGCTGAAAAGTTTTTTGGTTCTTGGGGCGATGCCGTAAAGGCAGCGGGAATAGATTATGATTCTATTAAGAACAATAAAGATTGGAATAAACCTTTTCTTTCAGATGATGGAAAGCTTTATAATTCAAAAATAGAAGGACTTATTGCTAATGAATTACATTCTTTAAAGACATTAGATAAAATTACAGAGTATTCTTCTAGCGAAAATTTAACTCAAGATAAAACCTTATGTTGCGATTTTTTGGTTGTGTTAAATAATTCTGCCAAACTTTATTTGGAACTTGACACTCCTTCTAAAAATCAAGATCTTATAAATGACAAAATTAAATTTTATGAAAAGACTAATTATTTATTTCATAAAATTTCAACACATAGGAACCTATCAAATATTATAGATAGATATACAACTTGGTTTAGCATTCCTCTCGTCAACACTTTAATAACGTCTCACAAAAATCCAGATGGAGATGCTCTAGCATCTATAAAAGCAGTTTATAATCATTTGAAATCTAATGATAAAGATTGTTGTGTAAAAATTTATGGCGAACTTCCTAAGAATTTAGATTGGGTTTTAGATGGAGTAGAGTTAGTTAAAAAAATTCCGGATTGGGTTGAAAATATTGTTGTTTTAGATTGTGCTCCTACTAAAGATAGATTGGGATGGGACCTTCCTACCAATATTCCAATTTTTAATATTGATCATCATATGATAAGAGAAGAGGAAAATGATCCTGACAACAATATACACGTTATTAAAGGTTGTAGTACTTGTAGTTTATTATATAGTAGATTTGGTATAAATGATGATATTTTAGCATTGGGTGTATATACTGATACTTTATTTACAAAAAGTATATTTGAAGTATTACATTTTATTTTGGATTCTAAAATAGAAGAAGAGGTTGTTAGTAATTACATTGCTAAGGTAAATAGCAATCCAGATAAAAAGGTATGGGATATATTATCTAATATTAAAACTCATAGGTGTAGAAATGGATTTTTAATAGCAGAATATGATGGATTTGCTTCACCAGATGTTATAGAATCTATAATTCAGATTTTATTTAAATTAAGTGAATCAGTTTGTTTTATCTATGGAAAACATAAAAAAGTAAAGTTAAGAACATCAAATGACAATATAGATTTATCTGAAATTGCTTCTAAATATAAAGGTGGCGGGCACCCGTTTGCCTCGGTATGTACTATATCTGGAAAAGTATCAGAATTTAAATCTATAATTAAATCAATGGATGTACCTAAAATATTAATTAGTGAAGACGGTTATGGAGAAGATAATCTAAATGAATAACTTATTACAAAGAAGTTTTTCTTCAGGATTAAAGCCACTTGGTGTTCCTCTAGGGATCCATTGGTCAGCAATATTATTACCATTTTTATTTATCTTTCAATATGGATTGATAGGTATTCCATTGTATCTGATACTTTTAGCCTCGCTGTTGTTTCACGAATACTCTCACGTTTTTGCCGCTCAAAAAAGAGGTCATTATGTAGGAGGAGTTAGTGTATTAGCAATTGGTGCGTCAGCTATGATTAATATGAAAGGTTTTGTTAATCCAAAGGATGAGCTTATAATTGCTGCGGCAGGACCTATTGGTTCTTTTATATTAGCATTAATACTATTACCAATATATTTTGTATATTCAAATATAACATTAATAATGTTTGCTTATACTATAAATGTAGTATTATTTCTATTCAATTTACTTCCATTATACCCAATGGATGGGGGGCGGATACTTAACTCATTATTAGGATTTATTTTTAAACAAAAAACCGCTCTTGAAATTTCTGTCATATTTTCCAATATATTATCATTAATTGGGGCGGGAATATGTTTATATTATAAACAATATTGGGTAGCAATGATCTTAGGAATAATATTCTTATTTGCTAGGCAGCAAAGGAGTGCTATAATAAAGAATATTAAGGAATCAGAAAGTGTATAGATATTTTCCTCGGCTGCTGTTATTAGTTACTTACCAGGAAATTTCACTTTGTCAATCTTTTTTTTTCAAAAAAAAAATGAGTTATGAAACAAGATGATATAAAAAAAATTGAAGTTGTTGAGTCTTCTATCAAGGTAAAGACCGAAACCATAAGAAATCTTTATGAAAGTCATAAAGATAAGCTACCAGAATTTTCTTTCATAAGAAACATCTATGAAGAAATAGGAGAGTTAGATGATACTATTTTTATAAATGATTTCATATGGTGTGGGGAAAATAGTTTAAAATATTTTCCAATATTTACTAATATACTTAAAGAAATTTCTGAGCAATACGGAACTCATTGTAAATTGATATTGATTTTAAATGAGAATAAAGAAAAAAAAATAGCTTTTTGGAGTGGATTATATAGAAATGATCATAATGGATATTGTTTTCCTGAGCAGAATTTAGTTATGAATTTTAATGTATTTGAGTCAAATACAGGTAGTTTAATACCTATGGAATTTAATGACCTTCCTTTTATTCCAAAAAGAGTATTTACTGTCGCAGGTAATAAGAGAGAAAATCCTCCCTATAAGTGGAGAGGTAATCACTCAAGTATAAAAAATAAGCAGGTGATAGTTTGTATAAAAGGTGAAATGTTATTTTGTATATCAGATGAATGGAGAGTTCAAAATTCTTATTTTTTAAAAGAAGGGGAGTGGATACACTGCCCTAATTTAAAATGGGTAAAGTATAGGTTTTTAAAAAATAATACTATTATGTTGTCCTTATGCTCTCATTCTTATAATGAAGATGATTACTTAAATAATATAAGTGATTTTATAGATTATCATAAAAAGATAAGAAATGAATAAGTGTAAATTATGTGAAAGAAAATCAGATAAATTAAACGAACATCATCTAATTCCAAAAAGTAGAGGTGGAAAGGAAACTATACTAATATGTGTAGATTGTCATAGGCAAATACACGCTTTATTCGACAATAAGATGCTAGAGACTTCTTTAAATACTATAAAGGCATTGAAAGAAGATGAGCAGATTGTTAAGTATCTAAAGTGGGTTAAGAAAAAACCTGTGAGGGTGGTACATAAAGCAAAAAGGTCTAACAAAACAAAGAAAAGAGATAGGCGAGGATAAAAAAAGTAATTTTGGTTATGATGATTTTAATGGGCTCTGTTAGTATATCTTATGCTCAAAAAATTGATTTAAATAAAATATGTAAGAAAACTAACAAAAAGCTTATTATATCTAAAGCGGGAATGTTTTTAAAAATAGAGCTTTTAAAATGTATTCCAGGCGACATTGTTGCTGCTAGAACTAATGTTCCACTAGATATTAAAACTCTACAATTGGTAGATAGAATAACTAAAAAGTGGGCGAAACATAATAAAATTAAAAAGTTAAGTATGACCTATCTAACTACCACTAAAGTAGAAAAAAAAGATAATAATATACATTATTTATACCAACTTAGTTAAAAAAACAAAACATAAGATATATTATATTTAATTACTACTAATAATTTAGCATACTCATCGAAATGATATACAAAATTATGGAGGTGTGATATGGCATTTGTATTAGGTCTTTTACTAGGAGCTGTAGTTAGTCCTCCACTTTACCTATTAGGAAAGTGGGGCTACGGAAAATTGAAAGAGAAATTTTCAAAGGAATAATAAAGATGGGGCTTTAGCCCCTATTTAATTTTGAGGTTTAAATGAAATTTGAAGAAGAAATATCCCAAGTTATAGATGACTTAATAAATCCAGCGTTAAGCGCACACGGCGGGTTTATTGAGCTTGAATACATAGATGGGTATGATGTTTATATAAGAATGGGTGGTGGTTGCCAAGGTTGTGCTGCTTCTAAATATACTTTAAAATCTGGTATAGAAACTCTATTAAGAGAAGAAGTAGATGGGATCAATTCTATAATAGATGTTACTGATCACGAAGCAGGACTTAGTCCCTATTACTTTAAATTTGAAGAGGAATAATGAAGATATTTTTTGATTGGAAACTCGTTGCTCCCATCTTAACTGCCGCGAGTACCGCAGTTATTGGAGGAATAAAACTTCTTCAATGGGAGAAAGAACAGAAGCAGAAAAGAAAACAATGGGAGTTTGAACAGAAAAGAAAATTTGATCAGTGGAAAACTGAATTTGAAAATAAGAATAGACAGTGGGAAAAAGACTTTGAAATTAAAATCAATAAACTCAAATCATAATCCTAAAAAAACTAGAAGTTGTATTTATTGTCCATTTCCAGTTATAAAAGGAAAATTAATTTGTCATTGGTGTTTTAGTGAATTTATACTAGAGATAAAATATAATTTAATATGGGAAAGAAAATGGAGAAAATAGATGATTGCTACTATTACTAAAGTAGATATGGTTGTGGATTTGGATCACGGAGATTGCGGAAAAGGAAAGATAAGTCACTGTTTGCTTTCCGAAAAAAAATATAATTATGTTTGTAAAGCTTCTGGTGGGAACAATGCTGGTCATACTATCTATCATAATAATGAGAAGTTTATAACCCATTATTCTCCGTCTGGAGTATTTAAGAATATTAATTCAGTAATATGTTCAGGATGTGTTGTACATCCTGAATCGTTTTTAGAGGAAGTTGGAAATTTAGTTTCACGAGGAATTCCTGCTGATAAGTTATTGAAAATTGCTTATAATGCTCATTTAGTAACTGATGAACATATAAAAGAAGATGTTGAAAATAATGTAGTTGGCAGTACTGGCAAAGGAATAGCACCAGCTTATAGAGATAAATATAATAGAACTGGACACCGAGTAGAAAAGTCTAAGCTTCTTCAACCATTTTTATTTGATCCTATTATCTTACACAAGGCATCTAGAATTTTAGTTGAGGGTTCTCAAGGAATGTGGTTGTGTCCTGATCACGGAGATTACCCTTATGTTACATCTAGTCCTCCTACTTCTTCTTACGCTCTACATTCTTTGGGCATGGCTCCAAGGAACGTAGGAGAGGTAATAGGAGTGTGTAAGCCATATTCAACATATGTTGGAACAAAAGATTTTCAACCAGATGGCAACATATATAAACAAATTCAAGATGTTGGAAAAGAATTTGGAGCCACGACTGGTCGTATGAGACAAGTTCGAGAACTAAATCTATTAAAATTATATAAAGCAGCTCAAATTAATGGAGTAGATTATATAGTAATAAACAAGATGGATGTGTTAAGAGAAGTCAATTATTGGAAATTATTAATAGACAAGGATAAACTTATTGACCGAAAAAATGAAGATAGTTTTAAAGAATACATAGTACAGTATATGAACAAATTTGAAATAAAATTCTCATATAGTCCTAATAAGATATGATCTATACGTGCGTGCGTGAATTTTGATTTTTCGGCATCGACGATTTTATGTCCTGTTGAAGTTTTAAAATGTCGACATAATTCTTATAAAATAATAATGGTTAAAAGATATGGGAAAATTCAAAGGTCCTGACTGGGCTCGTAATATAGGGGGAGCAGTCTCTGCCAATAAGCAAAGAAAGGAGGCTATCCGTAAATATTATGAAAATCCTAATATATGTTTCAATTGTTTAAAAACAATTGAAGTGGGATCAAATAAAGTAAAAAACGTTAGACAAAAGAAATTTTGTAATAATTCTTGTTCAGCTTCATTTAATAACAAATATAGAAAAGTTAATAAATGGGCAAAAAAGAAATTATGTAAATATTGTGAAAAAGAAACCCCAACTAAAGATTCAACAACTTGTGTGGATTACAATCCAAATAAAATAGATTGGACAGTTATAACAATAAAAGAACTTAAGGAAAGATATAATTCTAAACCTAAGTTTTACTTTCAAGGGAGAATAAGGTTATTATCAAGAAATGTTTATAAAAATTCAGGACTGCCAAATTATTGTGTAAATTGTAAATATGAATTACAATATGATGTTTGTCACATTAAATCAATTAAAGATTTTTCAGAAGAAGCTAGAATTTCCGAAGTTAATAATATTAATAATTTAATTGCATTATGTAAAAGATGCCATTGGGAATTTGATAATGGTTATTTAAAATTGGAAAAAATTACGGGAAGAGTGTCGGAAGATTAAGCTTGAATAAGTTTAATCGTCTTGGACAGGCATCATAAGCTTGGCTTTCACAGGTTTGATTTCCGCCCCCGTTATTTGGAGCAGTAAAAGAGTTAGTAGAACAGCTCGGAACGAGAAACGAAAGCTCAGCCTTCTTAGGAAGTGTGGAAAATGTAGGTTCGAGTCCTACCTGCTCCGCAAAGGACAAGGGAATCATAGAGGAGGCTTCTATGAAACATTTAAATCAAGAAAAAATGAAAGTTGTTAGTTTAGAAACTAATGGTAAGAACAAAGAAGTTATTTCTAAAGAGCGAGACTTTGGTGCCCGAATAGGGGCTATTATATCTTATGTAGATTGGAAACCTATATCAAAATTAGTCAATAGAATGTTAGGAAAAATAAATGGCATTACAAAATCCAAGTCATAAATTATACGAAGAAATGTATAATAAAAAAGAGCATATAAAAAACTATGCTAAGTCAATATCAAGATATTTTGGATTAGGATTTTCTTTATATGGCATATTAGATAATCCTAATAGACTTGTATATGATTTAGATTTACATTTAACGGCTTTAAGTGAAGAAAAAGTTCTATTCATAGTAGATTTAATATCTGAAAAATTAGGAGATTTTCTAGCCTCCCCAGACAAAGAGGCAGAAAAGAAATAAAAAAGAGAAATATAAAAGTAGGGCACGCTCGGGGTAAGCTGGCTGGTCTCCAAAACCGACTGAATGCTGGGTTCGAGTCCCAGGTGCCCTGAAAAGGAATGTTAGAATGCTTATAAAAACACTGTTTAAAGATCCACATCAATTTGTTTTAAATATATTAAGAGATCATAATTTTAAAGAAATGGATAAAAGTGATGCTCATAGCTACCAAAATTTTAAATGTTGTAGATCATTTAAAAAAAATAATATAATCGTTAAAATATGTGATGCTGTTAAAGAACTTTCTATATTGGCAGTGGCAGAGGGCAAATGTAGTGAGTATGTTTCTTACTTTAATAGGAACTTTTATTCAAACGTAAAGCAGTTAATAAATAAATATGAAAATTTTTAATATAAACTCTAACGCCTCTATTTTAGGATATAATAAAGCGGTGTCTATCGCAAAACAATACGGATTTTATTTGTCTTCTAAGACATTGTGTTGTAATACTTTCGTTAATATTTATACTTATGAAATAGTTAAAATCTGCGAAGGTTTTGTCGAAGCATTCTTTATAAATCCTAGAAATGATCAATATTATCTCGATGATAAAGATTCATTTAAATCTTTTGAAGAAGAACTTAAAAAAAGAGGATTTGTAAATGAAAGTTAGTTCGCTTAATACATCTTCTTTTTATCCATCTATAACATCTAATGGTATAAAAAATACTAGAAGACTATTAACTAGCTTTGGTTTTAAAAGAAATGAATACGTATTAATGGTAAGTGGTGAAGAGTGGGAGTATAACTATCGCGGCCTGAGAAAATTTGCGTTTCTATATTATAATCCTCTTATAGAATTGAAAATTATGAAGCGTACATTCTACATTATGAAATTTGAAGAAAGATTAAATCTTGTTAAGTATTTAAGAGAAAGTTATGTTTAGATATTCAAATAAAGAACTTAAGTCTTTAATTGAAACAGAAGGGTTTTGGAAAATAATTGGTCTAATAGATATAGATACAATATCTAATAATAAAGTTAAGAAACTTATTTTAAAAATGAAAAAGCTTGAAAATAATATTTATAGAAAACTGAATGAAAATTAAAAAAATAGAAGCAGATAAGCAAATTATAATAGATGTTAGAAAAAAATTATTAAGTCTTGGTTTAAAGAGAATTAAAAATTCCCCCAGCGAGCCTCCTTTTTCAAAAGAAATATGGGAAGGTGGAATTTATCTTTATAAAGATCCACCAGATCTTCTGGTATTTGAAGCTCTATTTTATAGAATTAATATACCAGAAGAACTACAACAAGCTTATATTCATTTAGAAAAGGTGTTTAAATAATGAAAATTTATATTGTTAAAGATATAATAAAAATATATGGAAAATCATTTAATACAATTAAAAATTTCACTAGTAAAAAAATGGAAAATTTATAAAGGAACTCTTAAATTAATATGACATTTAGAATTGGAGATATATATCGAACAGAATCTATTCCAAGATATATTGTCGTCTCTTCAGAGTTCTGTTTAATATAGAATATATGAACGAATCTATCGCACCATTTGAAATCAATAAGCCACGCTGGAGATTTGATCATTGGCACGCAAATTATGAAGTTTCGATAAATAGATATTTATATACTGTTAAAGATTTTGATAAAAGAAGAGAACTTAAAATAAAAGCAAAGGAACTTCTTGGTGAAAGATTATATCTTTATCACTTTGACAATAATTTTTATAAACAGAGTGTTAAATATGAAAAATTTGCTTTGGAATTTAATTCCAAATTTAATAATCTTAAAATAGATTATAATATTATATCAGAAGAATATGAAGTAAAAAGAAAGTTTTCATTGAAGAATGAAGATGAAGTAAATGTTTTTTCAGACTATCTGTCTGAATTTGGTGTAATAGAAGAGGCAGAATAAAAGGAAGTAAGTATGGAATTATCACCATTAGAGCTAGTATTTTTAGTACCTCTTATTGTTGCGGTGGGTTGGTTCATAGTAACTAATTTATTTATGGGAGGTTTCGCAGATTACAAAACAAGGAGTACATCATTTTATCGAAGAGGCTTAGGAGGCAGTATTAGAAGGACTCCTGCTCCTGTTAATGGAGGATAGAATAAAAATATTCATATTATGACAAAAGAAGAACTAGCAAATAAGTATTTAGAATTAATGGAATTTAAAAACAATATGACAGTTAATTTAATTAATATGCTCCTTGTAATTCACGAAGGCAATTTAAGCTCTGAAGGTGCGGAGAAAATAATTAAGTTAGCTAATATTGATTCTTTGGTAAATAGATTTAAGAATCACGTATTAGAGACTTTTACAGAGGAAGAAATAGAAAAATTAGTAAAATTTTCTGAGGACCCTTTGTATAAAAAAGTAATTTCAAATGAGTATCTTGAATCATTACAAAAACTTTCTGTAGATTGGTGGATTAATCAATACTCAGGATTAAATGATGAAGTAAATAAGATCTTAATGGAAGAAAGGAGCAACAAAATATGTTTGAATTAGTTGTAGGAACGGGGCTACTTGCTGCAGGATGGTTTGCCAGAAAGTATTTCTCTGAAAAGAAAAAACGCAGATAATGTTTCCTCATACTATATTCTTATCGGAAGATAGAAATGTTGATGATGATATAGATCTCATTTTTAATATTGTGAATAACTTGGTAAAGGCAGAGCAATGGGACACGATTAGTGATTATTTTCAAGCTATAGTTGAAAAAGATTATTACAAACAAACTCAAACTCACGGTGCTCAATTGATGGCTTTTTTGGCAACAACAAGAATGTTTAAAAAAGAAATAGGTCATTGGAGAAAAGTTATGAAGAAGAAAGTAAAAAAGCTTTTTAAAAAAGAAAATAAAAATATAACAGAAAAGATTGTTGAAGAAATATAATGCCCATTGTTGAAAATCAGCCAGTAGGTCAATGTGAAATTTGTGATAAATTGTGGCTATATGAAACCTTTTCTGAAAAATGCGAAGTGTGTATGGGAGTATTTTGTAAAACACATCTTAAAAAGAGGAAGATACTATAACGAATGAGGAAAAATATGAAGCTGGTTTTAGGGTCGCGGAATCCAGGTAAATTGGTAGAGCTTAAAGAACTCTTCAATATTGAGGGATTAGAATTGGTTCCCATAACTGATTTTAATGTTCCAGACGTTGAGGAAACAGGCTCAACATTTGCTTCTAATGCTGTATTAAAGGCAAGATATGCTGCTGTTAAAACAGGGATTCCTGCTATTGCTGATGATTCTGGTATGGAAATATATGTTCTAAACGATTTTCCAGGAATATATTCAGCAAGATGTGCTGGTGAAGACGCAACTGATGAAGAAAAAAAGAATTTTATTTTGGAAAAAATGAAAGGCATTCAAGACAGGAAAGCACGATTTGTGTGTGTGATGGCGTATTGTGAACCTGACAATAATATTCCAACTTATTTTACTGGAACTGTAGAAGGAGAAATTCTAACTTTTGCTTTAGGGAAATCAAAGCCAAATCTTCAATATGATAGTATTTTTTATTATGAGCCCGCTAAGCAATCATTTGCTATGATGCCAGAAGATGAAAAAAATAAAGTTAGTCATAGAAGCAGAGCGTCAAAAAGTATGAGAAAGTTTCTTGAAGAGAAAATTAAATCTAAATTTAGGAGAGAATACTCCATTATTAATGAAGAGGGCTAAATGGATATTATATCAGATATTGTTGTGTGTTATTAATCATTAGCAGTACTAGCTAATATTATTAGTTTTTTTTGGATGGACTGGTGGTGATGTTTCTAACCAAGCTTTAGCAAAAATATTTTTGGGGACCTTGTGTCCATTAGTAGGTTTGTATTTTGTTTGGAAAGTAGCATTTTCAGAATGATATATGTATTAGGAACTATATTCTTTTTACTTTTTATAGTTATGATAATAGCTTTAATTAAGCTAAGTATTGATTAATATGAAATATAATGAAAGATTTAATTTCACAGGGCATATACTAAATTTTAATTGTTTTTTTCTACGCAAAAAAAAGAAAAAAAAATGGAAGGAATGGACAGATATAATCAGGTTTATTCTTCTTTTTTTAAGAAGGATGAATACATAATTTTTTCAGCTTATTGCTCAAACTACAAGTATTTAGCTATTAAATGTGATGAAGAACTTACTAAAATTAGTGAAGAAGAAGTTAGTTGTAATAAATGTAAAAAATTTTATCACATATATGATAGATTGCTAACCGCTCGTAATAATTATAAAAATGTTAAAATAATTTATGATAAAAATAAGGAAAGATATACTTTAAGACTTTCCTATAAGGCTAAGGATTTTGATAGAATTGAAGTTCTTCTAGATTATTTAAAGGAGTTTGGGGCAATTGAAGAAAAAAAATCCAACTCATAAAGAGTTTGTAAAGAAAATTAAGGATGTTCATCTCCTTAATAGAACAAGGAAATTTCAAGCGAACTGGCGATATCCACAGAATTGTAAATATAAAACATTTTGTAATAAGAAATATCTTGTCCCAAATTCATCTTTAAGCACACAGGATGTCGACAAAGTCACTTGTAAAGACTGTCTTAAATATATAGATAAGTTTAATTTTGTGGAAGAAATAATTAAAAATTATAAAAATGTTCGCTTTGATAATAAGAAGGGAGATGAATATAGTATTATTGTTAAATGTAAATTTAAAAATATGGAAAATGTTAGAGTATTTGTAGATTATCTGTCTGATTTCGGAGTGTTAGAAGTAAAGTAAATATTACTGGGCGTGTTCTAGTCTGGCTAAGATTCCTCATTTGGAATGAGGAGATCGTAGGTTCAAATCCTGCCGCCCAGATTAAAGTAGCTTGTTTAACAAGTAGAGGTTAGTTATGAAAACATTGGTAGTTAATGTTCGCGACAAAAACTATGATGTATATATTGGTAGAGAAGGCCGAGGCGAAACAGGTTACTTTGGTAATCCTGTAATAAGAGGTAAGGTCTGCACAGTGTGTGGAAATGTACATCCCAATAGAGGCAGCACGCTGCCTTGTTATGAGAAATACGCACGCGAGCGACTATCTGATGATGCTGATTTTTGTTCTGCCGTACGCAAACTTAGGGGCAGAGCGCTCGGATGTTTTTGTGCGGGTAACAAGGTTCTAACAAAAGACGACCACCCTCACTGTTGCCATGGTCAGGTATTAGCAGAATTAGCCGAGGAGCTAGAGGCTGCTGTAGAAAAGTTTGTAGAACTTGGTGGACTTGATGAAACACCTTAAGGAGATTATATGGAAAAAGTAGAACTAGACCTACCAAAGCTGGTTGAAGCTGATGATTATCACGAATTTAAATGGCTAGAAAAACATCTTCAAAAGTTAAATAAAGAATTATATGTTGAAGAATTGACTCCATATTATGAAACAATAGACTATATAGCTATCATCTATTATAAAAACAAAGATGCTAAATATCATCAGTTAAAAGCAAGTGTTGAAATGGAAGTTAATAGTGGATAAATTTATTTTAAAAAATTTGAAAGAAATTAAAAGATCTTTAATAAAGGACCAAGAATTTACTATAAAAGTATCCGAAGAAGCAATTCACCTAATAGATGAAATTTTAAAAAATAAGGCATTGTTCAAAAGACAAACAAGAAAATTGCTAAATAGACTTGAAAAATTAGATAATTGTGTAGATATTGGAGAAATGATATATTATCAAGATTATAGTTAAAAATCTATCAATTAAATTATATTAGGATTACTATGATTGTTTTTAATCTAAACCTATCAAATTTAGAACACGCCCATAGCGAAGAGCACGGACTCTCTTCAGCGGCAGGGAGAGGTGTAACTATTTAATAGGTCTGGGATTATAATATTTTACGAAGCCTGGGCCATTTGGTCTGGGCTTTTTTTATTATGAGAAAGAGGCTAAATGAATAAATTAAGTACCGCTACCAAAATGGATGAAGTTATGATAAAACTCCTTGACGGCATAACTTTTGAAGGAACAGATATAACGAACGATCAATATAAAAATTTACTCAAATACTATGAATATGATTTAGATCATTCAGATACTATGTCTAAACTGTCTGCTAAATTGACAGATGAAAAATATGAAAAAGAATGTAGCGAATGGGAAGAAGAAGAAGCAAGTAATAATATATATTATAATGTTCCTAAACAAAAAAAACCTGATATAGAGAATATTTTAAAAGAAACAAAAAGGTTTTATGAGGCAGGAAATATAAAAAATATAATGAGAGAGGCGAGTCACGACGGACGTAGAATTATGGCTTTCATATCAAAGTTTCTTGAAAAAGGAGAAGACCCTGTTAAATTAATAGCAGAGTGTATGAGTCAAGTGGGATTTGATGTTCAGTTAGAAGAGTAAATTAAAAGCTCCTGAGAGCCATTAGGAAGGCTATCAGATTTCCAATCTGACTATCGTGCGGGTTCGAATCCCGTCAGGAGCTTTATGGTGGATATGGTGTAATGGTAGCACAAAACACTGTGAATGTTTAGGAGAGGGTTCGTATCCCTCTATCCACCCTCGTTGAAGTCCCTTTGACTATAAACGTAAGGAGTGACGACCTTACATTTGCGACTGTAGCTCAATTTGGTAGAGCACTACATTGCCAATGTAGAGGTTGTGGGTTCAAGTCCCATCAGTTGCTTAAAGTTGTGAGTTTGAACACAGGCTCTTTACCCTTAAAATCCTAAGGGGCTCATAACTTTTTTGGGAGAGTGGCAGAGTCTGGCTTATTGCGTTGGTTTTGAAAATCAAAGAGTACTGAAAGGTCTCCGGGGGTTCAGATCCCTCCTCTTCCGTTTATGCGGGTGTAACTTAATTTGGTAGAGTGTGAGATTTCCAATCTTAAGATTGCGAGTTCGAGTCTCGTCTCCCGCTTTTAATAAGGAGGAAGCTAATGGCAGATATAGAGTGTTCAAAATGGTCTGGTTTTTATAATGTTCCCGAAGGAAGGTGGGATACTAATCATCCTAAATGGGAAAAATATTATGGTGGTAAATCAACGAATGTTAATTCTCCAGATTATGATCCAAAGTATTCTGACGAAACAGGAGCTTCTTGGTTGAGACGTTTTAAACAGAGGATAAAATGAATCGAAAAGGACATAAAAGGTTAGATGTTAAAGTAAGAACTGGTGGTAATGGACTATGGTCAAGGGTAGCAAAAGAAGTAATTATTACTAAAATAGAATGGGAAATGTCTGACATTTTAGATGAAACTTATGTGAAACTATATCTTGATCCCGAAACTTGGAATCAAAAAGAAGATGGTTTAATTTATACAGATGATACTTTTGAAGCAAATATGCGAAATATATTATGTAATATGAAATGTGAAAGAAAACTTATTGATTTGCCTTGGGAGAAACTTTCATATACTGAACAAGGAATGCAGGGAGGACATAAATTTTGTTGTCCAGATGACTGTAATTCTTGTCCCATATATGTAAGTATGATATTAGGATCTTGGTAGGAGAGCAAATGAAGCTTAAAGAAAGGCCACAAGAGCCGACAGAAAAAATAGTATATGAAAAACTTAAGAAGAATATATATTCATACTACGAATATGTTAAAAAAAGAAGACCTTGAAGATGATGAAGAATTTGCCATAGAAGATTGGAATGATGACGATGACCGCCTAATTGGCGGATGGGTCACAAGAAATGTTAGTGTATCTTTACAAGATATTGTTGATTTCTTTATAGAAAGAAACATAGATCTCAATGAAGTTTATCCATATTATGAAGAAGAAGTTAGAGTAGATGATGCTTTTATGCTAGGATATGCTGAGCCATTTTTTCATTATACGAAAGAAGAAGCTGATGAAGATTTTGAAAAAAGAGTTAAGCAATATAAGAAAGATTTAAAAAACTATAAGAAATGGTATAATGAAAATAAAGAAGAAATAAAAGCAGAAAAGGCAAGGATAAGAGAGGAAAAGAAAAGATTAAAAGAAGAAGAAAAGCAGAATAAAAAATTAGAAAAGTTAAAGAAAAAAAAAATAAATTATAAAAGAGCTTATGGAGTTAGAAAAATAGTATGTCAAATCACTGGGATCCTTTAAAGGATATTACAATCTTTGCGTTTGAATTATCTCAAAATTCACAAGTAATGAATTTGCTAACTGATAAAGGAATTATTAAAATTCACGCTGACGGGGACTGATGTGCTTTTGCGTGGATAGAAGAATTCTCCACACCAGCACTGGGGTTCCCAGCCAAAATAATTGAAATGAAAGAGGGAACTTATTTTGCTGGAATTAATGAAGATTATGAAGTAACTGATGTTTGTTTTTATAACTTGGAAACTGACAGAGGAACTTTCGCGATGGAATTGAGAGTATCTCATAACGGTTATTATGGAGGCTCCCTATGTATATTAGAGGCTCCAAAAGATAATGGTTATAAAGATCTTACAGAAGAAGACAAAGTATTAATTGATGGTATGTGGTCAAAGCAAATATCTGATGAAGAATTTAATGATTTGTTGAAAAGAACAGATTGGAAAATAAAGGATAAAGAAAGTGAAAATAACGGAAGATGAAGCTTGGGGAAATTTTAGAAGGTAAAGATTTAATAGTAAAACAATATGAGTATGTGAGAAGATAGAGTGTTTTATTTTCAATAGTTTTTAAAAGAGATGATAAGTTTTATAGTTTTGCTTGGGATCAGTCAGCAATTAAATATCAAGATGGACAGGAGCAATTACATATTGATCATGAAGGAATGATAGGTTGTAGAGAAGTGGAACCATATGAAAAAACTATGTATAGAGTTAAAAAATGAATTAAACGGTCCCATAGTCTAATGGTTTATGATTTCGCTCTTTCAAAGCGAAGGTGTTGGGTTCAATTCCCACTGGGATCAAAGGAAAATATTAAAGTTAAAGAAAAAAAAGAAGCAATAAAATTAAGAAAAAAAAAGGAAAATCCGTTAATTATATATCTAAAAAATTAAAAGTAGGAAAAGGAAGCGTATCTACTTGGTGTAGAGATATTATTTTAACTGAAGAACAAAAAAGAAATCTATTAAAAAATAGTAATAAATAAAAAAGGCCCTATCGTCTAATTGGTTTAGGATACGGCGTTCTCAATGCTGAGATCGGAGTTCAAATCTCCGTAGGGTTAATAAGGAAATACAATGTTTTTTAATTTCTTGAATAAATTGTTTAGAAAGACTAGTCCCAATGTTAAAAAGTGTGGTATTTATTTATGTGATTATGAAATACCAAATACTTTTAATAGAAATTACTGTGATTTTCATAGGGAAAATGGATTTAATGGGGAGCCACTAGTATGTTCAGTATGTAATAAATGTGCGAGGATTAATTCAAATGGAACCAATTATTGCGATCTCTGCTATTCATTAAAGAATAAAGAGGAAATAGTTAAAACAATTGTTAAATTATGGAATCAAAACATTAAAAACATATCATCTTGGGAAGATATGGCGAGGATGGCAGTAGAAGAGTTTAGTTGAAAGGATTTAAATTAAATGTACAGAACTAATGCTTTTAAAAATGATGACAAGTCTATTGAGGATTTTATTAGGAGGGCCCTAAGGACAAATTTTAATCGCTGGGAAAGAATAGATATTCAACCAATTGGCTCATTCTTTCATCATAAAGTTTTTACACTATCTAAAACAGAAGAGGATTCAAAAGTAAATATTTTAAGTTTTGTGTTTAGAAAATATTATACAAGACCTGGATATAAAATAATAATGTTATTGGGGGAAAGAAAGAACCTTACTATATTTATAGAGATAAGAGAAGTAAAAATAGATTTGAAATTCCAAAGAAATTACATAAACAGATAATATCTTTTTATAATGATTTTATTAATTGGGCTGATGAACAAAAAGAAATGAAAAGATTAAAAGAATTTGAAAAGCTATATGAGAAAATATAAGGAAATAATGAAAATTAAAGATGAATTTGATTTAGCTAGAGTTATTCATGATATTTTGATGGAAGATTATATTATTTGGAACACGTTTAATTTGGTGAGTAGCAAAGGTAAAGAAATATATTTAGATAAAGATGATGTAGAGTATGTAATTACGATAAATAAAAATGTTGTTTCAAAAGTATAATGTGGAGTTAAATGTCTAAAAAGAGAGAAGATATAGATAAAAAGAAAGATATAATAATTTCTATGCTTAAATCAGGAATTTCTAAGGCAGAAGTCTGTAGATATCTTAAGTGTAAATATATAACTCTAAAATCTAGATTGGATAAATGGGGATGTAACATAAAAAATACGCATAGAAAAAGTTTCCCGAGACTCAATAATAGAAAACACGTATCTGAATATTTACATCACGACAGTAATATTAATTCTTTTAAGCTCAAAAAAAAATTATGGCAGGATGGTTATAAAGCAAAATTTTGTGAAGAGTGTGGAATATATAAATGGCGTGGAAAACCAGCACCTTTAGAGTTAGATCATACTGATGGTTACAAATTTAATAATTGTATAGAAAATTTAAAGATTCTGTGTGCAAACTGTCACGCTAAAAAATCAACTAATGGTGGGAAAAATAAAGGTACTTATAAAATTAGCTCCGTCTCTCAATTGGCAGAAGAAACGCGCTTAGACCGCGTACGGTGTGAGTTCGAATATCACCGGAGCTATAATAAAAAATCTAAAAATAAATGTATTGATTGTAAAAAAGAAATAAAAAAAACTAGTAAAAGGTGTAAGAAATGCTTTTCTCTCAGTTCAAGAAAAATAGAATGGCCTCCTGTAGAAAAAATACTAGAAATACTAAAAGAGGAAAATTATACAAAGCTTGCTAAAAGATTAGGAGTGACTGATAACGCAATTAGAAACTATTTAAAAAGAAACAATAAATAGATGGAACCAACTATAAAAAGTGGAACAGAGCTAAAAGAACAAGTTTAAAATGCTAGTATTATGATTACATAACATATTTTAAGGAAAAAAAATGAAAGTTTATGTTTTAAAATGGGAAGATAATAGAAATAATAATTGGAATAAATTTAACTTATTTGAAACAAGAAAGTCAGCCAATGAAAAGGTTAGGGAATATCTTACAAATATTTATATAGAAGAGGAAATGGAAGGCTTTGACACAAATAGTCCAACGGAAGAGAAATTAAGAAAGAAGGCATCAAAAATATCCTTAAAAGAATTAAGTAAGAAAGTTGGATGTTTATGTTATTATGAAATCATTAGAACAGAAGTCGAAAAATAGGAGAGAAATGGGAACTAGATCGATTACCATTGTTAAAGAAAAAGAACTTAAAAGTAAGAATAATTATTTAGTAATGTATAGACAAATGGATGGTCATCCTGAAACTCACGGCTACGAGCTTGCCAGCTTTTTAAATGGAATGAAGATAGTAAATGGAATTCCATATGGAGAGGACACTTCTCAAATCGCCAATGGAATGGATTGTTTGGCAGCTCAGATAGTTGCTTATTTTAAAGACGGTCCTGGTAGTATATATTTATGTCCCTCAAATGAGTTACAACACGAGTGTTTTGATTATTATGTTTATTTAAACAAGGGCAACAAAATAATGATTAAGTGTATGAGTGGAGACGAAACATTGTTTAAAGGCACGCCAAAACAATATTTAAAATGGGTAAATAAATAATGATAGAAGCTCTTTTTGTCGTAGAAGGTTCGCAGGCTTATAATGCTGGTGTTAGGAAAGGTGATAAAATACTTGCCTTTAATGATGTTGTTGTTAAGTCTTTAATAGATTATATAAGAGCGAAGAGAAATTCAGGCGAATATGAAACCATTCTCGTTAGTAGGTATGGAGAACAAAAGTATTTTAGATGGAAAAAGAATAGAGGGTAGGCATATGTTGGTTTGATGCGACCGCCTGCTAAGCGGTTGGCTCCGTGATGGAGTCCGCGAGTTCGATTCTCGTGCCCTCTGCTTAAAGGAGAAAGAATGAGATTTTGAATATCTTGGGAAGATAGGTAGATATGGTTTGCTACGTCAGTTTGGAAAACTGATCTGTCTTGTAAAAGACAGTGCGGGTTCGAATCCCGTGTCTTCCGTTGTTTAAAAGGAGAGACTTATGTTTAGAAAGTTTAGAAGCATAGTTTTGATATTTTTTATTCCATTCGTTCTGATTTTTGAAGGATTACGAAAAGTTTTAAAACATTTGAGAAGATTTCTTTCTTTACTTGGACACGAAAGAATAATTAGTCATTATAAAAGAAGCAAGTTTAATCCATATGAAGAAGCCAATAAGATGGGATATTATATATGCTTAGATCCTTATGAAGCAGAAAAATATATAACAATTCCATTACCAAATCCTAGTAGTATTAATGATGTTAAATCATATTGGGCTAAAAGTTTTATAGATTATCCAAAAGAAAGAGCACCTAAGGGCAAACAATGGAAACTTTTTACTGGAAAAAATGAAGGTGTTAATTTTGCTGATGGAATGCCAGAATGGAGATTAGTTGATGAAAGTAATTAATTCAGGATATTTAAAATATATTCAAAACTTTTATAATTATTTGTCTAAAATAAGGGCAAAAAGTGTAGATGTTAGTGGATCAGTTTATAAAGAAATTCGAAATCATTTAGTTGATGTTTTTAATCCCTGTTCTTCATTATCGATAATCAGAAAACATTCGGACCCTACACGCATTTTTGTTGGTCATTTAATTTTAGAAAATAATGAGGCCGCGGAGTTTTATGTTAAAAGGAAAAAATGAAATATATAATATTAAGTGATCTTCATTTAGGGCACAAAGGGATCCAGAATAATGGATTTGTATCTTTACTTTCTAATATTCCAGAGGGTGCGGATGGATATGGCAAGAGTAAGTTAGACAGTTTTTCTACAGCCATAAAAGATTTTTGTGGAGAAGATAAAGCAGTTTTGATTTTAAATGGTGATTTATTAGAGCTTTCATTAGCGACAATGAGAGATGCTCTTGACAGCTTTTTAGATGTGATTGCTACAATAAAAGACAATGTAAGTAAAATAATATTAATTGTTGGAAATCACGATCATCATATTTGGTCTTTACATTCAGAGTATAGCAGGTCATTAAATCATTTACTTTCTGGAGATTTGCCAGCAGTGGGGACGGCTTATAGGACAACGATATTTGCTGAGAAAGCACATCTTTTAGATCCGCTTATTAAAAAACAAATTGACGAAAACATTGACTTTAAAGTATCATATCCTTCTTTACGGCTCCATTTAAATAATGGAGATGAACCAGTTTATTGTTATATTACACACGGTCATTTATTGAGTGGATTATATAATTTAACTTCAAGAATACTAAAACCTTTTGCTATTGGTAGAGAAACAGAATATACAATTGCCGAAGTTAATTCTGCCTTAATTGAGTTTATGTATTGGTCAGCAGGAGAAATGGGCGATGGGATGGGAGTTGATGGGATCCTTGAGGCAATGTACACGGACTTAGAAAAGGGAAAGAGTTCTAAAATGAAGGAACTTCTTGTTAATTTATCTAATACATTGTTTCCAGATGGAGTTTTATCGTTTGTCCCAGATGTTTTGGAAAGAAAAATATTTAGTTGGCTAGCAGAAAAGATGTCCAAGAAACTATCAAAGGATAGAGATAAGCCCATATCCTCAGTTGATAGATACGCTTCTTTGGAAGATACTAGAAATTACGTTAATGATTGGACTAACAATGTTGTTGATTTATCACCTCCATATAAAAGAATGATTTTTGTTTCTGGTCATACGCATCGTGCTGACGAGTTTAATATTAATGAAACTGTTAAATATTATAACACTGGATCGTGGTTATTAGAGCCAGCCCATCCTGAACCAGAGTCAAGACTCCTTTTTATAGAGGACGGAGAAGAACTGAAAATTGAGTTTAAGGTAATATAAAATGAACAACTTTGATTATAAAAAAGCGTTTGAGTGGATATTAAAGCACGGAGCATATATTAAACTTCCCTATAAAGAAGAACTTGATGACTGGTATAGAGAGATTGGATGTCCAACTTTAGGAATAATAAATGGAAAATATACTGTTAGATCTATTAGAAATATGTATGGAAAGAATTTTGATTCATTGAAAGAGGCATTAGAAGAGTTTATTCCTAATTGTGATAATATAGGTGCTATACAATGCTATACTGAAAATGAGTTAGGGATTAACTCTGAAGAAAATTGGGATGAAATGGTAGAGGCAATTAAAAAAGAAAAAGAAAAAAGAGATGCTAACAAAAGCAGAAATGATGATTGTTAGGAAATATAATATTGGAGTAATATGGGACACTGGTGCTACGAAATAGTAGATAATTATAATGCTTTAATAGCAAGGTGCGAAGATATATTTTGGTTTTGGTTGAGCAAAAAAATGTATCTTGATATAGATGAAAAAGATTATTATTGTGCTCATATAAATATTTCTTTTGATAAAAATAATGATTTAATCAAATGTGAGTATAAAGGAAAAAGATGGGAGTTCCCATCATCTTATATAGATAATGATAAATGGATGACTGAATTAGAATTTCAAATAAAAGAAGAAAATATTGAAGAACAAATTGTAAATATTAAAAATCGCTTTGCTAATGAAAATGAAGAAAAGAAACTTTATTTAAAATTAAAAGAGAAATATGAATGATAGATATAAGAAAGTAAATAACAAAATAGGGGATGTAGTTTAGTTGGGAAAACCTCTGATTTGCGATCAGAAGAGCGTCGGTTCGAGTCCGACCATCTCCAATAATTTCAAATTTATTAGGAGGATAGGAATATGCGAAAAGCAAAAAGAAAAGTTTTTTAAAAATATCTGGAAAGACGACAGACGGAAAGTTAGTATATAGTGGTCTTTATGAACTTAGGAATACTTACGGAATTCCATTAGATATAAGTATTCCATTTATTCACGATAATGATGGAATTCCAGACTGGTTTAATATATATGAAGAGGCTTTAAAATATAACCTTCCATATGATAGATTAAGAAATAATTTAAGTGTTATAATAGTTGATCTATATAGTGAAGACATATGTAATTCAATATTATTTAAACTTGATAAAGTTAATGAAATTGGATTAGTTAAAATAAAAGGGGCTGTAGCTCAATTGGGAGATCAACTCTCTGGCAGAGAGAAGGTTTGTGAGTTCGAGTCTCATCAGCTCCAAAAGGACGATTATGGATAAAGAAGAACTTAATAAAAAAAGAGAAAATTTAATGCTAGAAATTAGAGCTATGGAAAAGGAAATAGCATTACTTGCTTGTTATTTTTACGATAGCCTTTCTAAAAAAGAAGCTAGAAAAAGACCAGAGCTAAAATATCTTTTATGGCAACAAGTAGATGACTTCCAAAGTACTTTAAAAGAAATGGAAAAGCTCGATGACATAACATCTAAAAGGATACTTAATGAAAGTTTTAAACACTAATCAAAATACTCCCTTTAACCTTCTCCAAAGGGGAGTTGTAAAATATCTAGGAAAATTCCCACCACCTGAAAATATAAAAAAAGACAGATATAAAGCCATTTGTTTGTGGAGATACGGACTTGAACTTCAATATGTTGCTATTAGAAAAAATGAAAATAATCCTAAATTATGGGTAGTAACCGTTGCCTCTAGAAAAAAAGATTTGGAAAAAGCAATATTTTGGGGACCAATGACACCAGAACAAATTGTTGATATTCTTGGCGACACGATTAAAGTTCAAGAAAATTCAACAACTCAAGTTTTATCGATGCTTAAATAAGGAGATTTTTATGGGCGTTTTGTCTTGTGAAAGAAGAGGCTGTGATAATGTAATGTGTGATCATATAGTTACAGTTTCTCCTAAAGAATATTATCACACAGAAAGCAGATATATGAGCCGATATATTTGTGATGAATGTCTTTCATTATTTCTTGATATTAAGAATCAATTAAGTGCTAATGCTACGGAAGAAGAAGTGTGTATAGCGATAGACAACTTCTTTGATAATGGTAATTACATTTCTGGTGGAACTGGAAGCAATGTTTTTGCTGAAATTGTTAAAGTAACGAGGAGTTAAAAAGTAGGTAGTTTTATTAAAAAGGTGATTACAATGAACTTTGATATTAAAGATGAGTTTTATTTTAAAGAAGAACCAGATGAGTTATATAAAGTTGTTGGCTTTTGTTCCTTTCTATCTGGCGAAGAGGCAGGAGTATATGTAATATATAAATGTATTAATTCTCACGTTTTAAATAAAATTAATGAAACCTTCCGCGAAGAGTATAAAACCTTAGAGTATAAGGTAATCAAACTGTGAATAAAATATATATAATTACCAGCCTCTCTTTAAAAAAATCAAGAGAAGAGGCAGAGCATTTGTGCCCTCAAGGCTGGCACTATAATCTTGAGGACGCTATAAAGTTAGTAGAGGAGCTTGATAGCGAGGCAGGATGGTTTTCTCATATTGTTATAGAAGAGTTAAAGGAGGGCTTGAATCTACAATCTTTTACTGGTAAAGATGAAGTTTGGTTTGAGTTTTGTGAGGGAGAGGAATTTAAGAAGAAAAAAGTTGTGCGACCAGAGGAATTGAAAATGTATAATCTTCACGGAATTCATGGGCTATATGGCCCAAGTATAAAGGAAAGGAAAAAAAATGGATCATAATTGTACTGGAGAAGATTGTATATTTTGTCCACGAACGGATGAAGAAATTAAAAATATTTCAGAAAAAATAAAAGAAAGGGAAGAAGAAAGAAAGAAAGAGATTGAAAAATTCAATATAGAGATTGAAGAGAAAGCAGTTGCCGACGCCAAAGAATTATTTATAAAATATTGTTTTTCAGCAAAAAATGTTGAAGTTTTGTATTTTCCAAAAAGCATTACTCCTCACCTTCGTGTTGGCGGTCATAGCACTTCTTATAATGCTGGGCTCAATATTATAACAAAAATAAATGTTCATTCCCATAATACTGGAATTAATTTAATTAAATTTAATGGATTTGTTAATATAGTATCTGGTGATATGTTTTATGCTCATTTTAATAAATCAAAAATTGAGTACAAGAAAGACATTTATCTTTGGAAAGATAAACCATATAAAAAGCAATATATTATTGAAATAGATTTCAAAGCAGAAGAGACTGCTTTTCAAATAGATAAAATTAATGATTATAAACAAACAATAGCAACCTACAAAACTTTATAATATGGAAGAAAAAGTAAAAATTATTTGGGGGAAGTCAAAACATCTATCTCTAAAGAAAAAAAAGAAATTAGAAGAAGTAAAAAAGATGTTTGTAATATGGAAAGAGACTTTATGTCTTCATCCAGATGATGAGATTCATATTAAATATGTTGGAAAGAAAAAATTTAAGATGCGAGTTAATTATAAATTGGCTGAATATAAAAGATATATTTTAGAAGTTTCTAAGTCTTGCTTAAAAGATAAGAGAGATTTTAAAAGAGAAGCTGATGTTATTCACGAGACAGTTCATATAGTAATATATCCATATACTGAGTTAGCAGAAAATTTTACTGAGATGGTAAAGGGAGAGAAGGGGGAGATTTTAAAAGAACTTCTTGTGAAGGCTGAAGAAAGTGTGGTTTCTAGGCTAGAATTAGCATTGGCAAGAATGGTAGGAATTCAAATTTAAAATGAAACTTAAAAAATCTGGTCTCCCTGAAATTTACAAAAACATAATAAAAGAGAAAAATTTCATATACTTGTTGGTATTTTTATTTATGTTTGGCGGTATTATATTTAAAATACCAATAATAGCGGGTTGGTTTGGATTTATATTGGCAAGTTATTCTGTCGTTTCCAATGATAGTATTCAAACAATAGGCACATTCTTAGCGTCTAACAGGAGTAAAAATTGGATTATATTATGGGTATATATAGGATTAATATTTTTATTAACAACAACCTATAGTTGGTTAATATATTCTGGAGATGTTTCATATGGGAGACTTGCTTCAAAAGGGTTTGAGAATAGTCCAACTAGTTTTAATTACTTACAAGTTGTAGCTCCATTATTTTTGCTTATATTAACTAAACTTAAAATGCCAGTATCAACTACTTTTTTAATACTAAGTAGTTTTGCGACTACTGGAAGTAGCATAGGTAAAATTCTATTTAAAAGTGTTTCAGGTTATTTTCTAGCATTTTCAGTTGCGTTAATTATCTGGCTCTTTATTCACTCCTATATTAAAAAGGCTATAAAAAAAAAGAAAAAAGCAAGTTCTGTGTGGAGAATATTTCAATGGCTCACTTCTGGAACGTTGTGGTCAATTTGGCTGATGCAAGATGCGGCAAATATTGCGGTATACCTACCTAGAGAAATGAGTTTATTAACATTCGGTTTGTTTTGCTCTATAATAATAGCAGGTCTTGGAATTTTGATGTATTATAGAGGTGGGAAAATTCAAACCATAATTCTTGAAAAGAGTTATGTTGAGGATGTTAGACCAGCAACTATAATAGATGTTATATATTCAGGAATTCTTTTTTATTTTAAAATGATTAACAAAATACCATTAAGTACTACTTGGGTTTTTGTTGGATTTTTAGGTGGAAGGGAATTAGCAATTAATATTATGTCCAAAGAAAAAAAGAGAAATTATAAAAAAGTTGGTAGGATGTTGGCGAGAGATATAACATATTTAATTATAGGATTGCTAGTGTCCTTAATACTTTCAATATCAATAAATCCTATAATTAGAAAATCCATACTAGGATTTTAGGAGAAGCTGTGTCGCGAATATTAATGATTTTAGGAATTATTACGCTAGCTACAGCGTGTGGGTTTTTTGGTCAGATTGAAAAAGTAAGTATTAAAAATAAGGTAGGAGTGGAATTTAGAAATGTTTCTACTACTGATAGTAATGAAAGATATAGTTTAGGAACAGGAATCGATATAAAATCAACAACTGGATACGGAGCAAACATCTTTTATAGATTTAGAGACACAAATTGGAGTGTTTTTGAACAAGAGCACGGGGTGTTTTTTGGATTTAATGTTCCTTTGTATAAGAAAAAGTAGGTAATTAAATGAAGAAAGCTTCAGGATTATATGATGTTAATACAATTATTAATATATCATCAGAAAATTTAATGAATGACGGATTTGAAGAGTGGGTGCCCTCTCGCCCAATTGGAACATTTGGTTTCTTGTCGAGATGTAAAAAAGCTTGGATGGTTTTTACAGGGAAGGCAGATGCTCTTATATGGCCTAAAGGACAGTGATGAGAAAGATTAATAAAGTTTGCGGTAGCATTTTAAAACAGTTAGAAATACCAGATAATCTTGAATATTGTTGTGAATTTATAGAGCAACAACTTAATTATGATTGTAAGCAGCACGGTTCGGGATGTCCAGATATAGGAATTAGATTAACAAAGAATATTGAATTAATGCTTATAGCACCAAATGCTGAGTATATATGTAATTATTGTCCAAGTTGTGGAAAAAAATGGTCTAAGGAGAGATAATGTTTTATGATTTTAGGCAGAATAATTCTGGAGGTTCTTTTAAAGTAACTGATAGTGTTGGACATTATGTAATAATAGAAGCTGATAATGCTCAAGAAGCTAACGAAAAAGCAGAGCAAGTGGGCATATATTTTGATGGTTGTTCAACTGGAAAAGATTGTAATTGTTGTGGAGACAGATGGTATCCACAATGGGATTCCGATGGTAGTGAAGAACCATCCATTTATGGAGAAAATATAGAAGAATATAAGAATTCAATAAGATATTCTGTTTCAGATGAAGAAGTAATTTTTGTTTACTATAAAGGCGGACACTCTAAAAAAATAGTCATTGATGTTAAATCAGAAAAATAAAAGACCGAAAAGGCTTTAAGAGATGAGGCAGATAAAACTTGGGCAGCTTTTGCTGGGATAAGCTATTGTTATAAAAATCCTGAAAGAATGTATCAAGCTGATTTTTACGATAAATATTATGATGAGTCAGGCAATAGAAGTATTGAGAAAAAAGGACTTGTAGTTAATAATGATTATAATTATCTCACATTTTCTTCTGATAATAAAGAAGAAGTGGAAGATTTTATAAAAGGGTATAGAACATATGCTGAGGCAGTTAGAGAGGCTATAATTAATTTATCAGATTTGAACAGAGATGAGTTCAGTAGCAAGGGAGAGAAAGCTTTAAAGGATATGCTTTTGAATGCACTGAAAAATGTAATGTCGACATATTCATAATATAAAAACTAAGAGCTGGTATGAAAAGATACAATATAAAAAAACAATTAGCTTACTATGAAATTTCATTTTTAAACAACAAGAATCTTAATGATTTGATAAATGAATTCAATTCATTAAAAAAGAAGTTCGGAAGAAAATGGAATCTTTCAATCAAGTTGGAAGACTCTTATGATAGTTATGAGTCCGAGCCTTCATATAATAGCTTTTGCGTTTATGGTGAAAGATTAGAAACTATAAAAGAAGCAAAGAAGAGAATTAAAGAGGAAGAGGAATATAAAGCTTTAAGAAAAGAGCAAGCAAGGGCTCGGGCAAAGGAAAGAATAAAGGCTGAAAAGGAAACTTATTTAAGACTTAGGAAAAAATTTGAAAAAAAAAATCTTAATTTATATTAATAATAATATATTAGGACAGGAATATAATTATGTCTATATTTAATTTACGCTTGAAATTAAAATCTATCCAAATTACTGATCAAGTTGATCAGAAGGATAGATGTGTGCGCCAATATAATACCACAAATATTGGAGGCTCAAGCGTATAAGACATTAATATTATTAGATGTTTTATCAAGCCGCTTGGGTCAAAAGCCCTGGCGGCTTTTTTATTGACGTGCTCCTTGGGACTGAGGGTTAGGCTCTGCAAAAGCTTGAATTTGGGGTTCAACTCCCCAGCACGTCTTGGAAATAAAATAAGGATGCGTTGAGCAGTGCGGTGAGCTTGGCGGGCTGTGGGGATTGATTAAATGGTAATTTTAATGAGTTCGATTCTCACATTCCCAAAACCCCGTGGTCTTCGGGCTTGTAGGTTCGATTCCTACCGCATCCAATAGGAGAAAGAAAATTAATTTAGGAAGCATTTTAGATGACTATAATAAATTTTATAGTAGGATATTAAGTTATTTTAATATAAATTATTTAAGTGGAGATATATCAGACTCCAGAGAGTATTACTGGTTTAATGATTATGATTCACTTTATTTCTTTTCAAAAAAAACCAAAATATAAAACTGTATATGAAAAAGGACCAGAATATAAAAGTACGATAAGTTCTTATCACGGAGTAGGCGTAGTAAATGGTGGAGATTTGACACTTGTTCAAGTTATTGATGACTGCGGAGGTGGTGATATAGCTATGATTCTCGATAATAAAAAGAAAATAACAGATGAGAAAATTATAGAATTAGTTGAAGAATTTTAGGTAGAGAGGATGATAAAAGGATTTCGTGAATATGGCTACAATACGGAAATAAAAAATATAAAAGAGGTGGTTTTTGAAGATTTTAAGGTAAGGGAAGAGGACAGGGAAGGTGTTAATATATTATTTGCTGTATATAGACACCCACCTTATTGAAGGATATGCTCTCGTTTTCTTTGAAAAAAATGGGAAGTTATATGAGGTTCAAAGCTCTCACTGTTCTTGTAGGGGACTTGAGGAGCAGTGGTCCCCATAAGAAACTAACTATGAGACTGTAAAATTTAGAATTAAGGGCAATAGCTATTGGGGTTGGGATGAATATTCAAATGATATTCTTAAGATTTTAAAAGAAAGGTTTGGTATTATGAAACAAAAAGATTGGACGCTTGAGCAAGAGTATTTTAGTTGGAAAAGATGGGATCAATGTGATACACTATCAGTAATTTTTTACGAGGTTCAGTTTAAGAAAAGCTTTGGCGTGTTTAGTAAAGGAGAGGAATTCGGAAGCATTATGCTTTCTTATAAAGATGGAATTATTGAAGCTTATTAAAAAGATGGAGAAGAAGTTTTAAAGACTCAAAAATTTAGATTACAACCATTTATGGAACAATAATCAACATCATTTGTTTTCTAGGATATAGTGATTTAATTTAATAGGAAAAATCCGGGTTAGTGAAATGGCATCATCGCACGGCTGTTAACCGTGAATTAGAGGTTCGAGTCCTCTACCCGGAGATAAGGAGAAAGGAATGTCTAATAAATAAAAAAGAAGTTCTAGAGGTGTTAGAAAGGTATGAAGAGATTAAAAGTGAAATTAAAGGAACATTCTTAATTTATGCTAAATATTGTGGTATTTAAGTTTCAGAAATAGTTCATATTGAGGTAAACGAAAGTGAGGTTGAAGTAGAATACACTGAGCCAGGCGGATGTAGCTGTTGCTATACTAGTAGATACTCTACTTTTCCTATTAGTTATTTATGGGAAGAGAATTGGATTGAAAAGCTAAAAGCTAAGCATCAAGTGGAATTAGCCGAAAAAATTAAAAAGAAAGAAGAGGAAAAAGAAAGAAGAGAAAGAGAGCAACTAGAGCTGGATAAAAAGCTTTATAAAAGATTAAAAGAAAAATTCGGCTAAAATAATCTTAGAGGCAGATTCCACTGGGTGAGTTAATAAGGAAAGTAAAATAATGAATTTCGCAAAATGGTTTAGAGAACAGCAAAAAGACGCTAAGGCTGTAATTAATTTAACAAAACTTGATGTCAGAGATGAGCCTTGTCTTACCCTAAAGGGCAATAATAAATATAAAGTTTTGATAACACAAAATACATTTATTTCGAATGTATGTGGAATTTTCGTTGAAGATGTAAATTATGTATTAATGGAGGCACAAAATGAAGAAACGAAAACGTAAATAAAAATCAGGCAAACTATGCCTCCGTGGTGTTAATGGCTTAGCACACTGGATTTTGCGAAAGACATTTGGTATGTAGATGTTAGAGGCAACTCTTTGGTCTAAGTGAGTTCGATTCTCACCTTTCGCGTAATCCATGAAGTGTGGGTTCGAATCCTACCGGGGCTATAAAATAGATTAGATAAGAGGATTTAGTTAATATTTATTATTAAAAGGAAAGGAAAAAATGAAAAGTAAAATTTTATCAGTTGTATTGTCAGTTTGTTTGTTAATTGGAACGGTATTTGCGACTTCTGCCTGTGGAGACGACTTAGTTGTTAATGGAAAAAACATATAAAACCAAAGGTATTTTTACTCAAGATGAAAAAGACCCTTGTATTAAATATAGTTTAATTGCTGGAAATGTTGCTTGGGCAATTATATTTTTTGGAACAGCAGTTGCTCCAGTTTATTTTTTTGGATTTTCTTTATGGGAGCCAGCGAGAGTTAAGTCAGAATGCGAAAAGAAATAAAGTCTCCAAAAATAGGAATGGGAGCAACCATTCAACTTTGGTCAGATAGAATTGCTGGAACAATCGTGAGAATTACAAAAACTAAAAAGACAATCTTTATTCAAGAAGATGCGGCATCAAGAATTGATAGAAACGGAATAAGTGAAAGCCAAAGATATGAATATACTCCAAATTCTAAAGGAAATGTATATCGTGCTTCTTTAAGAAAATATGGAAGGTTTAGAGTATCAAAAACCAATGAATTAGTTAGTATTAGAGTAAGACGCAAGTTTTACGATTATTTTTTTTAAGGACATTATGGGAAGATTAAAAGTAGCTAGTTATATTGAAGAGTGGTTGAAATTAGAATGCCCACACTGTGAAGAGTCAAATTGGCTTCAATCATCATTTGGAGACATATTAGACCCTGATGTTGATGCGATTAGATGCCTATCCTGTAAAGAGTTGTTTCTTGTTTGTGAAAGAGAGGAATGGGAGAGTGAAGATAATTTATACATAGAAGATGGAGTGACTGATCCGTCTGAAATAAAAGAGTTAGATTTTTATAATGAAGAGATTTGGAATGATTAAATAAGGGTTTGTGGTGTCAATGTAGCATATTCGCCTCTTAAGCGAAAAGGTGATGGGTTCAAGTCCCTCCGAGCCTACAATAATTGAAAGGAGAAAAATGAAAGATTTGAAAGACTATTCAATCGAAGATTTACAAAAAGAAATTAATAGAAGGGAAAAGTTAAGTAGTGTTCCAGAATTGATTGAAAATCCTGATTTTTCCAATGCGATAAGGGAAGCAGAAGAAATCATCAACTCAGTGTTGGTAAATGATGGGCGTCCTGGGAAGGATTATAAAAATGGTATTTTCTCAGAAATAATGAAGGCATTATATGGACCAAGCTTTTTTTTGAATGGTGGAACAGTAATGTGAGGCATTAATGTTTGGAGTTAAAAGTGTTTCAGCATTAGTTCTTAACGAACTCATCCAAACTCAAGATGAGTATGTAAGAAAAAAAGCTTTGTCAAGGATACACAAAAGCATTAAGAGGCTTAAAAATATATTTGATGAACTTGAAGGTATAAAAAACAGAAATGTATTTGATGATCTTTATTTTTCAACATAGGAGGCTATACTTGATAAAGTATTAGATGATAAGTGTATTCCATATAAGGTAGCATCATATATTCATACAACATTAACTTCTTATATTAGAAGTAGAAGAAGAGAGATATATCTTAAAAATTATTTTGTTAAGAAGAAAAGGGGTAGGAAGAGATTAATAAACAAGACCAAAAAACATTTGGAAGAATATGAAAGTTATATAAATTCAGCTGTCTTCTAACTGGATAAGATCCCTGGCTTTGAACTAGGGCAATGTGGGTTCGAATCCCATTATTCCCGTCACAGGAAGCTCAAAGTCGCGAGCAGCTCACTTACGGGCGAGGTTGATGGTTTAGCGCCCATCCCTGTCACTCTGCCCCTATGACGGAATTGGTGAGACGTGCGCGATTCAAAATCCCGTGCCCTAGAGGTGTGTAGGTTCGAATCCTACTAGGGGTATAAAAAAGAAAGGAGAAAAATGAGACTTACGAAAAAAGATAGATTTATAGTTTCCTGCGAAAATCCCTGTTTTGAGTTCTCAGACACAGAGATAAAAGAATCATATGAAAAAGCCAAAGGACATTATTGGAGGGATGATGAACAAGAAGAGTATGTTTCTGTTTGTCCAGTTGGGAGGGCAGAAAAATTTGAGTATTTCTCATCATCTGATGAATTAAATGACTTAAAGTTTAGAAAGCAAGTAAGAAAAGCAGCCTCTTTATGGTCAATGGGAGAATATAATAAAGCTAATAAAATATTTGAAACTTCATTTAATTTACATTACAACAGTGAGTAAAAACATTATGAAGTTGTTAATAGAGACCTTGCTGATGCTATGATATAAAATGGTTTGGAAATAATATTGTTAGAATATTTGGTGCCCAGAACAGAAAGGATTTATTTATAATGAGAATGAAAAAGAGAGACGCATATAGAAGGCATATTGAAAAAATGATTAATTAAATTGAAAATAAATCTCACGGCTTAAAAGATGTAAATTATGGGAATAGATTATTTATGGAAATAGATGGACGTTTCATTATTGCTTGGATCAATAAATTTTACGACATTAAAGGAAATAATGGTAAAGAAGACTAGCGAAGGAATGTTATAAATTAAAGAGAGGAAAAAATGAGTGTATGGCATAGAGCTTATTTATATTTAGGATGGCATTTAAATTATAAGGAAGAATATGAACTTGTTAAATATTTAAGAAAAAGATCTTATGAACTTTATGATAATCAGGAAGAAGTTAAATTAGACTGTGTTGATGATTGTATGTGTGCTCGCTATTTTGTTATAGGTAAAAAAATACAAATGGTCGCTAGTGAAGATGAGAACAAGTTTTTTAATGTCGAATTACCTAAAGAAAAAGACTATAGTGAAGTGGTAGAGATATTAAAAGAAAAATATGAAGTAGATTTAGGAAGACCGGAATTATTTATGTTTTCTCACGGAGATTAAAATGACTAGTAAAGAAAGTAAAAATCCTAAACCTAAAGCTAAAGCTAAAATTATTGCTTATTATGATTGGTATAAGGTAGCAGAATATATTTGTGATAAATATGAGGACGTTAGTTATGATGATTTAGAGAATTATAGAATTGAACTTCACGATATTAATTCGGCCGGAAATGGCGTAATGGCTAAGGTAGATGATTATTATTTTAAATTTGAAGAAAATGAAAATAATCGCAGAGTTATTAAACATATACTTGATGAATTTAGTAAAGAAGAAAATAGAAAAGTTATGGTTAAAATAGAATGGTAGAACAAACGGTCCATAGTTTAATTGGTTAAAACAAGGTCCTGATAAGACTTAGCCGAAAGTTCGAATCTTTCTGGACCGATAGGAGAGTATATGGTTTTAAGAAAATATGTTGTAGTAAGTGAAATGCTTACAAGAACGGAATGGGTAGAGTATCCCGTAGCGGGCTATGAAGAATGTTATCATATCTATAATGTTGTTGAGGCAGAAAGTCACGCAAAAGCAAAATGGAAAGTTTGGAAAAACTCTGATGATTATAAAAAATATGGTGGATATGATATAAGAGATATGCCGAAATTTTCTATAAAATTATATAAAGAAGAGTTTAATGATTAAATAATCAAGAAATGGTTCTGATTTGAAAGTTGAACTGAAGGCTGATTGAAAGGATTAAATAACATCGCATTGGGCTGACCAAAAAACGCAGCTGGGTTAAAGCTCCCGGCAGGTTTAATCTAAGTAGATGTTAGTATGAAAGATTAGTAGATGTTCCGAGTATTGATTATTAAAGACATTCCGATAGTTTAATGGCAAAAACGCCCGCACCCAGCACAATGCGATTTGAAGCGGGAGATGTTGGTTCGAGTCCGACAGAGTTTGTTGAACACTGATAGCATAACGGTTAATGCCCTCGCCTGATGAGTGAGCGAATGTAGGTTCAAATCCTACTCAGTGTATAATAAAGAGAGGTTGTAATAATAATATTTAAAGCGGTAGTTAACGCAACTAAACAGGTTGAAGACATTTGGAAATGTAAAGTTATAAAAACTTTTATTGTCCAAAAAGGAGATATATTTGTTATTTATAGTGAAACCGATGATGGAATTACGATGATGAATTATAGCTCCGTTTATAATGGAGAAATTACAAATGACATCTGTTTTAATTAGTGATCTAGAATATTTTAATATAAATGATTCTAAAAAATCAATAGAAATTTTAAAAAGAAATAATATTCCAAAGTTAAAAGAAAGTGATATAAAGTTCGATTTCAGTGTAGGACATAGAGATGGTCCAGCAACAGGCATCTGCTCTGCTAATGGAAAAAAATGTTGGTTCGAAAGAGTAAACGAAGGCTATGTTAAATACAATGATGGTGAATTCATATTAAGATTATATGTTATTGTTCCAATTTCAGATAAAGAATATCAAAAAGAATTGGAAATTCATAATATTTTTAAGAAGAACGTAGGAAAGCACACAACTTATAAGTCAGACGGGAAAACACGATACAAAGTAGATGGCATTTTAGTTTCGTTAATAAAAACTTTGCTTGGAAGAAAAAGAAGTAAATATTATAATAATCCAGAGGTTAGGAAGTTTCAGCAAGAAGTAAATTATGACCATCGAGCAATAATTGGTTGGTGGATTGAAGAGGTCCCGTATTATAGGTGGTTAAAATGATTTTTAAAAAAAATTGAAACTAAAAAAAAGCGAAAGAAAATATATTTAATATTTTAAAAAGTTATAATGAAAAGCTCTGGAAGAACTATGATTATGATATATCAGTTAATAAGGATAAAAAAGAAATAAGAATAATAGTTAGTTGTATATATAGATTAGGAAATTTTGTATCTTTTGAGCTACTTTCGAGATTTTCAGATATGTTTAATACCAAGAAAATTAAACTAATTGATGCGAATTATACATTAGGATGTGAAAGTTGTGATTATGGGTCAAGTGATGAAATAACTATTTTAATAGAGGGAGCAGAAGTTTAAATGAAATACATAATATTAATAATTTTAGCTTTATTGATTGCTGATGCTGGAACGTATTATTTAAGTACGGAAAGAAAACAAGTGAGCCTTTCTTATATTAGCATTTATAAACTTTATTCTAAAATTAGAAACATAAATCCCAGTAAATGGAAAGAAGAGAAGTTTCTAGAATACAGCGTAAGTATCAAGTCTCATACAATAAGGTTAGGAAAATATAAATTATATTTTGATGGTTCAATAATAAGGACCAGTTTGCTTCAAACATTTATGTTTGGCTCCTTATATAATGATATTGAAGATCATTACAATCCTGGAAAAATAAATGTTAAAAAATCAATGAAAAAAGTTCTGGAATGAAAAAATATTTTGTTTATATAGTTAGGTCATCAAAGGATAAATTATATACTGGAATAGCGATTGATGTAGAGGATAGGATTAAGACACATAATAAGGGAAAAGGTTCAAAAGCTTTAAGGGGGCAATTACCAGTAAAACTTTGTTGGGAATATGGACCAATTGATAAATCACAAGCAATGAAGATTGAAACAGCAATTAAAAGGCTGCCTCAGTTTGTGAAAGATGCTATTGTAGGAGGCAAGAAAGTTTATGGCAACTGTTAGAATGGAAGCAACCAGAGTTTATTATTTAACTGAAATATGGTTAAAAGAATATAAATAAGGCATTAATTCCCAATACAATCAGCATATCGATAATATTATAAAATTAAAAAATTCATCAAAAATACGTCGTTTATTTAAACTTACTAATTGGAACAGAAACCGTGCCATTTCTTATCTAGATAAAAAAAACTATGTTTAGTGATTATAAAGATTATCTTCATTATAGATATAAAAATTATTTATGGATAGATATAAAAGAATTACATAGAACATCTTATAAATTAAAATCACAAGATATAATTGATGTTCCTATAAAGCTAGTAAATGAAATTCTTAATTTAGAAGAAAGCAATAATAATGATAGTATATATAGATAATCTCCTGTAGCTCAGAGGTAGAGCGGTCGCCTGTTAAGTGAATGGTCGCAAGTTCGAATCTTGCCGGGAGAGCTTAAATGAAAGGAGAAATAAAACGTATAAAGTAGATAGTTTTAAAATTACGGTTAATACAAAAAAAGCTATTGAGTTCATTGGAGAAAAACAGAGAAGAACATTTAAAAGAGTATCAGGAGCTTCAAGAACTTTTTCTTAAAAAAGTTTTATCTGAGTTTAAAAAGAGGAGTAAGATAATCTTAAAAACAACGCCACAGAGCATTAATAATGATGAGTTGTTAAGATTTAATAATATAATTATTCCTAGGTCTTATATAAAAGAATATGATGACGTAATATCTATGCTTGAATTTACTTTACAAGAATCAGTGGAAATAACTGGTGAGCAATATAAATCTTGGATAAAGAATGAATGGAATTGGATGAGCACTTTTAAGAATACTTTGGAAAGTTATAAGGCAGTAAGATGAAAACTAATGTTAATCTATATATTAAGTGTATGAGAACTGGAAAAGTTCTGGGCGTGACAAAAGGTGTTGGAACAAATAATTGGAATTTACCTGGCGGAAAGCTTGAAGAAAACGAAGACTTTATAAGTGGAGCTTTTAGAGAAGTTAAAGAAGAAACGGGAGTTGATTTTAACCGACCAAGCGTAGGTTATACTTGGGATCCCATTCCTTTTATATCTCTTTGTAAGGCTCAGGATGATGGTGATGTTGAGTATGTTTTAGTATTTTGGGGGATACTATGTGATTCGAAATTCTTTGAGCCGATGTCCTCATCAGAGGGCGATGCTGCTTGAATTGATAAAGAACTACTGCTTGATGGTAGGTTTAAAGAAGTAAATAAACTTGTTATTGAACATTTTAAAGGATTTGTAAGTTAATGAATAATCCATATAAGAGTGAACTTGAGGCGGCACATAATAGAATTCAAGCTCTTGAAAAAGAGCTTAATTTTAAAAAAAATAAAGCCCCTTTAAAAACAAAGAAAAAGATAACAATGAGCAAGAAAACAATTTCCTTTCTAAAAAGAAACTACAAGATTATGATTTTTTGTTTTGCCGCACTATCTGTTTTTTTATGTTTTACTTTTGGAAATTCCAGAGCAAAAATTGAAAGTTGTTATACAAACCTTACGCATGAAAGTTGCTCAAAAATATGTGAAAGGAATGGGAAAACAAAATTAATCGGCGGAGAGTGGACGATAAAAAATCTTTCGGCAAACTGTTTTTGTTATTATGAAGACGGATCTTTTAAGAAAAAAAAAATAACTTGGATTAATAAAAAACTATGTAATAAATAAGCTAGTGTAGCTTAGTTTGGCAAAAGCACCTCGGTGGTATTGAGGAAATTAGGAGTTCGAGTCTCCTCGCTAGCTCTAGCTAATTCATAATTTTAAAAGGAAGGAAGATAATATGAAGTGTATAAAACACCCTCATTATACTGTATCTAGAAAGCCGACATCTGGGTGTGAAGATTGTTTAAGAATTTTTATACAAACAAAAACCGCATTTAAAAATGACGTTAATTCCCTTTTAGACAAAATAGATTTGTCTAACACAGAAACAGCTAAATGCTTAGATGTTTCGCCTCAAACTTTGAAAAGATGGAAAGAAGGAAAAAGCATGCCTTCAGAAAGATTTAGAGATGATATTCTTTTTTATTTAGAACGAGTGTCCCAAGGGAATTATAACAAAACTTTAAAAGAGCATTTGGCTAAAATCGAAGAAGATAAAAAAGCTGAAGAAGATAAAGTTAAAAGAAAAGAAATGATAAACTATTTTTCTGTTTGGAAAGAGGGAGAGCTTGTTTCAAAAGACGATCTTATTGAGAACCTTTTAGAAGAAAGAATAGATTAAAGGAGATATTAATGTGGAAACTTATTGTAAGATGGGGAACTTCTTCTAGTTAAGTTATTTAACTAGAGGAGGTTTCAAGTGTATGAGATTAAAAAATCTGGAAAGTTTTATGTTCTTGATCGTAATAATAAACACACTGAGTTTATAAGTTATGAAGAACTACTTAAATGGTTAAGGAGGTTTAAACTACATTGTTTTCATTTACCTAACTTTTTCCGTAAGAATGGTATTGGAAAAATTGATCGCGTTGGTAATAATTGGAATAATATTTGTATATTGCCTCAAAGAAAAGGAACTGGATGGAAAAAGTATAGTTTTTTTACAGAGAGGCACCCCCGTTGATTATATTGTTTTTGACGAATATTATCGGGTAATTAATACTGATGTCTTAATAAAAGATTTAGAAAATCTACCCGAGCCTAAATATTATTATAGAAAATGGAAATTTAAAAATAATAAAAATTGGCCAGGTTTTAGAAATGGTCCAGTTCCTTATACTGGGGTTAAAAGATTTAGATTTAGCTCTTATTATAAAAGTCCTAGAACTACATCAGAAAGAAGATATGTATATGCTCATCCTGAATATGTAAGACCAAAAAGAGGGATTAGAGCATTACCAAATGACTGGGATGACATACCAAAAGGGCGTCGCTCTCGTGGGTGGAAAGAACAGTCTAAAAAGAAAAGGCAGTGGATGAAATAATCATCGCCCCTATGGTGTAACTGGATAGCATCTATCGCTACGAACGATAAGGTTTGGGTTCGAGTCCTAATAGGGGTTTTTTAAAAGGAGAAAGATATGAAAAAGTATATTCTTGGAGAAATGTGGCTTGATGAAAATCTTGGTATAAGATATATTTAGGAACCGTTTAACTCTACTTATCTAGAAGTTATTACAATAAGTAAAAAAGGAAAAGCCAAGGTTAGAAAGATAGTTCCTGATATGGCTTTAATATTACAAAATTTTGTTTCTCAAGCGAATGAGTTATTAAGAAAACATCAACTTTTTGAAAAGTCTTGTGAAGCTTTAGATGAAATAAAAGGTTTAAGACACCCTAAAAATGAAGAAGAAATAACTGAAGAACAACTGAAGTTTATAAAGTTAATGACTGGTTCAGAGCTACCAGAGGCTGATTTATAATGCCAACTAAAGGAATGTATCAGGTGTGGTGGTGTGGCAGAGGGGAAGAATATTTTGATAGAGAGTTCAATAATTTTGAATCTGCCATACAATACATAAGATCAGAATGGGGCTATGGGGCTATCCACAGAAACTAATTCTGCCAGATGGGACTAATTATTCTTTTGACGAACCAGAATTTAATAATTATGTCGTTTTAAGTCTCTTTTCTTTAAAAGATGAAATATTAATTAATCCCAATACTAGGCAAGTTTATGTAATTAATATAATTAATAAAGATAAAAGAGTATGGAAATATTTAAGAAACGCTAATAGAATTACTAATATTAGAGAGCGTATGGATGACTATATGAAAAATGTTAATGCTAATGAAATTGTTGATCTTCTTTTAGATTATGATATGTTAGAACCAATTAGTTGTGGAATATCTTCTGGCGTAGAGGATATGAGGTTTACCCAAAGTGGAAGAAGAAAGAGAGGAGATTAAAAATAAATAACGCATCCCGTTCCAGACGCCTGTCTTCTAAATAGGTTCCTTAATAGTTTGGGGGAGGTAAGAGGTTCGAGTCCTCCGGGGTGTTTAAAAAAGAGAAAGATATGTCAATGAGAATTAAGCAACATAAGTTATTCATAGAGACTAAAAAAAAGAATTGAGGCTGGCTACGATCTTCAAACAGAGGCAATGGTTTTGTCGGATAGGCTTATGGATATTGGAGATCCAGACAGAAGGGGAGAGTTTATAAAACACTCCATAATTATAGAAACCTCTAATTCAAAACCTAGATTAAGAAAGTTAAAAAGAAAGGGAGAACAAATTTGGAAAACAAATGCTAAAAAGTGGTTTAATCTTCCTTTGAAAATAGATTCTAATAAAGTAAAAGCACAAGGAAAGGTTTATACTAGTATAGATTGTCTTTTAATGTATGAATATGAAGTTGGAAAATCTGGAGTTCCGTTTTACCCAAATAAAGGCGATCCAGATAAACATTTAATGTTTATTGCTAATCAGAGATCTAATTGGAGAGCTTTAACTAATACTAGTAATTACTATACCTCCTTTCACGAAGAGTATATTTATATATTTATGAAAAGTGGTTTGGTAAATAAAATAATCTATACTCCTAAATTAAAAAAAACGGTAAATAAAATTCTAATAAAAGAGCCACTATATACAGAAGAAAGGAAAATTTACATTAAAGATAATGGGCATTAATTATGTCACCAAATCCAGAAGTATATAAAAAATTTGAAGTTTTAAGGCATTACGAAGACTTTATCGTTTCCCTCTTATATATTAAGAGGGATATTAGGAATGGGTTTAATTTAGGTAGAAAGAAAGAAGTAAAAAAAAGAAATAATTGTTTTAAATAAAAAGGATTTTTTTATATAAAAAGAAAATGTTCTGGAAGGAATTATTTTCAAAAATTGATAGTTATAATATTCCTTATAAAGACAGAAAAGAGATTATAAAAAGAATAAGACAAGAAAGGTATTATCTTAAACTACCCCGTCCTGAAAATTGGGAACAGAGATATGGAAAAATAATAAGTTGGTGGGCAAAATGGGTAATAAGAAAAAAAATATAGATGATCCTTGTGTAAGCAACTACCGACTTGCGAGAGTTAATGATAAACACTGGGTTAAAAGATATTATTTACAACAGGATAGGAGCTGTTGTGGAGTCTTTGATGTTAGGAAAATAGGACCAGATTTGCGTGTATATCTTATTGGATGTAATTATGGGCACTAATGGAGTAGGTAATGAATATAGAAGATTTAATAAAATTAATTGGGAAAGCATATGATTCATATTTTAACTTAGTTGTTAATTAATCTCAAGATAAATATTTGGCAAAAAGTTATTGTGAATGTTTCATTCTGCAAAATATAGATTAAAAATATATTTTGCCAAAAAAAGTATTCTTTGTTTTATAAAGAAGCGAGAAGAGGAGAGAAAATAAAATGTTTATCAGAGTTGGATTCTTGCTTATATTCAGTTTTAAAATGCTTTAGAAAGTCAAGTGAAGAGGCATTTAAAATTATAAAATTGATTAAGAAATATTATGAAAAGTTATATAAACATAAATTAAATTATAAAGGAGAGAATGTTAGTGTCTAAAATATTACTAAAGTTTATAGATCTATTTTGTGGAATCGGAGCATTTCATCAAGCAATTATTAATCTCAAGAATAAATCTATAATTAAAGATTATAAATGCATTCTATCTTGTGATATAGATAAAGATGCAAAGGAAACTTATCAAAAAAACTTTGATACAGATTTATTTATAAATGATGTTAAAGATGTATCAGACATTAATAATACTTATAGCTTATTATGTGCAGGATTTCCTTGTCAACCGTTTAGTATTTCAGGAAATAAACGGGGTTTTAATGATGAGAGAGCAGGTCTATTTTTTAAAGTTGTTGATATTGTAAAAAAAACTAATCCTAATTTTATAATAATAGAAAACTCGCCTCGTTTAATTAGGAATAGTAGTTATTTCTCAGTCATACAAAATGAATTAGATAATGCTGGATATAATGTTAATGCTGAGATTATTAATTCTAATAAATTCGCAACTCCTAAAAAAAAGAATCAAAGGTTATATAGTTGCTATCAATAAAAATATTAATATTAATTATATATTTTCCTAAAGGGGAGGAACATAATTTATCAGTCCATGATATATTAGATTCTTCAGTTCAGAAACACTTAATCGAAAAAAGATATGAAATAATATGGAATAAAACTGTTAATGAAAACAAAAAATACGGACCTATTAGAATAGGATATGTTTTAAAGAGAAGACAAGGAGAACGCATTTATAGTGTTGACGGGCATTCAATAACCTTAACTGCTTCGGGAGGAGGCCCTGGTAGAAGTACTGGATTATATTGTGTAGATAAAAGTAAAAACATTATTAGAAGATTATCAGTTAATGAATGTAGGAAATTATCAGGCTTTAATAATGATTTTATTGTTAATAAAAATAAAAGAGTTGCTTATAAACAATTTGGAAATACTATTGTAGTTCCTGTAGTAGAAGCTATTATAAAAAATTTAGTTTTACAGACAAAAGAAGAGAATTGGAGTGACTAGGTCTGGTGCGGTTAAAGGAAATCTCAAAGAGAGAGCAGTATTAACTGTCCTTAAAGAACACATTAAATACACCGAATTTCACTCAATTTTTGGTATTAGAGTTTGTATAAATTGTTACGATAACATCACTTTCTCCCACCTTTCAAGAAAAAAAAACAGATTTTATAGTAGTTTTTCCTAAATGTGAGAATTGCATTAGAGAAAAAAATATATTAAATATACAGCATAAATTTGGTGCAGGCAATTCAGTAGCTAGATGTAAACAAATTAAGTTTTTAACTTTACTTAATTTAGATGACAATAAATCATATATAATTAAAAAGTTTTTTGGTACAAAAAATACAAAAGGAACTGGCATTTCTGTCACAGAAAGAGAGGTATTTAAGAATAATATTAAAAATAATATACAAGGTGTTATTAAATTTTTTCTTTTTGGAAATGAAGAAGATTATATTCCTAATATTTTGTTAAAGCAAAATAAAAATAAGATTGATGTTTATTATAATTACAATATTATATTGAATAATATTAACAGCACTGCTTTTGATATTAATATCAAAACCAATACTATAAATATTTCAATTAACAGATTTAAAGCATTATCTTTTCAAAGAAAAGGCGGGGGAAAGAAGGAGAAAAATCCGCAAGATATTCAATGCAAAATACTTAAAAGTTTTTATGATTTATTAAATGAATTAACATATAAAAATACTGTTAATTTAAATGAATTGTCTTTTAAAGTATTTTAATTACACATACGTGCGTGAAATTTAATTTCATCGTCTCGACGATTTTAGGGAGAGAAGGAATGGCGAGATTTAAATCAGCTTATGGAGAGTTAAAACTTACTTGGAACTGTAGAAAGTGTAAAATAACTCATACAACAGATGATTTATTTATAGAGTGTAAGCGAGAATCATATGCTTTAAATGAAGACCAAAGGGAGCATCATTTTTTAATGTTGTGTTCAAAATGTAATAAATTTTATAATGTAGAGGTTATTTAATGGATGAAAATAAATTAAATTTAATGAAGCGAATTAAATATTCAATAAGCAAAACTTGTTCTATGTGTAAATGGGCAACATTTTAAAACCATAAAGAATTTGGAAGTTGTTATAAACAAAGTTATAGGCATAAAAAACATAATGATATTCTTAGTATGACCATTCATAAGAGTGGAATATGTGATAAATTTGAGTTTTCACATAAGGATTTTTATAAACTTGGAGATTACATTCCTTTTTTGAAAGGAGCGATTAATGAACCCACAAGCTATTAGATTATATCACGTTGGCTACCATAACAAACCAGGACAGATATACAGGTTTTATACTATAAGGCTAAAATGGGATGATGGTGGGAGAATGGATTTTCCAAGTGAGGAGCACGCAAATGCTTACTTAGAAGGAAGACCAGCAAATTTTGTAAGTAATATTAAATTATCATCAAAAGTCCCTGTTAAAAAGGAAGAGGTTATTGCTGAAGCAACAGAATTTAATGTTATGTTAAATTCCTATGGAGTAAATAAAGTTCCTGTAATCAAGGTTGTGAGAGAAATAACTTCTCTTGGTCTCAGAGATGCGAAGAATCTCGTTGAGTCTGCCCCTGTTGCGATACAGGAGGGTTTAGAGAAAGAGCAAGCCGAAAAGACAGCAAGGAAGTTAAAAGAGCTTGGAGCGGAAGTGGAAGTGGTTTCAGCTTAAAAATATAGCACCTAATGGTGCTATAGATGAGTAACTCAGTGGAAGAGTGGGTGTTTTACGAGCACTTGGTCGGGGGTTCAAATCCCTCCTCATCCAAATAGGATCTCTAACTATGAGAAATATTAAGCAAAAAACTGAATTGATGGAAAAAGAAAAAAGTATTTTAAATAGTTATATAAAAGTTCTGCTTAAAACAAGTAGGTCTTTTACTAAACTTGTATATAATTGGGCAAATAAAAATAAGATTAATAAACATGACAAATAATTATTCGTGGGGGAATGAAACAAAATCTATAGTTGATTAAATAATTTTACAATATGGTGAATGATGTCTTTAAAAGAAATAAAATATTATGGCTTAATGTGTGATTTGTGTGGTAAAATAGAAAAAATAGAGAATTATGCTGGAACCATAGGTGTAAAGCTTCCTTCAAATTGGGCAAAAATAAGTTATAATCTGCCTCAGAAGGGAAGGTTTAGGGCGGCATTTACTATTCATAAGTGTCCAACCTGTGAGAGAGAGAAGCCATCAGACGCCGAAATCCTAATTCCAGAGGACGCAATAAACATTAATAAAGAAGTATATTAATGAAATATCATATAAAAGCAACAATAGAATTATTTAATAAAAGACCAATATTTAGCGGACTAAGATCTCAGTTTTATTATATGGGTAGGGACTGGGATTGTGTTATTTCTTTTGAAGATGAAAAACTTTTTAGTAAAGAATTAAATGATGTCTATTTAACACTGCTAAGTCCCGATTTACAAAAAGATAATATAAAAGTTGGAATGCCGTTTTTATTAAGAGAAGGAGCCAGAGTTATTGCTTTTGGTTCAGTTTTAGAAATTAATGAAGAAACTTTTTCAGAAGGAATGAATATAAAAATTGTTAATAAAGAAAGAATGATTTAAACTCTTGTTAGATTTGAATATCTTGATATAGATGAATATGCTTATTTTTTAATTCCCGGATGGGATAGAAACATTCAGCTTTCTATTTCATTAAAGGAACTTCCATTTGAATTATCCAGAGAATTAGTGGAATAATTAAATGAGGGCAATCCTTATAGGTGTTTCGTTGAAACAAATATTGGTGCCGAGTCAAAGTTTAAATTGAGATTCCAAAATTGGAAACTTGGCTGAATGGTATAGCGTCGGTTTCGAAAGCCGTAGCTGGAGTAACATCCGTGAAGGTTCGAATCCTTCAGTTTCCGTTTGAAAGGATTTTCTCTTGTTAATAAAGAATTTTTTATAAGAAATATTTATAATTCTAATTTTATTATGTTGGTAGAATCATTATATAAATGTTTCCCAACAATAGGAGGCAATAGATATGTACTTTTAAGTATTAGGGAAAATACAAAAGCATTATTATTTCCTGCTAATTACAAAGGAGAAACAACCTCTTTTAAAAGTTTAATTCCTAAGACTATTGAAGAAAAAAAATAACGTGGCTCGTTGTGTATTTGAAAAATTAAAATACTCAATCTCACATTATGAAAAATATATTAATTACATTGGTGAAGAAAAATGTAATAATTGTTTTACTAGGGATGGGTTGGCATTAGAACCAAGATTATGTGAAAAAATACATAAATTCTGTAATTGTTGTTATGGGTGTAGAAACTATTGTTTAAACTCTTGAGAGGGGGTAGTATGAAAGTAGCAATTATTTCGTTTTTAGCATTGTTTGGATATATATTTTTTATTGAAGTTAGCTTATTAACTTTTAGACTATGGTACCCAAAAAGAAAATATGAAAAGCATTTAAGCGATTTTAGAAGAACTAATTCTCATTCTAATATATATACATTATCTATAATATGGCCTGTTATAATTATAGGTTGGATAGCAAGAATGTTTTATTTACTTCCAGCAAAACTTGCTAATTTTTGCTTCCTTAAAGTAAAAACAATAAAAGAACCTTCATTTCAAAAAAAATCTGTTAAAAGAAAGCGAGATGATCAGAAAAAACAATATGAATATTAAATTAAAAGTTAAACAACAAACACAAGTAAGATTAAGTGAAGAACAACTTCTCGAAGCTATAGTGTCATATATAGATGAAGCTCATTGTGGAAAATTAGCAAGTGCCTTAGGAAGTGGCAAAGTTATGATGGATTTTGATCCTGAGACAAGTGAATTTGTTTTAATTTTAGATGGAATTTTAGATGATGAACCGGAGTATCATTTTCAATAATGAAAAAAATAATGAATGAGCTTAGAAAGCTTAGAGAAGACCAATTAAAGCTAGAAGAAAAGATAAGAGAAAAAACTGAAGAGACATTTAAATTAGGAGTAGATTCTCTATTTGAGGAAAATTCAAAACTAGAAAGTTTTTCTTGGATTCAAACAGATATTGACCTTGAAGAAGAATTTTTGATTAAAGATTTTTGTGTTAATTATCATAAAATAAAAAAGTTGGCATATGAGTTTGAACAAGAAGACTTAATAGAAATAGTTGAAGATATATCGTTTTCTTATTTAATTCAGAAGTTTTCCTATATGTTAAAAGAGAAAACTCCAATAGAGGAAATTATTGAAAATTGTTATTTGGAAGAAACTCCAAATGAGTTTATAGAGTTATGTTATGAGGCAGCCATTTTGTTTCCAAGAATAAACAAATTTTTTACTTCTTTTGAAAAAGAAGATTATAGGTTTATTTTTGGAGAAAATTTAAAAGTCTCTGTTTTTCGAAATAAAATTGATATAGAAGAACTTTCAGAAGATTATGAAAACTATGGAATATACTAATATGAATAATTTTTTTAAAGAACTCGTTGATAATCAGAAAGAAAATGTTGAAGAAGTTAATTATGATGAAATCTATAATGAAATAGATTCGTTATTAGATGAATGGTTAAATGATAATGATGAGGTGGGTGATAGGGTTTTTGAGCTAATAGAGAAACTTAAACCTACTCCCACTCCTTCTAAAAATATGGAAAATATTAAAATGGATATTGTTCCAATTAAACTATTATAGGAAACATAATGGATAAAGAACTATTGTTGCTTTTAAATGAACACATGATGAAAGAATTTGATGCCTATTTTCAATACTTAGCAACGGCATCCTTTTTTGAAAAGAAAGAGTGGCTTCGCACATTGGGCAAGGGTTCAAGCTGAAGAAGAAAGGGCTCACGCAATGAAAATATATGAGCATTTAATCGAAAGAGATTTAATACCTAACTTTTCAAATATAACTATTCCTCAGCTTGATTTTAACGGACCAGAAGATGCGTTTGCCTCGGCTTATAACGATGAAGTAAATCTTACAAGGAACGTTCAAAACTTAGCTGAGATATCTTTATCTTATAAAGATTACGCAGCATTTGATTTAATGACTTGGTTCGCCAAAGAGCAAATTGAAGAAGAAGATATGCTAGATAATATAACCACTAGGATTACTATGGCTGGGAATAATATATCAGCAATGTTATTCTTGGATCAAGAACTAGGAAAAAGATAAGTTGAACATATTTATTTTAGACAATGATTTAAAAAAATGTGTTGAATATTATGTAGATAAGCATTGTGTGAAAATGATATTAGAACATACTCAAATTTTATGTAGCGTTCATCACATATCTGGTTCTAAATTAGAAATACCATATAGGAAAACACATCAACATCATCCAGTTGTTAAATGGGCAACAAAAAGCCTAAGTAATTATAATTGGTTAATTAAGCTGACAGAAAGCCTTTGTAAAGAATATTCTTATAGATATGACAAAATTCATAAATGTGAAAAAGTTTTAAAATGGGCAAAAGAAAATACGCCAAATATTCCTGAGTTAGGATTAACTCCATTTGCCCAAGCAATGCCTGATGATTGTAAAAATGAGAACACGGTGGTTGCTTATCGCAACTATTATAGAAAGCATAAGAGGCATCTTTTTGCTTGGAAAAGGAGAGAGCCTCCTTACTGGATAAAGGATGAAGAGAATTGATTTTGAAAAACTCACATATATAGCTAAAAATAATGGTTTAAAAGCAATAGTTTCTCACGATTATTGGATTGAGCCACTTGAATATTATGGACACGTCGCTTTATTCTACAATAATAATGAAGTTGGAAGGTTTTGTTATGAGGATAGAGGTGAGTCTAAAACTGGAATAAGATTATTTTCTATTCATAGTGATCTTGATCACGAACATAACGGAAAGGGTTGGGGCCTTCTAGGATATTTATTATTGTTAGAACAACTACAAAAAAAGTTTCCAAAATCCTATGTTGGTCCAAGCGAAGAGTTTGGTTCATATACTTCTCCAAGTGCTGCGAAAGTATGGGAAATTATCATAAAGAGCAAAATACTTAGGACTTCTATGTTAAGTCCAGTAATAGGGAAAGTAAATAAAGTAAGAGTTTTTAAATACATAGGACCCAAGATATTAGGAAATGTAATAGGCAAGTTTAAGGGGGTCCATAGTTTAGGGGAAGAACGCTGCTTTGACGTAGCAGAAGTCGAAGGTTTAAATCCTTCTGGACCTATAAGGAGGGAAATATGAAAACAAATTGGTGGGAAAGCATTAAGTTTAAGGTCTTAATGTTTATTATATATATAAAGTATAAATTAAAAAGTAAAGAATGACAATATTAAAAAAAATGATTAATTACATAAAGTCAGTTTTTAACAGAAATAAATATCCAGAACTTAGAACTATATCTAAAGAAGAAGCTGAAATAGTTTGTGAGCATATTAATAATGACACAGAAACAAAAAAGGCTTGGAAAACTATAATGCTTTCTTTATTTGGAGATAGAATGCCTCATTCATATAAATATAATATATGGTATGGTTTTGAATTACCAAAAGTTATAACTCACGAGTTTTTAAACAATCTTTTATATAAAGTTAATAATGATGAAGATATGCCGAGGCATCAAAAAGTATTTGTTACCAAAATAATTAATAAGATGTTAGAGCACAATATTGATTACCCAATAAAAAAATATAATACTGATACTGAAGAGTTAATGAATAAGTTGGAAAGTTTCATCACTGAAATTTCTTCCAGTTGTAAAAGGGAGTAGTTTTTTGGACCCAAAAGATTTTAAAGAATTTTTTAACAAGAATTTAACAAAAATTTTGGAAACAGATAATCATTTAAAAGTTGAGGAAGGTATAATTAAAAACTGGGCTTCTGGAGAATGGGCTCCAATGTCTCCATATTGTAGGGAATATTTTGTAAATGAATTTTCTAAACTTCTTAATTTTAAGAAAAATAATAAAGTTTCTTTTTCAAAAAAGAAAAAAACATCAGAGATAGATAAATTAGTTAAGTCAATTTTACAGGAGGTTGGTGTTGGATAGAAGGTTAAGAAGACACTTAATTTCAGAAAAAAGAAGAATATTAAAACCATATATTTGTTGGACAGAATGGTGTATGGATTGGGATTGTAGGCATATTGAAACCTTATGGTTCTATTAGCATTAAATAAAGCAAGATATAATGGTGACTTCGTAATTGATGATGAGGGTAATCGCAAACGCATAGATCTTTATTTAGGAATTTATAGATCAAGTTTATAATCCTATCAAATTATATTTATATTTAGTAGGGGGACTTAGATGAAAATATCAAATTATTTACTTTTAATATGTTTGCCATTAGCCATATTATTTCTTTCAATATATATGTCAGACATCTATGATGTGGTTTGCGATAGACAAACAAAGGGAATTATTAAGTTTTTTCAAAGAATTGGAGATTATTGCCAAAACTATATAGCAATTATAGTTTCTGTTTTAATAATATTAAGTGGTCTATTGAAGTTAGTGGAATTTTGTTTACAATAAAAAGGTAATATATGTATAAGTATAAATTTCCTATTGGGGATTGGTCAAAAGATGGTCACGAAAAATGTGAATGGTTTTTGGTTCACGGTCTAAAGCCTGTTGAAGAAGTTAGAGAAGCTCATTATGAGGCAGAGAAACTATTGGGATTTTCTATTGGTGACATATGTGGTCAATATGAGGAAAATTATATTACTAAAGAGTATTTAGAAAAATTAAATGAATTGAGAATCTATCTTCCTGAAATAGATGTAGAAGAATATTCTAAGCGTTTTTGTCCAAACGCAGAAGAGTTGCTACATATATAGCTTAATATCCTTAATAAAGTTGATGAAAGTTTAGAATTATCTTTACTTCCAAAGGAAGAGGATTACCCAACAATCAATTTTTATGGTTTTGATGAGAAGGAACGACATCTAAGAACTCCTGGGTATGGTTTATTTTATTAAGCCTCGGTGGTGTAATCGGTTTAGCATTCGAGTTTCATAAGCTTGAGGTCTGAGTTCAAATCTCAGCTGAGGTATATATATAGGAGAAGAAATGCCAAGACTTAAGGATTGGGGAATAAGACAAGGATATTTGGTAGACATTGTTTACGGAATAATAAGACTTTCTGGAATTGTTTATGATCATCATAGGTTAGAAGATGGAAAGGACATAATTACATCTTCGTTAATGACTCTTGATTTAAAAAACAGAAAAGCTACAACAAAATCTGGAAGTGAATATATTCTTGAAGGAGACCCAGATCCTGAGTATATACAGTTTTTAAAAGACAAAGGCTTATGGGATAAATATAAAGATGAAATTTATCCCCCAACACTAGGACTTAATTAAAAATAATGATTATAAAAAAATAGAAAGTAATATACCTTCCTATTGGAAAATAGGATATTCAAGAGCATTTAATAATTTGTATATAAAAAGCGAATATTATAATAATAGGATTGATAGGTTTGGAACTCTTTATTTAAATGAGAAAGATTTGATAAGAGAGAATGGACCTATTAATATTGGAAACTTAGCAGTTCCTTTAAGACCCTTACATAACGCTCACAAAATAGTATTTATTAGCAAAGACAATGAAGAATTTATTTTAAAAGATAGAACAAATACTCAAGAAGTATCTTCAAGATATTTTAGATAAAGGAAAAGAAAATGTCAGTAATAGCAATGGAAGTAATGGAGGCGTTTGATCATCCAAATGCTGATTCATTAAGAGTTTATAAATTTATAGCACCAGGGCAAGCATCAAAAGAGCGTCCACTTCAAATAGTTGCGAATCTTGAAAATGTGTATGAGGTTGGCGATGTCGTTGCTGTTGCGTTGGTTGGAACTGTTTTAAAAGATGAAACCACTATCAAAAAAGTAAATCTTCGTGGAGAGTCTTCATACGGAATGGCTTTGGGAAAAGTCGATGCCAAGGTCGGCGAAAATCTTTCTGATAAATATGAGGCAGAAGAGATAAAACCTTCAATGGCAGGATTTATTAAATGGCCGAGCATTTCAGGTTTTCATAATATTAGAAAATCATTAGAGAAAATAAAAGAATATGAGGGAGGTGCTTTTACTTATCCAAAACTTGATTACAAATGTAAAGTGAAATTACACGGAACGAATTCGGGTGTTCATTTACATTCTGATGGAACATTTGCTGTTCAAAGTCGTTCAAGAATATTAACTCCTGAGCACGATAATTTGGGGTTTTATAGATGGACGCAGGATAGGAAAAATCATTTTGAAAAGTGGGCAAAATCTGCCGGTAGAAATTTAACCGTATTCGGAGAATTTTGTGGAGAGGGAATTCAAAAAGGCGTTGCTGTATCCAAGATAGAGAGGAAGATATTTGTTGTTTTCGCAGTCCAAGTTGATGAAAATACACTAATAACCGATCCAGAAGAAATCAATGGTTATGTTTTGGAACACGAAGATATAAAAGTTTTACCTTGGTATGATGCTAATTTCTTCATTGATTATTCAAATACTGATTTGTTAAGGGCTGTTATTAAGGATATAAATGCTGAGGTAGATAAAGTAGAAAAAGAAGACCCTTGGGTAAAAGAAGTTTTTGGAGTGAGTGGTATAGGCGAAGGGTTAGTTTTTTATCCTTATAAAGAATATGATAGGGATAGAATATCTTTATTAATGTTTAAAGCGAAAGGAGAGAAGCATCAGGTTGCTGTTCAAAATAAGCCAGTCCAACTAGATCCAGAAGTATTAAATTCAATTAATGAGTTCTCTGATAAATTCATTACAGAGGCAAGACTTGAACAAGGAGTTGCTGAAGGTTGTGATGGCAAGTTGGAAATGAAAATGATGGGTAAGTTTATTAAATGGATTATGTCTGATGTTAATAAAGAATCAAAAGACGAATTGGAAGCTTCGGGACTTAAATGGAAACAAGTAGGAAAAGAAGTTTCAAGTCGAGCCAGAAATTGGTATAAACAAAAGGTGGAAGAAATATAATGGGCACTTTATAAATGATAATTAATTCCATTAACTCATTAAAAATATTACCAAAAAGTATATTTGCAATTGTTGACGAGATAGGAAAATTAAGTGAAATTGGACTTTATCAAAGCCAAGCATATTTTGAAAGATTAATATATGAGAAGCTTGACGGCTTAAGCTATTATTATAATTTTACATTTAATCCTCATTTTAATATTTTTGATAGAATAATTATTTGTGTTGATGAATATAAAAACAAGTGGAAAATTGATTTTAGGAATTTATTTAATGTTAAAGCCAGAATGTGTTGATTGAAAAAATAAAGGGAAATAATATTTTCCTATGCCAGCGTAGCTCAATGGTAGTAGCAACGGTTTTGTAAACCGTAGGTTGTAGGTTCAAGTCCTATCGCTGGCTTTTATGAAAGGAGGTTCCTATATGGTAAGTATGAAAATAGAATATCCTATTAATAAGCCAAGTGAATTTGGAATAACAGGAAATGTAAAAAAAAGGAGTGGGCGACAGTTATAGGAGAATATTTGAGAACTCAGATAGGAAAAGGAAAAGATATTTCAAAACCAAATACAGATAGTGATTTGTATGTAATTGATATTAACTTAGATCTAAGCTATGATACTTTTTATTGTAAAAGCAATTGTGGAAATTTAGGTCTTGAAACAGGTATTTTGTTAGATGTTATTCAAAGAATTGAGAAATAATAAGGAGCGAATGGCTTGGATAAAAGCCACGCTCCTTTTGTTTTTTATAACTATCATAATTGCTGTCGTTACGGCAATAATAGTTCATATAATTATTAACTGAAAGGAAATAAAATGAAAAAAGTATTATGTTTAATTGTTGTAACCGTTTTCTTATCAGCCTGTGGTTTACCTTCTGGAACAGTCCATGTCCTCAGTGGAGATGACGAATATATTACAGATCACGGAATGTATGTTTTAGTTGAAAATGTTAATAGACCAAGTAAAAGTACAGTCGAAAATTGGACAAATGAAGCTTTTATGTTTTGGTGGAAGTTATATCCTAAGCTTGGAAGATGTATGATAAATAGAATATATATCGTTAATGCTCATTTTTGGGATCAAAATTATATTCCATATGAAGGAACAGCTGTCGGAAATGGAAAGGTTGCTGGGCTATCATATGGAAATAATATAGATATATCATATAGTTATACTCTTGAAGATCCTTATTTAAAGGTAAGAGGTGTTTTTATACACGAATTATCTCATCAGTTGCTAACTTGTTATAAAAACAGACTTCCTCCTGAAGACGACCATTCTTTAATGAAGCGAACAGGAATGGATGAATTCACTGAATGGTAGTAATTCATTTTCACCGATGTTATTAAAATACTAATATTATTTCATATATATATCTATGATAATTAGAAGCTCTGGAGATTAAATATGTCTAATAAATTAGTATCAATTCTCATCATATCAAGAGGTAGATTTAATAGCTTACTAAAAGCCTTAGACTCTATTATAAAGAAATCTAAAGATATAAGTAGAGTAGAAGTAATATTAAGATTTGATGAAGATGATAAAGAATCACTAGATAGGATAGACGAGCTACCTAAAGATAAGGTTGATATTAATGTAATAGTGGGAAAAAGATACTTTTACGAGTTTCTTCATAAATATGTAAATGAAGCCTGTGAGGAAACAAAAGGTGAATTTATACTTTGGTTTAATGATGATTGCGTTATAGAAACTCAGAATTGGGATGATATAGTAGCAGAGTATAGAGGAAGAATAGTTTGTTTATATCCAAATAATAAAGGAACTGGCTCTGGTAATATATTTCCATTAATAAGTAGGAAAGTATATGAAATTCTTGGACATTTCGCAAAGTCACAACAAGTAGATTCTTGGCAGTTTATTGTTGGGAGTAGAGCAGGGATTGAAGTTAAAAGGGATGATTTAATATTTATTCATAATCGCAAACAGGCTTATGTTTCAGATGAAGATAGAAATGCTGTTTTAAAAAGAACGCGAACTGTTTGGAAAAAATCAGACAAATTAATTACTGAGGATGCCGATAAAATAAAAGAATATGTTAAAAATAACAAATAATTTTACATACTTAGTATTAGGTTCGGAAGGTCAGATAGGAAATCCTCTTGTTAATTGGATAAAGAGGCAAGGGGATACTGTTATAGAACACGACATTAAGCGAACAGATTTGGAAGATATAAGGTTGCTTCCTCCTAATAGTGAGAGAAAAGAGCATCTTTTAAGGAATAATATTAAAAATTGTGATTTTATATTTTTTTTAGCTTGGGATGTTGGAGGAAGTAAATATTTATCAAATGCTGAAAAGTCTTATGATTTAGTTAATAATAATATACTGATTATGAAATCAGTATTTTCCCTCCTTAAAGAATATAATAAACCTTTTATATTTACTTCAAGTCAAATGTCAAATATGATACATTCCACTTATGGCAACACAAAGCTAATAGGCGAAAAATATACTAGAGCACTAAATGGTCTTTCTGTTAAGTTGTGGAATGTATATGGTTATGAGAAGGTAGATAAAAAATCTCACGTTATAACTGACTTTATTAATATGGCGTTGGAAGACAATCACATTAATATGAGAACTGATGGTTCAGAAGAAAGGCAATTTCTATATGTAGAAGATTGTTGTAATGCCCTTTACACTTTAAGTAAATCATATAATAAAATATCTAGAGAACAAGATTATCATATCTCAAGTGGCGAGTGGCTTTCTATAGAAAAAATAGCATCAATAATAAGTAATTTAACTAACTCAAAATATACAAAAGGTTCGTATGTAGATAATGTTCAGATGAATATGAAACTAGAACCAAATGACTCTATGAAGAATATTTGGAATCCTAAATATAATATAAAAGAGGGGATTGAAATTCTTATAAAAAAAATTAAATTGGAGCTTAATAAATGAAAATTTACGTTGATATAGATGAAACAATTTGTGATACACCGGGCGATAGGGATTACACCAAGTCAATTCCTATTGAAAAAAGAATAGAAAAAATAAACAAATTGTATGATTCGGGACACACGATAATCTACTGGACAGCTCGTGGAACAAAGTCTGGAATTAACTGGCGAGAAATAACAGAAAAACAATTAAATGATTGGGGAGCTAGGCATCATAAACTTAAAATGTGGAAACCAGATTATGATGTTTTTATATGTGATAAGGCAATAAATTCAAATGACTTCTTTAAATAAAATTATTACAATATTAATTATAACTTTATTTGTTTTGATTCTTTTCAAATCAAGTTCTGCTCATAAGGTTGATATTCCTCATTATAGATATAAGCATAAAACGGAAGCGATCATTGTAAATCCTTCCATTTTTAATGCTAAGTTGAAAGTAAAATGTGATTGGAATGGTAAGAGGTGGCTAAGAGTAAAAGTTTTTCCTCTGAAAAGAAAAAGTAGTGTTTCAATATCAGTTCCAAATGGTTCTAGATGTGTGGTTATTCCCTCTTTATGGTAAAGGAAGAATTTATGAACAAAATTTATTTATCAATGAAATCTGAAGTTCCGAATATTTCGGACAAAGAAGCGATGTTTTGGGCAAAGTTTATTAGGCTAGTTCCCACTCTTGATAAGGCAGACTCAGAATTTCTTTATGCGACAATGGCTTTATTAGTTGAAGAATTTTCTGAAAAATATAATAAGCCAATAAACCATTAAATAAATTAAGATGTGTGTGACAATATATACAGACGCTGGTTGTAAAAATAAAAAATCAACTTGGGCAATTTGGTCTCGTTGTGAAGAAGGAAGAATAGTAGAAAGTGGCTCGTGCCTAAAATATATTATGTCTGCTAATGCTGCTGAAATATATGCTATTTATAAAGGAATTCAATTAGTAACGAGAAAGTGGAATGATTTAGAAGGAATAGATATTCGGACTAATTCGAAGCACGCAATAAGCAGACTTAAATTTGGCATAAGTTATACTGGAAATTTCACTGTTTTTGAAAAGCGAGCAAGAGAGAATTTATATAAGTTTCTTGATAAAAAGAATATTAAATTAAAGATGAGATGGGTCAAAGGACATCAAGGTAATAATTCAACACCTGCTTGGTTGAATAATAAATGTGATGAATTGACTAAAAAAGCAAGAGGTGAGTAAATGCTATCAATATGTATAGCGTCAAAAAATCGCTCTAGGTTAAAAACAAGAGATGGACTTAAACTAGAGCCTTTAATTAATTGTATTAAATCAATTAAGAAATCACTAAAGTTTTTTTATGAAGATGTAGAGATAATAATAGCCGATTATAGCACTGATGATAAACCTCAAGAGTGGATAAGTGAAATCTTGGAAGACACGCCACATAAAGTAATTAGTGTTTCTGGCGAGTTCTCAAGAGGGGAGGCAAGAAACATTGCTTTTAGGCATTCTTCTGGAGAGTTTATATTTTTCTTAGATGCCGATATGATAATATATTCTTGTTTTATTTTAAGAAAATGTGTTGAAATATCTAAACAAGATATTTCAAATTTAGGAACAGCATATTTTCCAATATGTTATTCTTATTATAATCACCAGAAAAAAGATGGTTGGTGGCGAACGACTGGCTTTGGCAATGTAGCAATGTCAAGAAAGTTAATGAATAAGGTTGGAGAGTGGCAAGAGAAAAAAACTTGGGGCGGAGAAGACGATGAAATGTATATGAGGGTTTCAAGAGTTGCTCCAGTTGTTAGAGAAAAAGTTAGTCAGTTTTATCACCAGTGGCATCCATATGAAAGTGAGGATATTAAAACTTCCTGGTATGATTATTTATTAAATAAGGTTAAACGTGGATTTAAATTATAATATACAACTTAGAAATTCTAATGTAAATCAATCTATAGAAAACAAATTAGAAGATTTGCGTTATTTTTTAGATAAAAATCTAATGAAGATGTCGTTAATTAGTAGGCTTCCAATTAATGGATTAGTGTTTGAAGAAATATTACATAATTCTTTCCTAAAAATAGGATTAGAAAGTAATTGGGTTCCAAACTCTCACAAACCTGGTGCCGATATAACAGTGAAAAATTTCATTAATGATATGGACCCTATATCTGTTAAAGGTGGGCTTCTTAAAAATAATTATATTCAAATATCTTCTCATAGATTAACGAAACATTCAACTCTTTTAGATAAATTAAATTTTATAAATAACTGTTCAAATACATATAACTATTATGTGTTTAATGTTAGAGACTATAATAAAGAAAAAGAAGAAATAAGGAAATATAGAACATTTTTAGTTCCTTCTAATTTTATAGATTTAAGCAATTTTGTTTGGTTTGAGACAGATAAATGTTGGAAAACTAGAGAAAGGGTAGAAGATAGAACTTATTTGAGAATTAATAAAAATATGTCTCACCAATATTGGATGTATATTGATTATGAAGCATTTCTAAATAACAGCAATATTGAACAAATAGGTGGTATTACGCTACCAATATCTATGTTGGGAATTGAAGGATGAACCGAACCTATTTGGTTGATGTTCTTGAGGGTCTTGGCAAGATTGAAAATGATTCGATAGATATAATACTAGCAGATCCACCTTATAATATTGGAAAGAATTTTGGAACTAATAAAACAAATATTCCAATTAAAGATTATATGGTTTGGTGTAATAGTTGGATTAATGAATGTTATAGAGTATTAAAACCAACAGGATCTATGTTTATATACGGATTTAGTGAAACACTAGCACATATTTCTTCTTCTATAAATTATGAACATAGGTGGCTAGTTTGGTACTATACTAACAAAACCTCTCCAAGGTTAAAGTTTTGGCAACGAAGCCACGAATCAATTTTGTGTGTTTGGAAAGATTCTAAAAGTAGAATATTCAATGTTGATGATGTTAGAATTCCTTATACTAATAACTTTATAAAAAATGCTGCTGGAAAGATAAGACAAGCCTCAGTGGGTAGGTTCTCAAAAGGAAGTAAGAAAACAATATACAAGGCTCATAGCAAGGGAGCTTTGCCAAGAGATGTGATTAAAATATCGGCGTTAGCTGGCGGAGCCGGTAGAGCTGAGAGATGGAAGTATTGTAAGTCTCATAATGAGGTGTTTTTTAATAGAGAACACTCTAATTGTGATGTAATAAAACATCCTACGCAAAAACCATTAGCTTTATCTTTAAGATTATTAAAGTCCTGTAAGCCTGATTTTGGAGGAGTAGTTTTAATTCCATTTTCTGGCTCTGGAGCAGAGGCATTAGCAGCCAAAAAACTAAATATGAATTTTATAGGATTTGATATAAATTCTGATTATGTTAAAATGGCAAATAAAATTCTAGAAAAGGATTTAAATGAATAAAATTCTAGGGTTGGGAAAAATATTATTAATAACTATCCTAATATTTTTAGGTATGTTTTCTTTTGGGGCAAGTATAATCATACCAGAGCTAAGTATCTTTAAAAGAATGTTGTTTGGCTCAGTATCATTAATATGTTTAATATTGACAACTTTATATTTTCTTCTTTTAGAAAACTCAAAATTTATGATAGATAATCAAAAGAACCTAAATACTAGAATTTTAATGGACTTAAACTCTGTCTCTAAAAATTATAATAAGCTTTTAAAAAGAAAAATGGGATTTGGGCAGGGAGATTTATTTTCAAAAGATATAGAAATAATGTCTATGTTAAGAGAAGGAATAGTAGAAGAGCCTTCTTTAAAAGTTATAGAAGAATTTTTAAAAGAAATAAAACATTCCGATACATTATTTTTAATTCGTATCGATCATTATAATGGGCTATGGTGGTTAAGGGTGTGTGGTCAGTCAATTACTCTAAATCAAGCACTTGCTGTTATGGAACTTATAAGTAATAGAATAATTTTAATGTCAGATATAGATGGCTCTCTTATAGAAAAAAAGGAGATTATATTAAATTGAATCATGTAGTTTTAGCAAGGATAGATGAACAATCTGAAGAAGAATTTTTAATAGCTTCTAAGATAATACCTATTTACGCAAATAGAAATAATATTCCCAATGGAAGTGTAGTTATGGGAAGATACAGTGTTTTACCGTTTTATAATGGTCAATATGAATCTATGCTAAAAAACGGTAGTATTTTAATAAATACTCCAAAACAACACGAAATTGTTTCTAATATGGAGCTTTGGCTTAAGTTTCCTGAGTTGAGAAGTGTTTCTCCAAAGACTTGGTTTGATAAAAGTGAGGTTCCTAATGATGGTCCATTTGTAGTAAAGGGTAATACTAATTCTAGAAAGCACGAATGGAACACTAAAATGTTTGCGAAGAGCAGAGATGACTTAGATAGAATATTAAGCAACTTACAAAAAGATACTTTAATATATAATCAAGGCATTTTATTTAGAGAATATGTAAAGTTAGAAAAAATAGCAGAAGCTCCTAATGAGTTGCCCATTTCAAACGAATGGCGGTTTTTTTATTGGGAAGATAAAAGGGTTGCGACGGGATTTTATTGGAGCAAATATGCTAATGGCGAGTTTTCTGGGCAAATGGATTATAATGGAATAAAATTTGCTGATAAAATTGCTTCAGTTGTTGCCAACTTTTGTAAGTTCTTTGTAGTAGATATAGCCAAAACAGAAGAAGGTGATTGGATTTTAATTGAGATAGGAGATGCCCAAATGGCGGGCTTATCAGCCATAGATAAAGAGTTATTTTATACTTCTTTGTCAAATTTTTTTATTTGAGGAAAATATGATTGGAGTTCCTATTGGATTACTGGTAGCAAATACCACAGAATGGATGTTTCATAAATTTGTATTACACGAACTAGGTAAGGCTAAGAATAGTTTTTGGAGGTTTCATTGGAAACCACATCACAATTCTTCTCGAAGAAACAATTTTATAGATGCTGATTATGAAAAGTCAGCATTTGAATCAATTGTTGAATGGAATGCTCAAGGAAAAGAGCTGGCGGCACTATTTGTGGCAGCGGTAATCCATATGCCTTTATTACCTTTAACTCCTTTTTATACCTTGACTATTTGGTATTGTGTGTTAAATTATTATAGAAAGCACAAAAAATCTCATTTATTCCCTAAATGGGCTAAGAAGGAGCTATACTGGCATTGGCTTCACCATATGGGAAAAGACCAAAACAAAAACTGGGGAGTAACGCATCCGTTTTTTGATTTCGTAATGGGAACATCAACAATGAATCCTCCAGACAGAGTAAGTAAATTAGCATTAAATATAAATAAATTATATAATAAGGTTAGGAAAATACTATGAATATAATTATCACCAATTTAAGCAAAGCGGGCAAACTGCTTTTAAATGATTGTATAGATCAGAATATCACTCATATAGTGTCTTTAGGAGGACCTAATGATTCTCCTCCTCTCGCTTATAATGCTCATCCCGCCAAGAAGATAAGGCTTGAGTTCGATGACGTTGTTTTTGATGGTAATGATTATATTGCTCCAAAAGAAGAGCACGTAAGGAAGTTAATTGATAAAAAGAAAATGCTTATTCATTGCTATGCTGGAATAAGCAGATCAACTGCGGCAGCATTAATCTTTATGTCGTTGTTTCACGATTTACAAACTTGTAAAGATAAATTGCTTGAATTAACTCCTTGGGCTCAACCAAATAAAACAATGATAGGATTTGCTGATAAGATATTAGAACATAATGGCAAGTTTTTGGAACTTAGGGAAGAAATTTATGATTTAACTAAGGACTACGAATGGTAAAAAGAATATTTATAGGAATGGATAGTAGTTGTAATTATGAAAGAAATAGGATATTACAATTTCTAAGTAGTGATATAATGCTATCAAATTATTCTTTTGAAGAAGTATCTGGTGATAATTATATAGAAGTGGCGGATGAGGTTTGTTCAAAAGTCAGAATAAATGGAAGTTATGGAATTTTGATATGCGAATCAGGTTCTGGCTCTGCTATGGTGGCAAACAAAAAAGTTGGGATACGGGCAGCGGTCTGTAATGATTCTTGTAGTGCTTCTCTTGTAAAGTCTCATAATGATGCTAATGTAATATGTTTAGGAGCCAAAATAATAGGAATGGATGTGCTTAAGGCGGCGATTTCCACATTTATATTAACTCCTTTTGATAAGAAATATTTAGAAAACGTTAATAAGATTAAAGTGATTGAAAACACTGAAATTGAAAGTTGGGGTAGGAAATAATTGTGAATTATGAAAATCTTAAAGAATTAAGAAGAAGAACTCTTGCTCCGTATATTAAATGTAAATCTGCTTTGATTGACTCTAATGGTGATATAGAGAAAGCAATAAAATTGCTTCTTGAGCAAGGGTTTAAAAAACAGCGGAGACTTTTGGGCAACCCAACTGATAGTGGAATTGTTCACGCATATGTTCATCCTGGAGACAAAATAGGTGTTTTGGTTGAGCTAAAGTGTCAAACTGATTTTGTTGCTAGAACGGAAGAATTTAGAACTTTCGCTCACGAACTTTCTCTACAAGTCGCTTCAATGAAACCTAAATATATTTCAAGAGATGATGTTCTTCAAGAAGATATTGATAAGGAAAAAGAACTGCTTTTAAAAAATATGAAAAGAAAGAAGATGCCTGATGAAGATATAAAGAAGGCTTTGCCTTCTGCTATAGAAAGATGGTATGCTGAAATTTGCTTATTGGAACAACCTTATATTAAAAACAGCATAAAGTCAGTTAAAGATGTTCTTGCCGAATTAATTAATAAAGTGGGAGAGAATTGTAGAATATCTAAATTTTCAAGATGGGAAATAGGTGAATAAATGAATGATCCTTCTAATTATCGGGACTGGGCTTATTATATCATAATGATATTATTGATTTTTACAATAGTGTCATTTTGTTCAATATAGGAAATTAATATGAGTTATGCTGAAACAACCGAAATAATAATGCCTGGAGATACAAATCATTATGGAACGGCTTTTGGTGGGAAGATAATGGAATTAATTGATAAAATCGCTGCCATTGCTTCTTATAGGTTTGCTAGAAATTGTGTGACTGCTTCAATAGATAGTTTGGAATTTAAACATCCTATTCAATTAGGTGATATAATTACATTAAAAGCTCACGTTAATAAGTCTTGGAAAACTTCTATGGAAGTGGGTGTTAAAGTTATTTGTCATAGCAAGAAAACTGGGGAGGAATTTAAAGCTTGTAGAGCATTTCTAACATTTGTAGCAGTTGATGAAAATGGAAAGAGAAGAGAGATAGAGAATGAAATTAAACCAGAGACAGCACGAAATTGGAGGTGGTTTAATGAAGCAGAAGAAAGAAGAGAGTTGCGTTTAAAAGCGAGGAAGAAATGATTTGTAAGTATATATTTTCTTTAATAAAAAAACATTATATCTTTTATTAAGGAATTTTTAAATGAGGGAAAAGATAGTTTAAACGATGATGTTAATATGTATGATCCATTTGATGATGAATGTTTATATGATTTAAATGACTATCATTAATAAGTAAATACGGGGACGAAATGGATTCGACAGAGGCGACAAAGATAAATAAAGCAAGTAAGGGAATGTCTATTTTCTCTTTGAAAAATATAGGCAAAAATAAGTAACGAAAATTACGCACTTGCTGCCTAATTAGGTAGCACATCTGAAGTTTTCTCTCACTCGTGACGGAACTTCAAGATGTCAAATGAACGAGGTAATAATTATTCTTTTAGCGATTGGGAATAATTATGAAATTTTAATTGCTTCGTAATTTAGTAGCTTGTTTATGGGCGACTTTATTATTAAATTAAATCATAAACTAAACTTGTAGATGTCTTTATTATTGAGTTTCTGGACCCGGTTTTCGAAGGCCGGCGTCTCCAAATAAATAAAAGAGAGGAGTTAAAAGATGAAAGAAGTGAAAATATTTGAATTTTCAGCAGCTAATTTTTCTAAATTGGAATCTGATATTAATGAAAAAATACGTAATGGATATAAATTAATATCACTTTTGCTTTTATATCGGTCAGAAGACCCCTTAAAGGGAAATAAATATGAAGCCGTTTTTGAAAAACCATGAACTTAATAAATTATTAACATGAAGTTATTTTACTTTTATAAAAGAAGTAGTATAAAAAAAACAAGAATCGTCATTTGTTAATAGAATTTTTGAACCTAGAACTAATGAAACTGATGAAAAAGCATATAATGATTTAAATTAATTAGTTAGAAATAAAAAAAACTTTGATCCTAGAAAATTTTATGGAAATACACTTTCTTTTATTTCTTTATTGGAAGCGAAAGATGTTAGAGAAATAGGTAAGGCTTTAGCCCCATGGGTAGAAATTATTATTAATGATTTCTATAAAGAATTAGGATTTGAAGTATCTTCTCCGAATGATAATGAAAATCATGATTCTAATGTAGATGAATTAAAAAATCAATCAAAATTTAGAGGCTCTAGTTTTTATACCGAAACAACAAGAAGAAAATCAAAAAAAACGAAGGAGAACAGTCAAAAACTGGTCATGTTGCATATAATAAAGAAGAACATGATATATTTAGTATAATGATTCCTTATGGAGAATACAAAACTAAAAATAATAGAGAAGGAAATTATTCTGATATTTCTAAATGGTCTTTAATAATTGTTCCTTCATTTGATCTTATTGAAGAAGGAAAAATATATTTAAAAGGAATAATTCCTGCTAAAACTATTAAAAAGTGGGGAAAGCAAAACGCCAAGGATGTAATAAAAATTGTCAAAAATTACAAAGACGTTAAAGAGGATAGTTAATGATTGATATTAATCAATATATAATTGGAGATAATATAAATGTTTTGTCTCAAATAGAGCCCAATTCTATAACTTTATGCTATATGGATCCTCCATTTTATTCTAATAGAACTTTGGAGATTTTAATGATAAATGGGATAATCTTAAATCATTTTCTAATTATATTAAAGATCGCGTTTGTTTAATAAAACCACTACTTAAAAAAAGCGGCAATATAGTAATTCACATTGATCCTAAAGCTTCACATTATATAAGATTAATATTGGATGAGATATTTGGAGAGCTAAATTTTAGAAATGAAATTATATGGAAAACTACTGGAAATAAGGTAACTAAAAAATTATTATCAAGGTCTCATGATACAATTATAGTATATGGAAAATCTAAAAATACAATATATAATCAATTATATTTTAAATATGACGAGGAATATAAAAGAAAAAGTAATGTTAAAATTTGTAAATATAATAATAAAGAATATATTACATCTGCTGCTCATAATTCACAACCAAACAATATTGTAAGAGAAAATTTAAGATATGAGTGGAATGGTCATAATAAACAATGGTGGATTTTAAAAGAAAAAATGGAATCATTACACAATGATAATCGCTTACAGTATAACAAAAAAGGTATTCCAAGAATAAAAAGATTTTTAGATGAGATGAATGGAATTCCTTTAAGAGATGTATGGGATGATATTCCATCTATTCAAATAAATGAAAAATTAGATTATTCTACTCAAAAACCTATAGCTCTATTAGAAAGAATAATAAATATTTATTCTAATAAAAAAGATATTATATTGGACCCTTTTGCTGGAAGTGGAACAACAGGAATAGCTTCGATTAATTTGGATAGAAAATATATTTTAATAGATAAAAATAAAAAGGGTAAGAAAATATTTGAAAGTCGTTTGTAACACAAAGGAGGACAATTATGTCAAAATACGATAATGGAATTACAAGATGTCAGTGTGGAAGACCAACACATTATAGTGCTTCAAGTTGCGAAGCTTGCTACGCAAGAGCAGCTCCATATGACGAAAGAAATCCTAATTGGCAAGTTGATGAAAAACCTTGTCCTGGTTGTTATAATGCTATGCCCAAGGGAGCAGGTATTTGTATGAGTTGCCATCAAAAATTAAACAAGAGGTAAGAAATGATTGATAAAAAAGAATTGGCGGAAAACATATATTGGAAAATTAAAAATGACGGGTTTTTATATTGGCCAACTAATTATTGTAAGCCTGACAATGCTCCTAATTATGAAGCCAAAAAAATTATGGAAAAGATAAAAAAAACTGCCGTTAAGTTAGAAAGACTGGAAACGCAGTTATTTAATAAACTCAAGAAACATTCTGATGAAATTAAATAAGAAAAAAAATATATAGGTATTTCTAATTTTAGTTCTCTAAAACATCAAAAACCAATAATTAAATGTGATAAAAATAAAGTATAATCTACTAATAAAGGAGTATTATAGTATGAAAAACTTAAAGGCTTGACAGTAAGAATTCATCGGCATCGCCGACCAAACCAACCAAGTATCATTATTGTATTGTTCGTGAAGATTTGCCTCTCGGCACGCTTTGCGCTCAATTAGTTCATTCAGCGGGAGAAACTGGACCTACGGAACCAGGGACTCACGCTGTTGTTTTATCTGCGAGAAATGAAAAGCATCTTTTAAAGATTGAACAGCGACTCACCCATTATAAGATAAAATATCATAGCGTTCGAGAGCCTGATGCCCCTTATAATGGGGAGTTAATGGCTATCGGAATTTTCCCTACTTGCGATAGGAAATTTTTAAAGCCAGTCACTAAAAGGCTCAGATTATTAACCGAAACAAGGAGGAATAAATGATTGACGTGAAAAAACTAAAAGAAGACCTTTATATGAAAAATCATACCCTATATTGTAGTGTTATGGCTCATTTGCGAGGCAAGCTTCATATGACGAAACTTAATGGCTCTACTTTTACAGAGGAAATATCAACAACCAATATTTGGGATTGGTTCTCACACAAAGAAGAAGATTGGGATAGAAATTTCAGCAAAGAAGATAGAAGGCGCCATATGTTTCCTTGGACTATGGAAGACCAAGAAAAATATGTTAAGGATACTATTGAAGAATATACAATAAAAGAAAAGGTTAAGAAAATCAACCCCGAGCCAGTTTCTTTAATTGGAAAAAGTCCAAGTTTTCTTGATAGAGTAAAAAATGTATTTAGTAAATTAATAGCATAACATTAAGGGAAATTTTCCCTTATTCACCCATAGCTTAACGGTAAAGCGTCCAGCCCTAAGCAAGCAGGAGTTCTCGGTTCGATTCCGTGTGGGTGATTGGAGTTATAATGAAAACTAAAAAACTAATTGAAATGCTTCAAAAGGCAGACCCATCAGGAGAGCACGAAGTTTCAGTTCAGGGAATTGATATAGGTGCCGTTTATATTGAATCTGGTTATTATGATGGAGCATATCAAATTATTTCAACTGATGATGATAATAATATTATTAAAGCAAAAATAACAGATAAAGGGAAAAATAATAATATCTCCATATTCGATAGAAAACATAATGCTTGATTATATTGATCTTTTAGTAGAATATAAACTTGGAAGCGAACAAAGAGAAAAATATTATAAAGATAAAGTATATAGATGGAGAGAAGAAGCTCATAATATAGACTTAGAAATTTATGAAGAGATGAAAGATAAGCTAGATTATAACAAAAATAAGTTTTTCTTAAAAGATATTTTAAGGGGTCAGGAAATATTGGAGCGAGATAAAAATGATAAACTTCTTTAAAAATTTATACTATTCTTTTTTTTCTAAAACTAAAAATAAATTAAGGTATGTTTTCCCAAAGCCATCAACTTTAAAAGAGGCAATAGATATTCTTGTCTGTAAAAAATACAGAGGGCTTCTTTGGAATTCTTTTGGTCTTAGTAGAAAAATAGCAAAAGAATTAAACGAAGATAGGTTTTCAGTGAAGTTTCATCATACTCTTGGAAGGTTTTTAAGAAATTATTGGGAATTATGGGGTAATTCGAAATTAAAAAATTACTTTAACAGTATGGAAATTTTTCACCCAGACGATATGACTGATATTATATTAACCTGTTTATATAGAGAGTTTAATAATAAGCCTTGGAATGTTAAGGAACAAGTAAAGTTATACAATGATAATTAAAACAATTAATAATAAAATAAATGTTGTAAAAAAAAATAATCTAATAAAATATTATAGAAACGGAAAACTTCATCGGACCGATGGTCCAGCAGTAGAGTGGGCTAATGGAACTAAAGAGTGGTATCAAAATGGAGAGCGTCATCGGACCGATGGTCCAGCAATAGAATATGCTGATGGAACTAAAGAGTGGTATAAAGAGGGAAAGCTTCATCGGACCGATGGTCCAGCAATAGAATATGCTGATGGAACTAAAGAGTGGTATAAAGAGTGGTATAAAGAGGGAAAGCGTCATCGGACCGATGGTCCAGCAATAGAATA